ACTTTTATGTTTCGAACGAAGAGATGGATGCTGAACACGGCATTCTTGTGCAACGTCTTGTAGACTTTCAGAGGTAATACTTTTGCTTTACTTTGCTTATGGCATGAATACCAATCGTAGAGGTATGGCCCAGCGATGCCCTGGTGCATTGAGTCTGGGTCACGCTCGCCTGATCGATTACTCGTTTAGATTTGCCATCCACGCTGACGTGGTCAAATGCAAAGGCTCCTATGTGGATGGGGTGCTGTGGACCATTGATGATTTTCACTTGAACAGCCTGGATCGCCTGGAAGGTTATCCTCTCTACTACAATCGCCGTGCCCTGCGTGTGGCACACGAAGATCGTGTTGTGATGGCCGAAACTTACTACATGCAACCCGGCAACTTGGATAACCTTCCAGGGCAGGGATATTTTGACATGGTGGTCGAAGGCTACAAGGAGCACAACGTGCCCACAGAACAACTGTTTAATAATGTATACGAAAGTACTACATTTGTAAAAGGTTGACCAATAATCACCAAAATGCTATAATACGGACATGTTCAGCAAAAAGGGAGTTTGAAAATGGAAAAACTTACATCAATTCAGCAAATTAATTCTTCTATCATGTTTGGTACCTGGACTGATGTAGAACTTCGTAGCATGGCTGACGCCATCCGTTTTGCACAGGCCAGTCTTCGCAAGCAGGTCAAGCGCCAATTGGATGTAGGCGTTCAAGTTCGTTGGATCAGTTCCAAAAACCCTTCTGGTGCCACAGGCACAGTAAAAAAGATTGCTATTAAATATGTCACAGTTCGTAGTGACAGAGACGGTGGCTTGTGGAAGATCCCGGCCAACATGCTGGAGATCGTTGAAGGTCAGATGGTGACAGCATGAACGTAGCAATGGCCATAATCTTATTAATCGAATCACTCAGGAATATCTAATATGCCAGGATTTGTAGATGTATCAAATATGACAGCCCGTGAAGTTCGTATGATGGACCATGCGGCTGATGCTGACGAAACCGATCAGCCACGCCGTCAATGGAAATCTCGTGCCAAGCCCGAGGGCATCAAGCACTCAGTGGACAATGTTTGGGGTGCGGCAGTGGCGGCACAACGTATCAATGGCTCTTATATTAAAGAGACTGTGTACAAGGTTGATCCAGAAATGTCCAGCAATACCGTGGTAGACAAACGTCGCAACCGCGACATCATGGTGGACATTTTGGCCAACCCTGCTCAACTCACTGTGGAAGATATTTCACAGGGTCAGGAGTGCCGCAAGTTCTTGCAAAACGACATTACCTTCCGTGCTCTTAAAAACAAACTCACAGAGTTTGACGGTGCTGTCAGCAAGGTCTTGGCAGTTGAAGATGAGTTTGATACTGTAAAACACAAGTTGGAATTGGCTGTGGTTGCATGTCTCCCACAAAGTCATACCCGCAGTTTGGAGCGCCAGGCTGTGCAGGAACGTGTGCGCCAAACATCAGGCGCCTTGATCGGCACCCCTGGTGACAAAGTGCAACTGGACGTGGAGATCATCAAATCAAACTACAGTCAGCAATGGAACACCTGGTACGCCACTGGCGTTACCCAAGACAACTCTGCTGTGTTTTTTGCATACCGCCAAGAACTGGCGAAGGATGCAAAACACACTATCCAAGGAACCGTCAAGGCTCACAGAGACGGCTCCACTCAACTCAATCGCGTGAGCATTATCTAAGGACACATCATGAGCAAACTCATAATTGGATTCATTCTAGGCTTGGTGGTCAGTGCTGTGGGATTTTCGGGCATTGCTCGAATGTTTGACAAAGGCGTACAGACCATCCAAACTCAGAGCAAGGAACTGGCACAATGACCAAAACAAAAACATCAGACCGTTTCGATCTGGAACAACAAATTTTAGACTGCTGGAAAATCACAGACGATCTACGATTGGTCGCTGAGAAGGGCGAACACGCCGTTGAAGCAGTGGCCACTTTATACGAACTCAAATTTGAACAACTGTGGAGCACATTTGAAAGCATGATTCACGAAAGAAAAATGTGAGTGACGTACAAAAACGCATGGCCGAACTCATGGTACCGGTTGATCGTCAGATCATGATGTGTGATGATGGCAATGAGTTACTAATGATGGCCTGTGCCATGTTACAACGTACCAAAGAATTATTTGACCAAACTTTGGGCGAACAAGGTCGGAAAGAAATGTTTAAGGACTTAATATGAAATTTTATGCATGGTTTGTAAAACACCAAGATGTGATATCTGGCTTTGTGTCAGGTATTGCGTTGATGACTGCCGCCGATTACTTTTCTCGAGGTGATATGGCGTATGGTTGTTTGAGCCTGTTTGTTTCGGTAGCAAACTTATTGCTATCGGGTAAAAAAATCGGACAAAACCTTGAGCCAAAAGAATAATTTTGGCAAAACTACCCAATCTTTTGTGGCAGAATTGGTTGACCAAAATCAACCATTCTGTTACAATTAGATATGTTGTTAACAGCAACATTTTTTAAACTTAAAAGCACTTTGAAAGGCATTTATTATGGCATCGGAAAAACTCTTTACAGTGGCGGGCACTGCAACAAACCCGGATGGTACTACCAAGGCTCGTTTTGCAAATGACTTGGTTGCTCGTGTGAAAATCTTGAGCAAGAACAACTGTACCAACATCAACTTGGTTGAGTTGCCCAAGGCAATGAGCAAGTTGGAAGCCTTGCAGTATTTGCAAGAGCAAGGTATCACCGCAGGTGATGCTGGCTTTGCGGTCGCTAACAAGTTGGCCGAGAAAAGCAAGATCGCCAAGAAGGGCGAGATCATGGTCAAGGCTACAAAGGCCACAGTCTCTACCAAATCGGTAGACGCAAAAGTCTCTGCCTAAGCGGATGACTTCCCAAAGCAACGGCCCTAAGTGGCCGTTTCTTTTTGAACAAAAAGATTGAATTGGTGTAAATAATATCGGGTCCACTAACTGCGACCCAACTCGATGGCAAAATATAACAAGACCGAGAGCGAGGCTCTCTACATCGTGGTACTCCACGAATCACAAGGCGAACAAAGACTCAAGGACTGGCAAAAACGAAATCCCACTGCCTCAGCATCCATTGCTGGTGGACGTATGAGATTGTTTGACCAACGTAGCCTCAGCCTGTTCCAGGTCAGTTGGCGTGGCAACTGGGATCAAATAACCATCTGGGATACCTGGCAACGTCGCCATATTTTCATAGAATAATCTTGACAGACCGTGTGCAGGCGTATATAATAGCACTATGTCTACTACACCAATTGTTGTTACTTGGCACCAGGCCCTTGTGTCCGCAGGCAGTGCCGATTCAGACTCAGTTTGGCAACAGGATCAACTGTTGGCGGAATGGATAGGCAATCGCTCAGTTCGAGTGGTTGCACTGGGCAATCGATCATACGAATCAATTGCCAACTTAGAAGATCTACCTCAAGTAGATATTGTCATAATCAAGGAGAAATCAAATGACCAATCATGAACAAATCGTAGCCGCTTACGAAAACTACATTGCCGAAAACGAAAAATTCACTACCAAAGGTGTCAAGGCCGCTGCCGCTCGTGCTCGCAAGGCCCTGCAAGAAATGACCAAGGGTATCAAAGAGCGCCGCAAAGAAATCACTGCTGAAAAAGAAGCCCTGGCAGCCAAGTAATGCCAATGGTTCAAGTGGTTGAAGACCCAGACAATCCTGGAGAACTACTCCTGGACCTTGGTACAGAAGTGTGTGCCCAACTTGGTTGGCAAGTGGGCGACACAATTGAATGGAAAGACAACAAGGACGGCACATGGCTAATGACCAAATCAGCCTCGACGAATACCTCGCCCAACTCAACTCAAGAGTAGAAGTAGAAGACTACAAAGCACTAGACTGGAAGTGGGAAGCAAATCCTATCGAGCAGTTAACAATTAATGGCATTGACCCTCTCACAACCTACAGTAGTGGTACAAGTCACCCTTCATACGGTGCTATACCCAATGTGTCCATTGGTGGTGGTAGTAATATCAGCCCAACTGTTTGGACTACAACTACTAACAATACTGGCGGATATACTTTTGCCAATCAAAACATTCAGCCCAACAACACAGTTCACATCAAAGGTGAAAACGCTGATCTCTTGATCAATGAAAAGAGTCTCAAGACCTGGATGGAGAAGGTTGAAGAACGATTGAACATACTCGCTCCCAATCCTGAAATGGAAAAGGAGTGGGACCAATTGCGTAAGTTAGGTGAGAGATATCGTAAGTTAGAGAAAAAATGCAAGGAAAAATCAGATATGTGGAACAAACTAAAGGCCATGCCTAAACCGGAGATCAAATGACACCCCGACAAAGAATCAAACACATCACCAAGTGGATCAAAGCCTACGCCCGGAGTGCCAAAATTGACACTTTGGTGGTGGGAATTTCCGGCGGCATTGACTCCAGTGTGGTATCCACTCTGTGTGCCGAAACAGGACTCAAGACCATTGTGGTTCAAATGCCAATCCGTCAAAATCGGAAACTAGATAATCGTAGCAGTATGCAGGCCAACTGGTTGCTGGAACGTTACAAAAACGTCACCCATGTGAGCATGGATCTAACCCCAGTGTTCACATCATTTGAAAAGAAACTTGAACCCATTTGCCGAGACAGCACGGACATAACCCTAGCATTTGCCAACAGCCGTGCTAGATTGCGCATGATGACTCTATATCAAATTGCGCAAAGTTATGGTGGAATTGTGGTAGGCACAGGCAACCGGGTAGAGGATTTTGGTGTGGGCTTCTTTACCAAGTACGGTGACGGTGGCGTGGACATCAGCCCCATTGGCGACTGCATGAAAACAGACGTTTGGGCTATGGGCAGTGAATTTGGTTTGCCACAAGAAATCATTGACGCAGAACCCACTGACGGACTCTGGGATGATGACCGCACAGACGAAGGACAACTGGGCATGACCTATCCTGAACTGGAACGAACTATGTGGCTGGACGAGTCCGGAGACCAGTCTGTAACCAGTACAGAAAAAGCAAATCTTAAAAAGTATCGAGCAATTCGCGCCAGAAATCTGCACAAGATGGAACCAATTCCTGTGTGCAAAATATCTGAGTAAACTACGCCGTTTACACCAAAACGGTACCATTTTTGCCCGGTCTGAGCCCGGTTCTGCAACCCATTGAGTAAGTAAAACTACCATGAAAGCACAAGTAAACCACATCAGCGATCAAATCGCAATCTGGAGTTCAAGGGCGTTCCGAGTCGCAGGACTTTGGATCATTGCCCTTGCGGTGATCGCTGTATGCAATCACAAACTCAGCGAACTCCGCGCAGGTGTTGAAGCCATGCCAGCGGGCTATGTCAGCACTACAGAAAAAATCAAGCAACTGGAATGCTTGACTCGCAACATCTACTGGGAAGCAGCCTCGGAGCCTTTTGAAGGCAAAGTAGCAGTGGCCCAAGTCACAATGAACCGTGTGGCCCACGGAAAATTTGGTGATTCAGTTTGCGGTGTGATCTATCAAAAAAACGTATTCTATGAACGAGTAATTTGCCAGTTCAGTTGGGTGTGTGAAACCACACACAAAACTCGACCAGTACACCCGCCCTTGTGGGCAGAATCTGAATTGGTGGCCAAAAAAGTTCTATTAGAAAACTTTAGACTGCCCGGCTTAAAAGGCGCACTTTATTATCATGCAGATTATGTCAGCCCGGGCTGGAAACTGCCCAAAATTGATAAAATTGGTCGTCACATCTTTTACGGAGAACGCTAATGCCTTTCAATCTGCCTGTCACAATCATTGCCATTCGTGACTACATTACCAACAGCCTGGCAACTCTTTCAGCAGACACTCTGGGCTGGTTGTCGGTCATAGTGTTGCATTGTGCAACCCTGCCCAGTTTCTTGGCCTTGATGACCGGACTGAGCGATAAAACTCCGGGTCTGGACATGATCTTTTTCTTGTGGAGTGGCCTGATCCTGCTGTTCCTACGGGCAGTGGTGCTCCGGGACATGTTGAACATCATCACAATTGGGTTTGGATTTATACTGCAAGCAGGATTCATGGCCCTGATCCTGTTTAAGTAAATGACCCCTGAAGAAATTGAACAAAAGTTAACTGACTGGATGGTTAACTTTGTTGAACAGCCTCACCCTGGCTTGGGTCAGTGGGCACCATGCCCTTATGCTAGACAGGCCAGAATTACTAATCAAATCAAGATTGTGCATAGTGGCCACCAAAGATTGATGGCCACAGTTGAACAACAGTTACCCGAGTTAGAATACAAAGAAGTTGTGGTCATTTGTTTTGATCATACCAAAATTTCTGCCCTGGATCTAGAAAAACTAATTAAAGTATACAACCAGCAGGTGCTGATGGCAAGAAACTATGTGATCCTTGAGGATCATCCGGATGCTGTGGAATTGGTCAATGGTGTTCACATGAACTTTGGTCATTGTGGGCTATTGGTAATTCAACGACTAGACAAACTAACAACAGCAAGTGAACAACTCAAATCAAAAGGCTACTACAATACCTGGAATCAGGCTGAACTGGATCAGGTGGTAACATGGCGAAGTCAATGAAATTTTGCAGAATCAATCTGTCAAAAACCAACTACAGTTATTATCCCGGTGCTGAACGATTTACCTGGGCCAGCGGCCTGGCACCATATGAACAGATCTATCGTGATTACTGTGCCCACAAACAGTTTGAGAGCGTGATGCCTTTGTTCTTGCAACAGTTTCAAGACTCACACAACGACACACATGTGTATCGGAATGGCACAGATATCGTGGCCTGGAGCCTGTGTCGACGCTGGGACAGTTGCAATGCAGAAAGTCTACAGTTTGCCTGGAACTATCATGAACCAGAACTGGAACTGGGCAGACGCAGTCTTGAACATGAATGTGCCTACTACAAACAACTGGGTTATGAATATTTGTATCTAGGTCAAGCGTCTGAATACAAGACTCGCTTTGATGGTTACGAAGAATTAGGAAGACTATAATGGACTTGTATACAATCTGGGCAGATAAACAAGGTGACATCACTGACTTGGAATGGGTCAACGGAATGAAGAGTTTCTTTGATCACCTAATCTCAGAAGGTAAAATGGAGACGTACAGAATTACCAGATGCAAGATGGGATTCCGTAGCATAGCAGACATGCCAGAATGGATGATCATCATGGAGTTTAAGGACATGGGTCAAATGGATTCAGCGTTCCGTCGTGTGGCTCCACTGGAAGGCGAATTGGAAGTCAAGCACAAAAGTTTCAACCAGTTTGTTTCGGGCAACATACAACACGCCTTGTTTAGAGACTGGCCCGATCAGTTCTAGTACTTTGGTATTACTTGACTAGGAATCATGTTTCTGCTATAATGTAGACATGTTTGAGACTTCTACACACACATTCCGGACGCTGAGGCCTAAAGACACTGACTTTAATTTCAGCCCCGACGGTATAACACTGATACCACGTGCAGGAATTGAGATTTCAAACAATTGCCCCGACAACTATTTTCAGATACTTCAAACTTGTATCAACAAAGGATGGATCAAGCCTGTTGCCCACATGCGAGATACAGAATACACCATGGAGTTACTATACAAATGACTGATACTGATCCCACCGACTATGGTACTGTGGGAGTAAAAGACGATGCTATTGCTTTTCACTCTCATGGCGGTCAAGAAATGCTCAGAATAACACCTGATGGTTTTTGGGTGCGTGGGGAAAAGATTCCTGCGGATGACAAAGAAGCCCAATCAGTATATAATGCATTTAAACAGTGGCTGGCTTGGGCCAGTATTCAACGAGAGGAATAATTATGACCATGCACTTACATCACCCCAGTCTCAGCCTCAACGGTCGCAAGAAGGGCAAAGTAAAATTTCGTAATGCTGAAGAAGCACAACGTGCCCGTGAACTCGATGCAAGTTGGAAAGAACTACTCAAACGCCAAGGCCTTGAGTTAGAAGAAAAGCGTCGCAAACGTGCTATGAAGGCCGAGCCCTTGGTATACAAATTGTCCGCACCAGAAGGCCGTATGACCACGCATCATATTCCCAGTGTTGACACAGGTGGCAACGCCACCTTGGCACCGCCAAAAGTATACACAGGTACCAAGGTCAAAGGTATTGCTACCATGCACAAATCAAATGCTGTACCTGTGTTCTCAGACGAAGAAGCAGTAGAAATTTCCAGAATGCGTCGTGGATGATTAAAAAACGTTTATTAACCTATAAAGGAGATTTTGAAATGGGTGGTATGTGGGAAAAAGATGAAGTGGTTCGCTTGCTCAGAAGCCAGCCTGGCACTCAATATCAAGAAGCAGATGATCAGGTCAAAGAACAAATACGTGAATGGATTAGAGGCCTATTACAAAACAGTGAAGCCACTGTGACATTCACCAAAGCAGATGGTACCGACCGTGACATGTTGTGTACGCTGGATCACAGTAGAATCCCTGTTCGACCGGTAGCACCAACCACAAGTACCGCTCCAGTGGATGGCATTGTGCGTGAGAGTCGGAAACCCAAAAAAGAACCCGACCCGCACAGTATCCGTGTGTTTGATTTGGAAAAGCAGGAGTGGCGCAGTTTCCGTTTTGAACGACTCAAAAAGGTCACGGCTACCCTGGATTTCCAATAAGTAATTGCTTATGGCAAAAGAAGATATTATAAACATGGAAGGCCGTGTTGAAGAGGTACTACCGGCTACCATGTTTAGGGTCAAGTTAGACAACATAGACGCTCAGGTATTAGGACACTTGAGTGGGCGTATGCGCAAAAACAACATCAAGGTGTTGCTAGGAGATCGGGTTGAAATGGAATTTTCACCCTACGATCTTACCAAGGGTCGTATTACCCGACGCAAGTAAACATGTATCATGTAAAATTAAATGATTCAACTGCTCGAGTACTATTCCTTGGCAACAACAATGAATCTACAGATCATCAAGTGTCAACTCTGGCAACAGAACACGACATTGTCAATCATGGACTAGTAATCGAATCTAAGGTTGTTCATGACCAACCAGGATTTTATCATACCACTGTGGTAGACATTCCCTGGGGCGATTTAATTTCATTTGCATCAAAATTTGATTTGATTGTCATGTTAGATCAGCCGCAGGCTCAATGGAGTCATTGGAAATGCATGCAGGCCACATTTAAGTTAATGGTCAAACTGGAACAAATGGGGTGTGATACTGTATTTCGTAACAATAAAAATATTAAAAAAATCTTATATTGGTCCGACTTGGTGTACAAAGAAAACAAAAGTTTTTGTATATACCCATGGATTAATTTCTTCAATGACGGAAAAGAACTTAGATTATGTTCACGTGCTGACACTGCGGTGACCAAAATTGATCAATTTCAAGACTGGAAGTCTGATCCTAATTATACCCAAATTCGCGATTCAATGTTACAAGGTCACAAACTGCCAGAACATTGCAAAGTGTGTTATGAGTATGAAGATCATGACATTGAAAGTTACAGGCAATTTGAAACCATGGACTGGGCAGTGCAATTGGATTTAGAAACAGTTGAAGATCTGGAGAAAATTCAACACCCTTATTTTTACGAAATTCACACAGGTAATCATTGCAACATCAAATGTAGAGGTTGTCAACCAGCGTTCAGTGAGCCCATTGGTAAAGAATTAAAAAAATTCAATATTGTCACACCCGGTACCATGATGTGGACTCCCAGCACGTCAACTCTAGATCAAATCAGCATAGACGACTTAGACAGCAAATCTACTGTTTATTTTCAAGGCGGCGAACCCACGATCATGCCAGAAGTTCTGGACTTTATGAAACAGTGCATCAAGAAAAATCAGACAGATTTCAATCTCACCATGTGTACCAACGGAGTAAAATTTTCTGACGAATTTTTAGAAACAGTTTCGCATTTTCCCAACACCAATTTTAGTTTCAGCATTGATGGGTACGCCAAGGTCAATGACTACTGGAGATCAGGATCCAAATGGGACCGAGTCATAGCAAATGCACACATGATACAGAATCTTGGTCATTCTGTCAGTATTAACACTGTGCCGGGTATTTACAATGTGACCAACTTGCATCTGTTGTTTGAATTTTTAGATCGTGAATTCCCGTTTACTGCTATCTATCTACAAATCAATTACCTGGCTTGGCAGTCAGCATTCAATCATCCTCGTCAAGATCTAGTAGTTGAATCCATGCTCAAATGCATGCAGACATCTGTGTATCATTCCAATGGTAAAAGTTGCAAAAGTGGTATAGACAGCATTTACAATCATTACAACAATAATCCAGTTTGTGACCTCAAAGATCTCAAAGATTTTTTTGCATACAACGATCAGTTGGACCGTGCTCGCGGCACAAAACTAGCAGATTACATACCTGAATTAGAGGCCGCAAGAAGTTACATTTTGGAACTCAATCATGAAACCATGTGATCTCAAGAGACGTATCACTTGTAGAAAATAATTTTATGTCAGCAACCGATTTACGCAAGCAATCTTTTTATAATTTCCAATTAGGTAAAATAGAGTTCTCCGCAGAAACAATCATACCTGCAACCGATGACATTGTTCCTTTTTTGAATTTATATGCAGTTTTGTATTATGGACATTTTCATAAACAAGTTTATATTGACAGATTTTTGCAGGTACGAAATCAATTAGTACAACAACTCATTGATTTGTCAGCATACAAGTCTTGTCAATGGTCGGATCATTTTTTTGAGAATAGGGGTTCATATCAAAGTGCATCATTTATCATGTACATGTGTAGACTGGCCAGTGACACGGTATGGAATTTTCCTACATTGTGCAATTATAGTAAATGGGTAAATGGTGGTAGCAGGTCTGTGGCAACTGGCATGCATAAACGTGATCCGTGGAATAGTGTGTTGGGCTTCGAGTTAGTTGAATTAGGGCAATCAAGCACCATGCTATCTGATCCCAAAGAAATAACATCCACTGAGATGTTGCACAATGTTCTACAATTAGATAACAACCCGCCACACGATTCAGCAAAAGTTATGTTAATCACTGAATTAATAAAAAATAAAATTTATTTTCTATCAATCGAAAACAAATTAGACAAGTTTGATAATTTTAGTAATATTAACAGTTATAATATTTGGGATAGTTATTCCGCCTGGCGGAGTCAATACCCAATAAAACCAAAAATAAAAATATACACTAACTGGCCCGAACAAATACACAATTACTTCGACGCTTGGGACATAGTAGAAATTGAGTCTGGCCAACACATCATTGATGAAATTCAAGGCTTTGGCGGAAGATCAGGAAGATTGGAACGCTTTGCAACCGAGGAATACCGAAATCCTAAAGAAATCGTGGACCATGTGTTGTATGTAATTGATCCTAGACCAATTGAACTTGGTGAGTTGTTGATATGGATGGACATGGAACACAATGCTTACATCGAATCGGAATGGAAGTTTCTTTTGTATAGAAAAGCAGATATCTACAAAACCACTTACATTGACACAAGTTATATCATGCAATAAATACAACATGCGCAAACACATCGATTTATTAGAAGCAACAACCCGTCCAGCCAAATTGGAAACAATCCCTTTGCCATACGGTGAAGACGACCTAAATCCTGTGCTCAGCGGAGACAGTATCAATTATCATTATGAGCATTTGGCCAAGGGCTATGCCAAACGCTACAACGCCGGCGAAGGTGATTCAGATTTCAATCGTGCTGGCAGTTTCTTACACAACAAGTTTTTTCCACAATTGCAACCTCCCAAAGGCAACAACCGCCCACGTGGTGCTGTACTGGAACTGATTGAACGCAAGTTCAAGAGTTACGAAAACTTCCAGGATGAAGTTAAAAAAGTCGCAATGAAGATCCAAGGTTCTGGGTGGGTGTATTTGAGCACCGGTGGTGAAATCAAAACCATTCGCAATCATGCAGTGCGTACAGATATATGCGTACTTATTGACTGGTGGGAACATGTTTGGGCCTTGGACTACCAGTGGGAAAAAGAAAAATACCTGGACAATATCTGGCGTATCATCAATTGGGACGTTTGTTCTGATAGACTATAAAGTAGGTACATTATGAAACTAGAATCTGGCGCAGTTGAGAAACTTCGTGAACTTGTGGCTGAAGAAGGCAACCCTGATCTCATGCTCCGAGTGTTTGTGCAGGGTGGCGGCTGTTCGGGCATGAGTTATGGATTCACTTTTGACGAAATGCAAAACGAAGATGACTTTGATTTTGCCTACGAAGAGGTGAAGGTAGTGGTCGACTCCATGAGCATGCAGTACCTGCAGGGTGCTACCATTGACTACAAAGAAGATATCATGGGCAGTAGTTTTGTAATCAACAATCCTCAAGCACAAACCACCTGCGGTTGCGGAAGCAGTTTTTCCGTGTAGCCCAAAACACATAGACCTTCTCTGCCGCTAAATACAGCAGAGGATACAGATCTATGACTCAAGAAGTAATCGATATAGGGACTGCGCCAAATGACGGCTTGGGCGACCCACTGCGCGAGGCATTTGCCAAAACCAATAACAATTTCAGTCAACTTTTTGCCACCAGTGGTGTAAGTGGTATTTCCAATGGTTCTAGCAATGTAAATATTCCTCTAGTCAATGGAAATGTGGTTATTTCCTCAGCCGGCACTGCCAATGTGCTCACAGTCACTGGTACCGGCGTTAATGTAGCAGGAACCCTAAATTCGTCAGGACTGGCCACTCTCGGCAATCTCAGCGTGACTGGTACTGTGATCAGTACCGGAACAATTCAAGGTCTTGGCGCTGTGACTGCGGTCACGGTGACAGCATCGGGCAATAGTTCAGCCAACAACGCAATAGTCAGCAACTTGTTGACTGCGGGTCAACTGAGTTTGACCGGTAATATTGTGTCAGCCACAGTGACAGGTAACATTGTGGGCAGTAATATTGCAACCAGTGGGCTGGTGACGGCAACTGGCAATATCACAGGTGGTAACGTGATAACTGCTGGACAAGTCAGTGCTGTGGGCAATATCACTGCGGCATTCTTCACAGGTAACGGTGCAGGTTTAACTGGTGTTGTTGCATCGGGCAACGTGGGTGCGGCAAGCAAATTGCTCAATGGCACCAGTGAAATGAATATTCCTGCCTCAGGCGGAAACATCGTTGGTAACGTGGCCGGTGTGACCAACGTCTTTACATTGACCACTGCAGGTTTGATCATTGCTGGTGTTGTGAGTGCAAGTGGCAATGTAACCAGTGGCAACTTGTTAACTGCGGGTTTGATAAGTTCTACAGGTACTGTTACCGGTTCAAGTTTATTGGGTTCAGTTGTATCTGTAACTGCCAACGTAACTGGTGGCAACTTGTTAACTGCGGGTTTGATAAGTTCTACAGGTACTGTTACTGGTTCAAGTTTATTGGGTTCAGTTGTATCTGTAACTGCCAACGTAACTGGTGGTAACATCACAACAGGTGGGCTGGTATCTGCGTCTGGTAACGTCGCAGCCACATATTTCTTGGGCAATGGCGCTTTACTAACTGGTGTGATCACTTCAGTTGCTAATATCAATTCAGGCACAAGTAATGTTGTTATTGTGAGTTCAGGTGGCAACGTTGCAGTTGGAGTTGGCGGGACATCAAATGTGGCTGTGTTTGCTACATCAGGAGAATATGTAACAGGCGTAGTAAGTGCGTCAGGCAACATCACGGGTGGTAACTTGATCACAGGTGGCCAAGTATCAGCCGCTGCCAACATCACTGGTGGTAATATTTTAACAGGTGGCTTGATTAGTTCTGCTGGTAACATTACATCAATTGGACTTACCACAATCGGTGCTGGTGGAGCAATTTCAGGCACAGGCAATATCACTGCTGGTAATTTCTTAACCAGCGGATTGATCACAGCCACCGGTAACATCACTGGCGGCAACTTGACTGTGGGCACTGGCAATGTAACTGCAGGCAACATTGTAAACGCCAATGGCAATGCTGTGGGCAACATTGGATCATCCAGTAATTATTTCAATCAGGTGTTTGCTCAAGCAACCACAGCATTGTATGCTGACTTGGCCGAGGTATATTCAGCAGATGCTAAATATTCTGCAGGTACTGTGGTTGTATTTGGTGGCACCCAAGAAGTGACCGTAAGTACCGTAGATTCCAGTCGCAGAGTGGCTGGGATAATATCCGAGAAACCCAGTTACCTAATGAACTCCGGACTTGAAGCAGAACATTGTGCTGTGGTAGCACTGACTGGTCGAGTGCCCACTCAGGTAATTGGTCCAGTGGTCAAAGGCGACATGATGGTTTCAACCAGTAGTGGTCGGGCCCGTGCAGAAGCCGAACCAATGTCGGGCGCTGTTATTGGCAAGGCCTTGGAAGATTTTGACGGCGTAGAAGGCACAATTGAAATTGTGGTAGGAAGACTGTAAGGAAAATATTATGAGTTTATCAATTGGATCAGGATGGCAAATAGGATCTGGGTGGGTACTTCAAGGAGGCACACCCAGCGGTAGTTATATTACCACTATAAGTGGACTTTATATTACCACGCTCGCGGGCGACAAATTTATTACAATTTAAGGAAATAGAAAATGGCAGATACAACCATATCGGGATTAACCAATACCAACACCATCGATGGTGCTACAGTAGTCCCTGCTGACTACAGCGGCGCAACTTACAAGGTAACAGCAAACACTCTAGGAAGTTTTATAACAACCAATGCGGTGACTGTGACTGCTACTGGCAATATCACCGGTGGTAATTTGCTCACAGGTGGACTGATCAGTGCCACTGCCAACGTGACTGGTGGTAATATAAGAACTGGCGGATTGATTAGTGCTACTGCCAACATCACCGGCGGTAATTTGCTCACAGGTGGATTGATTAGTGCTACAGGCAATATTACAGGTGCTTACATTGTGGGCAATGGGTCATTATTGACTTCAATTCCAGCAGGTAATATCACTGGACAAGTTGCCAATGCATTGGCTGCTGGCACAGTGTATACCAACGCACAACCAAACATTACTAGTGTTGGTTCTTTAACTTCACTCACAGTTAGTGGCAACACACAGTCAGGTAATTTACTGACTGGAGGCTTAGTATCAGCCTCGGGCAATGTGACTGGTAACTATATTTTTGGTAATGGCGCTTGCTTAACAGGCGTTATCACTTCGGTCGCTAATATCAATTCAGGCACATCAAACGTCACAGTGGTAAGTTCAGGCGGCAACATCAGTGTTGGTGTAGGCGGAACATCGAATGTAGCAGTATTTGCCACCACAGGCGAGTATGTAACAGGTATAGTCAGTGCCAGTGGCAACATCATATCATCAGGCAACGTGTCAGGTGGTAACTTGTCAACAGGTGGCCAAATAAGTGCCAGCGGTAACATAAACACATCTGGATATTTTGTGGGTAACTTTGCCGGCAATATTTCTGGTAACCTAACAGTTCCTGGGTCAAACACACAGGTACTCTTTAACTCTAATGGTAATGCAGGTGCCGCCTCCGGATTGACTTTTGCGTCAGATACTAATTTATTGAGTGTCACCGGCAATGTCTTGGCCAACAATGGCATGTTTACCAACGTTGTGAACGTGGCCAGTCATACAGGTGCCGTGGTGAGTGTCACAGGCAACGTCACAGCCAACAATGGCATGTTTACCAACGTTGTGAACGTGGCCAGTTTCACTGGTGGTCTTGTTTCTGTTACAGGTAACGTCACAGCCAACAACGGCATATTCACTAACATTGTGAACGTGGCCAGTTTCACTGGTGCCGTAGTATCAGTAAGTGGTAACGTAACTGGTGGCAACATCTTGACCGGTGGGCTAATAAGTTCAACCAGTACCATAACCGGCACAAGTTTCTTGGGTGCAGTAGTATCTACAACTGGCAACATTACCGGTGGAAACGTCACTCTAGATACAGGCACAGGCAATTTATATGCACACGATGCATCTTTTGGTGGAGTCGTAAGTGCCACTGGCAACATATCTGGTAGTTACATCCTGGGTAATGGTGCTTTGTTAAGCGGAGTTATCACTTCAGTTGCTAATATCAATTTGGGTAATAGTAATGTTACTGTGGTCAGTTCTGGCGGCAACGTTGCAGTTGGAGTTGGCGGAACATCGAACGTAACTGTGTTTGCTACTTCAGGTGCATACGTAACTGGTATAGTAAGTGCATCGGGTAACATCACAGGCGGTAATATTGTTACGTCCGGTGCCGGCGGAGCAATTTCAGGCTCGGGTAATATCACAGCCGGTAATTTCTTAACAGGTGGACTGATCAGCGCCACTGGTGCTATCACAATCAATAGTGGTAATGCTGCCACTGCCATTATAAATGGTGCCGGCAATGCAGTGGGCAATATCGGATCATCCAGCAAGTATTTCAATCAGGTGTTTGCTCAAGCAACCACAGCATTGTATGCTGACTTGGCTGAGGTATACTCAGCAGATGCTGAGTACGCTCCTGGTACTGTGGTGAGTTTTGGCGGCGATCAAGAAGTTACAAAATCTATCACACCCAGCGACCCAAGAGTGGCTGGTGTAATATCAGAGAAGCCCAGTTACTTGATGAACTCAGGACTTGATGCTGAGCACCGTGCCGCAGTGGCTCTAACCGGGCGTGTGCCAACCCTGGTTATTGGTCCGGTGCGCAAAGGCGACATGATGGTATCTGCTGGCAATGGATGGGCACAAGCCTGTACAACACCAGCAATGGGAACCGTGATTGGTAAAGCACTTGTAAACTTTAATGGTGATTCAGGAATAATTGAAATAGTTGTAGGAAGAATGTAATGGCACAGCCACAGTGGCAAACTGCCGCAGGCCACTTGGGTACCATACCCGAAGGTGAGTTCTACCAAATTCAATTGGTAGCAACAGATCCTGCTGATCCGTTTGATCCTACCGCAGTGACCTATAGAGCAATTGCAGGTGCTTTGCCCTTAGGTATACAATGTACCACAAGTGGCCTATTAAAAGGTATACCTTATGTTATCAACGGTATAAACAATGTTGACAGTCGATTTGTGATTAGAGCAAGTAGCAACTCAATTCCGCCACGTTTTGCCGATAGAACATTTGATTTTACTGTGCTGTCACAGGTGCCTCCGGTATTTGTAACTCCAGCAGGCAATGTGGGTACATTCTACGACGGCGCACCTATTGCTCCCATTCAAATTGAAATATCCGATCCCAATCCTGGAGACAATGTTGTGATATCATTGGCTGCCGGTACATTACCTCCAGGACTAAGTTTAAGCCCAACCGGTTTGATCACAGGATACATTGTGCCATTGGTTCCTGTTGAACAAACCCCAGGGTTTGATGCCACACCTTTTGATCAATACCCATTTGATTTTGCTACCAATAGTCTCAATACCAACTATCAATTTACACTGGAACTCAATGATGGTAGAGAAACAAACATACGCACATTTGAGATTTATGTTTATAGCCGTAGTTCATTAACGGCTGACACAATAGATATCACAGCAGACAACACTTTTGTCACTGCCGATGAAACCAATGTATATCTACCATTCTTGGTCAACTCTGAGCCCAGCGACTTGGGACAAGTTCGTAGTGACAATTTCTGGGCCTATCAGTTTATTGGCCTAGACTTCGATAGCGATGCTATTGAATATTTAGAATATCAAACTGATGGATCCACAAGTGCATTGCCGCCTGGTACCACTCTTGATCTGCAAACCGGTTGGTTATATGGTTACCTGCCCTATCAAGGTGCCACAGAAAATATCTACAATTTCGAAATCTATGTAAGAAAAGCCGCTTACCCACAATATCGCAGTGAAAATTATACGTTCTCACTGACTCTGGTTGGACAAGTCAACACCGATGTTACCTGGTTGACCGCCGCCGATCTTGGCACTATCATCAATGGCAGCACCAGTACATTATATGTGGCAGCAGTCAATACCTTGGGTGGGCGACTTTTGCAGTATCGTCTCATGCCAGGATCATATCCCTCCCCTAACATTGGTGTGTACAACAAGTTGCCACAAGGCCTACAGTTGTTGTCATCAGGAGACATTGCAGGACGTGTGAGTTTCAACACCTTTGCTGTGGATCTTGGAACCACAACATTTGACCAAGGCACCACAACATTTGATTCCGTATACACATTCACAGTAAACGCCTACAGTCAAGATGGCTTGATCAGTGTGTTTAAAACGTTCTCCATAACTGTGTTACGAGAGTACAACGAACCCTACGAAAATCTCTACATCAAATGCATGCCCCCACAAGCAGACAGAGATTTGATCAATCAGTTGATTCAGAATCAAGATATTATTCCAGTTGATCTGGTGTATCGTATTGATGATCCCAACTTTGGCATTGCCAAGAATGTGATATATGAACATGCCTATGGACTTACTGCGGCCACCTACGAAGCCTATGTCAGTAGTTTGGTAATCAATCACTACTGGAAAAATCTTGTGCTGGGGTCAATTCAAACAGCACGGGCACTTGATGATGCAGGCAATGTATTGTATGAAGTGGTGTATAGCAGTATCATTGATGATCTAGTGAACAATTCAGGACAAAGCGTGAGCAAGAGTGTGACCTTGCCCTATCCAATCAATCAATTTGACTCTACAGAAATTGCCACAGTGTATCCCAATAGCCTGATCAACATGCGAGACCAAGTGATTGATACCGTGGGACAAATTTCAAAACTGTTGCCACGTTGGATGTTGAGCAAACAGGCAAACGGGCGAGTACTGGGCTTTACTCCTGCCTGGGTAATTTGTTATTGCATGCCCGGTAAGTCTGGACAAGTGGCCTACAACATAGCCCAGCAGTATGGAGATCAACTGAACCGGGTAGACTTCAAAGTTGATCGCTATGAACTGGATCGATTGTTGACCAAGAATTGGAACCCAACTGTTCAACGATGGGTCAGTTCTCAACCTCCTTTTGTGCCAAATTCAACCACATTTGATTTGCTCTTGCACTACCAGGTCACTGCCATTGGAGGCGGTGGCGGAACTGGATATCGTGGTATTGAGCGTAGTACAACCGGAATAATTGTTTATCCCGGTGATGAAATTTTAATTTTAGGATCCCAAGTTGGGGGAGATGATGGCATCAATGACATCACAATTAGAGTGCAAGATGTGGGCAATACTGGGAACATAACCTTGGTAACCTTGCAAGGTCAAGCACCACGTTTCTCTAGCGGTGACACTTATACCGGTATTTCAGGAACTGATATTACTGGATCGGGCACAGGAGCCACGTTTAACTTTGTGGTAGCCAGCGGTGAAATAACCACATTTGATGCTTCAAGTATGAGATTTGAAGCACCAGTAGATATGTACTCCAGCACAGACGTTTACGATAAATATCTTGTGTTTCCCAGACGGAATATATTAGTGTAACAAGGAAAAAAAATGACCAGCCAAATTAACCCAAACGACATTGACGGCGCTTATCCAGTAGCCGGGCAAGACAACGACAGCCAAGGCTTTCGTGACAATTTTACCAATACCTCAACCAACTTTCAATATGCAGCCGATGAAATTACTGATCTGCAAAATAATGCTGTGCTGAAAGCCGCGTTGACCGGAACCACTTTGGACAACAACATGAACGGGAGTTTGTTGTACAACTTTGAGGCTAGTCAAGTTGCTGGAGCGGTCAATCCGTTGGGTACCACATCAGGTACAGTTACACTGGATTGGGACAACGGCTCTTATCAAACTCTAACCACATCGGGTTCAGTCACACTGGGATTTACTAACTTTCCTGCCTCGGGCGTGGCGGCTTCAATTGTGTTGCGGATCACCGTGGCCAGCACAGCACATACGCTAACACTGCCAGCCGCTGTGTCTATTGGTACTGCAAACTTGCAAGGTTATGCCTCAAACATAATCACCTTCAGTACTACAGGAACCTTCATATTTGAATTTACCACGGTTAATGGTGGTTCCGCAATCAGCATTGTTGATCTTAACCGCAACAGAGATCCATTGTACTTGCCCAGTTCTGAAGATTTGGCTGCAAGTGCTGCCGCCAGTTTGGGCAAAACTACCAGTTATTTTTCAACTTCTACCTCAGAAACTGCCACGCTGGCAGCCGGAGTTGCAGGACAAATCAAAGTGTTTGCCATGTATGCTGATTCTGGAGACATGGTGATCACTGTTTCAAATGCCGGCTGGAAATCAAGCGGTTCAGGAACAATTACGTTCAATGACATTGGTGATGCTTGTACCTTGATGTACATCAATGCCAAATGGTTTGCCATCGGCGCCAATGGTGTAGCATTTGCCTAACAGGTATTGACAGGCCACTGTAATTCCTGTATACTCTACACACAAGGAGTAACATGGAACATCCATTCATCAATGATCTAGATGGTTTGACCCTGGAACAACTGGGGTCGAAAATTTCCGAACTTCATAAAAAATTGGGCATTGCCATGCGGTCTGGTAATCCCTACCTCTGTGATCAAATACGAATGGCCCTGAGCAGTTACACAACCAAACAACAAGAAAAAACAGCCGAACTTTACCGACCCAAAGACGGGGAAGATCCTTTTAATTCCAAGATTGATATATCATGAACGTAAGATTAGAATATGACATGCAATGGCGTGCCGCCATCTGGTTTGAAAACTGTCTACAGATCAACAGTTACAACATAGAATTGGCCATCACAACCAATACTTCCAACGCAGATGATCATGTGGTCAGTCTGAATAGACTCAATCACTTTGTCTACAACGAAATGGCCAATACTGTGTACATTCATCAAAATGATGTCACGCAGATCCAAGCACTGACTTCGGCCGGAATCAAAGTAACCACCATGCCTGAACAACCCATTGACCAGATCATTGGTATTGCGTTATACTGCAAACTCAATGCTATATTGCAGGAGCGAATGTTTGTGAACGGTGTGACCATACAAAGTGATTTGGGGGATAATGTGCGATACCTGCACAGTGACCGTGAAAGCGCAGGCCCTATGGCACAACCGGGCTGGTGGCAGGATCACACACCCGTGCATTCCGATTTCAAATCCTCTGCTAGTAAGAAACATGTGGTCAAACTCAGTAGAACACTGAGTTGGCAGGATCTTGAACTGGAATGGTCAGATGTAGAACCCACCGACAACACTGGCAACACTGGCAACACCGTGGTATTTGCAAAGTTTGGGCCCGATGAAAACTGATAGTGTAGGACAAATTGTACTAGGTGAAGCAGATCTAATCAACTTGGTCATGCAAGGGCGTGATCTCGAAAGTGTGGGCGGCACCCTGGTAGACGATTCCGTGGACATAGAAGCCGCGGCCTTTTGGTTGGAGCATGTGCCTGATTTCACACACTGGTCAGAACCGGATGCTCAAGCAGTGTTTGATCACATGCAACAAAGCACATGGCACATGCCCGAAGAATACCGGACGTTGGACATTGCAGAACATGTGCTGAAACTTTGTGCTACAGAAGCACAACTACAACGCTGTGGTGCAGAACTGTTACAGTATCAAGAGCGTGGCCTGTTTGATCTTTTGCGTTACTTGAAGTATCTAGTGGACGTTATGAAACAAAATCATGTGATATGGGGCGTGGGTCGAGGATCTAGTGTGGCCAGTTATGTGTTATACCTGTTGGGCGTACACAGAATTGACAGTTTATACTATGAATTAGATCCTGCAGAGTTCCTGCGTTAAATAAAAATCAAGGAGAAAAACAATGACACAAAAAACCTATCGAACTGCACAAGGCAAGATTGTGGACCTGGGTGCCATGATGGTACAAAACGAAAATGTTCGTGCTGTGGGCAACATGAAAGCCAACGCACGTGGTGATATTATTGACAATCACGGACATGTTGTGGCCACTCGTGGCCAACAAGTAAACCGAAATCTCAATCGTCAAACCAATGCCAACGCAGGACCAATACCCACAAGCAATCGTAATCCAACTCCAGAACCAAAGTTGACTGAAGCAGAACAACTGGAACAGGATCGCCAGCAACGCCAGGCCAAGCGTGAAGCCATGGAACGTGGGGAAAAGGTAGAACTCAAGGGCGATGCACCCACACAGGGTCTGGCGGCTGCCATGGCTCGTGCAGAAAAACTCAAGGATCAAGAATGACAAAATTAGCATATCAAGCACATCAGATCACCCGAGATCAACTGCGTCCCTTAAACGACTCAGTTATCGTGGGAGAAATGACATTTGACCAACGCTTTACCACAGGTGGTATTGTGTTGCTCAACGACAACGGCAAGAGCACAGGTATTCGTCCACGCTGGGGACAGGTGTATGCTGTGGGTCCAGAACAACATGATGTCCGGGTAGGCGAATGGGTGTGTATTGCACACGGTCGTTGGACACGTGGTATCGATATCGAAGATGAAAACGGCAAACAAACACTACGCCGAGTTGACCCCAAAGACATACTGATACAAACAGACGAAGAGCCCAAAGACGAAACTTTTAGCACGGCCATTCATGTGGAAGCCAAGCCAGACTGGATGCAACACAATTGATTATAGATTGGAATGTAAAAAACGTCATTGGCGAATGCCAAAAGATGTACCGTGGTGCCAACGACCCTTACATGACGGGTTATGTCAATTGGCCTTGCAAACAAGACTTGTATCGTGTAAAATTTGCTGTAGACGAGATGCTGAAAAAGACGTCAGGCTTTGCTGGTGAAGAGGAATGGCTTCGCGAACAAGAAGCAGAATGCATTGTCAACATACTTAAAAAATGATATTCAACCACATCAAACAACTCAAATCAGAAGGTAAGCGCATTGGCATTACTTTCTCAACCTTTGACATGGGCCCACATGCAGGCCACATTGCCATGCTGAGTGAAGCCAAGAATCATTGTGACTATCTGATCTGTGGGTTACAAACGGACCCAACTATCGATCGGCCAGACACCAAAAATCGCCCTATACAAAGTATTGTTGAGCGACAGATACAGTTGGCCGCATGCCGTTACGTTGATGAAGTTGTTGTATACCAAACCGAACAAGATCTTGTGGACTTGTTGCTGATCCTGCCAGTTGATGTTCGTGTGCTGGGTGTGGAATATCAACACCAAAACTTTTCTGGCTATGAGGAATGTGGCATGCGCGGGATTGAACTGGTGTTCAACGGCAGAGATCATTCGTTCTCCAGTTCAAGTTTACGTAAAAGAGTAGTGGCAGCAGAAACAATAAAGGCATTGAAGCAATGAAAGAACTATGGGTAGAAAAGTATAGGCCAAAAACTGTAGATGGCTATGTGTTTGTGGACGATGCACAACGTGAACAAGTTGAGCAATGGATTCAAGATAAAAGTATTCCGCATCTGTTGTTGTCGGGTCCAGCAGGCACAGGCAAAACAACCTTGGCCAAACTGCTGATCAATCAACTGGGTGTGGATGAATATGATGTGATGTATGCCAATGGTTCCAAAGAAGGTCGTGTGATTGCCTGGGTAGACAAATTGATATCATTCTGTCAGACCATGCCGTTTGGTGAATTAAAAATTGTGCTGGTAGATGAGGCTGATTATCTAGGAGTAAACACAGTTCAACCAGCACTTCGCAACTTGATGGAAGACTATAGCCAAACTGTTCGTTTCATTCTCACTTGCAACTATCCATCAAAGATTATTCCACCTTTGCACTCACGTTGCCAAGGGTTTCACATTGCCAAAACTGATCACACAGAGTTCACTGCCAGAGCCGCAACTGTGCTGGTCACAGAAGGTGTGGAGTTTGATCTTGATGTGCTGGACACCTATGTCAAGGCCACGTACCCAGATCTACGCAAGTGCCTGAACTTGTTACAGCCCAACAGCCAGTCAGGACAATTGATTGCACCCAAGGCCGCGGACAAGAGCATGGGCGACTGGCGACTGGAGTGTGTGGACCTGTTCAAACAAGGCAGAGTTCGCGACGCAAGAACACTCATGTGTCAAAGTTCCACGCCGGAAGAAGCCAATGAAATATTCACATGGATGTACAACAACTTGGACTTGTTTGGAAAGACCCCTGAACAGCAGGATCAAGCCATTGTGATCATTCGTGATGGCATTGCTAAAATTCCTCTAGTGGCTGATCAAGAGATCAACTTGAGTGCTACCTTGATTGAACTTGGACAAATCAATTAACAACTGTTATCAACCAGCATGGAACCATCGTGGTCAGACTGTACGTGCATGGGGTAAAGATTCCACTGGGTTGATTGAATATCGATTTAATAATCAAGGGTATCGGCATAGTCAAAACTACAATTGGCCAGCAGATTGGGCATTTTTTGGCAACAGCATTGTGTTTGGAACTGGTGTTGCCGAATTGGATATATTGACATCACAGTTTGAACGCAGTCAAAATTATGGATTGTCGGGCAATTACATGAATCATCACAGTGTGACCAACTTGTCAAATTTTGTTGAATCAACATGCTACACACCAACAACTCGTATTGTATTTTTTTGGATTGATCGAGATCAAGAAGATGTTGATGCACTGATTCAACAGGTCAAAATCCTGGCACCTGGTTGTTTGCATATCAGTTCTGGACAATCGCGATCCAAGGCTATCAATCTCATGCCATCGTGTGATCAAGATGTTTCAGGTACTCACCCAGGACCAAACACTCACAAGATCTGGGCCAAAACAATAAAATCGTTAAGTCATGCTCAAACAACTAATTGTAATTGATTATCAGGAAGGTGCAGGCGGGGAATTCATAGCCAGTTGGTTGTCTGCACATTTTGGACAACAGTTAGAAATCAACACACAGGATGATCCTAACTATTTGCAAAAATGGTTGAATTCTCACAGTTTAATCACGCCTGATTGGCAAATAAACTTTACTGAATATTTGTTGAATTTTAACAATCTCTGCAGTGAACACAATATTCAACACATCTGTATTCCTTATCATTTGTATAAATGGCCCGAACATGTAGACATATTAAAAAAAATCAATCAGGCAAGATTTATACGCATCAACTGTGAAGGGTATGAATTTCAAATTGCTGAAGATTTCAAAAGAAAAATACTTGATCGTGTGTTGGGGCCCAACGACTTTGCTGAAATTAAGTTCATGCTAGGCAACCAAGGCAAAGAAAAACGCAAACATTGTTTGAATTTGTTCAAACAAGGAAAATTAACCTATAGTGAACTTGTTCCAACTACATCAAGCGCCGAATCAAAGCATTTGCCCAGCGCAGATTTAGAAATAATGTATGGAGATTTTTTTGTTGATTTTACCGGGACTCTGGCAGCATACAAACAACTGTGCAATCAATTGGAAATATCACCCAATCTTGTGTTGTTGGACGCACTTGTTGATCGTAACAGAAAAAATTTACAACACCATCAAAAGCATTTAAGTACAGCATGAGATATCTATTAATTACCTACTATAAAAAACCCAATGGCCAAATTGACGAAAGCACCGCAATCAGCCGAAATCTAAAAAAGCGAGACATTCAAACTTGCAATGTAATACTTGACTTTCGCACCCTTTCTGTAGTAAAATGTAGCATGGTTGGTACAGTGGTTCCTAGAGATTGGGACCGAATTGTTTCCTACTACAATCAATATTATGAAAACATTATTGAACGCTTACTAAAAGAGAACGGATACGAAATTGTCAAACCTGAAGAAACCCCAGAAGTACAACCCCAAACAGTTGATCCTAGTTGATGCCGACGGCGTTATCTTAGATTGGGAATATGCCTTCTCAGTCTGGATGGAAGAGCATGGCTTTGTGAGAACTGAAGGCAGTCAGTTCATGTATGATATAGGACAACGCTACGGAATTGACCATGAACAAGGTCGCAAGTTGATTAAGATTTTTAACGAATCGGCTGCCATTGGTTTTTTGCCTCCATTACGTGATGCCATGTATTATGTCAAACGCTTGCACGAAGAACACGGTTACGTATTTCACTGTATTACCAGTCTAAGTCTTGATGCCAACGCCGGCAAACTGAGAGAAATGAATCTACGTAAGTTATTTGGAAAAACTGCATTTGAACGCATTGTGTGTTTGGACACCGGTGCAGACAAGAATGATGCATTGAGTGAGTATCAGAATTCTGGTTGTCACTGGATTGAAGACAAACCGGAAAATGCTGAAGTTGGACTAGATTTAGGTTTACGTAGCATCCTGATGGAGCATGGGCATAATATGAATCATGTCAACGAACAAATTCCGGTAGTCAAAAACTGGCGAGAAATTTACGAAATCGTCACCTCCTAATCTTCGTACAATCTCAGCACTGAGCCAATTATAGGGTGACGCTGGATATCTTTTCCGGTCAGTCTGCACACAGCCATACCTGCCACGGGCCGTGCCTCTAATTTGATACACAGATCCAACAGTCCATTGTTGTGCTCTTTGCGATCTGCTTGTTCCACATCTCCAGTTACCACAATCTTGCTGCCGGTGCCGATGCGGCTCAGGAGCATTTTCATTTGTGCGGGAGTAGCGTTTTGCATTTCATCTGCAATGATCCAGGCATGCTTGAACGTGCGTCCACGCATGTAGGCCAAGGGTGAAATTTCAATGTTGCCTTCTTCGATCATGGCAGTGATCTCAGCGGGCCGGTAATACTCACGCAGTACATCAAGCAAGGGTCTTGTCCAGGGTTCCATTTTGGCCACTAGATTGCCGGGTAAGAAGCCATGTTGTTCATCCTCCACGCCGATGGCGGGACGAGTTAGAACGATACGCTTGGCTTCGCCGCTTCTGAAGGCTTTGACCGCTGCCAGCATGGCTAGATAGGTTTTACCAGTTCCTGCTGGCCCTGCTGTTACAATGATGTGTTGGTCTGCGTCGAGTAGATTTAGTATGAGATGCTCTTGGTTTCGTGTTTTGGGTATTAGTTCTATGGGTCGTTGTCGTGCCTTTGGTTGTGTGTTAAACGGAATTGTGTTTTCAATGTTTGTTTGCATACGTTGTTGCGCCTTAGCGCCTCTGTTTCTACTCAAGTGCGATTCTCCTTTTGAAACAGCCGGTCTGGCTGTGTGAATATTTAGGTGAGTTAGCCCGGAGTTTTCTGACCATGTATTTCAGATATTTCTAGCATAAGTATTCCACTGTCCGGAGCAAATTTAAACAAACCCGGAATTGATGTTTGCCATAAATATCTGCATGGCACTCAAAGACGAAGCAATTTTTAAAGATCATCAGGATTACTGGATGGTGGCTGACAACATCCGCGATATCTATCTATCAGAAGGCAGTTTGCTTACTCTCCTGGATTTTGAGCGTGTGCTGGACGAAATGGACTTGTATGCATTCAAAAACTGGGACCGCGGTGAACTGGTACAAGGTCCCGACATTGGCAAGTACAAAGTGGGCTGTATCTTTATGTGGCCGGAAAAACTCATGCCTGATCCACGTGGCGCACGTCGACTGCTGCCGTTTGATTGCGATGTCAAGTTCAAAAAAACCACTATCAAAATACCCATCAAAGTGGAGCAACCTGCAGACTACATGGCTGGTACGCACACCGCTCGCTTGGTGGACAAACATGTATGGCTGGTGGAAATTGTCATGCCCAAGGCCTTGATTTCAGACATCCGCACAGGATCAATTGAGTTGGAAGACGAGGAAATTGATCTAGAAGATTTGGATTCAGCCTATCAAGAAGATCTTGATGGAGAACAATATCAAAATGACCAGAGCGCAGAAAATGCACAACAATCACTACAACAACCAGGAGCACCAATTGCAGCCGCACCGCCAGTCGCTTCTTGAAGGTCTTGGCTACAAAGACCTTGAGGGCATACTCAAGCCCACTATTCACATTGATGAATTCTCATCCAAAATGGGTGACGATGATGACATCATTGTTGTGAGTTTCTTTGCCCGTGACAAAGCCGCTGCCAAGGACCTGATGAATTGGTTTGAAAAAGGCTATGACTTTGTGCTGGACGCTGATCAAAGCCCTGGCGAAATCAAACCCAATAGATATCTGGTTTACGTGGAAATGCGACGTCGCAGAGCCGCTCCTGAGCAGATCAACGAACTCTTGGAAGACCTGGCTACACTAACAGAGTTTGAACCTGAAGACTGGACCATGGTCTACAAGGAAAAGACACACCCTTGGAGTACTGAAGAATTTGCTCGCTTGGTGCCACTCAGTCCAAGAGAGTATCGCGAGCGCACAGAGCGCGATCTCAACGAATGGCGCACGGCCGCAGGTTTGCCTGTGAAGGCCACTTACGATCGAGATGATGCTATTCGCACGATACAATCCGCCGCAGGTATCCTATGAGACTGAGAGAATTTGCACCCTCAGGTGGCGGAGATTCAGGCAACTACTTCCAAGCCCTGGCCTCGGCCTGGTACAATGGTACCTTTGACACAGGTAGTCTGCAAAAAGGTATCAAGAGTCAACAAGATGTTGAACGTTTACTAAATCGCGGCATTGTTTGTCCTGATGGTAAAACACGTAAACTGCATATTGATTACAATGGTGACTTTGACGGTGTGGAAATCTACAGTGATGACTACTATGAATATGGTGATCACGATGACACTATAGACAGTCGCACAGGACAAAAGTGGGGACCATATGATTTTATGGCCTTTTCAGATGAGGACTTGAGCGAAGGCCTAAATGAATTTGCAGCCGATGATGGTGACAGTGGCGGTGAAGACGATGCCTTACATAACTACGCTAGAATGTGGTGGGCCGGAGACGAAGCAACACAAATGCAAATTGAAGCCGCACTGGCAAAAATGGGCTGGGAAATTGGCGAAGACGAAGGCGGCTACGACAACGGTGGCGTGTTTGTGATACGTGCTGGTGACATCAATGGCGATAGTTACGTCTCATGGGCCGCAGAAGATTTAACAGAAGGTGTATGGGACAATATTAAAAAGTCTTTTACTCCTGACCCTAATTGGCAAAAACGTGCTGGCCAAGCGGCAGGACACGTGGCACAGGGTGCTGTGGCCGGAGGAGCACACGGCCATGCTGTGGGCCATGCTATGGCAGATACCGGAGTACACGAAGGCGACTTGAATGAAAAGTCCACAAGCCAAGCACAGTTCCGCACAATGGCAGCGGCTGCGCACAATCCCGAGTTTGCTCGCAAAGTAGGCATCAAACAATCAGTAGCACGAGAGTTTAATCGCGCTGACAAGAAATCCAACTACAAAGCATTGCCCAAAAAGGCCTAAGGTACCCAATGAGACAGTACATCAATCTTGTGGAAGCGGTGCAAAAGGGCTGTCCTATTGCCACGCATGATATCACCTTAAATCTTAAAAATCGCCAAACAGCCATTGACGACTATCACTACGGCCCGGCTAATCCACTAGAGCCAGGCGACTATTGGGCAGGTGCTGCCAAGCGTTGGGCGGTGCCAGAAAAAACTGTAAAGACCATGCTTTGCGGCAACTGTGCGGCGTTTGATGCCAGTGACAGTATGCGCAAGTGTATCGAGTCAGGAATCCAAGGCGATGAAAAACATGCAGACGCTGTGGCCACAATAAACTTGAGTGATCTTGGCTACTGCAATTTTCTACACTTTAAATGTGCTGGAACCAGAACCTGTGCGGGCTGGGTAGTAGGCGGTCCTATCACTGAAAAAGATCGCGGGCAAAAGGCCAACTAAATGAATCTGGGTGATATCTTTGAATCCAGCGGCCCTAGTTTAGAGGGCAGTTACACGCCGGATCTGGTGTTCAGCAAACTGTGGCTGGCCCGTGAACTCAAATTGATACTGGAACAACAGGGCGTTGAATCAGTACCTGTTGCTTACATACTGGGCTCTTGGTACAGCAATCTCAGCACAATCCTACGCAGAACAGGCGTGCCTATTGATCGAATTGTGGATGTAGAACAACGAGGCGAATGGTTGCGTACTGGTCAGCAATTGCAACAAGATATGAATATTTCAGGTGTGGAACACATGCAGGCTGATGTCAATGAACTAGACTACAGACAACTTGAACAGCCCGGACTAGTCATAAACACCAGCATCAACGACATTGCTGACCACGGATGGTTTGATAATATTCCTGACGGCACCCTGGTGATCATGCAAGGACGAGATGCTGTGGAACAAAACGCATACGAATCTCCTGAAGAACTGTTACAGGCATATCCATTAGAATCAGTACTGTATTCAGGCACATGGGACCTGGAAGATCCTGAAACTGAGTATCAACGCTCAATGGTCATTGGCATCAAAGGACGTGAGCAATTGAGTGAATTACAGTTCCTGGGCTCAACCTGTACCAAGGACTGCTCAGGACATCGTGCTGGCTACAATTGGAGCAAGCGCAAAGGTTTGGTTCAGGCCAACAGTCCCTGGAGTCCCAGTTTCAACAAAGGCGCCGCACTGGCAGTGGCTGGAAAATAAACTACACATATAATTCACAATATATAACTGCACTATGAAGTTGAAAAGTTTCGGGTGCAGTTTTATTTTTGGCAGTGATCTTTCTGACATTACCACCAAATCAAAAAAATACAGTCAATTGACATGGCCGGCCATAATTGCCCAACGTCAAGGATTGGAGTATCAGTGTTATGCCAGGCCAGGATCGGGCAATTTACAAATACTAAACAACATACTGGATCAGGTGGCACAACACAGCAGTGATGTTTATGTAATCAATTGGACTTTTGTAAATCGTTGGGACTATATGTATGCTGGCAACAATCAATGGCATTCTGTCTTGCCTTGGGATCAACATGAGCGAGCAGAATTTTATTATCGACACTTCCAAGCAGAATACACAGACAAATTAAACAATTTAATTTGGATTGATTGTGCTGTGCAAGCACTACAGTCCGTGGGAGCAAAGTTTTGCATGACTTACATGGACGAATTATTGCTGGATTCAAGATGGAACATCAGTCCAGGCATTGCACAATTACAACAAAAAATTGCGCCACACTTGCATTTGTTTGACGGTGCAAACTTTGTGGCCTGGAGTCAACGCAATGGGCATGCTATTAGTACAGAATATCATCATCCATTGGAACAGGCACATTCTGCAGCCGCCAACTACCTGCAAAATCACAGTTTGGTATAGACAAAATACAATCGATCATTGGCATCCTTTTTGTAGGTATCCAAATGTAAATTGTACTGCTCAGCAAATTCATTTACTACTTCAAATGTCCAGGGGAATATTTCCACATAAGGTCCTGTTTTGTGTGTGATACCAGGATTGGCACGTAAGTAAAATTTTCCACCCTGTTTCAACAAACTCACACAGTGTGCAAAACGTTGCTCAATTTCGTCTCGACTATTAAAGTTGATTGATCCCAGCGCAATAATAACATCGTATTGATGCTTGACTCGGTACTCTAAGATATCAACTTCATAATCTGCACAGTTATTGTAAGGGTCAATTCCAACAATGTTCTGTATGCGCCCTTTGAATGGGTGATAGCCACAGCCCACGTCCAACACACGCTCAGGATTTAATTTGTTGATCTCATCAGCAAGTTCCCAACCTGTGTGTTCATAGTCGCCTGTGCGTGGCTTCCATATTTCACTGAAGAAACGTAGAATATAACGTTCTGAAAGATCGTCTACTATGCTTCGTAATGTACCCACATAATCGCAAGGCAACGATAACTCTGCTTCCACAGCGTCCTTGAACTTTGAATAACGTGCTGGGGTCCAGGGCAGGTCTTGTACAACAGTATCAGCATCAATAGAAATATTTGCATACTTGGGTAAATTAAACGCTAGTTGCAAATTTTTTGTTAAGAGGTTAAAAATTTTGGTGTTCATAAGAAATTTTGGTAAATAAAGTTGATTTTCAAATACTATTTAAGGAGTCCGCATGTCAATCAAAAAATTATTAATCGCCGCACTACTGGCGCCTGTCATGGCATTTGCCTGGGAGCCCACACGTCCTGTCACAGTTGTTATTGGCAACACCCCCGGGGCCGGAAACGAAATGGCCTTCCGCAAACTGGCTGAAATTGTGCAGAAGCGCAATCCCAACTTTGTGTATGTTGTACAAAACATTCCTGGCGCAGACAGTGTGATTGCCAACAACCGGTTTTTAGAAGCCGCCAATGATGGGCACACCATTAATCTGCCCAGCCACATGAGCAGTTATGTCACAAACGACATCTGGGAAAAGAACATCAAAAAATACAATTACGATTCATTTGTTGATGTGCTCACAATGGGTAAATCACCATTGGTACTAGTTGCAAGTGTAAAGAGTGGGATTGAAACTCCTCAGGACTTTGTAAAATATATTCAATCGGGTAGAAATATCAATGTGGCCATTGGTGGCGGTGCGCATCGTACTGCATTTGAATACCTAATGGACAAGGGCCGGGGCAACAAGGATGTTGTTAAAAGCATCAAATTCAATGGCCCTGTTCCTGCACTGCAAAGTGTGGGTCAATGGGATGGTAAGATAGGAACAGAATTTGGTATTGTGCCCATTGCAGTGGCCAAATCATTAATTGATGGGGGCAAGGTAAAGCCCATTGGATTTACCGGCACAAGGCGAATGCCACAGTTTCCTGCAGTTCCGTTATTGAACACAGTCACACCTGGCATTAACGTATATGCCGCGTGGTCAATTCAATTGCCTCCTGGTACATCTAAGGATATCGCAGACTGGTATCAACAACAGTTCTCAGCCGCTGTTCGTAGTGCAGAATATCGAGAATATACGGATGCCAATGTTATCTTTTATGCTGAAGATGAACTAACTCCTGCTGGATTAAAACGACACATGGATGACCTAAGAGCCGCCTTTATTCCTGTGCTGAGTAAAATTGATTTAAGTAAAGAATGAAATATATCTTTGTGGCTGGCGCTCCAGGCTCTAAATGGTCAAGTGTAGTAAAGAACATTTATTACAGTTCCGATATTGATCGTTCTGACTATTCTGACGCACGTACATATTATCACGATGCGAGTGGCCGGCGAGAATTAATGCACTTGGGTGCGTATTTTGATCCTGGAATGGAATTCGGCCATTTCTTTGATCAATTGGATCAATACACAAAAGACCAGTGCGAAGCAGAATTTGATAGGCCATTTTCGGGCACAGGAATTAGAATTATCAAAAGTCACGTGTTTGCCAATCATATTGATTATATCAAAGCAACATGGCCTGACTGCCCCATAGTGTTGGTGCATCGTGATGATGACGCTTGTTTAGGTTGGTGGGTCAAGTGCGGCCATTTTGACATCACATATCCACTGTATCATGACTATTACAAGAACTTAAAAACAATGGCTGGTATAATTCGCGAGCAAAATGCAGGTATAGTAGCGGCACAACTTCAATATTACGGAAGGCACCCGCTGACAAATCACGAGTTGGCCAGTATATTGAATCTTGATTGGCCGCCAGGTGAATACAGCCAAAACTATGGTCAATCAAACATAAGGGTAACAGTGATATGAAATCAAATTGGGAAATATCAAAGTCCAAGAGCACCTATCATTTTGATCCTAAACAAATAGATCGGCCGGAAACGGTTGTTGCATACTTGGGCTGTATAGAACCCACGTGGGCTCACGACTTAACGGATATTGTTGCAAACGCACGACCTGCAACCTGGGCCACACGTGGTTACAAAGGTGAAGGACTGGAAGCGCCGCCGGAAGAACTTGAAAAAGAAGAATATGATTTGACGGCAAATGGCATGCCTGCGGACTTGCCTATTTCACATTTGACGTGGCGCATGCCTGAAAGTCTACAGCGTATCAGTGATGCTTTTGCACTGGAAGACTGCATGAATCGCATACACGTACAGCAGCCTGGAGAAGTATGGAATCTACACATAGATAAATTGCAGAAATGGAGCCCCGAACACCCTGACAGCATCATGCGTATAATGATTCAATTGACAGCGTGGCAGCCAGGACAGTTCTGGGAATACGGCAATTATCACTACAACCATTGGCGGGCAGGAGATGTAACAACATTTGACTGGGCCAATATTCCACACTGCACAGCCAACGCAGGCTTTGATCCTCGCGTGACATTGCAATTAACAGGCATACGAACTGCCGCAACCATGGACTACCTAGCGGCACTACCCCGATGAAAACAATATTAATCTTAACAGGCCCGCAAGGCGCAGGCAATCACTTATGGAGCAAGATATTTGCCCTACACCCTCAGGTCTCAGGATGGTCAGCACTATTAACGGATTATTGGATAGGACATGATCAAGAGCCATTTGCACAGTACTGGCAGGATCCTGATCAATTGCGATACTACAGATGGGCTCAGAGCGACTGGTATGTGACGTCAATGAGTGTGCCGTATATGAATAATGGTGTGCCTACGGTGCCCAATTTCAAAGCATTTGTGTCTAAATTGCAAATAGCAGGTCTACGTATAAAGTTTGCTGTGTTAGGACGTGATCAGAACATAGTTCAAATGCAACAGTCCCGTGTCCGTGGCGCAACTACATTGAGCACGGCCCTGGCAGAGTTTGATCAATTGGCAGCACCTGTGTTCTTGAGTTATGAATTACTGCATCTTTATGGCCAACGATATCTAGAAAATATTCAACAACAACTGGCCTTCCCAATTGCCACAGCAGATCCCAGATTAAAGGATATATTAGCAACGGATGCAAATGCCAAGTATTTTAAACCCATTGCACATCACGCCACAGATGATCTTGCACGACACGCTAGTAGAAAACACACATGAAACAAAAGTTACTGGTGTCAGGATGTTCAGTCACTCACGGTGCAGAGTTGTACAACGGATTCATGCATGAAGAAAATGTCAAAAGATCCTACTCTGCTTATATGTCTCGAGCATTAAACACAGAACTAGTAAATGTTGCCTTGAGTGGTGCGTCAAATGAATACATATTTCACAGTGTCATGGACCATTTACACAGCGCAAACAATATACATTCTGTTGTTGTGATGTGGACCAGCAATGAACGACTGTATTGGAAAAATCAAAATCGACATTGGTTTGTGTTGCCCAATTGGGCCAGTAGCATGATTGATTTAGTCAACTTTGAAATGCACGACAAGCGCGAGCATGGAGCATGGTTCACCGGCGATAGTGATCAGGCGATAAATGATCTATCTGCGGTGTACCCATTCTTGATTGAAAATTATTTTGACAGCCAGGAAATGGCAAAAAAGACTCGGAATTATCGGCAGGCAATCCAAGCACATTGTGATGCAAAACAAATAAAATTAGTGGATTTAACTATCAATGATTTAATAACTAATAAATTAATACCACATGTCAAACACCCCTCAGATTCTGAACATGAATCTATAGCCAAATTTATACTGGAGAACTACTATGAAAACACCTAAACGCATATTAATAATGGGCCTGCCCGGCTCGGGCAAAACCTACTTTGCAGAACGATTAAAACGCTATCTCGAAGATCACATCACACCCATCAATGAGCACAGTCTAAGACCCATTGCTGATGCTCGAATCACAGTGGCATGGCTCAATGCCGACGAAGTGCGTAGACACTACAATGATTGGGACTTCTCAACAGAAGGACGAGTTAGACAAAGTCTGCGCATGCGAGACCTAGCAGACGAAGCCAATACTGACTATTGTATTGTGGACTTTGTGGCACCCTTGGTGGAAATGCGCAACAATTTCAAAGCAGATTGGTGCATTTGGATTGACACAATTGAAAAAGGCCGTTTTGAAGACACCAACCGGATGTTTGTGCCACCTGAAGTTTATGATTTCCGCATTACAGAACAGAACGCAGAGAAATGGGTGGAATTTGTGGGCGAGCACATAATTGAGAATCGCCGTAGACCCACATTCGATTGGCAAAAGGAAACTGTGCAAATGCTGGGTCGCTGGCAGCCGTGGCATGCAGGACATCGTGCCTTGTTTGAACGTGCCATTGCCAAAACAGGGCAGGTGGTTATACAAATACGTGATTGCCAGGGTTGGCAAGGCACAAATCCTTTTGCCATTGAGCAAGTTAAATACTTCATACGCAGGGATTTAGATACTGTATACCAAGGTCAATATGAAATTCAGGTTGTTCCTAATATTGTTAATATCACTTATGGTCGCGACGTGGGTTACACAATCGAGCAAGAATCCTTTGACCAATCGATTACCAATATCTCTGCGACCAATATAAGAAAGTCTCTGGGCCTTGAATAAGTACCACGTGAGATTCAACACCCGACACAATGGCTCAGAATTGGTTTGGCGCATATTTGAAAATGGTACGGAACATCTGGCCAAAGATGTGAGATTGATTGGCGAAACCTACACAGAATGCACTCAAGAGCATGGTGAAACCAAATGGAATATTGCTTGTGTTGGGCGAATGGTCTGGGTAGATAATGTGGCAGTAATTGTCACAGACAAAGATTAACCAGGGTCAAATATGAACGCAGTCAATGGTCCATTGACCCTGCCTGAACTTGCCAACCAACAGTTTGACTATTCTGGAATGGACAGTTTGAACAGATGTTTAGACCGGGAAGTGTTCACACAATGGCCACACTCAATTGACTACCGATACAACAGCAGAGGATTTAGAGATCAGGAATGGCCGGAGGATTTAGAGTCTGCTGTGTGGTGCCTGGGTGATAGTTTTACCGTAGGCCTGGGCAGTTGCTTTGAGCACACCTGGCCTCAAGTGCTGAGCCAACACAGTCAGCGCCGTGTGATCACGGTGGCCATGGACGGGGCCAGCAATGAATGGATTGCTAGAACAGCATGTGATGCATATGATCTTGCCGGACCCAGTGACATTGTGATAATGTGGAGTTATTTGCATCGTCGAGAACACCCTGACGCTGACCTGTCGGATCTGGATCGTCGTCAGCATCATGTGAAGTCAACTGATATACAGGATTTTGAAAATTTCTATTCATGTAGGAAAAAGGTTCGTACACATTGTGCAAATTCACGTGTGATAGAATCTATTGTGCCAAACTTCAGCAATAACTCCTTTACTGATGCGGCCTGGCAAAAAACACGTGATCCTAATTGGCCAATTCTGTTGCCATCAAGTTCAACAGAATGTCAGGATCTTTATCCCGAAATTGTCACAGAATTGCGCACACTACACGGTATAGATATCAAGGGCTTGCTGGAGTTTCAAGCAATACAACAGAGTCATCCTGAGTTTTTGTGTGATTTAATAAGAGTTGAATATCTGGATCGAGCACGTGACGGACTGCACTTTGATCTCCTCACGGCTGAATGGGTAGCAACGCAGGTACAGAATCTTTTGAATTCATAATTGAATTCCAGAAGTTAGATTCTGTTGATATTTGATTCTGTATTTTATCACTGTCAATGGGCTCTCCAATACCAGGATTTTGTTCAATCCAATGGTTGTACACTGTGATCAATTGATCAAAATTTTTGATTATTTGGTGCTTGTCATCTAGTGTTTGTTTTTTGATAGGCGGGCCACTGACCATTATGCCTAATTGGATCATTTGATCTATTGTGGCTTTGGCCATGGCATAACCAGACTCATATGGTGCTAGTTTTTGCTGTTTTTCTGAGTCCAGGAAAGGCACAATGCCTGTGCGGCTGATCACGTCACGAGTCCAGGTGTTGACCACATGTTCAGGCAGCGCCGCAAGATCTGCGGCAGAATAAACAGGCGGCATTTCTGGCTGACTGTGCTGTTGATAATCATCAACTGGATCCAGAGTCAACAACAATTTTTCCACGGCCTGTGCGGGCAGACAGGACAATGCACTAGGATTGCTACGGATATAGTGCATTTGATTCCAGTCATTGAAACTGTGCCCGAAATTTTGATCCCAGGTTATCTGTGTGGCCTGTGCGGCAAATACCGGCAGATTTAGGATGTATTGTTCCAGTCTGGGAATATCTTTTTCGTAATGGAAATATGCACCAATATCAAAATACTGTTCACTCCAGGTGAGATAATTTTTGTAGGCTGTCAATTGGCGCTCAAATACTGTGGCATCCAGGTTGATCCCAGATTTGTACATGTCATAAAAAGTGTCTACTTTTTCATACACATCGTACACATTGAGTTTTTTTGTCACAGTGCTGAGAGTCATGCTGAGCGCATGCTCAAACACGTTCTCACGTCGGCAGGCAATTACAAAAAAATTCTCATTGAGATAATTATAAAATGGAATTTGTTCCGCCACGGAGTCCCCGCGGCGCACAATATGATAGTGTGCAAGTCTTGACGTTTTGTAGTGATCCACACTGCTCAACATCTCAGTCACCTGTGCCAGTGACTGATGATATCCCCACTCTTTCAAGGCATGTTTACTGACCAATTCTTGATTGAATTCAGGGCTGTAGTATCGGGCCAGGCCATTGGTCAGTTCGTGTAGGTTGATAACTGGACGGCCAAACGCATGAAATTGCATGTAAATGGTCAACATACGTTGCAACAAAGTACTGCCCACTGCATCCGGTGTAAGAATTAGAACATTCATCAAGTAGTTATCAACGATAAATATTAGCATAATGTTTATCCTACACTTTCTCCCTGACTCTGTTATCTTATGGTTCTGTAATATCTTGTTACTCACAGGTATTGTGGCCACTGCGGCAGGCTTTGTTGCACATCGTGTTCCTGTATTATGGCCCTATCAACTGGGCTTTAAACTGGCCGGCATTGCGTTACTAGTGCTGGGTGTTTACTTTCGCGGCGGTATTGCTGTGGAAACAGAATGGCGTGAGCGTGTGGCAGCAGTAGAGGCACGCTTGGCCGAGGCAGAAAAAGCATCAGCAGAAGCCAATGCCCAAATTGATTCCAAGACACAAAAACAAACAACAGAAATCCGCCAGCGCATGACATACATCCGACAGTATGTTGACCGTGAAGTTGTGCGATACAATGACCAATGCGTGATTCCACCACCATTTATTGACGCACACAATCGTGCCGCGGAGGCGCCGCCAAAATGAAAGATCAACGAGACCAACAGGTTATATCAAGTCTGATTATATTTTCTCTAGTCATTATGGTGATTCTGGCCATATCAGGATGTGCCACAGCAGTGCCTGTCACAGCAAAATTCCCTGAACCGCCTGGCAAGGGTGCAATGACTGTGTGTCCTGACTTGCAAAAGTTAAAGGACAATGCTAAGTTAAGTGATGTGGCCAACACAGTCACTGTCAACTACAGTACCTATTATGAGTGTGCAGTAAAGACAGATGCCTGGCAAGAATGGTACCGCATACAAAAAATAATACATGAAGGAGCCCAAAAATGAGCACAATCTTGACAAAAGACCAATTAAAACAAATGGTCAAGAATCCGCATATTGATCACTGGTATGAAGCACTAGAGCAATTGTTGGACGACTACGAAATTAATACTCCATTAAGAGTTGCACATTTCATAGCACAATGCGCACATGAGTCAGGAAATTTTGTTTTTATCAAAGAGAATTTGAATTACAAAGCAGTCAGCCTACAAAAGACATTTGCCAAGTATTTTCCCACTGCTGAATTGGCACAACAATACGCCAATAAACCTGAACGGATTGCCAATAGAGTCTACGCCAAAAGAATGGGCAATGGCGACGAAGCGTCAGGCGACGGCTATAGATACTGCGGACGTGGACTTATACAACTCACAGGCAAAGACAACTACACATTCTTTGCAGGGTCATTGGGTATCACAGTAGAAGAAGCAAGCGAATACTTGGCCACCTTTGAAGGTGCCGCACAGTCAGCCTGCTGGTTCTGGGAACAAAACAATTTAAATCGCTTTGCTGATGCAAATGATGTCAAAGGCCTGACTCGTGCCATCAATGGTGGCTACATTGGCCTGGACGATCGTATCAGTCATACTGAACACGCATTACACGTACTGGGTGCTTGATTGACATTACCGACTATCAACAGTCACAACTCGTGGTCACAACTGGAAGAATGTTGGTTGGGAGATGTTTATCCTGCGTCCTGGTATGAGCATTTTGCCCCAGAGATTAGAGATGTATTTCAACAATTAACTGAAATAACACAAGAGGATTTGAATTCAATACAACGCACAATTGAATCATTCAATGTGACGGTGCAACGGCCACAATTCACAAGCATAGACAATCATTTAAAAAACGGCATATTACAAAAGCCACCCATTGTGCCCCGGGACGATCATGTGGTCATTGGTCACACTCTGTATCAAACGGATTCTGCAGGCAGTTGTTGGGATTGGATCATTGATCAATATGTTCAAGACCCAAGATGCCAGCAAATGACCAGTCCGCATAGGTTTGTACACGGTGCCAATGTTGTGCGTGTGGGTCGCGACATTGTGTTGGACACAGATGTATTTGACATTGAGTATCGCAATTGGTGGCCTGAATATCGAGTGCAGGTAGAACAGAACGGTGGGCACATGGACGGGTGTTTTGCTGTGTTAAAGCCTGGACTGATCCTGGCCAATCATTATTTCAACGGATACGAACGCACATTTCCCGGCTGGGAAATCATATATCTAGACAACCCCACGTATCATGCACACCCCAGCATAGGCTACCAGCAACCTTATCCTGTGTACAATGGCAAGTTTTATGACACCACCGTGGGCACAAATCGCATGTTCAACGATCACATTGTTCAGCATGCCCAGGACTGGGTGGGCAACTACACAGAAACCTATTTTGAATTAAACTGCCTGAGTATAAATGAATCAAATGTAATTATGTTAGCAGAGAATGAAAAACTAGCAGAAGAACTGTCCCGTCGCGGTATAACAGTACACTGGGTGCCATTTCGCACCAGAAGTTTCTGGGACGGTGCCATGCACTGCTTGACCGTGGACATACGCCGTCAAAGCACAGTAGAAGATTATTTCCCTGCTCGTGGTTAAATACAATGTCAACGGAGAAATCATGACAGAACAAAAACAATTATCACGTTCAGAACGTGAAGCACAAATCAAAGACAAAGCCGGATGGGTCATTGTGGTCATGGCAGCCTTGTTGGCCATCAACACATACCTGGGCAATGGCAATAGCAGTCGTATCTTAAACGACACAATTGAAGCCAACAACACCTGGGCATTTTATCAAGCCAAGAGTATCAAAGGTACCTTGGCAGAAATGGCCCTGGATGATGCCATGGCCCGCAAGGATGTGAACAAAGTTGCCGCACTCAGCAAAAAGATTGCCAGATATGAAAGTGATCCTGCCACAGGCGAAGGCAAGAAAGAACTAATGACTAAAGCACGTGCTCTTGAAGCAGATCGTGCAGTGGCCAAGCAACGTAGCCCTTGGTACACATACGCAGGCAGTCTGTTGCAGATTGCTATTGTTTTACTCACTGCCAGTATACTCAGCGTGAAGAACAGTTTGTATCGAGCCAGCATAGGTGTTGGCGCATTTGCCTTGCTTTTGATGAGCCAGGCCGTTTGGTTATGGATACCAGGAGTATAATATGGCATTACCAGGAATAGCAATTGGTGGCGGAATCAACATAGGTGGCGGCATTTTTATGGGCGGAGATCCTCCCAATCTCTACACACCCCTGGCAGGTAGTTTAGGGTTTAACGGAACCAGTCAGTATATCAGCATGACTCCTGGGTGGACTCCGGCAGCCGGCGCATTTACTATAGAAGGCTGGTTCTACAACACCGGTGACTTCTCCAATCGGGCACTGATAGGCACTGATCAAAGTGTGGGCATGAGCATGTTTCTCACCAGTGATTCCAACATTACCCTGGACAGATACGGCGGTGGATATCAGCCCTCTTACACCTGGTCAGCAGGTACATTTAAAATAGGTCAGTGGCAATACATAGTGCTGAATCGCAATGCCACAACTGACTTGGAAACCATGTGGGTTGGAACTTTCTCCAACACTGCCAACTACGTGACTTGCACACGGGCAACCGGTGCCGTAGGCGGCGGCAGTCCTTCGGGCGGTACACAAACAGACAGTCAGGTCTGGGGCGACAATAACTGGGTGGCCAGATACTATGGTGGCTACTGGCCTGGCAACATCACCAACCTAAGAATCACTACAGGTGCGGCTGTGTATGACAGCAACAGTGCCACAATCACTGCACCGTCAGCACCACTCACATCAGGCGCAAACACCAAGTACTTGATGTTGGGCGCGGCAGTGACCACAGACACATCGAGCACACAGACTGTGACCAACAATGGCACAGTGACACAAACAGCAACAGTACCGTTTTAAGGACAAACCATGCCAGTAATAGGTCCAGGAATTACCATAGGTCCAGGAATCACCGTAAGAAGCACTCCCGGTCCTGACATAGTTACCACAGGGTTACAAGTGTATATTGACGCCGGACAGACCTCCAGTTATTCCGGCTCAGGCACTGCCTGGAATGACATCAGCGGCAACGGCAACAACGGAACACTGGTCAACAGTCCTACATTTACATCTGCTGGAGATGCAAGTTATTTTAGTTTTGGAAGTGCTGGATCACAAAGAACCAGTTTTACCTATCAGACGCCGATACAAACATCTGCCACTGCATTTACCTGGAACATCTGGGCATATCCAACAGGAAATTCAGACAGTTTTGTTCTCATGGGCTATAGAGGAACTACCCTTCTTAGATTTTACAAATTGACCACTCAAAAATTTGAAATGTATCCTGCAGAAATATTCCAATTGTTCACACTCAATGTCTGGCAGAATATATGTGTGATTTACGATGGCACACAGGCCGGCACAGCCAACATGAAGATGTATGTGAATGGCACACAAGTGGGCTTGAGAGACGCTGACCAACCAGATTTGAGAGTGACTGCCATGCCGTTTTTTGTTGGTGGTGATCCAGATGCTGGTGAATTTGCCACAGCAAGAATTTCACAAGTGTTGGTTTATAATCGTGCGCTATCCACAATTGAAATCACACAAAATTATGATGCGGTAAAAAGCAGATACGGATTATAATAAATATTAGAAGGAGCACATGATGGGAATTAGTATCGGCAGCGGAATCAATATTGGAACAGGCATCTCAATAAGTGGCGGACCTGTTGCCACCGGCAGTATGAATTTTACTCCGGCTGCCGCGTATCTACAGACACCCGTCAGTAGCCCAGGTTCTACCAACATCAATCTGCTGACCGGCGGGCAATTGACCACTTCAAGTGTATTCACGCTGGAAGCATTTATCAACATCACTTCATTCAATGGAACCAAGACCGGTCAAACCGGCGAAGAAAGTTGGATCATAGGCAATTACTCAGCAGACCTGGCCACCACTCCTTGGGGATGGAATGTGCAGAGCAATGGTTATTTGCAACTGTTTATATACAATGGTTCATATAACAAATTAGTGGCAACCACAACACAACTGTCTGAAGGCGTCTGGTACTATGTGGCCATGACCATAAATGGACCCAACGTTTACTTGTTTGTGAATGGTACCTTGCAAACAAATCAAGCGTCAGGCGCCAATATCATTACTACAAATGTGGGTTCATCACAAGTGACTGATCAATTGACACTGGGATCCAGTTCCGCTGGCAGATATTTTAATGGCTACATGAGCAGTGTGCGTGTGACCAAGTCGGCCCTGTACACTTCAGGATTCACTGCTCCGTCAGCGCCATTGCCCAACATAGCCAACACTTCATTGTTGCTACAAGTGAATTCCGCCGGCACGTACCTGGCTGATTCTAGCAACAACAACTTTACCATGACCAATAGTGGTGTAATTTACAGCACACTACATCCGTAAATCATAATAAATATTCAAAAGGGGCAGACATGGCAGAAGAACAAAAACCGATGTCGGAATCAGAAAAGAAAAAAGAAGACTGGATGAACTCAAAATGGCGTCCCATGATGGGCTGGAGTTACATGCTGACCTGTATTGCAGACTTTGTGATATTTCCTGTGCTGTGGTCAGTGCTACAGGCCATTTCAAAAGGTCAAGTCAACGTGCAATGGCAACCCATCACCTTACAAGGTGCAGGCCTGTATCACATTGCCATGGGTGCTGTGCTGGGTATTGCAGCCTACGGTCGTACACAAGAAAAACTAGGAGGGGCTAACAATGGCGGATTATCCATACCAGTCAGCGGAGGAACAACCTACGCACCCCCGGCAGCAGTTCCTCAACCCAGCGCACCCGCCGCAGTTGGCGCACCAGTCACTAACTCATGGGGATCACAACCCCTGGGCGTGGGAAGCGGCTTTGGAAGCGCACCTTCAGCAGGGCCTAGTAGCAGTGCAGGATTTGGAGCGCCAGCGGCTGAAGTCACTACAGGATTTGGTGGGAAACCCGCCCCTGTGATACCACCATTCCCAGAACGATAATAACTATAAAGGAAAACAAAATGGCTCAAGAAGAATCAGCAAAAGGTGTGTTTATAGAGAAAATGTTGTTTGCTCTATTACCACTTATCATAGCAGGTGTGGGTTACCTGCTAAATGCAGTATCAACGCTAAATCATCAGATAACAGTGTTGGAAAGCAAAGTAAGTTTAGTAGTCACAAGCGATAACAAACAAGCATCTAATACAAGTAGCGAACTTGCTCGTGAAAAACTACGCCAAGACTTAACAGCCGAAATTCAAAAGAACCGTGATTCTATCCAACAGAATAGAGAACATATATCTATCCACGAAGAGAAGTTGAGACAACTTAATCAAAAGGTAGGAAAGTAAAATGAAAAATATTATATTTGTAGCAGGATTAATGTTTTGTGTCCCGGCATTGGCCGCTGACTCACACTCAGCAGACGTAGCCAAGGCAGAAGCAGCCAAAGCACAAAAAGAAACCAAGCGGGTCTGTGTTGACGTTGTCAAAGATGGCCAGCCTGTAAAGGATGCCAAAGGTGTTGTTAAACAAACGTGTAAAGACGTCAAGCAACACAAGAAACTCGAAGTCGAAAAGAAATAATAGACACTACCCTCTAAGTCCTGTATAATTAAAACATACAGGACTTTTTCATGCCCGATCACTATGCAACGCTAGGTGTTGCTCGAACTGCCACTGCTGACGAAATCAAACGGGCTTTTCGCAAACTAGCCAGTAAAAATCATCCAGACAAGGGTGGTGATACTCAAAAGTTTCAAGAAATACAAGCCGCCTATGATGTGTTAGGCGATGTGGCCAAACGGTCACAGTATGACTCACCACAACCACAGTTCGGCGGGTTCGGCGGCGGACCAAACTTCAATGCCAACTTTGATTTCAATACCATATTTGACATGTTTGGCGCCAAGTTTCAACAACAGCACCCACCACGTGCTCAACACTCAAGAATGACTCTTTGGATCACCTTACAGGATGTGGCCTACCCTGGACCTAGAACTGTGAGCATGGGCACACATACAGGCGCACACAATGTACAAGTAAACATTCCCAATGGCATCGAAGATGGTGATCATGTGAAATACGACAATCTTGCTCCGGGTGGTCAGGACCTGGTGATCACTTACCGAATCCACCCTAACCCACGCTGGCAACGCAACGGTGCCACTTTGATAACTGAAGCACCTGTCTCATTTTGGTGTCTGGTCGCCGGAGGTGACGTTGCAGTCACAGACATTCTGGGCAACCATTTGGCTCTGACAGTTCCTCTCAATACTGCACCCGGAACACTACTACGTGCCAAGGGTCGAGGTTTACCGGATCGTTCAGGCACACGCGGAGACATGTTGGTTCGACTACAAGCCACCATGCCCGCCACAGTTTCTCCAGAATTAATGGCTGCTATCAAACAAGAAATTGGTGGCTAAGTAATTGAGCCATAAAGGTTGCTTGCCCAGCCCTATTCATGTATAATCAATTGTATGACAACCTCTTCAGGACACAATCACATGCAACACAACCCAGAAATTGAAAGTATTATCGAAAACGCGGTCAAAATTGCCCGCACCTGGCAACACGAATATGTGTTGACTGAACATGTGTTACTGAGCCTTATTAGACACGAACCATTTCGTCGCTGCCTAACTAAATTTGGCACAGATGTGGCCATGTTCGAAACCGAACTGTGTGCTTACTTAGACAGTTGTCAAAGTCTAGTGTCAACTGACCCAGATATCACGCCCAGGAAAACCACAGCCCTGGAACGCACATTTAATCGTGCCTTGACACAGGTGCTGTTTACCGGACGGAGATCAGTTACTACTGTGGACCTGTATCTTGCGCTCATGGGCGAAGGCAACAGTCATTCACACTACTTCTTGCTCAAGTACGGAGTGACCAAACAGGAGTTTGTGGAGTTCTGGCAAGTTAACTATGCTCAAGGAGAAGCCAACCGTATGAGCGATCGTCAGGCCACCGAAGTGCTGGACGAGCATTGTGTGAGTCTTACTGCTATGGCACAGAAAGATCGACTGGAACCCTTGATTGGTCGTGCTACTGAACTGGAAGAAATGATTGCTGTGCTGGCTCGACGCTTCAAGGCCAATGTGCTCATGGTGGGCGATCCTGGTGTGGGCAAAACTTGTATCGTGGAAGGCCTAGCACAAGAAATCTCAGCCGGACGTGTGCCTGAATTCTTGAAGGATCACGAAGTGTGGTCATTGGAGATCGGGTCACTGTTGGCAGGAAGCAAGTACCGCGGCGAGTTTGAAGAAAAGTTCAAGATGGTGATCCAGGCTTTAGAAAGCAAGAAGAAGTGTATCTTGTTCATTGACGAAGCACACACCATGCAAGGTGCTGGAGCAGGGTCAAATGGCGCCTTGGACTTTGCCAACATGTTAAAGCCGGCTATCACCCGGGGCAGTTTAAAAGTTGTAGCGTCAACCACATGGGAAGAATACTATGAGAGTTTTGAAAAGGATCGGGCGCTTATGCGTCGATTCTACCGCTTGGCAATCGATGAGCCAGATCGTGACACCACAGAGAAAATTCTTATTGGTTTATCTCCCAGGCTCGAGACGTTTCATAATGTGCTGATTGACACGGAGGCTATGACCGCCGCAGTGGAACTGAGTGGACGTTACATACACGACAAGAAGAACCCTGACAAATCAATTGACTTGTTGGATGCGGCCTGTGCTCGAGAGCGTGTGAAAGATCAGGGCCAACTCACTGTGACCCAAGATTTGATCATGGCACAAGTGGCCCGGGTGACCAGTATACCTGTGGATCGCTTGCAGAACGAACGTTCTGCCAAGATTGTGGATCTTGAATCAAACATCAAGCAGAAACTGTATGGACAGGATGGCGCAGTAGACTCTGTACTAGAGCGTGTGTACATCAACTTCTCGGGCATTGGCAACCCTAATCGTCCGATGGCCAGTTTCTTGTTCCTGGGCCCAACAGGTACAGGTAAAACAGAATTGGCCAAACTACTGGCCGCAAACTTAGACATGCACCTGCTCAAGTACGACATGAGTGAGTATCAAGAGCGTCATACAGTATCAAGTTTAATTGGTGCTCCTCCGGGCTATGTGGGCTTTGAAGATGGCAATATTGGTGGTGGTAAACTGATTTCAGATATCAGCAAGAATCCTTTTGCTGTGATCTTGTTTGACGAAATTGAAAAAGCACACCAAGATGTTTCAAACATTCTGCTACAGATGCTGGACGAAGGACACATTACTTCAAGCAATGGCAAGCGGGTAGATGTCAAGAACTGTATCATTATTATGACATCAAACTTGGGCTCACAGGATTCAGAAGCCAACAACATTGGATTTGGTAGTTTTGAAAAGACAGGCGAAGATGATAAAGCACTTAAGAACTTTTTTAAACCCGAACTACGTAATCGTATCGATCAAATCTGCAAGTTTGTCAAACTGGACACCTTGGCCATCAAGAAAGTTGTGGTCAAGTTTGTGGACGAACTCAAGACAAGTTTGCATACAAAAGGTATACGTCTCAATCTTTCCGAATCAGTCGTTGACATGCTTGCTCTCAAGGGCTATGATTCGAAGATGGGTGCGAGACCACTCAGTCGTAAAATTGACGAACTTATTCGTGTACCGCTATCCAAGAAGATCTTGTTTGAGCGCCTGAGCGATTGTGATATCATGGCTACCATGGCAGATGACGCTGTGCATTTTGATATCACGCCCAGAGCGGATACTATAGTAGGAGATGATGGCATTATCAGGATTGCCAATGAAGTTTAAGCCGATTGAACGCAATCAACTGTTCTTTGGACAGTATCATTACTGCATCTCTTTTTTCTTAAAGAACGTTAATGTGCTGAGAGTTTTGGATCCTATCAAGGCTTTAAAATCTATACATTATCGCAATGCATGGCCGCCGTCAGGGAATTTTCGACAAAAAATAACCGAAGAAGAACAGCATGATTTGATTGGTGTGTGTGACTACTTGCTGTGTCGTCCGAATCCTTTCAAACGCACAGTCAGCACACATGCCATGTATCTTTACACCAACCATCCTGCGGATTTTAAGAATCTCAATGGTGTTGGTGGACTAGTGGTTACTAATTGCACCCAGGTCAGTGTGAGTTTACAGCCCGATGCGGTCACTCTAAAGAATCCCCGACACAGTTACAGAACATTCTTTCGAGAACGTTGGCTGAGAGACCACGAACTTCAAAATCTTCGTGGGTACTTTCAGGCTAGACCAGATCAATTTAGACTGAGTCCAGGATTTCAAATGCTAGTAGAAGGCCGACGCATGTGGCTCATGGGCAACTATTTTGTGGACCACAACGAGCCCCAAGCAGATTTTCTGATTAACATGGCAGTTCCGGGCATTGTAAAAAAGACCCTGCCCATTGTGGCCCGCGGCTAAATAGTGTACTATGGCAAAAATCATCGAAGAAATAGTTGTGATCAAACTATCAAAATTGGTCAAAGATTTGGATGCAGGCACTGAAATTGTCAGCGACGACACAGTAACAGCCCTACAAGCAGTTGTGGAAGAACTGACAGGTGCAGGTATCATTGTGGAAGTTGAACGAGCATAATGGCCACAACCACTGTGACCCTGTTGGCTTCAACCACGCATGGTGTGCCTTCGGGCAACTATGATGGATCCAGTGAGGACTTTATTGGTGACCCACAAAAGGCAGCCAATTACTATCGCGGGCGTGGTGGTGTGCAAACAATCCAGTGGCGTTTTCTCGGGGTACAAGGTGATGTAACTATACAAGCCACCTTGGACCAAGATCCTGCCACAGTTCAGTGGTTTGATGTGACCAGTTACGGCGACGGCAGCACAGCAGATTCTACCACAATCACTGATGTACACTACGACAGTGTGCTGGGCAATTTTACTTGGCTACGTGCTGTGATCACAAATTTCACCGATGGCACAATTGAACTAGTTTCAGCAACCTATTAAACTATGAATACTGTAAAATTTTCCTGTGTTGTGGCCCCTAGTAATACTGCCATGTCACTGGGTTGTGAAGTGTGGATTGACAATACCTGTGTGTTTGATCAGGATCACGTGAACGATCCTACAGTTGTTGCGCATGAATTCAGTGATGACGATGGCAAGCACTCATTGCGTATCACACTAAAAAACAAACTACCTGAACATACCCAAGTTGATGATCAAGGCAACATTGTGTCTGATTCATTATTAAGCGTGACTGAAATTTTGTTTGACGAAATTGATTGTACACAAATTGTTCATGACCATGCTGTTTATCGACACAATCTCAATGGTACAGGTCCCGAAATCCAAGATCAATTCTTTGGCGATATGGGTTGCAATGGCACAATTGAGTTAGAATTTGCCACGCCTGTGTACTTGTGGCTTTTGGAAAACATGTAACGCTAAATACAGGTATGAAACAATTGGTTATCATGCCTGGCGGATTTCATCCTTTTCACGCCGGACACCACGCACTTTATCAATCTGCACAAGAAGCGTTTCCTGGTGCCGATATCAAAGTGGCTGCCACCAATGACACAAGTCAGCGTCCGTTTCCTTTTAAAATAAAAGAAAAACTAGCCCAGTTGGCTGGAGTCAAGCCCGGAGACTTTTATCAAGTTAAATCACCATTTCGTGCTGAAGAAATTACCAAAAATTACAATCCCGAAGATACACAATTGATATTTGTGCGTTCAGAAAAAGACGCCAACAAGCCGCCACAAGCAGGTGGCATCAAAAAAGATGGCAACCCAGCGTATCTGCAACCACTGGCAGGACAAGACGTTCTTTATCCCATGAACCGACACGCTTACATGACTTACTTGCCCACTGTGGAGTTTGGTCCTGGCATGACGTCGGCTACAGAAATTCGTACTGCCTGGCCCACACTGAATGACAAACGCAAGACAGCCTTGGTAATGAGCCTTTATCCCAAAACACAAACCAATCCTAAACTGGCAGCCACAGTTGTTAAAATGTTGGACACAGCCATTGGTGAACAACTGAATGAATTCTTACCTGCACTGGGTGCGGCCTTGGGCGGAAGACTGGCCGCCGCCACAGAACTTGGAACCATGGGCACACTGGGCATGCGTGTGGCCGGACACGAAATTGGCAGTGATATTGAAGACCAATTGAACAGCAACAATGTAGATGAAACACACAATGTTAATCCCAAACGAATTGACATATTCTATCGTCCTGATCCTCGCAGTAGTGGCCGGCGTGTGGTGGCCAAGAATGTGCCCGCAACAGTACTGGATGCACTACTGGCCAAACTCAGCAAAAAGTTTGGAGTGCGTGACAGTGATTTTGAATGGACTGCCGCAGATACTCCGGTCAGTGAAGACTACATAGAAGAAAAGTGGAGTCAAAAGTACAAGAGCAGTATCAATTGTGCCAATCCTCGAGGTTTTAGTCAACGTGCTCATTGTGCAGGTCGCAAAAAATAACGCCCTGTGCTAAACTCGTTAAATATTATACAATTTTAACGAGGAACTTATGATAACCCAAACCGGAACCACACCCCCAGCCACACTGCCTTCAGACGTGCCATTGGCACCGCAGGAAACTCCAAATGGACAACCACAGAACCAAATTCAAGTAAATCTTGATTATTTGAAAACCACACGAGTGCATATTTGCATGCCATGTTATGGTGGTATGCTGACTGAATCAACATTCATGAGTTATATCAAGTGGGCTAACACTGCTCGTCAACTGGGCATTGATTGGACAGTAGAAACCATGACTAATGAATCACTTATTAGCCGCGCACGTAACACACTCACTGCCAAGTTCTTGCACACAAAAGAATCCACACACTTGATGTTTATTGACGCTGACATTGGTTGGGAGCCCTGGCACTTGTTGGCCATGTTGAACCATCAAAAGGATGTGGTAGGCGGATTGTATCCAATGAAGTCGTTGCCAGTGAAATGGTGCGTGAACGGCATTCCTGGCACACCACAAGATGATCCATCAGGCTTGGTTGAAGTTACCAAGACCGGCACGGGCTTCTTGCTCATGAAGCGTGAAGTGTTTGAGAAACTCAATGCACACCCTGCTGTGAAGCCATTTACCAATGATATTGGTCTGGACCCTGTTCTTAACCCTTACATGAAAACCTACTTTGACACAGCAGTGCGTGAAAATCGTTACTACTCAGAAGACTGGACATTCTGTGAAAACTGGCGTGACCTGGGTGGCCAAGTCTGGATTGATCGCCGTGTGTTGCTCCGACATACAGGTACCTATGTGTTTGACTATCAAACACAGGACAAACTGTATCAAGACCTGCATGAAATTGCTGTGAACAATCAGATTGCTGCCGCTGCCGCACAAACAACTGCGGTGCCTGTGGAAGCAAAAGTGATTGCAACCAGCAAAAAAGTAGATAAAAAGGCAGATAAGAAAGTCAAGGCCACCAAAGCCGCTTAACGGTAAATACACTCATGAATCTCCATGAGTTAGACCGCTATAAACTTTCCGACGCTGTAAAATTCAATGCTCGTCTAAACCCCCGAATATGGGGCCAGGACGAGCATTTGAAGCCCCAAGTGCGTGACGCACTGATGAAAATTGCAGATGATTTTCGTGCAACACTGGGCGTGAAAGATCTCGATCTAAAAGACATCACACTCAGCGGATCAAACGCCGCTTACACATATACCCCCAATTCAGACATAGACCTGCACCTTGTGGTTGACATACCCAATGATGAGGTATATCGTGAATTGTTTGATGCCAAAAAGTACGCATATAACAATCAGCACAACATCAAGATTGGCGGCTATGATGTTGAACTGTATGTGCAAGATGTAGACCAACCACATGTGACACAAGGTGAATACAGTTTGCTCCGCAACGACTGGATTCAAGTACCACGTCGTCAACGTGCTGATGTTGTGGATCAAAACACTCGTAGCAAGTATCAAGATTTAAAACAACGCATCCAAGATGCTATCAAGACTCAAGACCATGCGGTCATGGCTGATTTGATGGCCAAGATTCGACAACTACGCCAAAGCGGTCTTGATGAGCATGGCGAGTTTGGTCCTGAGAATCTTGCATTCAAGATGTTGCGCACACAAGGTTATATTCAAAAGTTAGTAGATGCCAGAAATGCTGCCAAGGACCAAGAACTCAGTATTGATGAACGTGCCAAGCCACATGTGACTTATGGCTTTACCACAGAGTCTGAAGATGGACTACAAGACACTATCAATCAGTTTGCACAGAGTTGTATAGAGTACCTGGGTATCAAGAAATCACCCCGTATTGAATTGCATACCAGCACAGACTGGAGTGAACAGACAGGATCGTTTGGTCAATATGAGCCCGAAAACAATGTGCTACACTTGGCCACAGCAGGCCGCCACACTCTAGACATCCTGCGAACCATGGCCCATGAGTTTACACATCGCAAGCAAGCAGAGAAACAAAAACTACCCGACAATGCCGGAGAGACAGGCAGTCCCTATGAAGATGAAGCCAATGCCATGGCAGGTCGCATCATGCGTCACTGGGCAGAGAAACATCCTGAGATGTTTGCCCATGTGCCATTGGAGGAAGCCTCAGGATACATTCCCACAAAGAAACAGGCCCGTGATCCACGCTTTATCATGGCCTTGACTCGAGACGTTCGACCAGGTGCTGTGGGCAAAGAAGCCAACAAACTAGGACTACAAACAGACGCTCAAGGTCGTCCTGCATTGTTGACCGCCAAACTAAACGAAAGTTTAGCAGAGGAACTGGCTCAATTCAAACAACAAGACCTGTTTGAAATCAATATGGGTTCAAAGAACCTGCGTCGAGAGGCTGCCAAGACCGGCGCCATAGCCGGTATGGAATTTGAAATGATTGTGCCCAATGTTGAAGGCGGCAGCGGTGATGCCGACCAGGAACCCGACTACGACTACGACCAACGTTGCCGTAGCATACAGGATGCATATGACTTTTTCTATGATGGTGACTGGAACAGTCGCCGCAGTTGCGATGAGATGCGTGACAGCATGCGGAACGACTATACAGAATGGTTGGATCAAAAGATCTCCGACGACTGGGACAGTGGGGGTGAGGAATACATATATCAATGGGTTAAAGAAAACGTAGACGAGTCAGAGTGGAATCCAGAGGAAAAATCTGACCTGGAACGCACAGAAGCCCTGGAAGAATATGCTGCCAATGTTCATGCTGATCCTGTGAGTGATCAATATCAAACAGCCTACGAAGAGTTCCGCGAAGAAAATCAAGAAAGTTATGACGAAAGCGACTGGTTGGATGGTGCAGATCTAAGTAACATGAGCGAAATTGAAAATGCCTACAGCATGAGTTGGCCGCACTGGAGCGACCCCCAAAGCGGTGGCGAAGCCAGCATTGAAGATGTGGCACAAGAGTTTGAAAATGCCATTGGTCGCGATGTCAGAGCCAGTGGCAACTATCACTCAGGCAGTACAATCCGTCCCAGCCCAACTCAAATACGATATGTGGTGGAACCAGATGGCAGCCTGGAACCAGATGATCCCAACGATCAAGGCCTGGAGTTTGTGAGTCCACCCTTGCCTATTGATGAAATACTCAGCGACTTGAACAAAGTCAAACGCTGGGCCAAGGAGTATGGTTGTTACACCAATGATTCAACTGGCCTGCACATCAATATCTCTGTGCCGGACTACAGTAGAGAAAACTTGGACTTTGTTAAACTGGCCCTGCTCATGGGTGACAAATATGTGCTGGATGCATTTGGTCGTAGTGGCAACACCTATGCCAAATCAGCACTGGACATTGTGAAACGGGCTGTGCGTGACAATCCTGACAATGCCGCCCAGTTGTTGGACAAGATGAAGGGCAACTTGGATCAGTTGGCCAGCAAGGCCATACACTCAGGCATCACCAGCAAGTATACATCAATCAACACCAAGGATGGACACATTGAATTCCGCTCACCCGGTGGCGACTGGTTGGACGAAAATTTTGACAAGATTGAAAACACTCTGTTGAGATTTACTGTGGCCATGAGTGCGGCACTAAATCCTGAAATGTATCGTCAAGAGTACCTGACCAAACTCTACAAAATGTTGACTGAAAACAACCGAGATGACGACACCATCAAGTACTTTAGTGACTATGTGGCCGGCAAGATTCCCAAAGCGGCCCTGCGTAGTTTTATCAAACAGGCACAGTTACAACGCAATATCAAACGTGGCAAGACTGACGGCCAAAAAATGTGGTGGAAAGTTTACAAATACGGCAAGAATGCTGGCCAATATAGTTACACAGTGGAAGTGGTTGCTACCTCAGAAGAAGAAGCCAAACAGAAGGCTGCAAAAGAATGGGGCGAACCACTCTTGGTCAACACTCTGGCTCAAATGGATGCTGAAGTTTTACGGCCCTACGATGAACAACCAGACAAACCTGGCGCACCACAGACCGGCACAGGAACCTATGAACTGTTCGATAGACGCACTGGTGAGGCCGTCCCCGACACTGAATTCTCTGCTCGCAATCAATCAGATGTAAACACAAGATTAGATGATTATATCAATTTTGGTCCCCACGGCATAGGCACAGTAGATGCTCGCTTGTTGTTTGGTGCTAGACCTGTGGATGGCAGCGGTAATACCGATCAAGACGCCGCGTCCAACCCTTTGCGGCCTACCGGACCTGGGCCTTGGGAAGTTTACAACAGACAAACTGGCAACAGTACGGTTAATCTTCTTCAGGGCGGACAACCCATAACTGATCGTGGCGCGGCACAACGTCAAGCCATGGCACTTATTTCCACTGGACGGCACGATCTCTACGGTGTGAGAACTAGAGGTACAGGCAGTGGGGCCAACGTAGGCACACAGACCGACATGGAGAACCGCCTGGGCTTGCCAAGTCAATCAACCAACGCCAACTATGCAGTTGTGGATCGGTTCAATACTAACCCTGTGTTTAGATTCCGTGCTGACGATCGCAGAGATGCCAACAGAATTTATGGAGAGTGGCTGGCAGCCGCTGGCCTGCCCACAACTACTGAAGACTACGGATTCCAAGAGATCAGACCTCAACCTTCTCAAATTCCACGTGACTGGCGCATAGTGGATCGTGAGACTGACGAGACACTCAACACCGTACGTGGTGCCAGTCAGGATCAGGCCCTGGCGGTACGAGACGACACAGCCCGCAGACATGGTGTTGATGCCCGTCAACTGAGTCTGCAGGTGATATTCAATCCAGTTGCGGCACAGCAGGAAATTCCCGAAGTTCCCATGGATGTGGCACAGAACTTCCCGGACCGTACCAATGGCCGCAACACGGATTACTCATTCAGAGACTTGTTTGGCACCACAGATCAGGCCAGTTCGGCACCGCCTGGCAATAGTTTTAGTGGACAGTGGCGAGTCATGATTGATGGCGAAGAAGTATGGCGCTTCCGTGGTGTAGGCAACAATCAAGCAGATGCCAATCGCATTGCACAAACTTGGTTGCAGGATCAACGTCGTCAAGGATCGTTATCCCCTGCACCAGGTGCAGATATTGAAGTGTTGCCGGTGATGATATGAGAGCAAGTGAATTTTTAATAGAACTCAGAGACAGGATGTATCAATACATCCGAAGCATTGTTCCCACATGGCCAGAATATGTTGTGCAAGACTGGTTGTACAAAGGTCGCGGTAAAAATAAAAATTACACCACTGATAGTAGAGCAGTCAAAGATGAAATTATCGAAATGATCGCAGATGCAGGACTAAGTCCTAATGTCAACCCTTGGCAACTTGTACCCAACATGAAGTTTACCATGGACATGTTTGAGCCGAAGAGCAAACGAAAGTTAATTGGTCGTGCAGGCGGCACCAGTGACATGGGTATGGGCATACCCAAAGATGCTGAAAGACATGCCACACAAGCGGCATTGATACAACAGGGCGGTGTGAGTCGAGAACCTGCAATATTAATTAAATTTGGCAACGGTTATGAACTGTTGGAAGGTTGGCATAGAACCATACAACACTTTGCCCGGTATCCTGATGGCTACGTTGGTCCTGCCTATGTGGCCGTGGCACAAAGCAGGCCAGGCATAACAGAATCCATGGCGGCCGACCAAGTGCTTGATTATGTCAAACGTGCTCATGCTCCAGAAGCATTTGACATTGAATACAGCATAACTGATCATCCTGAGTGGGAATTAAAGAGTATTCCCTTGTCACAACTGAACTTGGATCCTGATGGCGAAGAACCGGATCCTTACAATCGTGTGAACTGGGTGGACAATGACAAAGTTCAAGAATTGATACCACGGATTGGATCAGTGTTAAAAAGTATGCCCATTGTGGTTGATTCACAGGGTTGGATCATTGATGGCAACCATCGTGCTGTAGCCGCGGTAGAAGCAGGCATGACCAGTGTGCCTGCCTATGTTCCTGTCAAACCGGTTGTTGCGGAAGGCGAAAGCAATGATACTGCTATAAGTTTATCCAAGTTAGGTAAATTTCATCCTGGTGCAGATACACTTGCAGAGTTTGTGCCAGAAAGAACAACAGCACAATATGCCTTGCACCCGGACAAATGGGAATCAACCTTTTACAGTTTGACCAACAAAGATTCTGACAAATTAAAATACTATGGTCCAAAAAAGATTTCAATTCCACCAGGAACTTTGGTGGGCGACATGGCCATTGCCAACAAGTTTTACAGAGCCAAGACATCCGAAGAAAAACAACAGTATGCCGAATTATACAAAGCATCACTACAGCCATATCCAGTAGATGTCAGTGAGTATCGTATGCCTGAATTGTTGATTCCCAAGCAAGGTGTAGCAGAAAACTTTGCTGATGGCAAGAATCCTGGCCGCAAAGGACTTGCCAAGCGTTCAGGTGTGAACACCAAGGCATCAGTAAGCAGTCTGAGAAAAACTGCTAAAAATAGTTCAGGTGAAAAGCAACGCATGGCACACTGGTTGGCCAATATGAAGGCTGGTAGAGCAAAGGCAAAGAAAAAATGAGGGTCACAGATATTATCTTAGAAGCATTTGACCAACCCTATGCATTTCACTGGGACAACAATCAGGACGAGCCCGGTGCTGAACAGGATCCTAGATATGATGCCTTAGCACGACTGCCAGATGGCACCAATCTCACAATCAATTTCTATACTGATTCTGATGTGGCCGACAATGAAGATTGGGTAGTTGAATTTTGGCGCGACAATCGCCTGGACATTTCCGGAGCCGGTGATGCTCAGCGAGTGTTTGCCACAGTGTTGACCGCTATTGGTCAATTCATAGAAATGGAACAGCCTGAAACCCTGCGTTTCACAGCCGACAAAGATGTTGAGCCTGGACAGAAACCCATGAGCCGAAGCAATCTCTATGATCGCCTGGTGCAACGCTATGCTCAGGCCTGGGGTTATAGATTGGATCGCAGTGACATGGCCAACACCACAGTTTATCTACTGCACAGAATAAGGTAAAAGCCGACAGGGCTAAGTAAACATATGAGAGCCGATGAATTCATGAACGAAAACCTACGCAAGTGGTTTAAAGACAAATGGGTACGATTTGGTCCTGATGGTAAAATCCGCGGCGATTGTGCCAGAGGATCAGATTCTGAAGGCAAACCCAAGTGCTTGCCTGCCTCCAAGGCACACTCACTGGGCAAGAAAGGTCGTGCAAGTGCCGCTAGCCGCAAACGCAAACAAGATCCCAATCCTGAACGCTCAGGCCCAGCCATCAATGTGTCTACAAAGAGGAAAAAATCATGATACTCGGTGATTTCTTCTCAGAAGCAGCCAACCCTGCACAGCAGGCCGCTATTGCCATTGCCATGCGAAAGGCCGGCAAAAAGCCCAAGACAGAATCAGTGACCAACCCTGCTGACACACTCTACTTCTTTGATGTGGCTCGAGGTGGCCGCAGTTTCAACCATCTTGATTTAAAGATTATGGGGCTAAGACAAACCAAAAGTGGCAAGTGGTATTATCAACCCGGTAGAGACAGCACAGACTTGTTGACAAATGCTTCACTAAAACATTTGGAAAAAACACTTAACGTTCCGGCCCGTGCCTGGCAACGGCCTGTGACGGAAAGCCCACGAATTGCTAGGAAACCAGGGCAACCTGCTGATTCAAAGAAACATAGTGATTTATACACAGATGAGAATCCTCGAGGCACCATAACTGGCTTGAAGTTTGCCACAGTTGAAGACGCACGTGCCAGTGTTGCAAAGATACGCAACAGTGGTCGGAGCCATGCACACAAGATACAGGCCGCAGTGGCCATGGAACAACGTGCCCGGGCAGCCGGCAAGGCATCAGCAGCCGCGGTGTATCGTGCCTACATCAATGCCAACAAGAAAACTGACGAGGGCGTGGATTTAGAAGAAGCCTGCTGGAAAGGCTATCACAAAGAAGGCATGAAAACCATGTTTGGCAAAAGGTATCCCAACTGTGTAAAGAACAAAAAGAAAAATGAAGATGTAGCAGAAGGGTCAGAACAAAAACCAGTGATTGTGTATACCAATCATAGAGGTGCCACAATAGATGATAACATCAAGAAAAGTTTGCCGTCTACCTTGGTACCGTTCAATAAATTGCGCATGTGGGAAAAGCATAAATCAATGAAAGATCCTAAAATTGCTGATTGGGTAACTAACAAACTTTTACCAGAATTAAAACAAAATGGTGTGTTAAAACCTTTGCTGGTGTGGAACGATAATGGACAACTTTTTGTAATAGATGGCAATCACCGGTTCCTGGCCTATCAAGTAGCAGGCTACCAAGGCCGCGTTCCCGTACAAATAGTTCCTGAAAATATGATAACCGTTTCTGATACATTACCAGGTCAGCAAGACGTAGCAAAAGATACCATACAAGAATTTGTTAACGAAACACTAGGCCAAAAGAATTCAGACGAAATCCGCAGAATACAACAGATGCTGAACAAAAAATTCAATGCCAATTTAGATGTGGATGGTGTATTGGGTCCACTGACCAAGCAATCAATAGTCAAGTTCTTGCCCAGTGCCGACACTGCACCTGCTCCTGATCCCCGACGCACAACTGCGGTGCAGGGCCTTAAGGATAAATCTGTGCAGGAACAACACTGTCCCAACTGTGGCGGCCCCATGTTCAGTGAGTTGATGATAAATGAAAAACAAGATGCTTGTTATTACAAAGTAAAAAGCAGATACAAAGTATGGCCGTCGGCCTATGCGTCCGGAGCCTTGGTTCAGTGTCGTAAAAAAGGTGCTGCCAACTGGGGCAACAAGAGCGAATAATGAGCCGCGAGCATGTCATGATCAAGTGTGATGTCTACTGTGACTGGAAGGATCGGCCGCCTGTGTATAGATTATTTGTGGGCAACGAACTGTTTGTGGAACGCACGTACATCTGGCAGGAACAGTATTTGGAAGAGTTGATTCCTGTGTATGCTGAGCCAGGCAAGTACGACATACGCTATGAACTGGTTGAACCCAGTCAAGCCCGATTAACAGTTAAAAACCTGCGTGTGGATTCAGGCCCACCCAGTGCAAGAATAAAAAATACTATGTTAAGGATATATCCCCATGAGAGCACGTGAAATCCTGGAAAATTCGTCTGCTGCCACCTCAAGTGCAGGTAGTATAGCCACTATCGCACAGCCCTTGGGCATGGTCGCAAGATCAGGCGGATCAATGTTAAGTGGTAAATATACTAGGGACCTGACGCCTAACACGCCCCAGGAATACAAAAGGAACAAAAATGCTCGCGGACAGTTTAAAAATTCTATTAGCAACTAATTTTGCTTACTACTTGAAAGCCCATGGCTTCCACTGGAATGTAGAAGGGCCAGACTTCAGCGAACTCCACGGGTTCTTTCAAGAGATATATGAAGATGCTTACTCAGCCATTGATCCCACAGCAGAATACATCCGCTACCTAGGTGAATATTCGCCTGCAAGTTTTGAGCGGTTTAGCGAACTCACTGAGATCTCAGGGCAGACAAAGATTCCCCGTGCTCGACTCATGTTAGAAGAACTCAAGGCCAACAATGATCAGATGTTGGATTTGTTGAATCGTTGCTTTGCAGAAGCCAATGACGCCAACGAACAAGGTATTGCTAACTTCATTGCAGAACGACTCAGTGCTCATGGCAAATATCGTTGGCAACTGACCAGTTACTTGAAAGTCGAACGAGCATGAGCGACGATATCTACAGCATCCTCCAACGCTTGGACTTGATTGAGGGAAAGACAACTCCCGCCACAGTCAAGAAAGGCTTGAACGCACAACAGAAATCAGTGCCACAGATGCCGGCCCTGTTCAAAATGCCCAAGCAAGGACCTGTACTAGGCGGCGATGCCAATCGGAAAGCAAGCCCGGCTGGCTACATGTTTGGTGATGATGTAGAAGTGGGGCAAATGCCCCTGGCAGAAACCATGTCCGAGATTGAAGAAGACATGATTTCGAAGGTCAAGAAAGACCTAACACACTATTTGGATCAGTTGGCCGACAAAGTCAAAGTAGATCAAGATCTCAAAGACAAAGCAGTTCGAGACATTGAAGACAATGATCCCACAGATCCTGACAGTCAAGAAGAAGATGTTGAAGTAGATGAGATGCGTCCAGGACAAGGCCAAGTTAGTACCATTCCTGAGCCTGCAAGTTCACCTGTCAAGACTATTCCGCTAGAAGATGGTTCAGTACTAGAGATACACGGCGATCAACGCAGAGGGTTTACCATTCACAATGGCACTCGAAGCATGCCATCCAGTTTCAAAGAATTAGATGAAGCCGAGATGGCAGTGAATCTATACCGTGCCAGACGTCCGGCTGTGCAGCCAGACTCTAGTGCAGACTACGTGGAAGAAGCCAAATGATACTGAACGAATTTTTTAACTTACCCCAAGTGTTTGAAAAAGACATGACTGAAGGCGTGATGAGTGAAATTGACGCGGAACTGCGCAACATTGTGGCCCGCGAAGACTTTGACGCATTGTATGAGTTGTTTAGTGCCAACACTCCTGCTGGCCGATATGTGCAAGACATGTATGACGATGTTGTGATTGACGCAGGTCTCCATCCAGACGATGACTTTGAACGCATTGAACAAATTGTGTTTGATCGGTTGGCAGATGACTTTGGCGAGCAAGACGTGACTGAAAAAAGAGGCGACCTAAGACCCAAACTAGGCAGCGCACGTGACCGGGGCAAGAGCGTTCGTCAGTGGCGTCACAATCGTGGCCTAGACGAGCAAGGTGTAGAGGAAGGTCCAACGGACGACCCACGTTTTCAAAAGATGATGGGCAACATACAAAAATCAACTCCTAAATATGTTCCAGTAACTGGATATGTAGCAGTGAGTTTTGCAAGTGAGCAAGGGTCAAAAAAAATCAAAGGTGTTAGCCGCAATGGCAAACCAATACCAACCAACATCGGCGACCCTGACCAATTTCTCAGTGGTAAAATAGAATTTACTCCCGATCAAGTTGAACAACAACTAATGTCTATTGGTAAAAAATATGGATGGGATTCAATTGACTCTGGGCAAAGCCAGGGCTTTACTGAAATGTTCTTTGACACTGCAAAGGAATACACATCAAATAATTACCCCTATCTTGCAACAAACATTGTTAAGACTGTGAAGGAAATCAATAAATTTTTTGTAGATATAAACAAGAGTTTACAGACCACAGGATTACCTGGATATGTTTCAGACGTGTGGCAAGGCATGGGGCCACCTGAAAATACAAATCAAATTGAGGATTTAGATCAAATCATTAGCATTGCCAAAAAGACGGCGCCCAAGGCAGACCCTGGACCGGAGATAGGCAAAGTAATTTTAGCCAACTACAAGAGGTTTGGCGGCGAAGATGGTTACAGCAGGTCTGAACTAGATCAGGCAGCAAAAATAGCAAAGATTTATATCACACAAGGTGAACGTGCCGGATTCCAGGCTCAGCATAATTCTGATGTAAGTGACATGATTGATGAATTACTAAGTGATGCAGGCAGCGATGTAAGAACTATTTACACAGATGATCCTTTGAATCCGATGCAGATTGAAGACCAGGGCGTGGAAGAAGGCATGTTTGGTTCTCGACCAAGCCCAGTGCTTCCTGTCGTTGACAAAATTAACAAAGTGGCTAGAGAACTTACTCCACAGAATGTTGAAGTTGGCAAGCAAATTATTCAAGCCAATGCTAGAGACATCACACGCATGTTGAGTCCGCAGAGCAAGGCCGGTGTTGATGTGATTGAGCAAGGTGTGGACGAAGGCGAAGACAATATTCCACAACAAAGAACAGATAAAATTCGCGAACGCTTTGGCCGTTCTTTTGCCCGTAAATACGCGAAAGATTTAGCAGAAAAAGTATTTGCCGAACATCCTAAACTTACCTCTTACAATTTAGTGCAACGATATGCTTTTGCCATTGCTATTCAAGAGTTAGGAAGTCGTCAACGATTAAACTGGCTCATGTACGATACAGATTTTGCATCCGATATTCTTGATGCTTATGTCAAGTTAAGAGGATTGCCTCCAATTAAGCAAGGCATGGCGGAAGACGGGCCAGTGACCATTGGCTCTCGACTGCCAAAAAGCGACATAGAAACTTTTGGGTTGGAACCTGGCAGAGGATATAAAATTAACAAAGTTAAAGATTGGAAGCCTGGAGATAGACCTCGTGCAGTCCAACAACTTATTCCTACCCAAGACAAAAAAGATCACATTCGTAGTCGTTTAGGCAAGCATGTGGATCCTGTATTGCCGGAAGCCAAGGACGACTACGTGCCACCTAAAGAAGCCGACTATGGTAAAAAATATCAGGACATGGTTAAGCGTGTGGGTGAAAAAGCCCGAGCACAAGAAAAAGCCAAGCAACAACAGCAACCAAAAGCACCTGTGCGCGAAAGCCGTCTAGCGTTGTTGAAACAAATCATCCAATCATAAGAACACCCTTAGGACCGCACTAGTTGCGAGGGTAGGCGGCTGCTGCCTTGGTCATCCAATTCGCTACTGGAACCCATAAGTGAGCATTTTTCTTTACCAAACCCATTGCTTTCGTTAACACATCAATGTATAATACATGATCAAGGAGAACTTATGAGCGATTATAACCGCACTTTCAATGGCGAAGCCAAAGCCAAACTCACACAACTGATCAACGAAGGCATGCAGGTGCTACACGAAGTTGATACCCTAAACGAAGGCCTCAATGACACCATCAAGGCCATTGCTGAAGAATTAGAAATCAAACCTGCTACCTTAAAGAAAGCAATCAAGATTGCACACAAGGCCAAATTGGGCGAGACCAATCGAGATCACGACGAACTCAACACCATCTTGGAAACTGTTGGTAAAACACTTTGAGTCAAACATTTCGAGAATGGCGCAGTTCAGTTGCGGACTATGTTCGAGCCGACTACCGCGAATATCCCCTGCGTTTCTGCCTGGAGATGTTGGGTTGGGTCATAAGCATCGGCTGTAGTCTAACCTATGCTATCACAGTGCCCAACTTGCCATTCATACCCTTGTATGCGGCATTCATCACAGGATGTCTGATCATGGCCTGGTGTGCTTACACGCGAGGCAGTTTTGGTATCCTAGGCAACTACTTGATACTAAGTATTATTGACAGCGCAGGGCTGATTAAATTGCTGATACAAAGCAATTGAGAATCGTTCACTTGACGAACATGAATCATGGCCAACCAGCCACAAATGGAGACAGATGAGTTACATTGACGCACTATTTGATCGTGAGCACGATCGTATTCACATTGTAGAACGTCGCAATGGCGAACGAGTGTATCGGGAATACCCAGCAAATTATATTTTCTATTATGATGACTCCCGAGGTAAATTTCAAAGTATCTATGGCACACCCGTATCAAGATTTAGTACAAGAAACAACAAAGAGTTTCGCAAGGAGGTCCGCGTTCACAGCCATAAACCGCTGTATGAAAGCGACATCAATCCCATCTTCAGATGCCTTGAAGAAAACTACAAAGACCAAGATGCGCCTGAACTTCACACAGCGTTTTTTGACATTGAGGTGGCTTTTGATAAAGACCGCGGCTTCTCACCTGTATCAGACCCTTTTAATCCCATTACTGCAATTTCAGTCTATCTCGACTGGTTAGATCAGTTAGTAACACTTGCGGTGCCGCCCCGGAGCATGACCTGGGCCACAGCACAGGATCTTGTGGCCGACTTTGAGAACACCATCTTGTTTGAACAAGAGTCAGAAATGATCAAGACATTCCTGGACTTGATTGAAGATGCGGACATCCTAACGGGTTGGAACTCAGAAGGCTATGACATTCCCTACACCATCAACAGAGCCACACGAGTGTTATCAAAAGATGACACACGTCGTTTTTGTTTATGGAACCAATTGCCCAAGAAGCGTATGTTTGAACGCTTTGGTGCTGAAAATGAAACATACGACTTGATTGGTCGGGTGCATATGGACTATATGCAACTGTATCGCAAGTACACCTATGAAGAACGCCACTCATACAGTTTAGATGCCATCTCTGAATACGAACTGGGCGAACGCAAGACACAGTTTGAAGGCACACTGGATAGTTTATACAACCAACATTTCCGGACGTTTATTGAGTATAATCGTCAAGATACTATGCTTATCGCCAAGATGGACAAGAAGTTACGCTTCTTGGAATTGGCCAATGAATTGGCTCACGCCAATACCGTGCTACTGCAAACCACAATGGGAGCGGTGGCTGTAACTGAACAGGCAATTATCAATGAAGCACATGAACGTGGAATGGTTGTGCCCAACCGCAAACAAAGACTCACAGACGAAGACACACAGGCGGCAGGTGCCTATGTTGCTTATCCCAAGAAAGGTGTCCACGAATGGATTGGATCAGTTGACATCAACAGTCTCTATCCCTCGGCTATTCGTGCGCTCAACATGGGGCCAGAAACCATTGTAGGACAACTGCGTCCTGTGATGACTGATCGACTGATCAAGGACAACATGGCCAAAGGACAAAGTTTTGCGGCCGCATGGGAAGGCGTGTTTGCTAGTTTAGAATATACCTCAGTATTGAATCAAGAGCGTGGTACAGAGATTACTATAGATTGGCAGTCAGGTGAGGAGACTGTGCATTCAGGTGCTGAAATATGGCATATGATGTTTGACTCTAATCAACCTTGGATACTCAGTGCCAATGGAACTATCTTCACTTACGATAAGGAAGGTATCATTCCTGGACTACTAAAACGTTGGTACAGTGAGCGCAAAGACTTACAAGCCAAGAAGAAAGACGCAAAAGATGCCAAAGAAATTGCTTTCTGGGACAAACGACAACTGGTTAAAAAGATTAACCTCAACAGTTTATACGGGGCTATTCTTAACCCGGGTTGTAGGTTCTTTGACAAACGTATTGGACAGTCAACAACACTTACTGGTCGTTCAATTGCCCGGCACATGGACGCTCATCTTAATGAGTGTATCACAGGCGAATACGACCATGTGGGCCAAGCAGTTATATATGGTGACACAGACTCGTGTTATTTCTCCGCGTGGCCGGTACTCAAGAAAGAAGTTGAAGAAGGTAGGATGGCATGGTCGAAAGAAACTTGTATTCAACTGTACGACAGCCTTGCTGAACAGGTCAACTCGAGTTTCCCTGGCTTTATGGAACAGGCGTTTCATTGTCCCCGTGACATGGGTGAATTGATCAAGTGTGGTCGTGAAACTGTAGCAGATCGTGGTTTGTTTATTACCAAGAAGCGTTATGCTGTAAATGCCATTGACATTGAAGGCAAGCGATTAGATGTAAATGGGTCAATTGGTAAAACCAAGGCCACAGGACTTGACTTAAAACGCAGTGACACCCCCAAAGTAATTCAAGAGTTCTTGTTAGAAATTCTAAATAAACTACTGTCTGGTGCAGGTAAGGATGACATTGTGGAACGTATCCGTGAATTCAAATACGAGTTCATGGAGCGTCCAGGTTGGGAGAAAGGTTCACCCAAACGTGTGAACAATTTGACCAAGTATGCGGCAGAAGAAGCCAGGCTTGGCAAAGCCAACATGCCAGGGCATGTGCGAGCCGCAATGAACTGGAACCAAATGCGTAGAATGAACGGGGACAACTATAGTATGCAAATTGTAGATGGTATGAAAACTATTGTGTGTAAACTCAAGTCAAATGCACTTGGATGGACGTCAATCGGTTATCCTACGGATGAACAACGTTTGCCCACTTGGTTTACCGAATTGCCATTTGATGATGGACTTATGGAAGCAACGGTTGTGGATCAAAAGGTCGACAATTTGCTTGGTGTATTGGACTGGGAATTAGCATCAGCAACCAACACAGAAAACACATTTACTAATTTGTTTGAATTTGAATGAAACTCAGCGACATAGTCAGTTATAAGAATTTATTAGATACCCTTAGCAGTAGACCTACGGCTCAAGAATTGCTGGATGAAATTTCGAGCATAATAAATGTTGCCGAAGTTAGTAGTATACAGATTCCTAATGCTGTGGATCAGATGAACCGAGCACGTGAACAAGTATCTCAAGCAGTTGAGCAGTTTGAAAAACAGTTTACTCAACTAAAGTTGTCTGTTCAAAATCTAATAGAACAACAGGAACCAGAGTATTTTCAAAACAGTTTAGACCTCTACAACACCGGTTATCGCAATGATTCGGCTGATCATATTCGAGATCGGCGTATAGGCGTAGATCCTGTGACTGCCGTGATAATTCAACAGCGACTCAAAATATATACCAGTTGGCAACATCCAGGTATGGTTATACGTCCGGCCCATGCCAAGTACGTAGAAGATCTTGTGGCTTGCGATCCCATGTACTTTGTAGATACCAGTGACCAATTGTTAGAACTCACCGAGTCGTGGTTTACTCCTGAATATCAACGCAGGCTACGACATTATGTGATTGAAGAATACAATAATCAACCCACGTTTATCAATTTGCCTGCTGGGCAGTTTGGGTTGATCTATGCATTTCATTTTTTCAATTATCGACCTTGGCCGGTGCTACAACAGTATCTCAGGGAATGCTTTGAACTGCTGAGGCCAGGTGGTGTATTAGCGTTCACCTATAACAACTGTGATCTTGCCAGACGAGTAGGTGCAGTTGAACATTGTTTTGGTTGTTATACACCTGGACGACTGGTTCGAGCATATGCACAAGCCCTAGGATATGAAACAGTGTTCGATCTAGACGATGATTCAAATAACAGTTGGATGGAACTTCGGCGCCCCGGTAATTGGTCTAGCATACGCGGAGGGCAAACCCTAGCAGCCATACACCAAAGATCTACTGCATCAAACATTACCAATGTCATTGACAACCCGCCAGACTCTGTGTACAATGAATTGAATATATTGTTGAACATTGCCCAACGATTAGGTATTGACCTAAAACAATGCGTCACCAAAGGACAATACTCAGCAAAAAAACTAAGACGCTCTATTGAACAGAGCATACATCCTCAACCACTAACTGAGCAGATGATAACGGAATTATTTAACCAAAGGAAGCAATCATGAGAGACCATTTATTAGACCTAGTACAACACACACACGATCTTGGCTGTATCGATTTGATCAAGATCAACGGCGACGACGCTACAACTGCTATTAACGGACTAGCCGAAGACAAGAGTGTGGTAGTTGAAGCCCGATTCCATAACCCAGTGGCAGACTTTGCAGGTACATTTGGCATGCCTAATTTGACCAAACTCAAAATCTTGTTGAACTTGCAAGAGTACAAAGAGAATGCCAAGATTGCGTTGAGCAAGAAGTCCACAGGTGCTCCTGATGGCCTGAACTTTGAAAATGCTGACGGTGACTTTAAAAATAGTTACAGATTTATGGCCGCAGAGATTGTGAGTGAGAAACTCAAGACACTCAAGTTTAAGGCACCTACATGGCATATTGAGTTCGAACCCACTGTGGCGGCTATTCAACGATTACGTATGCAGGCACAGGCCAATGCCGAAGAGACCACATTCACTGCCAAAACAGAAAATGGAGATCTAAAGTTTTTCTTTGGAGACCATTCTACACACGCAGGCAATTTTGTGTTCCAGCCAGGAGTTGCAGGACAACTCAAACGTGCTTGGGCATGGCCGGTGGCACAGGTATTGAGCATCATGGGGCTGGTTGGGGACAAGACCATGCGTATCAGTGATGACGGTGCCATGCAGATCACAGTGGATTCTGGCTTGGCTGTTTACAACTATATTCTTCCAGCACAAAGCAAGTGAACCTAGCATTATCAAATCGAGGTTTTGGTGAGTGTTCAGGAATGATAAGTCCTGACAATACTAAATTCATTGTTAATATACCAAAAAATGCCAGTAGTTATGTGCTAGATTGGACCACTAGATTCAAGTGGAAGACTGCTGTGGTAACCAATGACACCTGGCTTGATTTGAAAGAGATAGTTGTGATCCTGAGAGACCCGTTGACAAGATGGGTTAGTGGTATGAGTCAATATCTCAAAACTTATGTGTTGTGTCCGGTAGGACCCAATGGTCCTGTGTTTCCGGGCATGCTCGAAGGGGCAGAAGATTATAGTATGACTGCTGATGATTTTATTAGTTGTTACAATCAAACTACTGAACGATTGATATTTGACAATGTGTTTAGATTTGATGATCATGTGTGGCCTCAACATGATTTTTATGAACATATAAAGCCTGGTCTTACAAGACGTTATTTTATGCTTGACAAAGATTTTGATGCTAATTTTGCATCCGGGTTAGGACTTGACTTAATAATAAATCTTGATCGCAACGATGGTAATGACAATCCAGACACAAAAAAACTTCATGAATTTTTGCAACATCGTCTAAATACCAGACCCGAACTGTGTGAGCGAGTACAAAAAGCCTATGCTCGCGATTATGAAATAATAAAACAGGTATTCAACCAATGAGTGAACAAGACAATTTAACTGCCAAACAACTAGACTATGCTGTGTTCTTACCAGCCATCTCTGGCTTCTATGCTACTTTTGTAGGCAAGCAACGTGATCCTGTGAATGGTCCTTATGTGGATCCTTCTAGATTGCCAGCAGGCATGCAGGACATGGAAATGATGAACTGGCTTAATTCGCAGAAGGGCCTGTTCCCTTACAAGTGGAGTCTATACTCAGGTGGTCATGCCAACTTAGATTTGACCAAACAAGACTGGTCAGAGGACATGGTTCGCAATCGAGACCCCAATACCATCATGCTAGGCGACTCAGGTGGTTTCCAGATTGCCAAGGGCCTGTGGGAAGGTGACTGGAAGGCCAATTCGGGTTGTGCCAAAGCACAAAAGAAACGTTCACAAGTGTTGACTTGGTTAGACTCAATCAGCACATATGGCATGGGGCTCGATATTCCTACCTGGGTTATTCATGACAAGAAAGCGTCAGATGCTTGCCAAATTAAAACCTTGGACCAAGCAGTTGCGGCCACCAAGTACAACAACGAATACTTTATCAAGCACCGTAAAGGCAAAGATAACGGTGGTGCCAAGTTCTTGAATGTGTTGCAAGGTGACAATCATCCCAACGCAGATGCATGGTATGAACTTATGAAAGGCTACTGCGATCCTGCCAAGTATCCAGGTCGTCACTTTGATGGCTGGGGCATGGGTGGTCAAAACATGTGTGACGTTGATTTAGTTTTGCGCAGACTGGTAGCACTACGTCATGACGGTTTGCTACAAGAAGGTTTACACGATTGGATGCACTTCTTGGGCACATCAAAGTTGGAATGGGCTGTGCTACTCACTGTGATCCAAAGAGCAGTTAGAAAATACGTTAATCCGTCTTTTACTATTTCCTTTGATTGTGCCAGTCCATTCCTTGCCACTGCCAATGGACAGGTATATCATCACATTGACTTGCCACACAACGACAAGTGGTGCTATCGTATGAGTCCTATTGTGGATGACAAGAAGTATGCCGCAGATACTCGTCCATATGGACAGGCAGTGGTAGCAGATGGATTGATTGGTCACTTTGATGAGTCACCAATTAGCCAACACCTACAGATGAAAGACATCTGTATTTACAAACCAGGTGACCTAAACAAGATTGGCAAAGAAGGCAAGACAAGTTGGGATAGTTTTAGTTATGCTTTGCTTATGGGTCACAATGTTTGGACACATTTAGAATCAGTTCAACGTGCCAATCGCACATACGATTCAGGTTCGTGGCCGGCTATGATGTGGAACCAAGGTACCAAAGGTCGTACTGGAGACCATGCACACTTCAAGGACATTGTGGATGCCATATTTGCCACACCAGATCGTGAGGAATCCGAAGCCATTATCAAACATTACTCAAGATATTGGATGGACATTGTGGGCACTAGAGGATTCAAAGGTGACAAGACCATCAGTGCAAGACCGCAATTTAATACGTTTTTCGAAGAAGTTGAGGTTGCAGAAACCGACGATGATAGTGTAGAATTAGACACATCAGCATTGGATCAACTGGAACAGGACCAAAAGAAATGAATCGAAACGGACACAAAGACGTAAACTTTTTTGTAGGAACAGAAGTAGAACGCACCCCTGCATTTGGCCGACACACTTTGTTTGTTGTGGGATGGCAACCTGTACTCGAAATTGTTCGACTACTAGCCGAACACAATTCACACACAGACAACACCAAACATATCAAACACATCTTCTTTGGTGCCAATCACAGTTTTCATCCTAGCAACAGACTGGAATGGCAACGATGGGAAAGCATGATTGAACCATTTCTACGTGACGGTCACTTGTGTAGTCTGGACATTCCAATTACTCACGTGGACGAGTTTCATGATGGCCCACTTTGCGACTACAGAAACTTTGTTCCGCAGATTCGGGTAAGTCTACCCTATACAAAACTGTGGAATTATAATACAATGTTAAAAATAGATGACAAGGACTTTGATGCTACCAATCCTGGAGTTTGGTGTCACAGTCTCCACAGTCTAATGAGTCGAAGAACATTTACATCGTGGGATGACTATCGTGAGGATTCAGTAATCTAATGGCAACATATCCAGCAATCATGGGTGCCAAAGTTAGCACTAAACAACATAAACATAGAATAAACACAATTTTTGGCTATGATGCTACCTTAGGTAAATCAACAAGAAAATATCAAACAAAAGGACCCAATATGTTTAAACGAATGATCAAAGATTTGGTCACTTGGAGCATGAGCGATCATCATCAAGAAGACATCCAGATATCAGAACGTCCAGATGAAATTAGAATCAGTGCCACGGGTATTAGATTTGAAGTGTATCGTGCCAATGGTGGTACTGTGGTTGAAACTCGTCGTAATGACCGACGCACCGGTGACAGCCTTTTTGAACTGCATGTGATCTCCAGTGATCAAGACATTGGCGAAGAACTTGGCAAAATTATTACCATGGAGTCATTAAAAGCATGAACCAACGAGAGCAAGCACTAACAGAACAGCGTGAGCGAATCATGAGTCACGCAGAACGTAAAATCTGGGTTACATTCCGCAAGGAAGGCATACATTGCTATCCAGCGGCGGCTACTGATTCTGCACTGGCTACAGGTGATGAATATGATGTGAGTTTCCTTGGTACCCCACATCGTCATATATTCCACTTTAGAGTATGGATTGATGTGCTACACAACGACCGCGACATTGAGTTTATTCAATTCAAACGTTGGTTAGAAAATTTGTACAAAGACGGCATCTTACAACTTGACTATAAAAGTTGTGAAATGATGGCTGATGACTTGTACGCAGAAATTGCTGGTCGATATCCTGACCGTGCAGTGTGGATTGAGGTGGCCGAAGATGGTGAGAATGGCGCCTTGATCAAGTATGAACTTTCTCGCCCTAATCTTTCAATCAAGATCTAACGTGCAAGCCACCATTATTGCTTACCCTCCTTCGGGAGGTGGCAATCATCTCAAAAATCTCTTGTGTCTAAGTGATGCATTTGCCAACAGCAGTGATCTCAATCTTGAGCCATATGATACTGGCAATAGAGAAGTTCACAGCACATCCGGTCGTAACATGAATCAATATCGCATGGCTGATGCATTGTCTAGTTCGGGAGATTTTATTCTACACGGACACTTTGGTGAACTGTCTCCATTTAGAGAAACAATCAACAATATACAAAACAAAAGATTTGTGATTGTAAACATCGATACTCCGCAGGATCGTCGAGTGTTACAACATCGTCAGAAACGATTGGGCCAACAAAGTCATGACTATTATCTACATGAAGAACAATATTTTTTGTATCAACCACAAATGTACAGCACTTATTTCACCGGTCAAGAGTGTGATATATTCTCGTTTCCATTGACAGATCTATGGCATAGTGTTATAAATTACAATGGCACATGGGATCGTCTAAATAGTTTTCTCGGTATCAACATTGATCTAGCACCAGCACAACGCCTGCATGATCAATGGCGTGCCAACAATCAAATGTCTAGTTATTATTTTTAAAGGAAGTAAAATGGCCAAGCCACAAATCAAACTCAATGCTCGAACTCAACAAGTATGGGAGGATCTGGATCGCTATCGCGAGTTTGTACAAGACTACGGATATCGCTTCAACGAAGCGGACTTGTATAACTTCCGCAGTTATGCGTTCCAGCAGTTTAATAAACATGTCCAGGGCAAGACTGCCAAGAACATGTGGGACGAAGACACACGTCGCTTTGCATCGAGGTTCTGATGAGAAAACTATACTACATGGGTCTTGAAAGTTATCAAGGCCGCTACACACTACAACTGACAGAGTGGAACCGAAGAGTTTTTGACCGTAGAGGTCTGGACGTGGTTTATGTTCCAGGTGTCACTATTGACAACACACAGGCTATCAGTGTAGGGCAAGTGTTGGATGCACATGGTCGCAGTTACTTTGGCATGAGCCAGATGATGAACCTGGTTCAGTTGATGAAGAACGGAGAAGTTACCAATGAAGATGTTATCTACTTTGAAGACATGTTTCAACCTGGAATCGAGAGCCTGCCCTATATTCTTGATCAAGTTACTGCTGATCAACGTCCCCGTGTATATGTTAGGTGTCTTGCTCAGTCCATTGATCCTGATGATTTCGTACATGTATGGGGTATGGCAAAATGGATGGGGCTCTACGAACAAATGGTTAATGAGTTTGCGACAGGAGTTCTCGCCACGAACGAAGAGATGGTTGCTCATATGCGCATTGCTGGATGGCATGCTCCTATATACAATATTAGTGGCCTAGCATTTGGCAAGGCAGAAGTTCTGGAACGCATTGACGGTGCCAACAACATTCGACTATTCCACGAGCGTCAACTGCGTGTGGGCTTTGCCGCAAGATTTGATCAAGAGAAACAGCCCGGCTTCTTCATGGACCTGGCTGAACAGTATCAGGCAACCGACCCTAGTGTGAAGTTTGCTATCTTTCAAGGTGGTCCACTGAGATCAAACAATCCAGACTATGTGTATCGTGCTCGAGCATTGGCAGCCGCCGGCTTGTTAGAAATACATGAGAATTTGAACAAAAATGAATACTACGCTTTGCTTAATGATACTCGTTGTCTCTTTAATTGTGCCCTTCAAGATTGGGTCAGCAACACCGTCTCTGAGGCTGATACTCTAGGGTGTAATGTTCTTTACCCTGCTTATCGTAGTTTCCCTGAGACCTTTGCCAATGATCCGGAACGTCTTTATGTTCCTTGGAGCATGGCTGATGCTATGAACAAGTTAGATCCGTTGTTGGTTTCGCCACATACTAGTATGGGTCGTATCAGTGACTGGAACAACGGCACAGTTGATCGTATTGTTGATATCATCCAAGGTTCAGGCGAGAAGTGGAACCGTTCAGGCAATAGGTATCGTAATCACATAGCAGGGGCCAAATACTAATGAACGTTATAGTCACTGGATCAGGCGGCTACATTGGTGGCCAAATCATGTTGCAGTTGAAAGATGCAGGACATACAGTTTATGGCATTGATCGACAAGAACCTCCCAAGCACCTGTTGGGAGTATGCGATAAGTTTTTGTATCAGGACTTTGCGTCAGATGTGGCCTTGAGTTGGATCATCGGCAAACAACCAGATGCTATTATACATTGTGCTGGTACTAGTCTTGTGGGTCCTAGTATGAAGAATCCTGCTGACTATTACAACAACAACGTGGTCAAAACCTTGCGACTGTTGGACATTGTTAAAAATAGTCTACCCAGAACAAGATTTATCTTTAGTTCAAGTGCTGCCACCTATGGTGAACCTATTATAAATCCTTGTCAGGAAGTAGATCCTTGTGAGCCTGTTTCACCTTATGGTCAAAGCAAACTCATGGTAGAACAAATCTTAGAGAGTTATCATCGAGCCTACGGTCTGGACTATGTGGCGTTTCGTTACTTCAATGCCTGCGGTGCCGACAGCCTTGGCAGGCACGGACAGGCACCTGGTGCCACACACATCATTGCTCGTGTGCTAGAAAGCATTAGAGATCAAAAAGAGTTTGTGTTAAACGGCGATGATTTCCCCACAGAAGATGGAACATGTGTGCGTGACTATGTACACGTAGAAGACATTGCCGGCGCTCATGTGCTGGCCCTGGATCGAAAGATCGAACCTGGTGTCTACAATCTTGGTTCTAACATGGGCACAAGCAATCGAGGCATTATTGAAGCCGCGCTAGATGAAACACAACAGCCATTAAATGTCATAGTCGGTGCTCGTCGTGAAGGAGATCCTGCTGTGTTAACAGCCAGCGATGCAAAGTTTGCATCCGTTGTAGGCAAGTGGCGACATCACATACTAGATGACATAATCCGCCATTCTTGGGCATGGTATGTTCGATAAGATACTAAAGTTTGAACACGAACTGGCAGAGTTCACTGGAGCACCGTATGCCATCATGACCGATTGTTGTACACACGCAATCGAATTGTGCCTGCGACACGATCAGATTCAGGAATGTGAGTTCACTCCTTACACTTACCTAAGTATTCCCATGCTCATGCACAAGTTAGGGATCAAATATGCATACTCGGATCATGCTTGGCAACGTTGGGTAGGCGAGTATCCTTTTCTAAACACACGAATTTGGGATAGTGCAAGGCGGTTAGAACGGAATATGTATCGTTCCGGAACCATGCAATGTGTAAGTTTCGGACATGATAAGCCTTTACATATAGGCCGTGGTGGTGCTATAATACTAGATGACCGCACAGCATATGATGCAATAATTCGTATGCGGTATGATGGTCGTGACCTAAATATCACACCCTGGATTGCACAACATGAATTTCGAGTTGGATATCATTATAAACCTACACCAGAAGAAGCCATTCAAGGTTTGGCATTGTTGGAAGGTCTTAAAGAATTTTGTCCTGAACCAAGACATGTTGACTATCAAGATTTAAGAACTATCACAATCAAGGATTAAGATGACAGACACAAGTAAAAACTTATCACAAGCAATACGTGAACAAATGAAGTCTAGCGGTAAACGTTTTTGGGCTGGAGACAACATCAGTGACTATGTGGATGATGAAACAAAATCGCAACTGATTGACGAAGCAACTGTAGCATTTGAACGTGTGCTAGATACATTATTGATTGACAGAGAAAATGATCCCAACTCCAAAGGCACAGCAAAACGCTTGGCCAAGATGTACTTCAACGAAATAATGGCAGGTAGATATGAACAGTCACCAAACGCTACGGCTTTCCCAAATGATACAGACGGTGCGTACGAAGGCATGTTGGTTGTTCGTTCTGAACTCAAAAGCATGTGCTCGCATCATCATCAACCTGTGTCGGGTGTGGCTTATATTGGAATTATTGCTGGACCAAAACTCATTGGTCTGTCCAAGTACACACGTATTGCTCAATGGTGTGCTCGGAGAGGAACCTTACAAGAAGAACTATGCATGGATATTGCTCGAGAAATTGGGGTTGCCACTGGGTCATCCGATGTTGCGGTTTATATACAGGCTACCCACGGATGTTGTGAGAATCGCGGTATTATGGCACACAGTAGTCTCACCCAAACCACAGTACTTCATGGTGCATTCAAGACCGACCCAAGCGTGAAGAAAGAATTTTTTGACAACATCAAACTGCAACAAGAGTTTGCACCGAGATAACTTATGCTATTAGAAATTGCGTGTATAGTGGCAGGATTTTTAGGTGGCATGACTTATGCCCAAGAACGAGATTGGCAAGGTTATCGTAAAACTCGTCGAGAGGTTGAAGAAGAAATAGGCAAGGAATTTGACTATTACAAAAATCTCAGTGAGAGTTTGAAACAAGATATACACGAACTTAAAACGAGAAAAAAATGAGTTGCATCTCCAACCGCGATGGAAGCATTCAACTGCCTGTGGAACCTGGCCTGTTGGAATGGTTACAACAACACTATCCACATTCGCAATATCACTTGATTGAACTATGAAATACGAAACACTAGAATCAGCACACGCCGCTGGAGCGGCACCTTGGGACTTGCGAGTAGAAGAACTGTCGGACTTTCATGTCACTGTGTTCCGCGATCGCTTTCCGGTCACCAACGGTCATTTGTTATTTGTGCCCAACTACAACACCACTGAAGTGATCAATGAGGCATTTTATAGTGCTCAACGGGCCGGTGAGGATATGGTCAACCTGGGCGAGTGTGATGCTTACAACATTGGCATCAATCAAGGTCCTGCCGCTGGACAAACAGTAATGTACCCACATATTCATTTGATCCCTCGTAGAACTGGAGACTGTACAGACCCTGTAGGTGGTGTGCGTGGCGTAATTCCCGAACAACAGAACTACAAAACTGGTGGCTACAAACAGCCAGCATAAATATTTCTTTAAGCGGTCTTGGCGTCACTCCCGCTTTACAAACTCTGCCGCCTATGCTATAATTTAACATAGGAGAAACAGCATGAATCATATACAAATACCAATTCCTCGCCAGTACAAATACACCAGTACCAAAGAATACCACGACGCATTTCCATGCGCCTATAGACAGTGGCGAGCCGACAGCCACTGCAATCTGATCCACGGTTACAGTTTCTCAATGAAGTTCTACTTTGGCACCGACCATCTGGATGTGCGTAACTGGGCCGCTGATTACGGTGGTCTCAAAGAACTCAAACACGTTCTTGAAGATCAATTTGATCACACATTGTTAGTTGCCGAAGATGATCCTGAACTAGAATTCTACAAAGAAATGCAACGTCGCAACATTGCCAAACTAACTATATTACCCCGACTTGGATGCGAAGGGCTTGCTGATCAATTGTACAAGTTTGTGAACGGGGTTTACATTCCTGACTATTGGGGAGAAGGTGAAGCCAAGCGGCTCTGGTGCTACCGTGTGGAAGTGCGTGAAACACAGAGCAACATGGCTTTCCGAGAAGGTCATCGCGAGTGGAATGAAGATTTGTTTGCATGAGCATAGATATTTCAATCCTATTGCCCACACGTGGTAGGTCAGACATGCTCATGCGTAGTCTGTTCAGCCTGCATGATTTGGCTACCGACTTTTCCACTATCGAAATTTTATTCGGAATGGACAACAACGATGCTGTAGGACTTGAAAACATGTTGCATCATGTGATACCCTGGATTGAGCAACACAATATAGCACACAAAATTGTGATATTTGAACCCATGGGCTATCACAATCTGCATCGTTATCTAAACGGCCTGGCCGAAAGTAGCAAAAGCCCATGGCTGTTTTTCTGGAACGATGATGCTATAATGAAAACACAGGGTTGGGACACATACATACGTGCCAAAACTGGCGAATTCAAACTGTTAAGTGTGATAACACACAACGAACACCCTTATTCAATCTTTCCTATCATTCCACGTGCATGGTACGAAACGCTGGGGCACATCAGTCAACACAGTCTTAACGATGCCTGGGTCAGTTGCATTGCTTACGCATTAGACATTTTTGAAAGACTTCCCATCTATTGTGATCACGAACGTGCTGATCTTACCGGTACCAACAATGACGATACATATCAACGCAGAACCGTATTAGAAGGTGACAAGGCAAATCCGTTAGATTTTAATTATCCAGAAGTTGTGGCACTTAGAATGCAAGATGCAGCCGCCCTAGCACAATGGCTCCAGGATGTAAAAAATCAAGACATGAGTTTCTTTGCAGATTGTTGCAAAGGCACACGCGATCCTTGGGTTAAAATGCGGGCCAACGACCCCAATAAACAAGTAACCACCATGACCGTAGAACGGTTAAATAAAGTATGACCAAAAAAACTATAAGTTTTGTACAGCCTAACTTTCAACAAGGCCCCAAGGAATTCAATGCCTATTACTTGCCTTATTCAGCAGGAGTAATATTGAGTTATGCCATGGGTTTTGAACACATACGTGAGGCCTGGGCTGTAGACCAGTTGATCTGGCGTAGAGAAGACATTGAAGAACTTGCACCTCGATTGGCCAAGAACAACATTGTGGCCTTTAGCACATATGTTTGGAATCACAGGTACAACTACAAACTAGCACGACGCATCAAAGAAATCAATCCTAGTGTAACAATCATATTTGGTGGTCCAGAGCCTGCCATTGAAGATCCCGAACTGTTTGAAAAAGAACCTTTCATGGACTTGGTCAGCAAGATGGAAGGCGAGATCACATTCAAACGTATCATGGAAGACTTTGATACTGACTTCACCCACATACCCGGATTACTGATAAACACCCCCACTGGCCTGGCCAACACCGGAGACTGTGCTAGAATTGATGACTTGGACCAAATACCCAGTCCGTATCTCACAGGCATCTTTGATCAGATCATTGAAGACAATCCTGACGTGATTTGGAATGCTACATTGGAAACCAATCGTGGTTGTCCTTATCAGTGTACATTTTGTGACTGGGGCAGTTTGACCTACAACAAGGTCAAGAAGTTTGAACTCACTCGAGTATTCCACGAGATGGACTGGATTGGAGCCAACTGTGGCTTTGTCACAATCACTGATGCCAACTTTGGCATGTTTGTAGAACGTGACAACATGATCGTGGACAAGTTAATTGAAGTGCAAAAGCGATGGGGCAAATTGGCCTCATTCTCAATGACCTGGGCCAAGAACCAAAAGAACGAAGTTGTTGACATTGTGAAGAAGTTAATTGAAGAAAGTCCAAACTTTGGTCAAGGCCTTACTGTTAGTGTGCAATCAATGGATCATGATGTGTTGGAAAATATCAAACGTAGAAATCTAGATCAGCACAAGATTGATGAAATCTTTGCCTTGTGTGATCGCAACAATATTCCTGTGTACACAGAGTTAATTCTTGGCCTGCCTGGAGAAACTGTTAAATCATGGAAAGATGCATTCTGGAAAATCTTCCGTGCTGGCAATCACACTGGCATAAACATACTGCAAGCACAGTTATTGGAAAATGCCGAAATGAATCTGCTACAAAAACGCATGTGGAAGATTGATTCAGTCCCGGTGTATGATTACATGAGTGGCAGTTATGGCGATGCTGATCTTAACGAATGCGTGGATGTGGTTGTGAGCACCAAAGATATTCCCAAGGAAGAAATGTTGGATACCTTGGTCTGGAACAGTTTTATTCAAACTTTCCACATCAACGGACTGACCACATACATTGCAAGATACTTGGACAAAGCACACGGTATTGAATACAGCAAGTTCTATGATGATCTGTATCAGTGGGTGCAAAAGGACGACTGGTTCCGCGAGCAGTTTGAAGAAACTCGAAACTATTTTGCCAACTGGACCAAACAAGGATCCATCGATCATCCTCCTATTGGCAACATTCAAGTGTTTGGATGGAATCTAGTGCATCGTACTACCTTGTACATGCAAAAACAAGATAGAGTGGCTTATGTGTTCGACAGTGTTGACAGATTTGTAAAAAGTCATTATAATATCAACAAGGACATACTAGATCAACTCATGCGGTTTCAACGAAACTATGTGATTGATTATCGTGATCTTAAATCTTTGCCAATTAAACAAGAATTTGATTATGATTTTCTTGGTTATATCTTGGACAATGAGCCAATCAAACAAACCTGTACATACATGTTCGATACTGTAGAAGATCAAAACATGAGTATGGATCGTTTTCTTGAAAACATGTATTTTGCTAGAAAGAGAAACTTTGGAAAAACAAATATCACCCGAGATCGTGTCCACAACGCAGAACTTGCCCGAGCGTGACCCTACCGTAGATATCAGTATCTTATTGCCTGTGCGTGGCAGACCCGAGCCCATGGAAAAGTGTTTGCACACACTGATCGATCGGGCAAAAAATCCTGAGCGTATTGAAGTGTTAATTGCATTTGACGACGACGATACAGACACAATTGATTACTTTGTTGAAAATATTGCACCTTACCTGGACGACATGGATGTACGGTACAGTGCCATGCAATTCCAACGTCTGGGCTACATTAGGCTCAATGAGTATCTAAATGAGTTGGCCAAACACAGCCATGGCGCCTGGATGTTTTTCTGGAATGATGATGCTGTGATGACCACACAGGACTGGGATCAAGCAATCATGGATCACGACGGTGAGTTTGCATTATTACGTGCAGAAACCAATCACGAACATCCTTATGCAATTTTTCCTATTGTGCCCCGCAAGTGGGTAGAGATCACTGGACATTTATCTCCACATCAGATCAATGATGCCTGGGTCAGTCAAGTGGCCTGGATGTTGGATATTGTTAAAAATATTCCGGTACTGGTAGATCACGAACGTTATGATCTTACAGGCAAGAATGGTGATGAGGTGTTCAAGAATCGTCCCATGCTAGAAGGCAATCCATCTAATCCACGAGACTTCAATCATGTCACCTGGCGCAAAACCCGAATTGACGAGTGCATGAAGTTGTCACAGCATCTTGCACCGCTAGGACATGACATGAATCATTTCAAATGGGGGATTGAAGGTAAGGATGATCAAGGAAACGAATATGACATCTGGTGCAAGATGAATCTTGCTGACCCGCATAAACGATTAAAACAATGGAAAACCTAACGTGAATAATGATCAACTGATTGACCGTATTAAAAATTATTGGAATACACAGCCGTGTAATGTCAAACACAGCCTAAGTGAGCCCGGAACAGAACAATACTGGAATGAAATAAGCAAGCGTAGATATTTTGTAGAACCACACCTGCGTGACTTGGCTGGGTTTCATCAATGGCGCGGCAAGCGTGTGTTGGAAGTAGGATCTGGTATTGGTTCGGACGCTGTGGAGTTTGTGCGTCACGGTGCTGAGTATGTGGGTATTGATCTTTCAGCAGAGTCTGTAGCCATGAGCCGTCAACGATTTGACTTGTTTGGTCTAGAAGGTGAGTTTCATAACATGGATGCCGCTGATACCAAAAGCATGGCCACCCTGGGCCAGTTTGACCTGGTGTATTCATGTGGTGTGCTACATCACTATCCGGACATGACCACTTGCCTTGACAACATTCACACCGCCTTAGAACCAGACGGTGAGTTTAGAATGTTGGTATACGCAAAGAATTCCTGGAAGTATGCCATGATTCGAAAAGGTCTGGATCAATTTGAGGCACAAGCAGGTTGTCCGTATGCACAGGCCTACTCAAATGAAGAAATTTATGATTTACTAAAAGGTAAATTTGAGGTCCTAAGGATTAGACAAGCACATTGTTTCATGTATAATGTACCCAAGTACCGACAAGGTATCTACGAACTAGAGCCATGGTTTGCGGCCATGTCAGAAGAAATGCGTGAAGCAGTAAAAGAATATCTAGGTTGGCATCTATTAATCAAAGCAAAGAAAATATGAGTAAACTCAAAATAGCAGAATTATTTTATTCAATCCAAGGCGAAGGCAGATATATGGGTGTGCCGTCGGTGTTCTTGAGAACGTTTGGTTGCAACTTTAAATGTGCCGGCTTTGGTATGCCACGTGGTGAAGCAAGCCACGAGGCTACTGACCTTGCGGCCACACATACAATGATCCGGGCATTTGAGAAGTACGAAGACTTGCCTTTGGTTAGTACAGGATGTGATAGTTATGCGTCATGGCATCCAGACTTCAAGGACCTAAGTCCCATGTTAGAAAGTAATGCTATTGTGGATCGTATTATGGAGATACTTCCACATCGGCGTTGGGAAGAAGAACACTTGGTTATTACAGGTGGTGAACCATTGCTGGGTTGGCAACGTGCTTATCCGGACTTGCTGGATCACGACAGCATGCATGGTCTCAAAGAAATCACATTTGAAACCAACGGCACCCAAAAACTCACTCCAGAGTTTAAAGAATATCTGCAGAGATGGAGAGCACAACGTGAAATCACATTCTCCGTAAGTGCTAAACTTCCTGGTTCAGGTGAGCGGTGGGAAGAAGCAATATGCCCAGAAGTGGTATGTGAGTACGAACAAGTTGGTTATACTTACTTGAAACTAGTGGTGGCAACAGAACAGGATTTAACAGATGCTGAACAAGCAGTGTTGGAGTATCGCACAGCAGGCTTTACGGGTCCTGTGTATGTCATGCCTGTTGGTGGGGTTGAGCGGGTGTATACCCTTAACAATCGTGCAGTGGCAGAGATGGCCATGCGAAAAGGCTGGCGGTATAGTGATAGACTACAAGTGCCACTGTTTAAAAACGAATGGGGCACATGATGGGAATACGTGATTGGTTCAAGAAAAAACCCGAACCGGCTCCCAAGGTCAAGGCCGAACCCAAGCCCAAGGAACCTGTCAAGACTGAAAAGCAACTGGCCACTGAACGTGGCGAGCCCTGGGTGGCAATTTTAAGCATGGACATTGATCCTGAAAATCTGCATCAAGGAGCGTTTGAACTAGACTGGAATGACAAGTTCATCTTCAATCTTATTCGTGCAGGATATCAAATCAAAAAAGAAGACACAGACGCAGAGATTGTGGACCGCTGGTTCCAAAATGTTTGCCGCCATGTTGTAATGGAAACATGGGAACAAGAAGAAGCCATCAAGAAATCAGGCATTTATGTTCGTACCACCGACCTTGGTGACGGACGCACAGAGGTCTCTTGATACTGTATGTCAACGGTGATAGCCATACTGCCGCTGCCGAAGCAGTTAACTCATATGCCTTTGCCGAAGATGATGGCTTGTATTATGGGCTAGGACGTAGGCCACATCCAGATAACGAGCGTGTGAGTTGGGGTTGCGATCTGGCCAACTATCTCAGAGCCATACTACATTGTGATGCAGAAAGTGCCTCCAGCAATGCTCGAATCATGCGCACCACCCGAGCCTGGTTGCAACAGCAAGATAGTTTTGAAGATACTCTAGTCGTCATACAATGGTCAACTTGGGAACGTCAAGAATGGTTGCATGATAATACCTGGTATCAAGTCAATGCTAGTGGCGTAGATCATGTGCCCATAGATCTACAGGATCGATATCGGCGGTTTATATCCGAGGTTGATTGGCAGGAATGTAGACAACACGCACACAGTGAAATCTGGCAGTTTCATCGTGAACTCCGACTCAACCATGTTCGGCATGTGTTCTTTAATGGTAATTCGGATTTCTCAGGTGTGACAAATCGTCACGACTGGGGTGTGAACTACATGGCACCTTATGATCCGGACAATACCTACGATCGAGTACTAAGAAACAGTGGTTTTGCTACTGTACGCCCGGATTCTTGGCATTTTGGTGAGGCTGCCCATTGCTTTTGGGCGGAACATGTGTTAAACTACATCAAACACAACAACTTGGTTTAAACATGCGATACTTGCTGATTGATACTGCTAACACATTTTTTCGTGCCCGTCATTCGGCTTTCCGAGCCGCAGATCCTTGGGAAAAGGTAGGCTATGCTCTGCATATTGTAATGAGTAGTATCAACAAGGTGCACCGCAAATTTGAAGCAGATCACGTGGTATTCGCACTGGAAGGACGCTCGTGGCGCAAGGACTATTACGAGCCTTACAAGAAGAATCGTGCTGTGGCTCGTGCGGCTTTGACAGAAACTGAAAAAGAAGAAGATCAGTTGTTCTGGGAGACGTTTGATAGCCTGACTAAATACTTGAGTGACAACACAAACTGTAGCGTGATACGTCACCCAGAGGCTGAAGCAGATGATGTGATTGCTCGCTGGATTGCATTGCACCCACTGGACGAACACTACATTATCAGTTCAGACACAGATTTCATACAATTGCTTGCTCCCAATGTCAGCCAGTACAATGGCATAACCGACGAACTTCATACCTTGGAAGGAATCTTTGATGCTAAAGGTCGACAGGTCATTGATAAAAAAACTAAACAGCCAAAAACGGTACCAGACCCAGCCTGGCTGTTATTTGAGAAGTGTATGCGTGGGGACTCCTCCGACAATGTTTTTAGTGCATATCCGGGAGTACGTGAGAAAGGCACAAAGAATAAAGTTGGTCTCCGTGAAGCCTACGCGGATCGCAATGATAAAGGGTATGCGTGGAACAATCTCATGCTCCAACGTTGGTCCGACCACAACGGTCTAGAACATCGTGTGAAAGATGATTACGAACGCAACTGTACCTTGGTTGACCTTACCGCACAGCCTGCAGAGATCAAGCACAAAGTGGACATGGCCATACATGAGAACGTCAGTCACAAGGACGTGGGACAGGTAGGAGTCAGATTTATGAAATTTTGTGGCAAATACGAGTTGAACAAACTTTCAGAGTCAGCAGAACAATATGCTCGCTGGCTCAACGAAACTTACAAAGGACGCTTAAATGAACATAGTAGCCAAACCGGTAGTTGATAATCAGTTTTGGATTTTGAAACAAGACGATCGCAAGATCGGCAACATAGAGGCCACTGATGATGGCTACGCTGTAAAGATTGATAACAAGATTACCAGTTTCAAAACTATCAACATGATTCGGCAACGAGCCAACATTGAGTTTGAAGCCATTGGCAACAAGCCCAATCGAGAGCCGGCCAGTTATCAAGTGCAAGGCTATCCATCGGGCAGTCGAGTATACAACCCTGTATGGGACGTACAACAAGGCTTACCATTGTTTACCAAGAAACGCAAATCAAAGTCGTGGTTTGCGGCCGGCTGGTATCAAGTGCGTCAACGCAAGACCTGGGCAGTGACTCAGAGTCCCAAACTTATTACCCTGGAGCGTTATGCTTACCAAGGTCCCTTTCATACCGAAGACGAGGCACGTAATGAACCCCTTCCGTGATCAAGAAAAATTTATGAGAGCCTGTGATCAAACAGTTGATGGGCCACCAGGTGCTCAGTTTGATATGTACTGCAATCTCATCGAAGAAGAACACAAAGAACTCGTGGCCGCATTGGCAGCCAACGATGATGTAGAAGCATTGGATGCACTGATCGATATCTTGGTTGTGACCATTGGTGCCATACACTCAGCAGGGTTTGATGCAGAAGGTGCGTGGAAGGAAGTCATGAAGACCAACTTTGCCAAGATTGATCACGAAACAGGCAAGGTTCGCAAGCGTGAAGATGGCAAGGTACTCAAGCCTTTGGGCTGGGAACCACCTGATTTGAAACCTTTCTTGAAGCGGCAATGAGTCTACACATAAACCGATTCATAGACAACATCAAAGCACACGAAAGTCGCAATGCCAAGGACTTCATGTGCCCCATGCGAGATGCCAAAGATCTACATGCTGATATAACCAAATTGTTGTTGGTTGTCACTAACTTACAGTCTCAAGTTCAGGCTCTACAACAGGAGTCCATAATCACAGTGGAAGTGGCCGGCAAAGACTTCTAAAACTACGTATATTTTGAGATAAATAAATGTAGGAGTTTAATGAATGAGCAGACCCAAGCCACAAGTGCTGATTGAGCACACAAACAAGCAGACCTACAAGACGGAACAGGTACTTGCGGCCGAAGGCATCTGGGCGGTGTTCTTTGACAACCAGCCTATCAATCTCAAAACTGCCAATCTGTTGACTCAGTATCCTGGCCCCAAGTACAAAAAGGTCAGTTTCAGCAACAGTGGTCATGCCATCAACTTGGCTCGCAAACTCAATGTACAATTCAAGACCGACAAGTTCACTGTGGTGTTGTTAAAGAGTGGGGATAAGATCTATCCCAATGCGAGATAAACTTGCCATCACTCAAGCCGTAATTGCACAACTCAAGCCTGATGACCGTCCTGGCATCCGTTCGGCCATGCGTGACTGGTGGCAGAACATTAGAGATGGTTCCGGTCTACGATTGACTGCAGAAGGTTATGCAGTTATGAAACAATTGGGTGTAGAGAGTTATCACTTTGACATCAACCCAGACAAACTCACACCCCGACTGTTGGTCATGTTGGACCAACGACTGCATGATCCATATTTTCTCAAAGCCGATCGACGCAAGCCCTGGATTGAATTCTACGGCAGTCGCGAGGCCTTGCTGGCCAACTTGTACGGGGACTTGAGCCGATTCCTGGAAAATTACAGTTAAACCCAAAGTACTACTTTTGTAACCCGCAAAAAGTAGTACTTTTGTAGTACTTGATTTTGGTTGACCAAAAAAGCAATTTCGGTTATAATACATGTATGGAACTTAAAAAGCAATCACGCAAAAAACGAGTGGACCGTACACACATTGTTTACTTCATCCAAATTGGCCTGGAGTACTACATTGGTGTTACAGCAAAAACTCAACGCACCATCACAATGAGCCTGCGTTCACGCATCAACAAGCACATCTATCGCTCACGCACAGAAGACAAATCTTGGCGCCTGTATGAAGCAATTCGCGCCGCTGGTGAGTCGGCTGTGAACTTTGCGATCGTTGACATTGTGCGTGGCAAGACCCAAGCACACACCCTAGAGCGTGAACTAATACGAAAGTATACACCTGCACTCAACACCGACGTGCGTACAAAAACGGTTGACCAATAATTCCCATTTTGCTATAATACTTGTATAGAAACTAAAAGGAGCCCTCCATGACAGTAACAGTAAACGGTGTCAAAGTAGACACAATCGTAGCCGAAGCCAAGTCAGCCGCTCGTGAGGCCGCTGAACGTTTCTTCCAGGAAAAACTTGGCGGACGAGATCAGTTTGCCTGTGGCTTTGCCTGGGTTGACATCTTTGGTGTCAAGGGCAATACCAAACTGGGCCGTGCTCTCAAAGAAGCAGGCGTGAGCAAGAGCCATACTGGAGCATTCCAAATTTGGAACCCAGCCAATATGTACGTGCAAAACGTAGACACCCTGGAAGCAGGTGCCCAAGCGGCGGCTGATGTGTTTAAGCGATACGGCTTTACTGCCTACGCTGGTAGCCGTTTAGATTAAGGAAATCATATGAGACTATCACCACTTGACGAGCGTATGAATGCAGACATTGATGCGCTGATTGCCAAATTAGAAGCGGCAAAAACAAGTAGAACTTATCTACAACGTGCCAGCCTTGTGGGCAAAGTTGCCGAACAATGCCAAAGTTATGAATTTTATTGGGAAGATAGACTTTACAGTCTAATGGATTAAATGTATAATGTAGCAAGCCCCACTCAACAACAAGATTTTGAATCTTTGGATCAGGCCATGGCGTATGCCCGGGCGTTGGGTGAGTTTGTTACTATCACAGGCAACGGTATGGAGATTGTGGGTGTGTTTGGCGCTGATAGCATTCGAAATGGCAAGTGTCCAGACGGAGTAGACTACACATGGATGAAGCGGAGATCGCAGTGAACAAGCGTATCAAACAACTAATGGGACAGACACTGGACGACAAGTTCAAGGAAACTTGGAGCACCATGACGCCCGAAGACTTGGAAAAGTTTGTGAAACACTTTGCTGAATTGTTGATCCGCGACTGTGCCGATACTGCCTATCGCTTTGATGGACTTACACTGGGACAAGGCTACACCATTGCCAAGCACATCAAAAAGAACTACGAGGTTGAATCGTGAATCAGATTAGTCAGTATCTCGTCAGTATCGATCGGCCACCTTATGTGAATGGCAGGCGAGTAGGGCAGGCCACACCTTGTGTGAGTTATGGTGAACCCGCTTGGTTTATCTCATTCCTGGATGGGTATATGCATGCCAGCGATCCGGTGTTCACAGATGAAGATGGGTTGAACGGGGCGCCGTCTGTTCGAGAATACGCAACGAACTTAGGATATGAACCATGTACGAACTAATATTTACATTTTTGATTGTGACCAAGGCCGGGGTTCCAGGCTTTCACATAGAACGCATGAGTCAGTTTAGAGAACTAGAGGACTGTGAAAAGACCAAGACTTCCATGGTTGTATACATGGACAAGTTGGTACGGGAGAACAAGATGTTTCCCGGCGTTTTTGAATGTCAAAAGGTACAGCGATGAACAAAGAAATAACACTCACACCCACAGGTGGCCGATTCTATCGTGCCATGACCTTCCACTGGGTCACTGTGGCCGTTCTCATGCCGCCCTTAGCCATTGCCATGATTGCGGCCATCTTGAATCCGTTTTGGTTTCGTGATTCAATGTTTAACTTTGTAGAGCGCAAGATAAACGAATTTACACGTTGGCGCAACAATGTAAAATATCGAATCTATCTCAACTGTGATCCTGTTGTTTGGCACACCCTTAAAGGCGACTTGAAGTGAACAAATTGATCCGTGACGGTCGGGTAGCAGTAATTTACTCGCCCGAATACGGCGGGGGCTGGTCAACTTGGAATCCCAAGCATCCTGGAATCTTGTTTGATCCTGCCATTGTTGAATTCGTAGAAAAAAATCAAGATGAAGAACTAGAGATGTATGTCACTCTCAAGTACCCCGGCATCTATGATGGTGGTATAGTGGGATTGAAAATAGAGTGGATTCCTGAAGGTACTTTTTTTCGGGTGAATGAATACGATGGTGCTGAAAGCATCGAATTAAGAGATAGGGTCAAGTGGATACAGGCTTGACACTAAATATTTTTTTGTTATAATAAACAAATGCGCCTATAGTTCAGTTGGTTAGAACAGTCGACTCATAATCGATTGGTCACAGGTTCGAGTCCTGTTGGGCGCACCATTTTTAATATCATGACTAAAGTAAATTCCAGTCCCCAACGACACACATTTCAACACTCTCGTGATGAGTTGGCCGAGGTGTTGGAATCCATACGCAACCAAGATCGCAAGAACTTGGCCAACCCTGAATGGCAGAAAGACAACTTGGAATGGGATTTGCGTAGTACCAAATGGATCTGTGACAGTGCCAAAAGTACCAAGACCTACGCTCAAAACTTGTATGCGGCCTTGTGCAACAATGATTTTCAAAAAAACGAAGTATGGCCCAGGCTTGAAAATAAAACATGGGGTTGTAGTTGGCGTCATGCCGGGGGTATTGTTGCCGACATGCGTGAAGAAGGCGACTATGTCGAGTGGTACTGCTCGGGCATACAAGGCGAACCTGATGATGATTGGGTGGACTTAGGACATGTGCCAGAAGGCACAGTAACAGATCAAATCCGTGAAGACTTATTTCGTTTGGGCTGGATTGTGCTAGAGGCCGAAGATTAGAAATTTTCTATTGCTGGCATTGACACAAACAATAGCAAAAATCTTGTTTTTGCTTGACTTCATTGATATATACTACTATAATAAACGCTCAGTACAAATACTGAGTTTCATTTAATCAAGGAGAAAATATGTTAACAGTTGGCGATAAGTTAGAAAAATTTGCAGTAACAGGCGTCAAACCTGGACAACCAGAAGACGCTTTCTATACGATTACAGAAAAATCGTTTGAAGGCAAGTGGAAAGTGATTGTTTACTATCCAAAGGACTTTACATTTGTTTGCCCTACAGAAATCGTAGCCTACGACAAGTTGGCACAAGACTTTGCTGATCGTGATGCAGTATTGCTAACAGGCTCAACAGACAACGAGTTTTGCAAGGTAGCATGGCAAAAGAGTCACGATGATTTGCGTAAGATCACACATCATCAGTTTGCTGACACTGCTCGTCACCAACCCGGCGAAGAGCGTGGTAGCGTAAGCCTTATTGAACAGTTGGGCGTATTCTATGCTCCAGCAGGTGCCGCACTTCGTGCCACATTCATTGTGGATCCAGACAACGTCATCCAACATGTCACTGTCAACAACTTGAACGTGGGTCGTAGCCCAGAAGAAACTCTGCGTGTATTAGACGCATTGCAAACTGGCGAACTGTGTGCTTGTAACCGCACAGTGGGCGGAGAGACACTATAATGGCATTTATCGACGCAGTTAAATCAGCGTTGCCAGACTACGCCAAGGACACCAAGTTAAATCTTGATGCTGTTCTTGTACGTAGCACTTTGGATGCAGATGTGGCCATGGGTTGTGCTGTGGCCGCACTGGCTGCAACTGGCAACGGGAAGGTACTGAGTATCCTATTAGCAGATGCGCCAGTACATGCAGAGTCAGCAATGACAGCCGCAAGTATTATGTCACAGAACAATGTATGGTACCCCTACGTTGAAATGGCTGATGATCCTAACCTAACAGGATTGCCAGCACAGTTACGCATGAACGCTATTGCGTCACATGGCGGAACTACCAAGAGTAACTTTGAAGCATTCAGTTTGGCAGCAAGCATTGTGGGCAAGTGTCACTTTTGTGTTCGGTCACATTATGAAACACTCAAGACAGAAGGCTACACTGTAGAACAACTTCGTGACATTGGCCGTATTGCCGCAGTAATGAACTCAGTTGCCAAGGTTTTGAATAGTTGACATTGATTGATACTTGTTGCTATAATAGCATGATATGATCAAGGCAACCAATGTTTGACAAAAATTTTCCCAATGTAATTTTACTGTCTGACAAGACTGATGTAATTACTTTGAGCAAGACCCTGGGACCTTATAAAGTTGCCCAGGCCTTGAGAAGTCAAGGGTTTCAAGTCGCAGTTCTACATCATCTCAGTGTGTTTACTGTTGAGGAAATTTGTCACATATTGCGTAACCTTATTTCAGACAAAACTCTGTTTGTAGGAGTTAACAACTTCTTTTATGCTGATATTGCAAATCCAAACAGGTCTGAGAACGGGGGTGTGATTTTACAAAACATTGCGCCCGGTTGTATATTACCACATGGCCCTCAATACAATGAGATTATCAAAAATCTAATCCGTGACTGCAATCCCAACTGTAAACTAACTCTAGGTGGTCCTACTGCTAGAGATGTTGAATACAACAAAATTTTTGATTATCAGTGTATCGGATACTCAGAAACATCAATAGTTAATCTAGCACAGCATCTTTGTGACACAAACATAGATTTACAAAAAGCACACAAAAGCGTACACGGGTCTATTATAATCAATGATAGCCGAGCAGAGACTTATGATTTTAACGAATGCCAGATGCGTTACGAAGATCATGATGCAATTCTGCCCGGAGAAACCTTGCTGTTAGAAGTTGCACGTGGTTGTATTTTTAAATGTGCATTCTGTTCCTATCCAATGAATGGAAAGAAAAAATTGGATTTTATACGGAACATGGATTACATCTATGCAGAATTGGTCGACAACTATGAACGATTTGGAATCACAAGATATATTTTTTGTGATGACACTGTGAACGACAGTCCTGAAAAATGTCAGATGATTTATGACATGAGCAAGAGATTGCCATTTAAGTTAGAGTGGTGGGGATATATCAGACTGGATTTGTTGACAGCACACCCAGAAACTGTTGAGTGGTTGTTTGAAAGCGGCCTACGTTCAGCATTTTTTGGAATCGAAACTCTTAACCCCAAGACCGCTAGTGCCATTGGCAAAGGAGGCGATCGTACTCGTTTGTTTGATACTGTTCGAAAAATAAAACAACAATACGGAAATCATGTAAATTTGCACGGGTCTTTTATATACGGATTGCCACACGAATCATTGAGCAGTTTGCAAGAAACTACAGATTTTTTAATGAGTGACAAAAACCCATTGGACTCTTGGATAGTTCAAGCACTGAGTATCAGGCCAAATAATCAAACCTACTCTAACGACTTCCTCAGTGATCTTGACAAGAACTATTCCAAATATGGCTATAGTGTGATAGGCAACGACGAAAGTCGCGGATCAATTTATACTCAAAATAGAAATGAGCAAGGTCAGTTGATTTGGAAAAATGAGCATACTGATCGATTGGAAATTCAAAAAATGGTAGAGGACATACAACAAAAATCTCAAACCATACGAAATAATGTCAGTGGGCTTGCGGCATTTAGCATAGCAGGGCTAGGAGTTGATTTATCAACCAGTTTTAACAAAACGAACCCCCAGGTTGACTGGCATGCATTAGATAAGAAAAAAATGCAAAGAATGATTGCATATAAAAATTTAATATTCAAGAAATTGACCATACCAAAAATACAAAGCATAGATCATAGCACAGAAACTTTCTCAGAATGGCTGATTAGCCAAGCATGATTTTCCTGAGATATAATTAATATTTTAGTATTACTTGACCAAAATCTTCACATGTGCTATAATTACGTATTAGATGGAGAACATGATGCCAGCAGTATTTTTAACAAGTGACACGCACTTCGGACACGCTGGTGTTTGTCGCTTCACGCACCCAGATGACGCCAATGTAAAATTGCGTCCGTGGACCGATCCTGATGAGATGGACGAAGCCATGATCAAGAATTGGAACGATCGTGTAGGTCCCAACGACAAGGTGTATCACTTGGGTGACGTGGTGATCAACCGCAAGGCCTTGAAGACCTTGTCTAGATTGAACGGTGACAAGGTATTGATCCGTGGCAACCATGACATCTTCCGTGATGACGAATATCGCGAGTACTTTCGTGAGTTACGGGCGTACCATGTGATGAACGGCATGATCTTGAGCCATATTCCTGTGCATGAGGCTTCGTTGGGCCGCTTTGGTGTGAACATTCACGGACACTTGCATGCCAGTCGTGTTAAGAAGGCACGTGGCGTAGACGCCAAGACCGGAACTGTGTTGTACAGCACTGAGATTGATCCCCGATATCATTGTGTATGCGTGGAGCAAACTGACTTCACTCCCATCTTGTTTGAAGATGTTATTCGTAACATCGAAGCAGAAGGTGGCGTGGTTGGATTCAAATCCGGCAACGGCCCCACAATGTAAATTTTTACAAAAGATAAATAAAAACTCAAACAAGGGGTTGACAAGGTATAAATAAACCTATACAATAAGCACAAGATGAAACATTCCGCACATTATTCCATATCACTCTATCAGCCGACGCTAAGTCTGGGCACCTGCCCCGCCTTGTGGTTTGCGATTGAGAGCATGAATAATGGTCGCACATTAGATAGAATCAGGGTCCAAGGAGACAGAGTATAGTTCAACCGCATACTCAGACTTCAAAGGACCCTGGAACTAAAAACTCCAGGGTTTTTTGTTTTTGGAACAAGGAAAATGACAGATACAAAATTAAAAAGGCAAGCAGAGTTTACGCGACAGCACACCCTAACTCAACAAGATCTTCGCAAGATAATTGCAGAGAAGTTAGAACGTGCTCAAGCATATGACAATGCTCGAAGCAAGCGAGAGGTTCTCCAAGAGAACCGTTAACATCGCAAAGTGTGTGTAGGGAACGAGACCCTGCTGGGCACTTAAAACATCCGGCAAATGGGCGGCCTGTAGGATGAAGCACTTCTTCTAGTGTGAAAAATTACAGCGTATCGAAGCATTCTCAGGCCGCGAGGCAAGTGGGTTCATCCATGTAGAGTGTTTCGATACACACATTGGCAACAGTGTGTTAGACCCTTGTGGACAAATTTTGGTAAAGTCGCCTCTCTCAAACAGAGGAGTATAATATGTGAGTTCGAATCTCACCAAGGGTACCATGTTGGAAGATGATGCAGTGGTATTGGTACCGCGACTGGCCTTGAAAACCAGGTTCCGAGAAATCGGATGGGGTTCGACTCCTCCGTCTTCCGCCGGATTGTTCGGGAATAGTGTAATGGTAACACTACAGACTTTGACTCTGTCATTCTAGGTTCGAGCCCTAGTTCCCGTGCCAAAACAATTGTTGTGAAAACGCAACACTCAGCATTGACCAATAAATCGGTTGATGCTACAATAGAACTTAACAAAGCAACAAAGTCGATCGAGACAGTTGTAGAGATCTTTAAAAATTACGTATATGTAGTCCTGTTCGCAGGCACTATATGAGAACACATTAGGGTTACCAGACCCGTTAGAGGCATTGGTAGAAGTGTCCAATTGGTACCGGCGGGTACCCACTTACTACCAGTCATGAAGCCGGCTCTCTACTGTAACAAGTAGATCCAGAAAAGCGGCGGATCGTCTGGCAGTAATGACCGTGGTGACTTGGCCTCGCAAGCCAAGCAGAAAGAGATCCACAATGGTTCCCAAATGTTTTTTCATATGGTGGGTTCATCTAGAGGCCTAGGATAGTGCCCTTTCACGGCATTCACACCGGTTCGAATCCGGTACCCACTACCATATGTAAACACACTGGAGATAAGCAGGAACTTGTGGCCACAGGGTCGCCTCGTCCAGTGTGTTTTTATATGCTAGATGTTATAGTCAAGCATCGATAAGGTATCGTGTTGGGACGCCAACACTATTCGGGTCACAGCGGCCGGCGACTGATCCTGATATAACTGCATCGGCTTTGGAACGGAAGCACCGGACTCCTAAATTGGCATTCTCGGTGCTTGACTATAATATCTTGGTCTCAAAGTGTTCATGGACGCACACGAGCCTGTCACGCTCGAAGAAGGGGATCGTTACCCCTTGGGACCGCCAAGTTTTTTTGAAGCCACATCGCCTGGATACTTCCCTTGCAAAAGGCACTAGATCCTGCAACCGTGGCTTCTCCCTTTTTATTCCCCAGTAGCACAGCGGTAGTTGCACTTGACTGTTAATCAAGGTGTCCGTGGTTCGATCCCACGCTGGGGAGCCAATTTGCCTTTGTAGTATAATGGATAATACACTGGTCTACGAAGCCGGCGATTGTGGTTCAATTCCATACAAAGGCACCAACGCCCCTTTAGTTAAAAAGTATAACAGCCGCTTGATAAGCGGCAATCGGAGGAGCGTTACCTCCCGGGGGTACCAATTTTTAAGGAGAATGCGATGAAACGCAAGATGACCGTCAAGCAACGTAACTCCTTCGTTGCATTGGCATTGAAAAGAAAAGCGGGTAGCCATCGAAAGACAAACAAAGCAGTTCGTCGATCATGCAAAGTAAGGGATCGTGGTGAAGCGGTATCACAGCAGACTTTTAATCTGCCAATCCCGAGTTCGAATCTCGGCGGTCCTACCATATAAAAACACATTGTGGCGAGTTTATGAGTAGCCTGGGAATACGGCAGTAAACCCAATATGTCATAACGTTAGCCTGATATCAGCAGTGTGTTTCTATATGGTGCTTGTCGTCAAGTGGTTAAGACCTCGGGTTGTGATTCCGATATGCGTGGGTTCGAATCCCATCAGGCACCCCAAACTGGATGAGTAGCATAATGGTAGTGCGCCTCCTTCATACGGAGTCAAGTGGTAGTTCGACTCTACTCTCATCCACCAAGATAGTTTTGCCCTGGTGACGGAATTTGGTATACGTACTGGTCTTAGAAACCAGGTTTTGAGAGTTCGAGTCTCTCCTAGGGCACCAAGATATGGCTCGTTAGTATAGTGGCAGTGCGGAAGTCTCCAAAACTTCTAGCGGTGGTTCGATTCCATCACGAGTCGCCAAAAATTTGGGCTGTTGGTATAGTTGGGAACACAGTGGCTTTGCAAGCCTCAGTCCCCGGTTCGAACCCAGGACGGTCCACCAAAAAATTCGGAGGTATCGCATAGCGGTCGATTGCACGGGACTGTAAATCCTGCGCCCTACGGGGCCTCGGTGGTTCAAATCCATCTACCTCCACCACTTGCCTCGTTAGTTTAATGGTAGAACTCCGTCTTTACACGGCGGTTACGGCAGTTCGATTCTGTCACGAGGTACCATTGACACACAATAGATAATTGTGTATAATACATGTAAATAGAAACAACGCACTGGTGGCAGAGAGGTCCAATGCAACGGATTGCAAATCCGTAAAGTCGCTGGTTCAAATCCAGCCCAGTGCTCCAAACGTTCCAGCGTCACTGGATACTCTGGTCCCGGAGGATGAGAAGTGTGATGACACACACGGGCGGTTCTGAAGAGTTGAATCTTCACAGTAGCAATACTGCGGTCTAGCCTCAACCGGCGTTAGCAATACGAGAACGGTCCCTGTCGGGAAGCGGGTGGAGGTCGTGCGTGATGAATAGACTAGTTGGGGCAACTTGACGAAATTTCTGATGCGATATAATTACCGCCGAGGGACGCAGAGCATTATATTAGGAGAATTATATGCCAATGTATGAAACAACTGTGAGAACACCACAAGGTGAAGAAAAGAAGCGTATCTATGCGGCAACACCGCAAGAGGCTAAAAAACTTTTTGAACAACAATACGGTGGTCCAAGAGCAGTTCCGTATATTCCACATATTATTCCAAGTTAATTACCGCGGGGAGGGAGGTCACCACACCGGTCTCATAAGCCAGGTGCATCGGCAGTTCGAATCTGTCCCCCGCATCCAATCAGCCCCTATAGTTAAATGGCAGAACATCGGTTTTGTAATCCGAGGACGGGAGTTCGATTCTCTCTAGGGGCACCATCTAGAAAGTTTGTATGCTAGATTATGTTGTGACTTTTTTTGCAGTATTTGCCACTGACTTGATCTACGTATACTTTGTGAGATCAATACAAGACAATCGCCCAATGATGGCCGCATGGTGGTCAGTAGCAGTGACCTTTACTGCCAGTGTGGCGGTGATCAACTACACAGCAGATCATTGGGCCTTGATTCCAGCCCTGCTAGGTGCCTACTGTGGCACGTTGTTTGGCATGTGGATCAAGCAAAGAATCAACTCCGATTAGTATAGCCTGGCAGTACCCGTGGTTTGGGACCATGAAGCGGGAGTTCAAATCTCTCATCGGAGACCAATTGCAAGCATGGGGGAATCGGCAGACCCAGTGGACTTAAAATTCACCGCTTATGGCATCCCGGTTCGACTCCGGGTGCTTGCACCATGTAGTGTCTAAACAAAATTCACGTAGGGGATTTATCAACTGAGGATCAATCACAAAGTCTCTGCGTACAGTAGAGAACCAGTGTTCTTGATACACCCCCTCGGCAGCCACTTGGTACAATGCTTCAATGCCGTGTTCGTTGTCAAATCTCATAATCCTATTTATTCTGGCTATAGTATAATGGATAATACCGTCGGCTTCTACCCGATGAATGTGGGTTCGATTCCTGCTAGCCGGACCACTCTATAAATAAAAGAAAGCAAATATGAAAAAACTTGATCTAGACCAAGTCAAAGCCTATATTGATGCACAAAGTCCAGAAACTGCTGTTTACCTCGGCTGTGATAGTGAACGTGTCAAAGTCAATGGACGTTGGTACGCTGACTATGCTCTGGCCGTTGTGGTACACATTGACAGTTGCCATGGTTGCAAAATCTTTGGAGAAGTTGTGAGAGAACAAGACTGGGATCAACGTAGCGATAGACCCAGCATGAGACTCATGAACGAAGTGTACAAGGTAAGTGAATTGTTTCAGCGCCTGGCAGATGTGCTGGAAGATCGACTAGTAGAAGTTCACCTTGACATTAACCCTGATCAAATGCACAAGTCTAGTATAGTGGTCAATCAAGCCATTGGCTACATCAAAGGCACTTGCAATGTGATCCCCATGGTCAAACCTCGAGCGTTTGCCGCAAGTTATGCCGCAGACAGACTTGACTGGGTACTGAGCAAGGCAGCATAGAACAACCGCGGATGAAGTGTTTTGGGTTACACGTCAGTCTTCCAAACTGAAATAGACGAGTTCGAATCTCGCCTTCCGCTCCAGAATTGACAACAGAGATTGATTGCAGTATAATTACATAGAGGAACGTGGGCCGGATGGTAAGGCACGGGATTGCTAATCCCGCGGTGGTGACGAGCCGCTGATAGGGTTCGACTCCCTAACGTTCCGCCAAGCAATGCGGGATAATATCCCGCTCCAAGTTGAGTAAAGAAAGCGTGTTAGAAACTCATTGACTATGGGCCTAACTACCAGGGACCTTATTAGATCCAGCGCCTCTGAACGGGCGAAAGCCGCGGTAGACTGCCAGTCACAGTCGTGTCATGTTGCTGGAGGGAAGGGAGTGCAGACATGTATTCCGCACCCTTAAACATCAGGTAGTGCTTTCTTTATTTCATTGCTCTCATAGTATAAAGGCATTACACTACATTGGTAATGTAGAAACCCAGGATCGTTACCCGGTGAGAGCACCAATTATTTGACAGTGGCCAATCTTAGGTTCTTAAAGATGCAGATATACATCCAACCTATGTCAAACTCCCACCAACGCCTACTAAGGCGAGCACTAGCCGGATCCAGGTGATGATTGTTGTGTAGTTCCTCACCGCCAACCACAATGCCCCAAGGCACAAGATTACGACTGAGATCACGAGTTTCTCCGTTCCTATATCCTGCCCAATGACCTAGGCCGTTGATAACTCCCGCGGCCCAGAGTGGAATCCAGATCATTTGAATGCCCCAGACGAGTATACCCCACCAACCAAATATCAAGGTGTTGAACACAAGGACCAGGCCAATGCCAAGTCTACTGTGAGGAGTGTATATGTTGCGCTCCACCCAATCAGCAGGAGTGCCACGACCATATGTACTAACCATATCTTTATCTTTTGATGCCGCATGATATAACATCGCTCCTTTAAAAAATACCTGCCCAATCCCATACACATGTGGTGAGTGTGGGTCACCGGCTCGATCACTGTATCTGTGATGCTTGCGGTGTATGGCCACCCATTGCTTGGTGACCATGCCTGTTGTGAGCCATAGCCAGGCTCGCATAAAGTGTTCGATCACAGGATGAAACGTCACTGATCGATGTGCTTGTCCGCGATGCAGGTACAGTGTAACACATGCTATGGTGATGTGTGTTGCGATTAAGGTGTATATGAATTCTGTCATCATTTACTTATGGGTCTTTAGTTCAATGGATAGAATGCCATGCTTCGAACTTGGAGATGTGGGTTCGATTCCTGCAGGACCCGCCAGTTGCCCCTTAAACTAATCTAGTGAAAGTGCAGGACTGAAAATCCTGAAAGCCAGGAGCGTAACCTGGAGGGGGCACCATAAATATCACAATTAGGAATTTGCTATGAGCCGGACATTGATCTGGGTATTATCGTTTAGTGTGCTAGGGCCAGTGCCTGAGTATGGCGAACAAGCCAAGTTCAAAACCCAAGCAGAATGCGAGCAGGCCCGAGTCCAGAAACGTGAAGAGTTCCGGGCCCAAAACAAACAGATTGTGGCGTCGTGTCATCTCAGCACCAAATAAATACTACATGCGTTTTAAAGAAATCTTCACCGAGTCTAATATTAATGTATTAAATGAGATAGCCAACCCAAGTTCCCTGGTCCAGACACCAGCGGCAGGTAGGGTCCAAGGCGTGTGGCCCGGAGAAAAAGATGAAATAGTTAACTTCTTGCGTGAGCGTGGATGGAACACACTAGGCAAAGGTAGTTATGCTGTGGTGGCGGAAAAAAATAATCAGGTAATAAAATTTTACAAAAAAAACACACCCGGATCTAGAGAGGACACAAGTAATCCAGTTGAATTTGTGAATTTCGTTGCTAAAATACAAGATCCAGCCATCCGACGACATTTTCCGAGATTTGGTCCGGTCCGTACTGTGCGGGTAGGCAAAAGTGATTGGATTATGATTCCCACCGAGAAACTGTCACCCGAACCTGTCAATATTCCTTTCTTAAACAAAACAACCAAACTAGGTCCCAAGTATGATCCAAATCGGGACTTTTGGCAAACGCAAAATAACCAAGAATTTTTTGACCAAAAATACGGGCCTGGTGTACGTCAAGTGTATAAATCTCTAGAGGATGCTCGTGAACTAGTTGGTAGCGAGCACAATGTAGACGATTTAGACATTGCTTCAAACACCATGTATCGAGGATGGATTCCGGTATTTAATGACCCTTGGGCTGGCAACTAAAAATGTAGCATGTAATACTTGAGTATTACTTTTTTCCGTTTGACCATTTAATGGTTCATATGCTATAATTATGACTTAGCAACACAAAAGGAAACAGCCATGCGTAAGATTATCCCTAGCAAGTTAGTCAAAAACAGCCAATACGTACTATTGGTCAACGGCGAGCGAGTGCCTGCTGTTTACAACGGTATTGATTTTGGCAGTGGCAAGATCATGAACGATCCTGAATTTGAGCGTAGAGAATTGGGTCTAGGTCGTATGACCATTGGTACCAAAGTAATCTTTACCACAGCAGACGGTATGGTTGTGCTAAAGAAAGGCTATAATGCCAAACGTGAATACGCACTCTGTGTCAACGGTGAAGACTTCCAAGACGTAGTGATTTATCAATAATAAATACTCAAACAGCGTAAACTGTTATCAAGAAAAGTGTTCTGGACGGGGGTGCGAATCCCCCCAGGTCCACCAAAAGAGGATATGTTATGGACAAATGTAGAACATGTGATGTAGTAGTAATAACACTATTAATATTTGTCATCATATTACATTTCTTTTTTTGATGGGCCTGCATAGTTTCGACAGGGCAAAGAGTAGGGGTAATGGCGCTCGGCAATGTGGAAGCCGTAGGGTTGGGAGTTCCTGGCCGAAGACAACAAAAAACGTAAAAGCAAACGACGAACAGTTCGCATTGGCCGCTTAACAGCCGCCTAGGGTAGGAAATACCTCGTAACAGAAACCACCAAAATAGGCTCTTCGGAGCCTATTTTTTTGACTATGTAAACCCTTTGTAGGGCTATGGCGTTGTATATGTATGTCAAGGAGACATTGATGAAATACAACGCCAAATGCGACAGTTGGGAAAAACCCGGTAAAAATGAAATACCCAAATCCATGATCAACTGGATGCGAGTAAAAGACTGCCCAGATTGTGATCGCAAGCGAAGCACTGTCTGCAAAGACCCTGCTTGCAGTCGTCGAAAGTAGTCCTACCAAACTCGTTGATTTTTTACACAATTCCTGTATAATATGTTGTATGGGTAATCAAACAGACTATTTTGAACGCATTGGATATCGAGCCAAGTACCAAATTGGCGATAGAGTATTTGGACACTGGAACAAGATTCCGTTTGTTGGTACTGTGGGCAACGATCGTGTGATTGACAACACCGGGCCACAAGTGACCATTCACTTGGATCTGCCTATCAAGCATGAACAACAAGTACGCAACGTGATTGTTGTCCGGCATCAAGATATCTCTAAACTAACAGAAATGTAAATACCTTCATGCGGAGACTTTTTACATTTGGTTGTAGTTTTACACAATACTGGCGTTGGCCGACCTGGGCAGACATGATCGGTCAGGAATTCGATCAGTTTGAAAACTGGGGCATCTGTGGCACAGGCAACCCTGCTATACAATACAATCTACTGGAATGTAACCAACGCCACAATCTCGGTACTGATGATACTGTGTTGATCATGTGGACCAATACCGCCAGAGAAGATCGTTATGTGGGCAATCGTTGGATAGAAGGCGGCAACGTATATTGGTCATCAGGCAGTCAATATCCCAAAGGTTGGGTTGAACAGTTTGCTTGTGAACGTGGCTACTTCATTAGAGACATGGCCATTATTACCGCAGTGCGACACCTGCTGGAGCATTGGGGTTGCCAATATCGATTCCTTAGCATGATTCCGTTACATTACTCAAATGAACTCAGCGGCCTGGGTCACAATCCTGAAGATCCCAACAGTTACACACAAGACGTGGCTGAACTTTACAAAGATACACTGAGTCTGATACGTCCCAGTGTTTACGAAACTGTTTTCAATTCTGACTGGCGTAGTCGCCCGGGCATACCAGATGGGTTTGATCCACGCACAAGAGACTTTCATCCTACTCCTGTGGAGCACATTGAATACTGTGACCGGATCCTACCCGAGTTTATGGTCAGTGCAGAAACAAGAACCTGGGCACAACATATAACAGACTCAATGACCGCAGGTCACTCATTCGAGTGGCGTGAACCCAACCGACCTCAACGATTATGATACACGAATTTACCACAACAGGACCTAATCAATACACAGTATTTCACCTGCCCGAAACTGACGGTGGTGGCACTTGGTTTGGACAGGAACTGATCGAAGTTGTCAAGGAACGCTATCCTGGACGACAGTTTGCCCATTGCTGGGAATGGTGTGCTGGTCCAGGCTTTATTGGTTTCAGTATGCTGGATCATGACATTTGCCAACAACTGTTGTTGTCCGACATTTACGATCCGGCTGTGGAACTGGCCAAAGAGACTGCTCGTCGGGCAGGTGTTGTAGATCGAGTGGAGGCCTTGTTGTTCAGAGATGTGGCCCTGTTGCCCATACACTACCAGTTTGATTTGATTGTGGCCAATCCTCCACATGAACCATATGGTACTGCCATAGTACACACAGCAGATCACGGTGGACGTATTGAAGCCGATCCAGGTTGGGCCAGTCACCTGAACTTTTTTCAGCATGTAAAGCAACATCTTGCTTCTGATGGTGTGATCATTCTACAAGAAAATCAACGTGGCAGTACCTTGGCAGATTTTGAACCCATGATCAAACGATCTGGCCTACAAGTGCTGGATTCTTGGCCTAGTCCCAAACACTTTCATCTAGATCAAGAATGCCAAATCTACTATATTGAGATTGCTCATGCTCAATAAGTGTGTTATAATTATTTATCAACAAAGGAAACACCATGTCAAGACTCAGCAGTGAACTAGCAGTAGAACGAATTGGCAATCGTTACGATTTAATCTTGGTTGCCAGTCGTCGTGCCCGAGAACTCAGCCGTGGCGATATGCCCCGGGTCGATCCAGGACAGAGCAACATCAGCACAGCCCTGCTGGAGATCGAAGCAGGTGTTGTGGATCGCAGTTATCTCTACAAGAAACAAGATTTATCAACCACAAGTCATCACAGGAAATATTAATCATGCTTAAACCGGGACCCACTTACAAGATGAGCCGCCCCAACAAGGTCATGTTGGCTTCATACATTGATCGTAACAAACGTAATGAAATCAAACGCACAGTGATTCAAGCCGACTTGTATGGACGTCAACACCAGCCAAGAAGTCACGACAAAAAAAATTAGCCTAACAACAGTTAATATAAATAGTTTTGCAACGCCGGAAGGTCCGACGCCAGCATCTTAGACGCTCGGAGTAGTCTACTCCTTTACCATTGTGATACACATGGAACGCCGGCTGTGAGTAGAGTTCTTCTACAAGCAATAAAATACAACTTGGGTAAATTATTACCATGAACAAAAAATTTGGATTTTATCAAATCGGATCTCTCACCACGGTGAGCAAAATGGAGGCCATAGAACTCCACCACAAAACAGGCATACACCCAACTTGGAATTTCAACGACGAAGTGTTTGGCACTGTGGATTGGACTCAAGAGCCCAGTGAAAGTTTGTGGGAAATTTATTGTCAACGTGCTCAACAGTTGCGTGAGAAGTATGACTACCTTGTGCTGTTTTTCAGCGGAGGTGCTGACAGCACCAACATTTTAGATAGTTTTATAAAAAACGGCATACATGTCGATGAGATATTGTGCTACCATATGTACCAAGGTTCGCAAAACAAACTTGCGGCAGGCGAAGTTGAGATATTCAATGTAGCACTGCCAGTGGCCAGGGCTGTGTGCGAACAACACCCCAACATTAAACTTAGAGAAGTTGACCTCACTGAGTCTGTGGTAAAATACTACGGAGACAAACGCAAAAAATTCGATCTGGTGTATGATATCAATGATATGTGGACTCCAAATCATTTAGGTCTAACAAAGATAAAAGATCAGGTGCCCGAATGGCAACGCATACTTGACTCGGGCAAAACCATTGGTATGATCAATGGCATAGACAAGCCACGTGTGTATTTTGAAAACAATCGTTACTGTTTGAAATTTTTGGATGTCTTGATATCAAACAATATTGACGTTGGGATCATGCGTAATACCAACCAAGAGGAACAACACGAACTGTTTTATTGGACTCCGGACTTGCCTAAAATAATAATCAAGCAAGCCCATGCAGTGCGCAAGTTTTTAGAAAGTGCAACCGAGCATACTCCGGGTCTAGTCAAAACACAAACATTGTTTCCTGCAAAAGTGATCAACGGTGAGCAATATTGGTTAACATCTCATGCGTTGAACCAGTTGATTTACCCAACCTGGGATACCAATACATTTACCATTGGCAAATTCCTGACTCCGCTGGCCAGTCCTCGGGACACATGGTTTTTTACAAAAAGTGAATTTTCCAAAGAGTTTGAAATTTACAAACTCAGTTTAGATGCAATCAAAACAATTGCACAGGAGTACTGGCTCAACGACGTTGATCAAATAACTCGTGGTACCAAAGGCATGTGGTCAAAAACTTATTATCTATCATGAAAAAATTATTCTTATCATTATTGATGTTTTGTTGTTCTGTTCATGCAACAGAAATTGTCAAAGTGGTTGTTCCTTTTGCGCCTGGTGGGGCCACTGCATCACTGGCACTGATGTGGATAGATCGACTGAATACCACACTGCAAAAAGATGACATCAAATTGGTTCCTGATTACAAGCCCGGTGGTGGTGGGCAAGTAGGTGTTAATTTTGTAACACGGCAGTCCAGTGATGAATTGGTGTTGTTGCATACCAGTAGTCAAATTATTACTACCTACGCAGTTGCATCACCTGCTTGGATAATGCATCAAGACCTAGTTCCACTGGCCTATACAGGAACCAGCCCAATGGTGTTGGTGACCAGTAAAAATTCAGCCCTGTTGACTGTAAAATCAATCGTGGATCGAAGTCGTCAACAACCAGTTTCTCTTGGGCATGCAGGTCAACTGAGTGGTGGCTGGTTGGCTGCAATTAGTTTGCAAAAAGGTATTGGTGTTGATTTTAATCTAATCGGGTACAAAGGACTTGCACCTGTCCAAATTGATGTTGTGGGCGGGCATGTGGATGTGATGATTGATTTTATTAGCACAACTATTCAGAACATCAACACTGGAAACTTAAAGCCAATTCTTGTGTTGACAGACAATCGGTTGCCTGAGTTGCCGCAAGTGCCGGCTTATACCGAACTGGGTCGAGGAACATTTCCCACCCCTGTTTGGTGGGGGATTTATCATAACCGTACAGACAAAATAAAAACATTAACAAAAGTTCAACAGGCAATTGCCACAGCACAACGCGACACTGAATTTGTGCAAAGTCTAAATGATGCTGGGTTTAGTATTAAAAAGGTTGACATAAAACGTTACGTTGACGAACAAATTAACTATATCAAACGGTTAAACATTACGGTCAACTAAAGTAATACTCAAGTACTATCAAAACCCTACAGCAATGTAGGGTATTTTTTTGGTTGACTGGAAATACCCATTTTGCTATAATACTTGTATAGAAACTAAAAAGGGGTTTGAAATGGGTACACGCAGTCGCATTGCAGTCATGCACGGTCCAGTTGCCAAGTCAGTTTACTGTCATTGGGACGGCTATCTGGAACACAATGGTGCCATTTTGCAAGAGCATTATGATTCCTCCAAAGCCAACCACCTGGTAGCCCTGGGCGACATGAGTAGCCTACGAGCCGAGATTGGTGAGAAACATGCGTTCAGTCAGTTTGATTTGCTTGCTGATGAAGTAGAAGCATTCAAGACACTCACAGAAAACTGGTGTACTTTTTACGGTCGCGATCGCGGCGAGACTGGCTGTGAGTGGAAAGTAGCCCACACCTTCGAGGAGTTATTTGAACAAGTGGAAAACGGTGGCGGTGAGTGGTACTATGTCATGCAAGATGGTGTGTGGTATTGTGGCAACACATACTCAAGTGACGCTCGTTTCTACAAGAAATTGGTGCTGTTGTCCGAAGCCCTTGCAGAAGCAGATGTTGAGACTACAGAAACTGTTTGACACAAAATTGCATTTCGCATATAATTGACTTATCTTAACTAACAAAGGAAACACACAATGTCAGAAACACGCACCGTTACAGCCGCTCAGGCTCGTAAAAGTTTGCTCCGTGCATTCAAAGTTCAACGCCCGTTGTTCTTGTGGGGCCCTCCCGGCATTGGCAAAAGCGAATTGGTAGAAGGCATTACCCGAGATCTTGGTGGCTTGATGATTGACTTGCGTCTGGGTCAGATGGAGCCCACAGACATCCGCGGTATTCCTTTTTACAACAAGGACATTGGCAAGATGGACTGGGCCGAGCCTGTGGAACTGCCCGATGAGGTCACTGCCAGCCAGTATCCTGTTGTGGTGCTGTTCTTGGACGAACTGAATAGTGCCGCACCGTCTGTCCAGAGTGCCGCTTATCAACTAATTTTGAATCGACGCATTGGCAAGTATCGGTTACCCAGCAATGTTGTAATGGTTGCCGCAGGTAACCGTGAGAGCGACAAGGGTGTTACTTATAGAATGCCAACTCCGCTGGCAAACCGCTTCATCCACCAAGAGATGAAAGTGGACTTTCCTAGTTGGCAAGAGTGGGCAGTGAACAATAACATCCACAAAGACGTGGTGGGTTACTTGAGTTTTGCCAAGCAGGACCTGTACGACTTTGATGCAAAGAGTGCCAGCCGTGCCTTTGCTACACCACGTTCGTGGACCTTTGTGAGCCAGTTGTTGGACGAGGAAGAAGACAACGATACTGTGACCAACTTGATTGCTGGTACTGTGGGCGAAGGTTTGGCGGTTAAGTTTATGGCTCACCGCAAGGTTGCGTCAAAGATGCCCAATCCAACTGACATCTTGTCAGGCAAGGTCAAGGACTTGAACGTAAAAGAAGTCAGTGCCATGTACAGTTTGGTCATCTCCATGTGCTATGAACTCAAAGGTGCAGTAGAAACCAAGGTCGAAGACAAGAAGTTCCACGAGATGAGTGACAACTTCTTTGGTTACATGATGAAGAACTTTGAAACAGAGTTGGTTGTGATGGGTGCCAGAATTGCACTTACTACATACAACCTGCCGTTTCAGCCCAGCAAGTTGAAGAACTTTGACGAGTTCCATCAGCGTTATGGCAAGTACATTTTGCAGGCATCAGCCTAAACAGGATAGGGCCCCTGGGTCCTATTTTTATTGTGTTTGACTACATATTCATGAAGTGTTATAATATATACATAGACAATAGAGGACTGCAATGACCACAACCACAGTATCAAAAGAAGACGCTAAAAAGTTCGCTGACCTTATTGGTCCAACTGATCCCAAACTAGACCGAGAGGTGCGTGAAATCTTGATCACTGCTCGGGTGGGTTTGCTATTAAAGGCCAGTTTCTTTGGCAACCTTGCAACTCGTTTGAAACTGGTTAATGCTGACGAGTGGTGTGCCACTGCCGCAACAGACGGTCGCAATTTCTACTACAATGCTCGCTTCATCAAGATGTTGCGTCCCAAAGAAGTTGAGTTCTTGTTTGGTCATGAGGTCCTGCATTGTGTTTATGATCACTTTGGACGCAGGGGCGACCGTAATCCACAGTTGTGGAACATTGCTGATGACTTCTGTGTGAACGCAGACTTGAAGAAGCACCATGTGGGTGAGTTTATTACTTCAGTTCCATGTTTATACGATCACAAGTATGATGGCATGAGTGCCGAAGAAGTGTATGATATCTTGTACGAAAAAGCAGACAAGATTGATATCAGTAGCCTTTTGGACAAGATGATCGACGAGCATATAGATGGTGACGACGAGCAAGATGGCAGTGGTGCTGGCGACCAAGAAGGCAAAGGTCGTCCGCGTTTGAGCAAAGAAGATCGTCAGCAGATCAAGGACGAGATCAAAGAGGCCATGTTGGCAGCCGCCAGTGCTTCAGATGCAGGCAATATTCCGGCAGGCGTCAAGCGACTGATCAAGGATCTAACTGAGCCCAAGATGGACTGGCGTGAATTGTTGCGCATGCAATTAGAGAGCACTATCAAGAGTGACTACACCTGGATGAGAGCCAGCCGCAAAGGTTGGCACATGGATGCGGTCATGCCCGGTATGAAACTGGATCCCATGATTGATATTGCACTCATGATTGACGCTTCGGGCTCAATGGACGATGCCATGCTCAAGGATATTTTAAGCGAGACTGCCAGTATTATGGAATCGTTTCCAGCATACCGAATCCATGTGGCAAGTTTTGATACCGAAGTGTACAACCCACAGCAATACGATTCGGACAACCTGGAAGACATTACTGGATACGAGATACAAGGTGGTGGTGGCACAGACTTTGATTGCATGTTCAAGTATTTAAAGGACAATGAAATTGAGCCCAAGCGCCTGGTTGTGTTCACAGACGGCTACCCTTTTGGATCTTGGGGTGATGAGAACTATGCAGATACTGTTTGGATCTTGCATGGTACCACAACCATTGAGCCACCTTGGGGTCAATATGCCTACTATGACGAGGCCGAGTAATGAACCAACGCATAGAAAAATTTGCACGTGAGTGCGGTGCCTGGAATCAAGTGTATGGCAACAGAACATTCATGATTGACGAGCACTTTGATATTGAGAAATTCGCCCGATTGATTGTAGAAGAATGTGCTGAGATTTCCGATACGGAGAGATCCAATTCAGTTGGTTGTGGATATATTACCAAAACAAACGGCATGAGAATTAAAGAACATTTTGGAGTTGCATCGTGAATGAACTTGAAACTGCGCTGAAAAATCACAACTGGAGTTTGGACGGATATACGACTCGACCCGGTATAGACCAACTGATCAAAGAGAATTCCGACACAGGCCAAGAACTATGGGAACAATATTGTCCGTGGAGTGCGACCAATGGTGGATATATCAAATGGAGGTCAGCAGTGCCAATTTTACCAAAATCCCTGTAAAAATATAACTACGGGGATTTTTTGTTGTAAATATCTATATGAACGACACGACTGAATCAACACAATTCACTATTGCTGATCTTGCCGGAATACGCAACATCATCGACCTGGCTTGCCAGCGCGGCGCTTTTCGTGGGGAAGAGATGAAGGATGTGGGGCTGATATTTGAACGCCTGACTAACTTTATTATCAGTGCCCAAGAAGCCGCCGAAGCACAAGCCCAGGCTCCGGACGCTGAACAAGAGCCTACTGAGCCAGCCACACCAACTCAAGGAGAATAGCATGGCATTTTTAAAACACATAGGCAAACACGGCGACCGTAAGGTTGTTATTATTTTTAGACAAATCCCAGGTGACGATCACATGTGCTTGTGCATCTATCCAGACCTGTTGGCGTCACACTGGCACGACACCATCATGAGAGTGTTAGAAAGTCCAGTAGGACAAGCCGCTGAAGAGTTCGCTGACGCACTCAACCGCAATTTTCTACCAGATGGTCGCAATATCTTAAATGCATTACATGCTGAACGCATGATGAAACGTGTGAACACCGAACAAGTGTTGATGACACCTACTATGAACAGCAATGTCAAACTGGTTGAACTCAACAAGATCCTTAATGAAATGAAAAAAGGCGAAGACGCTGTGCGCAAGATGGCCGAGATTGACGGCGCAAGAGGCCTGGTTGATCCCAAACAAAAACGTGCCGCAGAAGCACAATACAAAGCCGAACAACAAGCACCTAAAGCACAAGCAGGTTATACTGCCGCACCATCAGATGGTGCCTTGGATGACAAGAGCCTGGCTGCCAACATGCTGACACAGGCTGTGCGCATGCACAACGAAGCCACTGGTATGATCAACGAAGCCGCACGTATGCGCAAAGAAGCAGAGAGAATGTTTCCTGGTGTGAAGATGATGGACCTTCCCAAGATGTCTCCAATCCCCACAGTAGAAACAGAAACACCTGCGCCCAAAAAGCGTGGACGTAAACCTGCTGTGGCTCATGCAACTGAGTGATGAATTTCTTAAGCAGTGGGATCATATAATTTCCGGTGTAGACAAAACCGAAGTTCCGTTAGAGTGTATTAACAAAATTGTTATTCGACTGCAAAGTGGTCGTCGAAAGACCATTAACCTTGCTCGACTCAAACGCGATGGTTTTGATCTAGAAGAAATTGAATCGTATCTCACTAGAAATCTCATTGAACTTGGTGACCTAGTGCGTGATATTGACTTTGCAGTTGATGTCAATGCTGTGGCTCGGCTGATCCAACCCGAAACTGATAAACTATTAAAAGATCTATGAATGTCAAACTTGTCTCCTATTCACAACCAACAGAAGACTTTAGAGCCCAGGGCATTGACGATGCTCAAGAACTTATCGCTTTCTGCGCACGAGTATCCAATCCCTCCAACCAGTTCAACAATGAAACCAGCGAAAAACTCATCCGATACCTTGTGCGACACCAACACTGGAGTCCACTCGAAATGGTCAGTGCTTGCATGGAAATTACGACAACACGAGATATTGCACGGCAAATCCTCAGACACAGAAGTTTCAGTTTCCAAGAATTCAGTCAACGATATGCTGACCCGACAACGGATCTTGAATTCGTTACCCGCAGTGGAAGACTTCAAGACGCAAAGAATCGACAAAACAGCATAGAGCACGACGATAACTTGTTGGAGAACGAATGGTATCGTGCTCAACAGCGGGTCATCTATGCTGCCAGACGCGAGTACGAATGGGCTATCAAGAACGGTATTGCCAAAGAACAGGCACGTGCAGTGTTACCTGAAGGCTTGATTCAAAGCCGTTTGTACATGAACGGCACCTTACGATCATGGATTCATTTTATTGAACTACGTTCAGGTAATGGCACACAACTAGAACACCAAGCGGTGGCAGTTGAATGTGCTCGAGCCATTGCCGCAATCTTTCCAATGGCTAAAGATCTAGTTGCAAAAACTTGATCCATCTGCTATACTAGTGTATGGCCAAATATCTTTCCGAACAATCCAATCTATCCCAACCCCGAGAAGTCAAAGTAATTGATGGTGTTGCGGTTGCCTATAGTGATGTGGTTGTGCATCACTTTCCCATGGGCGATGTAGAAGATCCGGACATGTATGCGTCACAACCTTTATACGACTGGCAACAAAGCGAAGCCGGTGCCTGGGTTATGGCGCATGCTGTAGAGCCTCCTTTTTGGACTCGGCAGCCAGACATGGAATCATTTGGGTATCGCTACTATGTTGTGGCCAGGTTGAAAGAAGCAGATCAAACTTATTTTAAACTCAAATGGAGTAGCATAAAATGAAATTTTTAGTAACAGGTGGACTAGGTCTTATTGGGCACAATGTAGTGCAACGTTTGCAAAAACGCGGCGACGATGTTGTGATTGTAGATAACCGCACTACATATGGTATCATACCACAAGACGAACTAGATTACTTGATGGCGGAACGTTGGAAAAAGATTAATCCAACAGATGTATACTACACAGACATCGTCGATGGCGTCAAGTTTGATCAAATTGTAAAGAATCACAAACCCGAAGTTATTATCCACATGGCGAGTTTCCCTAGACAGAAAGTTGTCAATGCCAACCCTGCTGTGGGTGCCAGGGTCATGATGGAAGGTTTGATGAACATTTGTGAGGGTGCCAAAAAGCACGGTGTAGAGCGTGTGGTATATATAAGTTCAAGCATGGTGTATGGTGACTTTGCAGACCAAGTGGAAGAAGAAGCAGAGTGCCGACCCATTGGTCAATACGGCATCATGAAACTGGCAGGAGAAGACATTGTCAAAGACTACCACAGACGCGGCGCTTTCGATTATGCTATTGTTCGCCCTAGTGCTGTGTATGGCCCACTTGATGTGGAAGACCGGGTGGTTGCAAAGTTTATGCTCCAGGCCATGCGTGGTGATGTTCTACGAGTTAACGGAGCCGCAGAAACACTTGACTTCACCTATGTTGATGATGCGGCAGATGGAATTGTTGCGGCAGCCACAAGAATTATGGCGGCAAATCGCACATATAATATTACCAAATCACACTCGGTAAGTTTGTTAGAAGCCGCAGAAATGATTGTGAAGATTGTGGGTAAGGGCACAATTGAATGTCGTGATAGAGATGCGGACTTTCCCACACGTGGTGCATTGTGTATCGATCGCGCACGAGTGATTTTGGGATTTGATCCCAAAGTAGACGTTGAAGAAGGATTCCAAAATTACTACAAGTGGTTGAGTGAATCGCCTTACTGGAACAAATGACAACCACCGGCCTTACTATCCCCTTTACTGGTCTAAGAAAGCAGTATAATACCCTGAGAACAGAAATCCTGGATGCAACAGATGAAGTGTTGCGTTCGGGTATTCTTATGGGCGGCAACTATACTGCTGAATTTGAAAACTGGCTGGCCAAGAAAAATCACGTGAGTTATGCTGTGACTTGTCACTCGGGCACACAGGCACTTGAGATCATAGCCGGGTTCTATCGTGACCAGGACTTGGCGTTTGTTAAGCCTCCCACTGTGGTTGTACCTGCCTTGACCTATCCGGCCACTGCTAATGCTTTCATACGAGCAGGCTGGCAGGTCATAATTGCGGATACTGACTACTACGGTCAGATTGACGTGAGAAAGTTGCTCAGTGACATGGACACACACTACCATGCTGTGTGTGCTGTGGGCTTGTATGGTGCGGCCTTGCGTGACATACAACTAATCGAAAGTCGGGCATTGTTGATTGAAGATGCGGCCCAGCACTGGTTAAGCAACGGGTGTAAGAGACAAGGTGGTGCCGCGACCATCAGTTTTGACCCTATGAAAAATTTAGGCAACTACGGCAATGGCGGTGCCATAGTGTCAGATGATAGAAATCTCTTGGACTATGCAAGAAACTGGGTGAACAACGGCAAGCATACTCGACACGCTGAAACTGGATCAAATTCAAGGATGAGCGAAACAGACTGTGCTCAGATGATGATCAAGACACGTTATATTGATGCTTGGCAAAAACGCAGGGCTGAGATTGCCCGTCACTGGATCGAACGATTAAAGAACACTGGTATACGCACCTTGATCGACGATACTAACTTCTCAACGCATTGCTATCACAAGTTTGTGATTGAGGTGGATGCCAGAGATATTGTGCAACGTAATCTTGCCATACGCAAGATCGAAACCAAGGTACACTATGCTGAGCCTTTGCATGAATTGCCTGCTTATCGAAATCTTACTGGCCCAGATTTACTAAGTCCAGCATCATCACTAAGCAGACGCTGTTTGAGTTTGCCTATCTACCCTGAGTTGTCAGACTTGGAAGTGGAATACATTATCGATCAGTTGTTAGACCTCGTTTGATCAAGGCATAAGTGGCCAACCAAGCCCACTCATAACTCTTTCTCAGTTGTTCAAAGTCTCCACTGACTGATTCATAGTACTCTACAGCATCCTGGGCACCTTTGATACTCCATTGGTCGGGAGTGTTATCTTTGGTCAGCCACTGATTCAATCTATACTCATTTTCCACATCGGGCAAACTGGCCCGTAATTTTAACACCTCTCGAAATGCTGTGCGCCAACACATCCATGAACTTGTGTAGTAGTTGGCCGTGCCCGACAAGATAGGCACAACTTCGTGTAAATCGTCAAGAGTAAAGTCTAGTCCATGTCCTGTGTTGGCCAGGGTCAGTCGACGATTGTAGGCAATCATGGCCTGGTGCCCATATACCAGACCATTCACAGGATTCTTGGCATGAAAGATATAGTGCTTGGCCTGTTGCATGCGATCTGGCTGCCACGACCAATCAAAGTTTTGTTCAACTTGTAGTTTGGCGAAAACAGCAAAGAACCAAGGTGTTGTACTAACTTCAGCGGCTGCATGATAGGCAGCCACACGGCCGTTAACATTTTGCACTCGATGTATCTTGTTAAGGCTACTGTTGTACCAGGCCTTGGTACTTTGCATGAGTCGTTGATAGTTGGTTTCGGCTTCGTTTTCTCCGTTTGAAATAAACACAATATCCATCGGAGTTTCATTTAGAGTGATTTTAGTTTTGTCAATGTAAGGATAATCGTAAATCTGTGTCTTGATGTAATTCTTGCACTCTCTGGGTACAACAGCGGTAGCATGTCCTTTACTGAGAGGCATCACTGTTTTAGTACTCTCTTGCCATAGACTTACTGTAGGTACATGGTTGCCCAAAGTCACTGTTTGACAGAATTCAACCAATGGAGTTGCAAATTCGTGTTTCCATACTGCTGTGGCAATACTATCATCTATGTACTTGACTTGGGGCATTGGTAGTCTGGGTACTGGTCGGTCCTTGATAAAGTTCAAAGTTTCAAACCATTCTAGCACTTTTAAATTTTTGGTCTTGGCCAAGAAACTGGGCACATGTACATAGAATGTATCCCCGAATTTTTGTTCATTGCTGGCAAATACATGAAGCATATCTAACTGCCACTCGCTAGGATGCCAGGAGAAGTCAAAGTCGGCATAATCACAAACATCGCTGGTGATCCAACAATATTCCCATTTGGTCTTACTCAATACCCTACGCATAGTACCCAGGTAATCAGACACATAACGCACATTAATATCACCAGCATTATCACTATCTGGGTTGTGTTTAATATGCAAGCGCGGCGCACCGATTCGTCGAGGCACTACAGGGTGTGATCTATTCACATGATCGTACTCACGTGGCACCAATGCAGTCCCGCCATTGGACTGATGCTGGCTGGGCCACACATGCATCTGATCACTTTCCCAAGGCACAGGTTGCCAAAGAAAATCAAACGCAGAGTAGTCCGATAAGTAATTTATCCACCAGAAATATCTAGTACGGCTCTGCTGTTGTGCTTGCTCGATTGAGTCTACCTGCTGCTCATGCGGAAACAATTTGGGCGGTGTGCCTGTGTAAAATACATCAAACATGATTAGAATAGACGAAATTTATGAAAATACATTTTTACCTTGGGTAAGAAAAAACTGTCCTGATACTGCAATATTTTACTGTGATCCATTTGGGCGTAGCGATCCTGATAGTATCTTGTGTAGAGGGTCACCAGAAGGTAGAGAAAAAAATAACATATTCTTTTTTGATCAAGAACCTGTACAACTTAGTGTTCATTTACCTACTTTTCAATCTTTCAATTTAAGTAGCACACATGCATATGACGATAGTGAAAAAAAATTCTTAGTCACAAGCGAAACCAATAGTGACAATGTAGATTATATATGCAAAGTGTACGGATTGCAACCTTTTTATTATTTCTTCCACGGTTGGGCCGCACTGGATTGGTATAGAGGATATGATCGAGCATTTCTAATTACGCCGCCTGAGCAAAGACATATCAAAAAAACTTTCTTTAGTGCCAACCGAATAATTGGAGGGGAGCGTAGCCATCGAGTGATTCAACTGTACTTTTTTCAACTGTTTGATCTCATGCATAATCATATTAGTGCTCCAAAAGTATGTCCTGTTGAAAACAAAGATATCGTTGATATTGCAAAATTTTATAGACACAGATATCCTGACAATTGGTCTCCAGGACAAGAGGAATTTAAAGGTGGCATACTAGAAACTATTTCTCAGATGGATTTACCAAGATTATTCTCTGGAGAGGACACACAACGTATGAGCAGTTGTTGGCTAGATCAATTTGACTTGTGTGCCGAAAGTATGATATACCATGTGAGTGAGACTGTATTTTTTGGTCGTAGACAGCATCTAACCGAAAAAACTTTCAAACCCATTGCTATGGGTATGCCTTTTGTATTGAGTGCGCCTGCAGGCAGTCTAGCGTATCTTCGACAATATGGTTTCAAAACGTTTGACACTATTTGGGATGAGCATTACGATACAGTAACTGATGACACTATCCGAATCGCAATGCTAACTCGATTATTAAAAAAACTCGATCAACAAAGTGAACAAGAAAAAAACAAAATGTTTAAAAAATGCATTCCGATTATTGAGCATAACTGGAATCACTTTTATAATGGCGGGTTTGAAAAAATGTTATGGACAGAACTTACCACAATGTTACACAATCTCAAGGCAGCAATAAACGGTGATCTATCTAGCAATTGATCATAGAGATCCTGCGACAGGCAGGCCCATGCCCAATGGTATTCCATTAGAGCAACATCATTTGATTGAACAGATGGACGGACATCGACTGGATTATCCTAGAATCATATATTATCTACATCAGTGCCGTATTCCTCAACAAATAGTAGAAACTGAGCAAGCACCGCCCGGTGCCTGGTATCCAGTGGTAATTGGGTTTTTTGATTTTTACGCAGATTATCTTGCAATGATCAGTTCTACAGCATATACTCGCATACAACAAAAACAAATGCAGTTGGTGTTTACCTATCACGAGGGCGATAATCCTGTTCACATGCGAGAACGCATCAATCAACTGTGTGCAAATCATGGAATAGATCCTGAACAAGTATGGTTAATAAGCGGCAACAGTTCAGCAGATTCAGTGCCTGGTTGTGTGTATTGGCCTGAACTGGAATTTATGTACTGGCGCACTGTGGATCAATCAGCAGGTGCCCAATATCATTCACAACCAAGAAGCCAAGCGTTCACTGGCCTGTGTAGAATAGATAAACTATGGCGTAAAGTGTTCATGAGTGAATTGTGGACCAATGGATTACATCATAATGGATACTTTAGTTACACTCAGCACTTGCTAGGCGGAGAGGATGACTACTTTGGTTGTGCGTTGCGCAATGATTATTTGGCCAGCAAACAAACTCAAGTCGATCAATTTATTACAGCAGGTCCATTTCGTGTGGATGACCTAGATGCAGATGCTCACAACAACTATACTGCAAACATGACTGACCTTTATAATAACAGTTATTTTAACATTGTGTTGGAGACCATGATTGATATAGACAACTCAGGTGGTCAATTTATAACAGAAAAAACATTCAAGCCCATATTCAACAATCAATTCTTTGTGGCGGTGAGTAGTCACAATCACCTGGCGCACCTGCGTAATCTAGGATACAAAACATTTGGACGTGTGATAGATGAACACTACGATTCAATTGAAAACAATCAAGAAAGATTTGAGGCTGTGCTGGCACTTACCAAGAGTTTGTGTGCAAAACCTTTGTCAGAGTTGCACTCAATCTACCATGAATTAAGACCCGAAATACAACACAATCATCAGGTGTTTGCGGCAGGCATGCGGCATAGACTACAAGCAGTGGTCGATCGTATCAACTACAAACTTTGACGCCGTACAACTGTTCAAAACGATCAGCATCTGCTCGATCGTTGACCATGGGTTCTCCACGTATGTTCAATGACGTGTTAAGCAACATAGGACAACCAGTTAACACATACCATTTTTCCAGCAGTTCTCTAATGCCAGATCCGTCCTTTGGCACAGTCTGTACACGACTGGTATTGTCAACATGAACGATAGCAGGAAATAACTCAGGAACCCTACAACGAGCGATTGACTGCATATACCTACTGTGACCGAAGCCGCAAGGCATGTCAAAGTAAGTGTCAGCCAACTCCTCCAGAATAACAGGCGCAAAGGGTCTGAACTGTTGTCTACGTTTGATTTCATTTACTTTCTCCTTGATCGTGCTGCCTCTAGGGTCTGCAAGGAGGCTACGGTTTCCCAGTGCGCGGGGACCGAACTCGGCTCTTCCGGAGGCAACTCCCACAATCTGTTCAGTAAGTAACCGATCCAAAAGGCCATTAACGGGATAAGGCCCAGGAATATCATGCCCGAGACTAGCACTGGTCCAGTTAATTCTACGTCCAAGAGCCAAAGCGGCAGCACCAAGGCTACTACCGGCATCACCAGGACAAGGCATAATCCAAATATTCTCAAAGTATTCTCCTAGCATACGATTGGCTGTGCAGTTCAAAGCCACTCCACCCATATATACCAGATTTTGACTAAAACCCGTGTTTCTAGCACGAATCATTACTTGTCGAATAAGATCCTCTGCTACCATTTGCCCAGCGGCCGCAATGTTTTCATTGCTGGCACCCACTAGAAAATCTTCGCTCATGCCTGTGTGAAAGTTGTGTCGTAATTCAATATCACGCTCGTTGGCAATCACGTGCTCACGCATGTCATGATACCAGAGATTTTTGCCCCAGGCAGCCATGCCCATGGTGATGTATTCTTCGTCCAGTGGGTGCAGGCCAACTCGTTGAGTAACAGCACTATAGAACAGTCCAATGCTGTGCGGATAAACCTGCCGCCATAGTCTCTTATACCGTGCTCGACCCTGTTGATCATACGTTGCACCCCATATGCTGATGGTATCCCATTCACCTATAGCGTCTACGACCACAACTGTGGCACGTTCAAATGGGCTGGTTTGAAACCCTGCTGCCGCATGGCTCAAATGATGATTATGACTGCTGTAACTACGCGGAACCGATCCCAGTTGCTGTTCAAGTATTTGTCGTGTTGTTATCTTGTGCCATTCAATGCCTTGACCTGCGTACCATTGTCTAAATTGTTTGTTCCAAGGGCGTTCGTAATAGGCAGTATGTCCAACCAGCCCGCAAAAATATGCATCTTGCAATAGATGCGCATGTAGGTCAGGGTCATTTTTCTTTTTGCTATATCGCTCCGAATGGCCAGCGAACAGTATCTCCCCGTCGGGACTTATGACTGTGGCAGCCGCATCATGAAAGCCTGCCGAAATACCTAAGATATTCATTTGTAGATAAATGGATCTCGTTTGCGTAGTTCTTTTAGTTTTTTACGATAGCGTATTTCTAGTGTAATTCTTGACCAAAGTCTTTTAAACCAATTCATTTTAAACTCCTAATTTGTTGTTCGGTATAATCTGGATCACTCCAGTGGTAGTTGTATGTAGCCTCGGCTGTGCTGGTACGTATTTTATACACGTCTTGATGCTGACTCAATTGCGAGTATATGTTTTCCCAGTTTTCTGTACCAAACGACCTCTGGAGATCAACCGACCCGACTTGAGGGTGGCCGATTGTAAGACTCGGTTCATCTGGGTCGAATCCATTCCGTTCAAGCCATTCTCGAAACTCTGCCAGATGTTGGATTTGCCAAGGGTATGCGCCGGGATCACGTGACCATTCAATATCAAAGTCCCCAGCGGCTTGAGTTTGCGACCGCAAACTTGTAGTAATAAGTTCGCCAATACGGCTATCCCTTCCTTCATCCTGGAACACTTCCCAATGGTGCTTGCCCACTGCTTTGTTAACTCCCACATACACACCGCCCATACAACGATTAATAGTATCGATACCAAAGAGATCATAATCTTCCGCCTCTAATTCAAATCTCGGAGCATTTAACCAACACATGAGTTGGCTAGGCCTGCGCCACTCTGGAGCAGTTTTTGCTTTACGCATGCTGAGGACCAAACTTTCTAGTTCATGGCACAACAAATTTAATTGGCGTATATGCCATCGTGTGTAATCATCTGCTTGATTGTAGTAAGGGCTCATTGCACCTGCTGTACCTTGTAAGTCTTCAAAGTAACGATGCAACTGATTCATTTTGCTGTGATTGATGCCTAAATTTGTTTCGATCACGTTGCTGGGACTAAAGAAGTCTTGTATGCGATAATCTAAACTGCTGGAGTTGATGACATTAATTGATCGGTTGATCTGTGTACACAAATACTCTGCCGAACGAGCACTTTCTGCCCAGCCCAGCCAACAATAATTCTTTTCTAAATGTAGATCATTCTGAACAATATCATTCAGTGCGGCCAGCCATTTACGGCTGAGACTGTTGTCCGCAACGTCTATGTACACAGTCAATAATTGATCGTTATTACCACATAAGTCTATTTCAATTTGGTCAAGCAATTTTCATCCACCATTCTAGTACTTCTGGACGTGCGCCCAGGATATCTGTCATTGTCACACTTTGTGTTCTTATTTGCTCTAGTCGTAACACACGGGCTTTGCCTTTACTCAGCCCTGCTTGGTATTGATCCGGCCATTGTTCCTCAAATGTCGGACGCTGTTTTAATTGTAGCAGTACATCACGCATGGCACCTGCGGAGCGGCCTGCTAGTTCGTCAACCCATGAATCTAATAACTCTCTAGGCAGGGCCAATGGACTCATAATGATATCTGGTGAGAAACTGAATATAACTTTGGCTAACAGTTGTACTCCATACTTCTGTGATAATGCCTCCATTGCATCAACTTCGAACATTCCAGGGAGAGTGAGTGTAAAATCAAGACGCATTTGTCTGGGGTGTGTTGCGTACTGTAGGCCGTGTTCAAAATTACGACAGAACTGTTCATAATTCAATCCTGTACGAATATATTCCCCAATCTCGTTAGTTCCATCCAGGCTAGCACATATTTGCCAGTCTCGGACATGGCTGAGAATATCACCAAAAAGATCAGTGCCGCGATAATTAATTCTGCTAAGGTTGGTATTGTATCTGGCATATAGTTTAGATCCATCTCCTAACTCCACAATTCTTTTCATATAACGCCAGTGCTGTTCATACATCAGCGGCTCGCCGCCCACCCAGTATACTTCTTCTACCAGGTGTTGCTCCACAGCACTACTGAATTCGCTTTCAATTTGATCTTGCTGGAATGATTGTATTTCTCCGCGTATATCTGCTCGCATCCAATTATTTTTTGGATCAGCCCAGTTGACCATATTATGTTGTTTCTGCTCACTTTCCCAGGCCGAGGATAACATGTCTCCACAGGTTCTGCATTTAAAGTTGCACAGGTTGCTGAACCTATAATCCCACGACACAGGGCGCATAGTAGTCGATCCATCTGGGTCAGTACTATCCCATACTCGATCAAGTCTTCTGCCGAACAATTGTGAAAAATAATCGCGATATACGGATGTGTTAAGTAGTTTATCATTGCATACTTCGCATTCTGGAAGAGTTTCTCCAGCCATCATTCTACGACGCACACTTTTCATATGCTCTGAATTCCAATGCGCCTCAAGAGTCACGGGTATGTACTGACCTGTGCCTGCTGACGTATCTATGTACTGTTTAAAGTTCTGTGCAGGTTCACGTGACGCACAACATATTCTGCGCTCGGTTTGCGGTGAAAGATATGTATGCACCCAGGGTGCCAAACACATGGTATCAGGCTTTGACATAATTTAGCAGTTTGGCTAGTTCGGGTGCAACATCTGTCAAGTTCTGATTACGCCAGCGATCTAGTTTTTGTATTTGCTGGCATGTTTCAACTCCATCAGTTGATTGGCCTTGCATCATGAAATCTACAATGCCCTCAAAGTCTTTTTGGTATCCTGTCCGCGCTGTTGACAAATATTCAGCAACGGCCTGCTTGGCCGAGTCAGGCAAGGCTGCAATGGAAAAATACGGTGCGTCATGCATGATATTCCAGTACACAAAGTCAAAGCCTTGAACACTGATCCAGTGTGCCAATTGATCTATGTAACGCACATTGAATATGTTTACTGTGGAGCAACATTGCAATTGAATGTTTTTATGCGTCTGGCGCATTTGACGAAACAATTCAATGTTTCTTTGCACGTCTACCCACTTGGCGCCTGACCTCTGATATTCAAATCGTTCACACAAGTCGTCAATGGAGAATGCTATTTCTACTGTTTTAAAATGCTTCCAGATTTCAATGGCGTGTTCAGGATACTGTGTGCCATTTGTGTTGTAGTGTATTTCTACCTGCTGTGCAATACCGCGATCCACCATGCCCTGCAACATATCAAAATGCTCTGCAATCATGAATGGCTCGCCACCCGTGAATTCAATATAGCGTATGTCATCAACAACTGTATCAATCTCTGCCCAAAAGGTATCGTTCTCTCTGGGCCAGCGTCCGGCTTTTAACATCTGATAAGCAAAACTTGTCTTACTATGTGCTTCTACTGAGTTGGCAATTTCTTCCACAGCAAAACTACTGCTGGACCATGATCCGCATATACGACATTTCAAGTTGCAGATGTTGCCCAGTTTGAGATCCAAGAACATGAGTGGCTTGGCGTCGTGAGTCCACTCGGCCGTGATGCCCATGTGTTTGAGTCTATCCAAGGTGTGCATGCGTTTTGAGGTGCGTCCAGCATCTTCTTCTGACCAGCATTTGCGACAAGTAGCAGGTTGGTTTCCATCAAGAAACTGTTGTCGTAGGCTCTGCATGTGACTGCTAGATTGTATGTCTGCAAAGTTAGCAGTAGTAAGATTAAATTTGTTACCAGTGTTGTCTAAAATTTCGTCATCGGCCAAACAACACGGGCGCACAGTCCCAATGGGAGATGCTTCTAAACTGACCCAAGGCAACACACAAAATTTGCTATGTGGCAAATTCATTTTAATGCCGCCAATTCTGGCAATGCGTGACGCCACGATTCATTTCTAATTTCGTCCAACTCATTTGTTTTGCGCCAGAATGTGTCTATTAGTTGTGTGTTGTCTGTTGCGTTCATAAAGGCAATGGCGCTTCGGAATCCTTGTGTGGCACGGCTTAACGAATCTCTGTCGCTCATCCAGGATAGGTGTTTCAAATACTTTTCTTCCAAGCGTTGTTTGTATTCAGTTGGTGCAATATCTATTCTATAGTGTGGGGGATCTTGCAATATATTTACATTTAAATCCTGTGCGCGAATCAGTCCATGTGCTACCCATTCTCTATGAAAGTCCGGCAAGTGCCATGCATTCATTATGCTGAGTGTGGGGCTAATATAAAAGTCCACATTGGGACATGTTGCAATCATTCGATGACGATTTTGAACAACGTCGTACCACTTGGTGCCTTTTCTAATATATTCAGCAGGCAGTCCCATGCCATCTAGACTGGCACCTACGGCCACGCTTTCAAACTGCCGCCAGTATTCAAATACTGACCTGCCCTTTAGATCGGTGTGCGTGAAGTTGGTGTTGTAGATCAGTCGTACATCAAAACGTTTGCGCTTGACCAGTTCTTCAAGAATGTTGTAGTGTTCTTCCATTAACAATGGCTCACCACCTGCAAAGTAAATTTGTTCTACATAGTCCAAATGTGGCTCTAACTGCGTCCACATGTCTGTTTCTGTGCGGCCTGCATAGTTGAGAACTGTGTTGCGGTCTTTCCATTCGGGTCCTGCAAGTTTTGCTTGATCTTGATACCACTGGCTTGAAAATATATGCCCGCATGATCTACACTTTAAGTTACATAAGTTTGAAAAACGAATGTCCCAATATGTCATTTCAAATTGTTCAACATGCCCGTCAGGCAAAGTTTTTGCAACTCGATCCACGTGATGTCCGTGGTGCTTGTTACTGCTTTGTCTGCCAGAAAAGAACCCTGACTCTTCCTGTTCATAACAACGTGTGCATGTGCTGTTGGGCGTTTCTGTCAGCATGTCTTGACGTAATTTTTTCATTGGCTGGCCATTCCAGATCTCTGCCAGTGACTGTGTTCTAGTGGATCCAAATTGCGGAGTTGATTCAGCGTGACAGCAAGGATATGCTTGCCCATTGGGCCAAGCGTGTAAGTGTACCCAAGGATACATACAGAAAGTCTTGCTTTGGCTCAATAGATGCTGTTCTTTTAAAGACAAACTGGCAAGATTTACCTTGACTGGATTGGCTGAACCATATTGATATTCTTCTTCTCTACTGTAGGGATAACGATTCAACAGTTGACGATCGTATGGTCCGGGAATTATCTGATGTTCTATGGTGTTATAATCTACATTTATCTTTTGTATCTCTGTGAGTTCTTGTTCGATGTTGGGGTTGGTAGTTTGTAACTGAACAAAACAACAGGATATATCTTCTTCATTGAGTATCACTTGCAAATTTTTTAATATCAACCCAGCCTGCTCGTGTTCTTTCACATAGTAATCCCAAGAATGAACAACAATGATTCTTTCGTCTGTTTCAAAATGATCTTTACGTAAATTTTTTAATTGGTCTCGCAACCATTTTTTTCCAGTGTCATAATCTTGTTTTGAAAACTGTGCAAGATCTATTGTGCCTAATATTTTCATAATGAGTTGTACCATTCTTTTAGTTCAGGGAATGTCGCCGTAAAGTTCTTGCCCCTGCGTTGATCATACTGCGTGTAGAACTGACGAAAATCGTTCAGCAACCGGGGACGATCAAATGCTTCTGAGTGCGGAGTTTTGACCACATCCAAATAGTCTATCAGACGTTGTAGATGATTAATCTCATGCTCGTGCAAGAATTCGCTGCCGCAGTTGTTTAACAGCCAGTCACGTAGTAACAACATGTATCCAGTGCGAATATCATCGGGCAAAATCAATGGCGATTGAAATGACGGAAAACGCAAGATGTTTAATGTGAAACTCACCGCATCCTTTCCATATTCTGTTTTCCATTGTAGCATGGTTTCCAACAGTTGATCCAGTGTTGTCAAGCATAGTGCGTTAATGGTACACATCAAATGTATGCCGCGGAACTGACCGGAGTCCAGCAAGCGTTCTACGTTGTTGGCCCAGTCGTCCCAGACAAGTCCGTCACGGATGTATTCTGCCTGAGTTGACGTTGCCTCATTGCTGGTGTATAGGTCAATGGCCATTCCTTGTGTGCTGGCAAGCAGTCGGTCAATATCAACTTCGGTGCCCAGATTACTGTTGATTGCCAGGCGTGTGTGACTCTTGCCCGTATTACTCTTAAACCAGTCAATAAGCCGCCAGGTGTGGTGGGACATGAGGGGCTCTCCTCCGGTGATTCTGAGTTCCTGCAGGGTATGATGTAGATCCGTTTCCCACCATTCAAAAAATGCATCAATATAGGGATTACTCTCTGTGATCTTAAACAACTGAGCACTGTCGTGAGTGTGAGTAAAATGGTTGCGGCCATCACTGACCAAATTAGTGTAGGGTCCGTTACGTTTGATATCATTAGCCCAAGTTGTGCTAAAAGCAGGGTTGCAATAACTGCAAGCAAATTGACAAGTGCGATCAAAAGCAATTTCCAAGGTACGGAGATTGACGTCGGCATCGGGTGCAGTATTAAATGCTTCATTCAAGGCCTCTATAGGATATATTTTGCTTTTGTACACACGGTCACTGATTGCATCTGACCCCATGTCTTCAATCTTCCAACAATACTCACAGCCAGAGGGACGCTCCCCGAGAAGCATCTTGCGACGATCCTGTTTCTTTTGATCAGTGTTGTGCAACAGCCTAGGGTTGGCGCGGACTTGATCCAGATCCACCAAATGGGCTGGCGGGTGATGGCAACTTGTGGTCTGCCCACTTCCTAACCAAATGGTTGCGTTATACCATTTTGCCGCACAGAAACTGGCTGAGAATCGGTCTAATACTTCTTGTTTAAAATCTAAATCGTTCACAAATTGTTTTGGATAAAATTGACAAAACGGTCAGGAAATTCTCGAAAGATTCGGATTCCTTCTACCGCCAAGTGTTGTTGATTATACTTAGTTACGGCTCGACTTGCAACCAGAAATTCTGCCAGATCACTGGCACACAAGTCTTGTACTACTTGTGCAATTCGATTCAATCGGTCTTGATTGTTGTCTATTGTGTCAAATGATTCATCAATCAAGTGCCCAAATGTTTGAAATCCTGCATTGTGCAGGTCTCGATAAAAGCCACAATTGGCCACAGCCACAAACGGATGTGCCATAGCAATGGGTTTGTAGATCTTTTCACTGCGTAGGCTGTAAGGATAATCGCACACAGTTTCTGACACCAAACTGAAGTAGGTATCTATGTAAGGCTCTGCACGAATATACACGTCACCCCAGGTATTATCAAACAATTCGTGCTTGACAAAGGCATGTTGATATTGATCTTTCTGCCCTGCATGAAATTGTTCTACTTCGTATTCAGAGGGCAACAGACGTATCTCACTGGGCCTTTCAAACAGGTCAGTTGAATAGGTATGATTGTATACCGGGGTAGTATCCAAGTTGGTCCATAGTGCGTGATCCAACAGTCCAGCATCACGCATGAGTTCTATCATGTATTTTCTGTGCGGTCTTGTGCGACCATTTAGAAACAAAAATTTGTAGGGCTTGTGCAACTTGCTATAGATTTCGTCTGCTCTGGCACCCTGTTCTGTATTACTTGCATAACAAGTTGCTCTGTAAGCATAATGATCGTAGACCATGCAGTTGAGTTCAGGCTCCATATCTCCACATCCTACCAACAGCAACTTCTTTTGTTGAATCAAATCTAATAGACCCAATCGTTGACATTGTAGTTTAAGAGTTTGTGATCCTTCTGAAGGATTGGCCAACACAGGCAAACAGATTTCAGTTATTTTTTTTACACGGTCTGCATAGCGATTTACAGTTTGTCTAGCCAGTACAACAATATCGTTGGCACAAGGATTGTATTGCTCAAAGTCCCAAAATGTATCATCTGTCAGATGCTGTATTTCTGCATGTATCTCACAGGAAGTGTCGCACACCAGTCGGCGATTACCTAGCATGATATCTACACTCTTCCCACCACGACCGCATCTCAGGAAAGGCGGCCAAGAAGTCTGTGCCTCGGCGTTGATCATGTTCCGCAAAGAATCTATAAAAGTCTGCTCGTGCTTGACTATGATCTTGTGTCTGCGCACTGCGCATCCAGGCAATGTCTCGATCTAGTCTTGCTACTTCGTAGTCTTTGAATCCTTGATGTGGGTACCGTGGATCTTCCATGTGTTCCAGCATGAACTGTTTGACTTCTTCAAGTTTAAGTGCATAACTTTCGGGCAAAATTTGCAAACTCTGCCACGTGGGTGTGCGTAACACAGGGGTGTCAAACCATACCCGTTGATAGGTTCGACTGTGTGTTCTTCTTAGAAACAGTATCCAACCCAGTAAAGATTTTAATCCTGTTACTGAAAGATTGTTCATGGTAATGATAAATGTGAGGCTATTATAGGATGGTACCTCTTTTAAATAACGGTTGGCATTCTCAAACATTCGCATGTAGTCAAGTCCATGCCTTATGTACTCAGCCTGCGCGGGTATGCCTGAGTCCACACTCACATACTGCATAAAGTGTTCAATACGGCCGTCACAGATGTTTTTTACCGAGTCAAGATACCGTTTGAACAACTCTGGCTCTACTGAAAAGTTACTGGTAACGTTTAGGTGCAGTTTCTTAGATGGATTGGCCAACACATAATCAAATACCCGATATGTATTTTTGTCCATTAGGGGCTCGCCACCGGTCATTCTAAAGTGTTCTAATTCAGGGTATAGCGTGGGCCACCACTTCCAAAATGCTTCTACATAAGGGTTATGCTCTCGGGCAGGAATAATGCGCCTATTCCCGGTAAAATGATCCATGCTGTTGTGCGGAGTACTGGTAGCATAAGGCCCCATTCTCTGGGCTTCATCTGCCCAACTGCTACTAAATTGAGGACTACAATAACTACACTTGAGATTGCAAGCGTTATTAAAATTAACTTCAACATAACTAGGGATAATGTCATCTTCGGCTCCTGTTGAATTTTTTATTTGTTCAAAGTCCACTGCGGCCCAGGGTTCGCCTGAACGATAATGCCTATCTGACAGTTTGCCCTGATCTTCCATGTTCCAGCAATAACTACACTCTGTAGGTCGCTCCTGACGCAACATGATTTTACGTTGTTCTTTTTTGTGTGGTGTGTTGTGCAAACTGCTGGGATTGTTTGTGAGATTCTCTTGAGGAATAGCATGCAAGGGCGGATGATAACAGGAGTTGTTGAGTCCAGTGGGCAAGTGCAAACTCACTTGTTTCCATTTGGCCAAACATAAAGCGTGTCCAAGTTGGTCTTTCATTTGTTCTGCTGCCCCCATAAACACACTTTTATAATTCGTAGTCATAATTTTTTAATGTAAGTTCTATTGCTAATTGTTGAAATGGTAGCAAATCAAATAATTTTTCTTGTCTCAACTTGTCTAATAGCAATATATGCCTTACTGCATGATTGAACAGATATTCATTATCGTCTTCAGTTAATTGTAACATGAATTGATCGTAGTTTTGTCCAAGTTGATTGCGTATGGAATTTAATGTAGATATTGCCAATGGCTTCAGTTTGGTGTGTATTGCCATCAATGACAAATAGTCCGGTCCGTGCAATAAGATTGGGCTGACTGATATTTTTTTATGTTCAGCGTACCTGTATAACTCGGGCAGTGTCCATATACTGAGCAAACTTACCACCGGCGAAAGACTAATAGATATTTTATGATTCTTCTGAATTTTTTCTAGTGCCAAATCTATATTAGTAGATATGGTATCCCAGTTACTGCCCGATCTAATATAATTGGATATTTCACCAACTGCATCTACACTGATAGAAATACTAACGGATTTAAATTCTTGCCAGAGATCAAACACATTTTTATCTTTGTATTGTATTACTGTAAAATTAGTATTGTATCGTAATTTGATATTTTTGCTAAGACCATTTGCAATTAATGTCTCCAGCATGTTGTAATGATCGCTGTTGATCAATGGCTCACCACCACACCAGTAAATTTCTACCAGATCCTTTGTGAGCAAGTGATCTAAATAGTCATCAAACTTGCTTTGTTGTAAAGTTATAGGGTAGGATAATTCTTTTGCCCACTGATTACTAAAGTGAGGATTACAATATCGGCATTTGAGATTGCACTGATTGCTGTGTCTTACATCTAAAAATTGAATGCCGTCGGCGTTTGTAACTTTTGTTTGATACATCTTTCGATAACTATCAAAACCTTGTTGTTCTTTGTGCCAACAAGATTTACAAGCATTAGGGTTGTCAAGAGATTTTAGATCTTGAAATCGGGCAGGATTTTTAATTTCACTCAGTGGTTTACTATATTCTGCTGATGTTTGGCAACATGGCCTTATTCTTCCGTCTGGAAAAATAGTCACTCCGTGATCAATAGCAGGACACTCCCACATATCACCAACCTTCTTGTACTCTAATGACATCAATTTCTCTGACCATGATGCCTTGGTTATGCCAGTTGCTACGATAGTGATGTTTGAAGAATCTGCTGGCTTCTCCTGTGAGCATGTGCATGGGCAAGTCTAGTTGTGTAGCAAGTTCGTCTGCCAGTCGATTGGCAATGATTTCAGGTTGATCGTTCTTTACTGTTTCAAACAGTTCAGCAAGTGCTTCAAAGTTTTGTACCTGTAGATAGTCCCAGTTAGTGAGCATGGTCATGTAAGTTCCTTGCCTTGCGCCAGCGATCGACCAGTAACCATAGTCTACATCTCCACCCACATTGTGCCATATGGTCAAGTGATCTAGATTTCGTTGGTGTACACGATCACGAAACTCTGCCACAGTAGGTCTTGCACCACGATTCAAACACATCTTGACCCCTTCACGGAATCCGGCACGCCAGGCTTGGAATGCTGATCCATTGGGATATGTTACACTGTAGCAGTCATGCATGGCCCAGTATAAGGGATCAAAGCAAAACTCTATCTGTGTTTCTGTTGCGCCATCGGTGTTTTCATGGGTGCGCATGTTCATCACATGCGTCTTTGTCCATGAACTCAAGCCACCGTTACCATACATCAATCCGTTAATGTGATTACGTGCTCTCCAGCGGAACACAGCCTTTTCATATTCAGATGTAGGAAGATCAAGCGTTTGGTTAAAAAACGCTGGGTCGGGGAGATTGTCTCCATCCACGAGGATAAATCGTTCTGTGTCAGAAGCCAGGGCCGCGGCTTTGTGTGCCGCATCGCTTCCGCGTATATTGCTGACCCGTCGGGCCCAAGGCACCATGTTCTTAATCTTGACCCAAAATTCTTCTTGTTGCGGTTCATCATAACTTAGGTAAATGCAGTCTAAATCTGCTATGTCAATCTTGCTCATGTTGTTTTAATTTCCATTGTTGGTTGGGTTCTTGTGCGCTTACTACAACAGCAACATCATTAGGGTCGCAAGGTGTTCCTTGATCACTGGGCACTAACTTAGGTGGCACCGGTCGCTTGCGTGGTTTTAACACACCATCAACTACACGTACCTGCAGGTCTCTCAATGCAAACTGTTCAGGAGTAAGGTCAATATACTTACCGGGCTGATCTTCATGACTGTAAAACAATGGCAGACCCGAATCATCGTGGTAAAGTCTAAGATAAACCGGCTTGATTTCAGGCCATTCAATGTTTTTCCAAAAGTTTAAAAATTCTTGTTCAGTCACTGCGCCAGTCCTTTTGATGATAATGTACAGCACCCCATTGAGCCACTGTGTTGAATCTCAAGGGATTATTTTCCCATACTAGTTCCTGTGTCCAATTTGGTGTATGAGACGCGATCATATGACGTTTCATATGCACGATCTTAGGATAACTTGCAAATGGTAAGGTAACTAATTCTGGCCCAATGATCTGTGCAGCCATGGCATATACTAAATCAGTTGTGGGATTTTCATCTGGAAACTTCAATAATGTTTTGTACTCTGTCCAGTTTTCAAAAATGTTTCGAACCAGTTGAAAAAACTCTTGTGCTGTTCGACTCACTCGCCAATAAGTTATAGCATTGTAAACGTCAGGCAAATGGTTGGCATCAAAAGTTTTTCTATAGTATCTACTGTCAGCAGGTTGATCATAAAAGTCTCTAGCACCAGTAGATATCACAAGATCTTGATGTTCAAACATAGTCCACCAATGGTCAACGGGACTGGCTATAACCATATCTGCTTCCAGTTTGATTGTTTGTCTGTAAGGGCTGGCCGCAAAACATTGCCAATCATTGGCAAAACCGCCAAGGTCGCCATAAGGCAAAGGAATAACATGATTGAACACTGGGTTGTCACAGCGTTTGACAGATATAACAGAAATATTGGCGTCTGGATGCCACTGCCTAATAGATCGTGCCAATTGTATAGCACAGCCAAGGTAGTCCACTGTGTCGGTGTCAATAGCCGGTATGAGGTAGCCACGTTCAGCGAGGATTGGCAACTATGTCTCCTAGGTGCTTTTTGCCCATGGCATGAAAGTCCATACCGTGCCAACCCATTGTTTTGGGTTTCCCGTCCTGTCCTGTGTACCCAATTTCAAAGTAGTCTGTGTCTAGTTGTTTAAGAGTGTGCTCAGGCATGACACTGGCCAAGCCAAATGGTATGTTGTCTACTTGTAATGTATGTCCACTCACAATGCCCATGGCAATGCTGAGAGCATAGTCGTTACGATAGGTAGGTCCTGCAATATGATACAAGTCTTTGTAGTGACGCCAGTTTGCACGTATCATGTTCATGCAATCAAAGATATATTGTGCTGTGTTGCTTTTACGGAACATCATTACTGTGGCCCACCACATGGGCATGCGATTGTTGCCAAACCAGTTGAGTCCGTCGAAGTCATTCATGCTGGTCATGTCCCAGGCCAATCTATGGCACATAAAATCTTGTGGGCTGTTGATCACCGTTTGCAATTCATTGCCGCACACCACATAATCAGCGTCTAGTACTAGAGTTTGATCCCAAGGTGTAAGTGAATATGAATCAGTTCTACCTGCGTTGTGCCAAGACACAGTCGCTTGATAATCCTCAAACCAACGTGTTCCTCCGGAAACTGGCGTCGCATTAATGACTTGATCTGCGGCAGCCAGTCGTCGATCTGTTGGATTTGCGTCCGTGACAATGGCTGTAGGGATCTTGAGGTGCCTACGAATTCTTTCAGCACTCCATCCAGCCATAGCAACGTAGTCGGTTTGTTCATTGTTGAACGCAAATATCAATGCGCCCGTTGTCATCGTTTCTTACTTTGTTCTTCATATTCTACCAGCCAAGCGTTCATTTGTTCTTGCCAGTGGCCATGTGCCCGAGCAAACAGTTCCGGAACGTTTACTCGCACAGGAGTTTCGTACAAGTCTAACAGCACCACGTCCTTGTCTTGCGCACAACTCAACAAAGTACATTGCAGTTCAGGACCGGCACGCCACATGCCGCCGGCATGAGCAAACAACATCTTGGCTTCGTACTTTTCTTTTAGTACACGACGTGCGGCCACATGATCAAAACGTGCTCGTGCATGAGCAATTAACGCATCGGTATTCATTGTAGTATTATAAAAGAAAAAAGGGCAAAAGTCTACCTTTTGCCCTGATTGAGTTTGCCAATTAGGCTACGCTGGCAGCAATTGTGGGGGTACCCCAACTGTTGCTTAAACCTTGTGCAGTAGATGGCGGAAGGTATGTGACCAAGGTTGTGGGTGCTGTGCCTGAGATAGTGGTCGAAGGACTGCCAGTTGCTGTTCCGCCCGAAATGTTAGCAGTGGTACCTGCACCCGATGATCCATCACTGACCCAGGTTGTGACCAAGGTCAACACTGTGGTCGAAGTGGCTGTGGCGGTGGTTCTGATGTACTCGCCTGAATATGGAGCGGTGGCATTGTTTAATTGGAATATTGTAGTGGCCACGCCAGTAAGGTTGTACCAGCCTGTGGTGGTGGCCAGTGTTGTTTGTGTGCCGCCGGTGCCACTGAGTCTGGTGGTTCCTGTGTAACTTTGAGCCGCAATAGTTTGAGCCGCACCGTTCACACGACCAGTTAGGTTGATTGTGCCGCACTGTCCAGCCAAGGTATTCCAGTCTGGATCACTGTCAGTTCCTGTAGAACTCTTGCCATACTTGAGACGCACAATTCCGCCTGCGTTCCAGAAATAACGTGCTTGGTTGGCTGACGGAAATGTAATAGTGTGTGTAAATGTAATGGTCCAGGCGGCTTGTCCTGAACCTGTAGGATTAATCTGGCTTGTGGTGCCTGTAAATGTTCCGTACTCAGCGCCCGAGGTCACAGCATTGCCACGATTGGTTGTGACACTGGTAATATCTGTTTGTACGTTGGCCAAAATACCAATAATGTTTCCTGCGGTAGGTGCTGTTCTTGATGTAAGAGTTGTGCTGGTTTGGGTGCCTGATGTGGCCAAGTTGTTGACTATTGTGGCCCATTGTGTGGCTGTTACTGTATTGGTACCAGCGGTCACTGTGGCAATGTCAGTTTGTCCCCAGCCTGCATCACCTGCACCTGTGCTCCACACACGATTCAAACCTGCTGTGGTATTACCTGCAAAGGTATTGTAATCTGCGGCTAGTATTTGTGATCCTGATGAATAAGTCATTGCTGTTTCCTGTTATTTAATTGTGACAATGGCTTCTACTGTGCCAAGTCCTACATCTAATTTATCAACCAATGCACGGCCAATAACATTAAATGCATTTGCTTCTTCTGGACGAGCAGATCTAGCAATACCGTCACCTGCTGAAATCAGTCTGTCGCCTTTGCGTACCGCACCTGTCACACGCACAGGCACACGACCTGTCATGGCCACTGGAGGGTGTGTGTCGTTTTCACCTGCGCCACCGTTCATGGTAAATGCAGGGCGTGTAGAAATCACACCAAACACATTGTTGCTGGCATCTGTACGAACCATGGTAATTTCGGCTGAACCGCCCAGTTCGACCACAGTACCTGGTGTGTACGCTTCGTCTGACGCAAAGCGTTCTGCAACGTCAGCATACAGTGCTGTGGTTGCTGTGGCAAAAATTGTGTTGAAGTAACTGCCTGATGATCCAATGTTACCAATTGCGTTGCCTGCACCGTTGATGATACCAGTAACAGCACCGCCGGTATTTACTGTGATTGTGCCGGAACAAGCAGTGTTGGCATCACTGCGCATGAATTGACTACTGGTCAAACTGTTCAGACGCAATGAATTTGTTGAGTTGCCCCAAACAGCGTTATTAGCAATGCCAGTGGCCAAAGTCAATCCTGGATTGACTGGTTGTATGCCCCATCCACCGGCAACAGCCGACAAAGGAGTAAATGTTTGATCCTTGCTGATGATACCCACAATACTGTTGTTGGCATATAATTCAATTACAAAATGTGACGTTGCTGTGTTGTCTACAATTGTGGCAACAATAGCGCCTGTTGTGCCTGTACCCGGAGTAAATGCAGGACCTACCACAATAAAGGCAGTACCTGTGTAAACATTCAACTGTTGATTCACAGTATCGTACCATAAATCACCGGCAACATTTGAAGTTGGAGCAGTTGAACTGGCAGCGGCGCCGCCAATGGTCTTGAATGCAGTGCCGTTGTACACTTGCATTGTACCTGCAGTTGAGTTCCACCAAAGTTGACCAGTCAGCGGTGCTCCAGGTGCAGTGGTGTTGGCGCCATTTTCCAATAGACGAATAAAGTTATCGTCCAAGAATTGTCCATAACCTGCCCAGTTTTTACCCACCAGGGTCATGCTGGAATCAGTGTTGATGGTACCATCTGCTATAACAGCAAAAATTGCGCCATCAGTTAATGTAATTGTATATGACATGTGTTACTCCATATGTATTTATGCCGTGCTCAAGTTAGTCAGCGTTTGTATACGCACAGTATAGTCAATCTGTATCTGACGGTTCAAACTCTTTTGCACAGGGTGAAAGATCACGTGGGTTAGCAATCTCAGATCCGTTGCACTTCCTGCCCAGGCCTTGAGCCCTAGTTCATCAAACACGTATTCCCCGTTGAAATTGGTTGAATTATCAAATGCCTGCTGTCCTGGTGGCTCGCCGTAGTCCAGCAAACAACTGACCAAAATATCAGTGTAAACCTTACCTGATGTGTGTATCACTTCCATGTAGTTGTTGGTAGGATCTGTGTCGGCTGCCGAGTTATCATTGACTACTTTGGCGTAGGTTTCGTTGTAGAGATCAGCATTGATGCCGGTGGTGTTTGGGGGCAAGTAGGTAATAATACCAGTTGGGTCAACGCTGGACCCACCGTTGCCAAATGCCATTTCGTAAATCCAGCCGCCACCTTGGGCACTGGTACGGTTGCTGAGAGTTTCAGCAAGACTAATACTCATGTTTTCATAATGAATGGCGTTCTTTTTGTCCACAAAAATTTCGCCGTTATTGGGATCAAATATTTTGACAAATCCTTCAATTTTTACCAAGCCTGTAGAAATCATGCTCTAGTCTCCACAAAGGTTTCTTTGGTTTTTGGATCAAAAATCTTTACAAAACCTGTAACCGAAACTGACCCTGTCTCATTGGGGCGTTTGGGTTGTGCTTGTGGCACTGAATTTGTTTGTTGTTTGATAGGTTGATCTTTTTGCATCATCATTTATTTACCTTGTTCTTTAGCCTCTAAAAAACTGTGCGGCCAGTGTATCGGTATATTGCAGGCCTATGCCATCGTATGCTGTGGTTGAGCCGGCGCCGTACCAGCCCAATCCCTGACGGCAAAAGACTGCAACTCGATAGCCTGCGGTGGGTGCTGTATCAAATTCCACTGTGATTGGGTTGTCACCAGTCACTGTGTATCCACTGGTTTGCAATATGCCACCAACTGCTACCAAAATAGCCTGTTGATCAAAGGTTGAATCTTCTAAACTTAAATCAACATCTGCTGTAAAGATGGTAGTAGTTCCATCTGCCACCACACTAGATCCCACAATGCGATCTTGGTATATCTCTGGTGCTAGATTATCTCGGTTTAGATTATAAACAATTGAGCCTGTAGAATGCAGATCAACTGCGGTTCCAGCAGTACCTCTGAGTAGACTGCTCACAGTATTTGTTATGGTATTGCGTTCACGATACATGATACGCTCACCATTTACTGTTAACACACCCCAGATGTTGTTGGCCAAATCGGGCGCTGCCAGGGCACCAGCATCGGCCACATATACAATGTCACTGTTTGTATACAAAGTCTGAGTCAATGTAGTGGTAGTTGCTGAAGTCATTCTGTAGGTGGCTTGTACTCCACGCATGTCTTGGAAGATACGTAATTCTAGACCAGTAATTGGATCAGATTCAAGTACTACAATTACAGCACCCGATGCTGGAGCAGTATCAAAAGTAACTGCCGCGGTTGTGCTATCACCATAATCAACAGTATATTCATCAGGAGAAATTATAATGTTGTTGACCGCTACTTCTACGTCCAATGATGCTGTGGGTGCATAGTAAGGCCCGGTGGTAGTGCCATCCCCGTAAGAAACATTAAATTGACGCGAATACACACGCAAGTCCATGGTATCAAACATTGAACATGGCACCAATTCTTCAGGTGCATGGCTTTCGTAAGGTCCAATAAACTCACCACCATCCACGTTGATGTCAGTTGCTCGGGTTCCCAGGTAAGGATCAAGGAAAGAACTTTCATAGATGGCATCCAATATGGCAGGATCGTATGTGGGGCGACCTTCTGGGCCATAACTGATGTTGTCAAATGGATTGATGTCAAAGTTGCCCACATCAAAGCCGGTATTCTGAGAGAACGTGGGTGCGGCGACTTGCACACCAGGATAGTCTACTCCATCAATCAGCAATGGTAAATCTAATCCTGGTTGGTCAGGTCCTGGCACATAAAAGCCCATGGTACGATCAACACCACTCAATGAACTGGCTGCAACCAGTATCCATTGATCAGGGTCAAATGTGGCAGATTGCACCGGCGAACTGTCTCCACTATCGGCTTGCCATACTCGGTTGTCATAACGCACTTGTGTACCATTGTCGTATGATACATTGGCTTCCCAAGGTAAGATAGTGCTCACATACTGATAACGATCGTATTTGATAGTGGTGTTGATACTACGTACCAAGTTATTGCCCATCACAGCAATAATTTGCCCGCCTGTTCCATTACCGCCCGATACAGTGACAATGGCTGTGCTGATATAACCTGAACCAGGAGTATCTACAATTACCTGACTGATTTGACCTGCGCTGTTGACAATTGCTGTCATGGTTGCTTGGGTAACACAGTTGCCTGTCACAGTGAGTTGTGGCGCTACTGTATATCCGCTGCCACCATCAGCAATCACAACATTTTGTATGCTGAGAGTATGATTGTCATACCAAAAACTGTATGGTTGTGTTTGCCATAGCGTACTGTCGGGTGCTACATCACTATAAGTGCTGGGATGTCCAGTTCCTGTTGCTGTGCTCAAAGTATACGGAGTCAATATTGGACTCATGTACTGGTTGGGCACTTCAGCAGTGTTGTAAAACGCTGGCAAATCAAAATCAGCCATACTACCTTGGTAAACGTCAAACCCGTTGTAGATCAAGTTAAATTCACGTATCTGCACATGGTATGGTTTGACTTCTTGAATATAGTTCAGTACAAAATCTTGATTGTCTCTTTGGTATGTTTGATAAGGGACCAGTTGTCGAATCTTGTGATCAACATCAATCAAACTGGTCTTGGTCAGCCACTCAGGTGCTTCAAATTCGCTTAGTACAAAGTTAAACATCAAAATCAACGCACGATTGCGTTCAATCAATAGGTCGCCAATCAATAGTTGTTCATTGATTGCCTGTATGATCTTGCGTGTTTCGGTTACAGGTTCTTGATCAAAGTGCTGTAAATCAAACACTTCAACGTCAAAACCATAACGTCCTAGTGCGTAGTCCCAAAGTTCTGCCAGGAATTGAATGGTCCCGTCCTGCAGACCCACGCGATCCCACCCTGTGTTGGTTCTCAAATAAATTTCAAATTTACCTTGACTGTTGGCCGTGACTTTTACACTACTGCCCACAGGTGCAGCCGCCAAACTAAGAGTGTCGAGAGTGGCTACATTGGCCACCTCGGCAATGATTTTTACGCTGGGATTGTATCCTGGTAGATACCAAGTCACATACTCCCAATAGTTTCTGGTATCATAATTCTGCACTCGGCTCAAAAACAAAGTCTCAAATGTTTTGGTTGCTGTCACAGTGTAAATTGTCCACGAACCGTTTTGTGTGCTGTCACTGGCCACAAGATACTTGTAACCCACTGAAACTTGGGCCAGGTCCTGATAACTAAGTTCTTCAATGTTGGCCACACGCTTGTTCCAGGCGCCGGTGTTTGCCTGTGGTTCTGCTTCACTGCTGTTTAACAAACTAAAGTTTCTAATTTCTGATATAGGAAACTGCAATAGTACTGCATTAACATACTCTAGGTAGTTTTGCAAGGCCAGGAACCGGTCTTCAAACATACTTTGTCGTGGACGGAATAGCACTCCATAACGTTGTGCTGGACTCAGGGAAGGGTCAGGCACAAGAGCGCCCTGGATGTTTACTCCACAGAAACTGTCTTGTAATTTTTGGTACAAATTGTCAGGCAAGAAACCATCTGCACGATCTTGTGGCAACAGATCATATTGCACGTGAACATTGTCATCTGTAAGTTGTCTGTCGAATTCAATATTGATTACAGTATCAAATGCACTGAGTTGGTCTGCTCCATTATAAATGGCAGTGGCGCTGGGGCTCACAAATGCCACATAAGGAATGCCACTACTACGAGGATCAGCAATGTATCTTGCAACCCCGCTTGGGCTGAGGGTTTTACCTATGGCAGTGTTGATTGTAACAATGTTCTTGACCCAGAAATAATACGTGGTTCCAAACACTCCTGTGATATTCAATCCAGTGGTCACACAGTAGTTGACTAGATTTCTAGGTATACCGGGACCAGCATAGTTGGCAGGAGGAACTGTGCTGGCAACCCATTGATAAACATCTATACTACTGCCCGGGAATATCTGTGCCCATCTACGTGCGGCATACACAATATCATCCTGATTGGGATCGATAAATCTTACCGAATTAGTGTCCCACCACATCTCGCCTTCATGTGTGGCAGCCCAGATTCTGCCGTTGTTGTTCTTGGCACCCACGTTGTAGGCAGCAGGATCAACTGCACCAATATAGTCGATGTTCTGACGTGCGGCTCCTAGTATTTTTCCTTGCAATGGATCAATAAAGTCAAAGAAGGCAGTCTTGGCACTGGTCACACGATCGTATGTGAATACACCGTTGATCAATGAAATGTCCACCACTGGCAGTTGCACATTGGTTACTACCCAAGCAGGTGATAGGTCTGGGTTATTGAAAATACTAACCGCTCCGTAGTCCTGAGCAATCAATGAACTGTCACCAAGATCGTCTTTGGGGCTACCGGCTAATAATATACCACCAGTGTAGTCGATCGATGCTCCATATTGGTCTAAATTAGATACTGTGTTGTCATACACCTGTTGACCAAATGCAAACTTGCCAGGATTTGTAACTGAACTTTCTGCACTGGCAAAGTAATCGTATGTGTATACTGCACCGCTTTGAATCAATGGGCCATTGAATATTGTGGTTTTGCTGTCAAAATATGTGAGTCCAGCATCAAAGGTTGTGGGGCGATACAAGTTACCCCGTGGTGCGCCCACAGTAAGAGTGAGAGCACTAGTATCAATGTTTACAGCACCGCCAAATCCAGCATAGGCCACTGGGTATGGACTGTTAATAGTCTGTGTATAAACAAATGTTTCAAATACTAGACTTTGAAAAATGTTGCCAATCAATCCAGGAAGCACCGATAACTTATTACCAGGTATTGCGGCATCTGTGTTCTTGACGCTGATAGTAAGCAATCCAAATGTTTGCGTTCCTGGAACAGCGCCAGCATATGCAATCACGTTGGGAACTGTGCTAGAGTTAATATCTTGAGCCAGTACGGCACCCCAACTGCTGGGCTGCCAATAAGCAGTGTCACTCAATGCTGTCCCTATTGGTACCGCTCTGATTGCAATCCAAAGACCTTGATTGTATTCAACAATGGTACCAATGGTGTAAGTTAGAGCACTGTTCCAGGCCGTTGGTGTACTCAGTGCCACTTCCATGTTGTTTATTCTAATGGTATTTCCTGGATTCAGTCTGGCGTTTACAGTTGACGTTGTTATGCCATATACTCTGCTTTGGTTTACTTGACGGTCTACCAACCCGGCTTCAGGTAAAACACTGCTGTCTTGAGGTGCACCGGTGTATAAACTACAGTTATTGACGCAAAGGTCTACGGCCTGACCAAAGTTTGCACCTTGGAATGGCACATTGGCCCCAACTACTTGGAGGAGAGTAAAGGTGTTGACATCAATTTCTAATATATCTCCCACTGCGGCAGGGGTGGTCAAGGTAATTTGATTATAAACTGTTGGAGTTGAAGGGTTAGCGGTAACTGTAAATTGCCCTGTTGGGTTACCGGCAGTGTTTGTTAGAAACTGATTACTTAAAATAACCGATGTTGGCGACACCAACGACGTAGAGATATTGGCCACATATACTGTTTGAGTAGAATCTGTCACAATAAATCTTTGGACAGATCGATCATATATGTAAACTGCTCCTGCATCAGCAACTGAATCATATGTGTCGTTTGGACACCCAATCATGATTTGTCTACCATCTGTGGAACAACTGATTGATTGACCAAATCTTTCTCCGCCAACAAGTCCAGACGGACTTAGTGTTTCAACATAGGTATAGTAACTTTGTGTACTGACATTGATTGTGCCGGTTGGTATGTGTGCAGAATCAAATGTTAGATTTCTAGTACTGTTATTAAATGTATAATCTATATTGGGACGTTGAATTATGCCATCTACGTCTACTTTAAAACTATAGATGTTGATAGCACTGTACAAATATTCATTCAACGAAAATCCCACTGTGCTACCGTCACCTGTAAATGTTTGAGAAACTCGTCGACCAATACGCAACACAAGATCTTCCACTGGCGTTGAATTTAACACAACTGTGGTGCTGGTTACTGTGTAATCAGTGATGTAAGTCAATAGTTGATCGTTGAGCACCACAAACAACTGTTCATACTCACCAGAATCAATTATTATATCATTGCTGTATAGATAGTTGCTTTGTATGCCGTCAGTCACATACTCAACCAGTTGTTCTTCTATCTCTACCTGTCCATATGCAAACACTTGATTAATGCCTGGGGCACCAATGTACATCCAACGTTCATCTGGACTGACCACAACACTGGTACCAAATGCACTGCCTGAATCTATGTAAGTATCATCTGGCACTGTTAACAATGTTGACAACGTGAAAGTGGGACTATTTGGGAATTTATAAACAACGCCCACATATCCAGAATTTGCACTAGAATCTGATCCAATGCTGGTAGGTGCGCCCACCGCACCCCAGGTTTGATAGCCAATTGAGACTGATGAACCAAATCCATATGCTCCGGGATTATTACACTCTATTATACTGTTTTGAGTGAATGGATTTTGAGATGTTCTTACATAAGTGTAAATTGCGCCTGATTCAGTATCGCCGTAACCAGGTGCTCCTACAAATGCAAACAAATTGTCATGGGCCTGTGCAACACTTGCGCCAAATTGACTGTTGGCCACAGGAGTTGTTACTTGGAGTTGTCCGCTGGTCTGGAAGACTTCTTGTTTTTCTACCACTTGCCATAGTCCTGCGCCGTTGTCGTCAATCCAGGCGCGGCTGCCCGGAATCAAATCATTGACATATGGCAGAGTGATAATGTCACTGCCTTGTGCAATTCGTTGAGTTTGTAGAGTAAACGCGGTTCCTGTACCTGTGGCCACAATCTGATCGGTTTGCAAGAAAGAAAAAGCAATAGTGACCTGGAAAATACTTGGCACATTTAAAACTCGATACACACCATCAATGCCGGATCCAAAATACTTGATCAACAAAATATTATCTGCTACTAATCCGTGTGCCTGATTAAAAGTGAGCACCGCGGTGCCATTAAGATTTGTGTCAACCTGTGTGATAATTCCTGGTACCTGGGCTGTTCTGTAAATGTTCCAGTCGTAGTCATTAATTTTGGCCACCCATATTATGGATCCCACATTAACATTGTTTAAGTTTCCTGCCAACGAAGCAGTATTATCAATGTCGAACACTGTGATATCAACGTCGTTGATGTTGACATAGCCTGCTGACGGTAAGGCTGTGTCTGTTATTTTAGTCAGGATAGTGGTCAAAATGTCGGGACTAGTTATTTTGTAACTTTGATTCCATAGATCACTTAGTAACACTGTTTGTTCGGCCTGACTTGATTCGCCAGGAATGACCACTTGAACAAGGCTAGGATTAGAAGTTAACAGTGCTTCATTTAGCCTCATCTCGTAAAAACTTCTGTTGGCGTTGGCACCATATACACCACGTTGTACCGCCCAGTTTTCATAAATTTGGTATTCGTTAACGCCGCGCCCAAGATCGGCAAAGGTAAAAATTTCAGCGGCACGTACAGTGCCTTTGGTTCCAAGAAATTGACGATACAGATTTACCTGGCTGGTACTGTCTAAGTTGAGAGCCACCATGTACTCTCTAGGCTTGAATCCAATTAGATTATAAGCAAACAAATCTTGATTGAGTTCAAGATTGGCATTGTATACATTGTATGTGTTGGACAACTGATCACTCTTGTTGGACAGGTTGGGCAACAGTCCCTGCTGTATCCTGGTATAGTCACTACGGGTCCAGTCATTGAAATCAAATTTTGGTTTGGGTTGTACAATGTCAACTGCGCTGTAATAGAAATTTTTGTACAGGACAATTTCGCCGCGAGCATATTTGCGTAGGGGTTGCCACTCTTTTACGTTGTCTTGATTCAAGATAAAGCCTGGAGCATTCAGTTGACCGTTCCACTCCTCGGTGGTTGATCCTATCATTCTAATTCTACTTTGTCTGGCTCCTGTGGCAGGATAATATATCAAATCAGCAAAGATACTTTCATTATCTAACACAATCATATTTTCATATGACGTGAATTTTATCTGAAAATAGTTGATGGTGTCTGCTGTTAGACTCTTGAGAGTAAATGTGTTATCTAGTCTTTCAACCACAAGATCCCTAGTGGCAAACGGGGTACGATCAGCATTCAATACCATGTTCTCTGTGGTTTGTAACGCAATACTGTCAACTATGGCTCCAGGACGCTCTACAATAACTTGTGTTGCACCAGGATTCAGATTAATAATGCTTCCTTCGGCCCAGCCTTGACCACTCCAGTACAGGAATTCACTGACCATCTGATTCCAGTCCAGTTGATAACCATTTTCCATTTGGTCAAATATTAGACCTTGCTGTTGTAACAATGCTCCGTAACTCAGCAAGAAGTCTGCTACCAAAGTTCTGTTGGTAAAGGTATATCCGTAAGGAACTTGCACCACTTGATTGCTGTAGGTCACTGGAACTCGAACTTCAAATCCACCAGCACTGATTGTACCCAACACCCCGTTGACTTGGCTGACCAAGATATTGAAATAAGGCTGTGTGGTACTGTAACCATATACTGCCCAACCATTTGCAGTTGATTGTACAATAATACTACTGTAGGTCAATTGGTCAAAAGGCACATTCTTGTAAAACAGTAGATTGTAACTTTCGTCGGGTAACAACAAACTTGAATTGAGACTGTTAGGGCTGGATTTTTCAGTGTAAATTTCTAATAAGTTTTTACCTGTAAAGGCTGCCATTCTATAGCACAGTCGAACATCAAGATTTTTAAGATCTAGTGTGAGTGCGTCAGTTGAATTGATTCCACTTATGCGATTGTAGTCCACAATCCAGTCAATGTAACTAGCCTTGCTAACTCCATTGCCATAAATTTCAATGCCATTGGCATCTAGTCTATAACGACCGTTGTAGAGGTATTGACTAAGTTCAGCATCGTATTTGTATAAGTCACGATCAGCAAACAAACTAAAGAACTCTGCAGGGCGTGTTAATACCAACATTCGCATGATGGCAAAAGGATAGGCGCTACTGGTTCTCCAGGCATTTTCCACAGGAGCATCGTCGCCTACAGTCCAATTTCTTTGGAAATTGTTGCTGTTAAAGTTGCCAACAACTGTTTCAATAGGTGGTAACAATGCACCTTCGCTACCCGAGGGGATTACTTGTGTAAGTTCGGGTCTTGCATATTGAGGCAACACATAAGGTGCAACAGGATCTCTTACTAGACCTGCAGCCAAGTCGTCCCACAGAACCAAGTTGCCTGAAGTATAAGGAGCAGGACCATATTCGGCCTCCCACCAGGCAGGCATCACAGTGAACCCCAACATCTCCCAGGGTCTTGTGTTGGGGCTTATGGTATCATAAAAATAATTGTAAATGCCGCGCCAGGCACCCACTACTAATGGTTCATTGTTGCTTAGTTTGTTACCGGCTGTGCTGTAATTCCAGGTAAACCCATTGTTGGCCAAGTAATCTTGAGATTTGTAATCTAATTTATTCCAGCCAACCCAGGTCAAGAAATCCTGACTTTCTATATCAGTTATTTCTCCTAGTGTGTAATCTGTTGTACGGAATTGTCCTGGCACAACTTCCGTGGCGTTAAGGGGTATTGGATTGCCATCCAATTTCAAGTTGTTGTAAATTCTAGTTTCAAATTCTAGCAACAACTGATCTCTAAAATCATCAAATGCCACGGTGATTGAACCATCGTGGCCACGAATCACTCGTCTGGGCGTGACATAAGTTGTGTCTAGATATATCTCAGGAACATATGCAGGATACAGCCCTAGTTTGGTAGGAGTGTTAGGTATAAAGGTTCCGTAAGTGTCTGCGTATTCTTGTATGACCACTGTGTCGCCTACTACCAGGGGAATTGTGATTGTCAAAGTTGAGGAATCAGTAGAAACTACGTATTCAATGTCTCTGGTGAGCAGGCGATCATTTATATAAACCAACAATCCCAAATAATTGGCTGAGGTGTAATTGTAAACCTGTGTAGTGTCAAATGTGTTGCCGGTGATCGGTCCAACCACAGTGGTTGATTCTGTGTAGACATTGCCGCCAGGCAGCATGTCACTCCAGTAGAAAGGATTTGAACTTGTGCGTCCAGCAATGAGATCTGTTATGACTGCTGTTAGTATTTCAGGCACAGTCATATTCACATAGTCATTGCTGATTGCTGTGTTCAACAACTGTGCTTTGTATTTTTCGTACTCTCTAGAGTTGTATTCAAGACTGGCAAAAATGTTATAATTGGGACTACGCAAGAAATATCCAGCCAAGGTCATTGGAGAACTTTGTTGCAGTATATTCAATCCAAACGGTATGATATTACCAAGGTCTCGACTGTTGTTGGCCCCATTAATCTTGCCCGTAAGTCCAACAAGGTTTTGACCAATAGTGTCATAATGACTTCTAATAGTACCCAGCGTAAGATTGTCGGCATTTTGATTTAGCGGATTGTTTTCAAGATTGATTGGCACTTGATAAAACGCCACGGCACTGGCTTGATCACTCAAGACCAAAACTTCAATTATCTGTCCAGGCACAATAACAGTGGTGCTAGGGAATGTTATGGTTGTGGTATTGCTAGTTGTGACATAGGTATATGTACCCGGATCCTGAAAGGTACTATCTATATAAACTTTGACTGAGGGCACAGTATCCACCGGCAGGGCTGCCACATCCAACAACAACGGAGTATTCTCTGCATATACAAAACTAAACTGTTGATAGATCTTGCTCTTGACTGCGGCTGTTTGCCAACCAATTTCTCTTTGATATATTGTGCGATCGGCATATTGTCTCACAAAGCCTATGCTGATATTTTTTGTAAGACTCACATTGTCTTTGACATAGAGGAAAGTGTCTGCATAGAGATTGTTATCAAATACAATGTCGCCAATATTGTTGATGCTGAGATACCTTAATGGAAATCCCAACACGGTGTCATCTAGGCCAGGACCAAGTGCATAACTGAATAACTTGGATCCTGCAAATGTGCTACTGGGATATGCCACTGGGTTGCTGAGACTATAACCATTGCTATCATAAACATCAAACAACGGTGCTTGGTTTGTACTGGTCTTTTGCTGTGCTCGAATCCATTGTATTCCGTCATAGTAAAAACTTATGCCTTGCAGTGTAGTACCGCTGAGACAGACCACTGTTTGGTCAACAAATACATCAGCGTCTGACGCAGGCACTAGATTGATAACAGGTTCCAAGAATGAACTACCATCGTCGCTGAGTGTCACAAACTCAACCACATAAATTTTATCTCTCACATCTGGGTCTGTATCGCGAGCAAAAATAACTCTGGTTCCAGCAATGAAGGTGTATCCATCTACTCCGTAGCCCACGGTTCCATTAATGGTACTGAAGGCATCGGTGGTCACAAAGTCAATGATGTCCACTGGCTGTTTGCCTTGTGTGCCCATTTCATACAGTCTGGTACCACCGCGGAATTCCAGAATAGGACGACGTGCTCTGAATGCATTGTCCAGAACTGGCGTGGTGTTGTTGTAGGTGGCTGACGCATTGATTACATCAATATGGAACCAACGATTACTACGGCTCCAGGCATTGAGATCTGGTGAGTCCAACGCCATGGTCAAGTAGTCAGGTATTAATGGTTGATTTAGGCTGGAATCAAAGTTGCCCACATCAAATGGTGTTGAATCAAATGGTACTGTGGCACTTTGAGTATAGGTTTCCGGAGTGACATAATTGGTCACAGATAACAGTTGTATAGCCGTGCCTACCCCAGCCACATAATATGATTGATTGGCATAACTGGTTGGTACCACTGGTGCAAGAAACTGCACTTTGAGGTTGTTGGTAAACACCACACCGTTAGGACTAGTGTAGTTTTGCTTGCCTAAAATGTCAGTAACAACATTGATGGTAGAACTGTCTGCTTGATCAATCAGTCTAATCTGACCAAAGATATCTGGATTGGTTCCATCCTGATACCATAGCACATCTTTAATAGCAGTCAACAAAGGAACTTCAACGATCACACTGCTTGCGTCATTATACCATGTTGTACTGGCCCACTTGGTACCAAATAAAATATTAAATTTGGTCAGTGTGTTTATGGTAGCAATAGGTGCCAAGTTAACAATTGGCAAACCGTCTATATCATAAGTGTATTGTATCTGCCAAAGGTTGTTGGTTGGGAAAGAGGGGGAAGTTGTGAATACCAAAGTCTTGTTGTTGAGATTGGTAATTCCATCTATGCCACCGTAGTCAGCAATTATATCACTAAGGTAAACTCCATTCAGTTGATCGTAACTCAACTCACTCAACAAGTCTACGTTGCCGATGCTGGTTAAATCATAGTAGAATTGTTGTGCGTTCTTGAACGGCACATAAAAACTCACTGTGCCAAGATCTTCACCGTTGTTGATTACCCCTAGTACATCTCTACTGCTGATGTTAGGAGCATAAGGTAATTGACCATTTGCTCCTGGATCTGTTTGTATCCAAAAGTTGTTGCCTGTTTGACTTAATTCAAATGTATAGTTACCACCACGCACCAAGGTTATCACCGGATTATTGCCGGGTACTCCACTGAACTCATAGGCTGTGCTAGTACGAGTAACTGCAAAGTTGTCAGTTAAAGGTATTGCAGTAGCATAAACATCCACAGCATCTGGGCCTGCTGGCAACCAGTAATACTGACTGTAATTTACAAATTTGTCAAAACTAACAAACGGATCCCAGGTGTAGTATTCACTGGTATACAGTCTATCACTCTTGGTAGTGTTGGCACCTTGAACAGCCAAGGCGTCTGTGATACCAGGGTATGTGATAGCATCTTGTATCTCTTCAGTGTCTGGCTTGAGGCTGATAACCCCAGGTTCCAACTGATAGTTGGCTCTGGTAGCATCGGGCTCTAACACATAGTAGTCATTGGGGTTAACTCCAGGACCAACTCGGCGTCCTATATAACCTTGTGTTTTCTTAAATGCAGGTTCCTGAACCAATTGGTCTAGTGTGGCATTTAAAAATTGTTTGTTAGGAGTAGTCTGAAATATATCAGGTAAAAAATCAACGGTGCGTATAGCCATTAAATTACTCCACTGCCGGATGCAGTTCTAATATTGGTACTGGTCAATGCAGTAATTACTTCCACACTGGTGACTCCGGCGCCGTTGACAAATATTTCACTAGGGGCACTGCGTATTTCATACAAATCACCAAAACTTTTTAATGGGTCTAGTGGCACCAGTACCACTGAACTTACCACGCCGCCCATATTAGAGTGGATATATGCTGCCAATTCTGAGAAGTAAAATGTCTGTCCAAATTCCCACTTGTCAATGCTAAAATAATCGTTTAAATTTGCAACCACTAGATTTCTTATTTCGCTTTCGCTGGCAGTGCTATCTGCGGCACGGATGACCTTGATGGTGGCCTGCAACTCTTTGGCTGCTTTGGGTCCAAACAATGGCTTGAAAACCACGCTGTTTACAACCACGTTGTCGCTGATCATTTTGTAGTCATTGAGTCCTTGATATGCTGTGCTAAGTTCATCTATGGTAGGAACTGCGGGCTTGGGTACCGTGTTTGTGACATCTCTTAACCAATTTTGATAGGCAGTATAGTAGGCTTGATTGACCACATACACATCAATGATATTGGTGGTACCTGGATCAATTCTACTGGTCAATGCGGCATTGTGTCTGTATTGATAATATAGGCTCTGTCGGCCAACTCTTGCCAGCCAGTCGCCTGACGCTTCAACCAGGCTACGCACACCTGTTCCACTGATAACTAGTTCATAGAAGGCACCTGTTTGGCCGGCCAATGGTCCAACTGTTATGACCTGATCGTATGCATAAAATATCTGTCCAGGTACAAACTGCAACAGTACCGCTTCAACATCATCTTTGGTAGCATATTCAGAATTTACCCGCCCAGGGTCAACCAAAAGATAGCGTTGTAGATTGTCAAAGTCCACGGTCTTTTCAAAGAAAACCCACTTGGTACTAGGGTTCACGCTAGGGGCTACAATTTCATCAAAGAAATCTGGATCATCGGGTACTCCGTCATTGTCTGAGTCTTGATAACTCACAAACACCTGATAGTCATCAACATAACCATCGCTTTCTACTGGTTGGCCGACAATGGCCATTTTTATATCACCAGGCAAAGGAATATTTACATCAGGTCTAGAATTGGTTTTTAATACATTCACAAAGTCAGCAATTACTGTGCCTGTGCGGCTGTCATAGATGCGTTGATCAGTTTCAAAGAAGAATCTAGTTTGTAGCACTGAGCCAAACAAATAAAACAGCGCCCGGCTAGTCACTGTGTACGTGCTTCCATTGGTCACAAACTCAATTAGCCAACTAGCATCCTGATTGGTTCCTGATGTGTTTTGTGCATTGGCCAAACTGAACGGTGCATCTACTGCTAAATTGGTGCTGGTAATTACATACCAGGTAGCAGTTTCGTTGTCGTAGCCCAGGCCAAAATTGCGATACAATAAAATTTGATCAGTAATACTGGTGACTACGGTGTTAGGCAAGTTGGTCACAAACAGCGGAATAACTGCAACAGGAATAGCACCTGTGGGCACAAAGTTGTTGAGTGTAACTGGACCTGTGCCGTTGCTAAAGTTGCCTTGACCTTGATTGGTTCCGTCTGTCACAATTGCCATGGGGCTGGCCCAGATGACCAACTTGTCATTGTCTTGTGAAGGTGTTCCTAATTTGAGTCGATTGTTGCTGTCAAAGTAGTAACCAGCAGGAGGAACAAATTGCACCAAAGATCCAATTTGTATGTATTTGCTAACAGTGCTACTGTAGGTTCCGATGGCTGCAGGGTTTCCTGATGCATTTACAAAATAACCTGTGGTTTCGTTGGCCAACGTTGTGCTTTGATTCCAGGTAAAATTCAGTACAACAAGATCAGGTCTTGGAAAGTTTGCATAATAGAATTGATTCAACCCAGTGGAGGCCAGTAAAGGTTGAACATTGTTGGTAATCACAGTGGCAATGTCGTTGCGTGTTAGCCAGGTGAAATCAAAAGTTGGCAATTGATTTTCTTCCCATAAGGCACCATCGCTGCCAAAAGTATTGGTACTTGAGTATTTGCCGGTGTTGTCCACTAACTCAAGATATCTTGACGTTCCGATACTGGCACGATTTACTGCATTACTCTTGATAATAGAATTGTAAAGTGTGAAGGGAAAATTAACATAGTCTTCGCCGTTGACCATGCGGTTCTGTGTGTAGTATCTAGCAGGAGCACGTTGTTTGATTTCGTCAATGGTTTCTCGAGGCTGTGCATTTGACACAGGTTGTGTGATACCACAGGTGAATGTGATTGTTTCAAGTTGTCCAGTGCGGCTTACATAACTGATAGGTATGATCACACTTTGCATTTCTTCAGGATTGATAATATACTGTAATCCATTTGAAGCGCGAACATAAGCACGGAACGTTCCCACTGGTATAGTGCTGAATACACCATCACCAAAGGTCAGCGTAATTTGGTCATTGGTTCTACTGACTACTGAAAATAGTTTTCTTTGATCAGGGGCTAGTTGTTCTGTGGCAGCGGCATACACACTTTGTACATACTGCCATTCGTATTGTACATTGCCCACAGTGTCTAACTGATACAACCAACGGTCTTCGTTGTTGACTCCTTCAATATTGATGTTGACTGTGCGATTGGCAATGCGCTCGCCAAGATTAAAATCTTGACTTTGTAATACACCTTGTTTGAAGTAAAAAAAGTAACCGGTGTTGGCACTGGCAAAACCCAGTTGATCATTACGGAACAGCACATTAAAAATGCCGTTGGGTAAAGGACTAGGCTCATACACATAATCACGACCTACAGATGTTGAGTTCACTGCCTCAAATGGCATGTTGATGCCATCTACAGTGGCAGTGTAAGGAATCACTGGCAAAAATCCTGGCACAAGATTGATACTGTATTCGGATGTATCAACTCCTACAACAGTTTGTTTAGCGCCTGGACGACCCACACGTTGTGTGTTGACCAAGGCTGCATTGAGAATAGCGGTAAACTGCTCAACCCAATTGAAGTTGGTAGGATCATTCCAGTTTATGGTAACGTTGGCTAGATTAACGCCATTAAAGTCAGTGACGTTTTCTGTAGTTTGTGCGCTGAATACTTTGAGATACCCTTGTGCGGCCTGGTTGCGTTTGGGAGTGTAACTGACCAGTTCGGCCAGTTTGACCACGCTGTCTCTGCGTTCGGCTGTGCCTAGATAGTTCTCTCTGGTGTTTAAATCATTGCGGAAACTCATGGCTTGACCCATGAATGCAATCACATCTAGCATGGCAATAAATTCTGAACTTTCAATGTAGTCATTGAAACTTTCAGGATAGTATTGACGTATGTAGTCTACAAAACTCTTGCGCAGGGTCTCAAAGTCATAACTTTGGAAGTCTGCTTCGCGATAGGTTTGATAGATTCTTTTCCAATCTTCAACGCCAAATACAACTGTTTGTCTAGTAGTTCGTGCCATAGTAGTCCGTTTCTTTTATTTATTGCAAAAATAAACGGCGTAGTTATACAAAGCCGGCTTGTCTTGTTGCTTGGTCAAAAAATATGCTCAATTGTTCAGTGTTAGTACCTGGAACAATCTGCACTTGCAATTCTATCAAGACTCCGTTTTCTTGAGGATAAAAGTTCAAATCACTAATGTAAATTCTTGGATCGCCAGCGGCAATTCGTTGTATTTCTGCTATGATGGCACGTTCTGTGGTTGTGTCTTGATTTTCAAAAATATAGTCCAGCAACGTAGATCCGTAGTCAGGTCGCCCAGGCAAAGAGCCTTGACGAATATTAAAGGCATTGAGAAGATCACGTTTGACTAATTCACCGTCAGTGAGAGTAAATTTCTTGTATTGATTGATGGTGCTATAACCGATAAATGTGGCCATACAAGTATTTATGTTCCTAAATTACCAGAAACTACTAATAAACTCAAAGGCCTCAGCGGCATACTCTTGTGCAATTTCTATCACTTGATCTGCACCTCCCAGCAACTCCGAAACATCAAAGTTTGTGATTGATGTAACATCCAAACCTAACGCATCGAGTCCTTCTGTGAATATTGCTGTTCCGTACTGCTGGAGGCCTGCTAACACTTCTCCTGATCCAGGTACATCTTTTAACAGTGCACCAACACCGGGTAAGTTTTTTGCTTGATCAAGCAAGTTGGCGGCACCTTTTATTTCACTCACAAGTCCCTGACCTGATTTGAGCAGACTCAGGATATTATCTGCTCCTGGTATTTGAGACAACGCGGCAACACCGGCAGCAGTTGATGCCAACTGTGTGAGTAGTATTGATGCTGATTGATTGATTGTGCTGAGTTGGGTAGCCTGTGTTCGTATGTCAATTCCCAAACTGGGATTGGCAAATATATTTCTGGGGATTTTGTTGTTGCCAATAATACTGTTAAAACTAGCATCTATCACTGAACGATTCACTGTGTTGGAAAATCCTCTAGGAGTTTGAACACCTGTTTGTAAAGGATTACCTCCGCCGCTGACAGATTGGTTCACTGTGCTAAAATTTATACCAAACACAGATTGAATAGCAGATGTGGTCAATTGACCAATTTCACTACCGCCCACTGTGTTGTTTAACCAGGCAGTAGTAGCACTAACACCATAGTTGGCCGCATTGTTGACCACTGCACCCAGATCTGTGTTGGAACTCAGTAGGTTATTTGTAGTGGTAGATACAATTCCTAAATCAGATAGGTTGTTGTAACTGGTTGCTAATGTGCTTTGTTGCGCCGCACTTTGTAGGACTGGATTTGCTAGTACAGAATCCAGACTGTCTGCACCACCTACTCCAGTCCATACTGTGGGACTACTGAGAGTGCTGACCAAGGTTGCAGGGTCTTGATTGATCAATTCTGCTGTGCCGGGCTTGATTAAGCCTGCCTGTTGCAATTGGTCTGGTGTGAGTCCGTATGTGCCCAGACCTTTTTCGTTGGTAATTTCTGTAGCCGGCTGATTCACTGAAGCGGCAGTAGACGAAAGTAATCCTTGTACTTGTGTTGTTGATAGTGGACCTACTGTACTGCCTGCCAGTACTGGCGTGTTAACAAAAGTTGATATTGTAGTGGGATTCAATGCTGGCAAATTTGGTATTTTTGTTACAGCCCCAGCAATTTGTGACAGCGTGCCGGGGGTGATCGATCCTGTAACTTGACTCAAGGCTGTAGCAAGACCACCTTTGGCCTGTATTAAACTGTTCAACACATCACCGGCTCGTAGTCCTGTTAGGCTACCAGTCGCTGATTGTTGATTAAAAACAGCCAGGGCTTGATCGTAGGTGGACCCGGCTGGTCCTGTCAATTCAACTTGTTGACCTGTTGGGGTAATAAACTTAAAAACGTTCATGACTTGACTTGAAAATTCCATCCTGCGGGCACAGGTTCGGCCGTGGGCGGTGGTGTAGGCTGTCCATCAACAAAATCTACTACCACACTCACCCCTTGGTTGTGATATCGATAGGGCTCATGTGTGGGTGCCCGGGTGACAATACTTTCTAGAGCACCTGTTTTAACTTGCCAACCTGTGCTGTTGTTAAAAGTAGTATCATCAAGAGTACGCTTGGGATACAGTTTAGGAGGTGTTACCGTTTTGGCTGACCCACCGTTGAGATCAATACGTCCTGCCTTGAGTGCTAGTTTTGTTCCGCCTTGCCAGGAACTGGTTGCACCTTGCAGACTCAAACTACCATCACTGCGAACTCCTAGAGCGGCTGTGCTGTATAAGGTCATGCCTGCTTCAGCGGCTAGATTCATTGTGGTCACTGCACCAATGTTGGTGGCCGCGCCACTCTTCATACTGATGTTGCCTCCAGCATACATGTTGATGTCTTTGTCAGCGTGTAAGTTAATTGTGCCTTCTGTGCGAACGTTTACACTGTTTGTGGAATACACATCCACTGTGCCTTCAACTCCTAGTTCAATCCAGGTTTGACCATTGGCATGAGCAATGTAGATAAAGTCTGCTGAGTCGTTCATCATGACCTGATGACCTTTGGCCGATCTCATGCGGAACAACGCATTGTTGCCATCAAGGTCGCCGTCGTCCATGACCAGAGTGTGGCCACCATAGCGACCGATCACTTGAACGTCAGCATCTCTCACTCCGCCTTCGCTCAGTTGTTTACGAATTGTGTTGGGATCTTGACCACCAGCATAAATGGGTGTTCCTGGAGTTGATATACCATAAACCGTGCTAGGGCTTTCTCGTTGTGCGCTTGATCCAATGGGACCACGTTCAGGATCGTTGTTTAACCCTTGCTGAAAATATATTGCGGCCTGTACTGAATGAACTGGTTTAGGTTGCTCATAGAACTTGGGATTTTTATCAATCTGTTCGTTTTCATTGTTGATTTCGGTCACTGGCAATTGTGGTGAGTTTGCAAAATAAGCAGTCTGTGCTTTGTTGCCAGGAACATATTGACTTTTAGGAACAGCACCAATGGCTGGAATCATGCGATTCACACCAGGGTCTGGTATACACCCTAGGTAGTAGCCAAGGTTAGGATCACCATTCACAAAGAAACACAGCACTCGTGTGCCAATGTCTGGGGGAGTAAACCACATGCCATAACTTTGTTGATTGCCTGGATAGGTTCCTGTGCCCACACTGGTACTGGTTTTTTCTGTAACACCGTAGAAAGGAGGCAAGTAGTTGACCAGGCGCCAGCCGCTGGCATTGTCTTCTGGATTGTCTCCGCTGAACTGCTCAATGTATACCCATAGTCTACCAGATCGAATGCTGTCCACATTGTTTTTGACCACGCCCACAAACGGACCCACGTCGGCAATTTGGCCGCCGCGATCAAATTTAAAATTTTCTGCTCTTCCTGAACTTCGCTCTAGATTTTCTGCCATTGCTTTTCCTTATCCGGGATTACCATCTTTAACTATTCTCTGTGGTCCTGTACGTATGCCAGGAAGTGCGGTGCCCTGATTATTGTTTGTACCAGCAGCCGACGCGGCTCTTGCAATCTCTAATGCTTGCGCATCAATCTTGCCTGCCTTGCGGGCTTCAATATAAGCAGGTGATCCACGTAACTCAGCATCACTGGCAGTGGGCGGCACGTCAACAGGATGTAGAATTTGTTGTACGCCTTTGCCCAAACTTGTTTGCTGAGATCCAACTGCTCGATTTTGTGTTTCCTGTTGCTGTTGTCGTTGTCGAGACGCCTTGTCAATTGGGGTTTTTGTTTCTCGAACAGCAGAAGATGCAGAAGACGATGCGCTGGTTTGTACACTTGCATCGTATGTGACCCAAGCACCTTCGAGTTCTTGGGTAAATTTACCACTTTTAAATATATGTGTTGCTTTGGTTGCGACATATACAGTTGACACTGTGTTACTATTACCAGTGCCACTAGGTGCAGTAGAAGGATCTATTAATCCTGTTTGTAAATTGTAATCAGCCGGGGTGTTGAATGTAATTTGAAAATATGCTCCACTTGCTACTGAGTTAATGGTTCCGTCAGCCAGGAAAGGTGATGTTGTAAACATTTCTGGGGACACATAATCTGTCAATGGACTAGGTAACCATGCAGGATCTCCCACTATGGTTATTTTTGCTGTGGCCAGGTCCGCAGTGTACAAAAAATCTGCGGCGTTGGCACCTGGCTCATTGGTATATTTGTCGCCACCTTGATTACTTTGACCACTGGCAGGAAACACATTGGTTTTCCAAGTTTCTTGATAATTTGGATTGGCTTGGAAATTGGCTTTTTGTACTCGCGTGTCTGGTGAGGTGGTTCCTGTAATGGCCTGTGTCCATTGATTGTTAAATGACTGTTCAAAACTTATAATTGAATTGTTTTCGCCTGTGAACCAGTATCGATATGACTTGTGAACTCCTCTGTATTTGCCTGATGGGAAGTAGGTGCTCAACATAGGAGTTTCAAAAGGTACAACAGTAAACACCATGCGATAGGCATGATCTTTTCTTTTGTAATCATATCCCAGTATGTCTATATTACAAAGCACTTGAAACCAAGCAAACTGTTGTGCTCTTGCAGTGGACTTTTCCCATTTGCCAATTGATTGATTCCAAATTTCTCCAGATTGATCTTGTATGTAACTGCTACTTCTTATGACCTGGTCAATAAATTGCACAATCTGTTGTCCTGCACTGGCTGCCCGAGCCCGAGATTTTGGATCCATACTTTGCTTGTTAGGCAAAAGTTTATCAGCGGCAGAGCCGCCTGCGGCACCAACAGCCAGTCCCTTGTCAAGACCGCCTGGGGGTACAATTGATGCATCAGAAATAATTTTACCAAAACGTACATCAGGAAATTGAATTTCATAAATGTCAGCAATCTCAATCTGTCCACCCTTCAATAAGTTTAATTGAAAATTGTTCAGGGCTGCCACAAGTCCGGTGCCCACAGTAGGTGTAGAAGGTTTTGGTGCCGCGCTGGCATTGGGCGGGGCAGTAGTAGCAGTAGAGGCCACTTGTGTGGCACCACCGGCACGACCTTGCCTGGTAATACTAGGATTACCAAATGCCGCACCGCCACCATTTTCAGCAAAAACTACATCAGCCATTAAAAATTTCCTCCTGCGGTTGCAACATCAATTGCGGGTAGTTGAGAATCGGTTGGTGTTGGGTTTGAATTTCCTGGTGGTGCTGAGGCAATCGGCTTACCATTTCTAGTATTGTCTCCTGCAGCCTGACTTGCTGTCTGTTGTTTCACTTGACCAACTAACACATCTTTTACTGTGGCCCCCGTAAACTGCATGTTGAAAGGAATACTACCCCGGTTAACACTGAATCCAATATTGGTAGATGGCGAGGCTCCAGTAATTCGATATTCTGTCAACTTGCTACCCACTGAATAATTCAAACTGGTTTGTTGGTAGAATATAAATTTTTCCACAGCGGCATTGGGATCGGTACTCCCCACACCGTTCTTTATTGGTAGTGCTAAGTTTCCTTGTTCGTCATAGCCATAGAAACGTATGACCAGGCAGTACATTGCAGATGCATAATTTACAAAAGAACCAGCATCAGAACTTTTTGTAACTGTTTGGGCATATACTTCATTGACAGCACGATAAAGATTTAATGGCAGTGTAACTCCATTGGGCTCACTGACAGTAAATGATATATTTTTATAGGTCATTGGACCACCAGAATTGATACCGGCTGAATAGGCAGTTTCAATTGTTAGATTATCCAGATAATAGTCCAGGTTAAAATAAGGACTGCGTTCCGCTCCAGTTACTGTGCTTCCAGGCACCGTGTCTTGATATTTTTTATCGTATGCCGGAAAATAAATATCAATTCCAGGTGCTGGTTTTCTTACACCCGGTGCAGTACCTGCTCCTCCACTTTGCGCCAACAAGTAATATCCGTTGAGACTTTGTTTGATACTATCAATAGTTGAGTTATAAGAAACAGGCGTGGTTAGATACCAACTGAGAGAATATGTGTAACTAAAATAGTCGTCGAGCACGTTTGATCGTTCGCGTATGTAATTGTTTTTGGCAGCGTAAAGATCATTCAATCTGTTGACCACAACACTTGGTGTTTGTGGAGTATTGTCATCTCCTCTTGCGCCGGCACCTGGACCACCTGTATCTGTTCTACGAGGATCACTTGCGGCAAAACCGGCTGTGGCCTGTCCTGCACCGGCTGTGGCTCTATTGCTTTGATTGTTAATTGCCTGTGTTTGACTAATTGGTCGCACATTGGCATCTGTGCCTGCTGTGGGATTGTTTTCAGTAGTAGGGGTAGTTGTAGCATTTGTGCCTGATCCCTCTCCTGCAGGTTCAATACGGCCGGTAGGAGTAACTATTTCCTGTCCTACCGGTGGGCGTGTGGCGTTGGCTCCTTCATCTCGAGCCAAATTAGCATTACCTACAATGGCACCCGAACTGACCACAGCCCGGCCTCCTGTTAAACTTTGAAAAGTAGGAATCAGTGACGAATCGATTACGCCAGGAATATTTAATATTTGGCCATCAGGACCAATTGATCTTCCAACTAATAAACCTGTTCTTGTTTCTGCTATGGCTATGGCATTGTTGTAGGCACCACGACTTTGGTCTGAGTTGTTCCAAGACTGGAAAAAATACTGTAAGAAAAGATCAATCTGCGCTTGAGTGGCCATTGTATTAGAATCCTAACGTACTGCGTAATGTACTGAGTTTGGGCAGATAAATTTGTGTTCCAGTCTTGAAGTCCAATGGAGGAGCAGTGAGTGTGTTGGGGTTGCGTTGATAAAACACCCACCACAAGGCCGGAGTGCTGTACAAGTCAAAGGCCAAGAGATCTGGCCTGTATTGATAGGTTTGATTGATCAACATCAGTTGGTCATCAATGTTTTTGGGTATAGGACGGTTGGTCATTGTATCCAAAAAGAACTGGCTATATCCTGTGGTATAGTAAGGACTTACTGCGTTATATGTGGCCATTACCAGAATCCTCCTTGGCCCGAAGTGCCCGGTGATCCACCTAGCAAGGCACCAGTGGCATACTGTTGAAGGCTAAATTGATTGGTAACTTGACTGCGAGTTTGTACCGGTAACAGACTCAGCGAGATCTCTAGTTTGGTAGGCACATAAGTAGGGTTGTTAAGTCCCAGTGTGGGTGGTGGGCGTCTATTAATTTCTGCACCATAACTTATGCCTTGGCCACTGAAAAGATTTTGCAATCGAGACACAGCACCCGAAATAGGGTTGGTTGGTAAATTTTGTCTGCTTCTGCGTGTTAACATATCTGTACCATTGATGTTGGGTGATCTTGCTCGTATGTAGTCTACATCACCAGGTAGGTTGTAATTAAAACTGGTTACCACACAAGGATGACCGTTGAATTGATATTGTCCTAGCCCTGTCAGGTATACCAAGGGAGGAGGAGCACCACGTTCAGCATCTTGTCCGTAAAACATTTTGGTCACTGAACGGAAAAAATGTATCACGGCCAGGAGATAGTTGGCTTCGTTGCTGTCCTGTGCGGTGAATGTTGCTCTCATGTTCACAGCGTCCACAGAACTACTCTTGTAAAAATATCCTTTGTAGTTGCTGTGAGTCAATGCATAACTTTCATAGTCGGCCTTGTAACTCATTTCAATACTGGGAGTGTATGGAAATATCACGCCACCAGTGACAGCCAATGGTTGTAGTATCCCAGGATCGCCATCTACATTGTACAAATATCGTGCGCCCGGTGCCAGGCTGAGTCGCACCCGCCAATCACCGTTGTTGGATATTTTTCTTTGTGCGGCTGTGACTGCCTGCTGTTGTGCAAACTGACGGCCCACTTGTGTTTGGATTGCTGAGTCTTGAGCGGCTGTGGTAAATCGTGCCACCGGAGGAATTGGTGTGCCGTCGGCGTTGACTGGGTTTCCCGCGGTGTCAACAAATCCACCACTGCCATTAGGATCTAGTAACACAGTACCAAATGCCTGCCCGTCTTGCACATTAACTGGTGCGGCTGTTCTAGTCGGCTGACCTGAAAACAACGATCTCACACGATCCACTAGGCTGATACTAGGATCAGTGTTGATGTCAACACTAGTACTGTTGGTGGGAGAAGTACTGTCTCGATAGACTGCGGCGTTCTCATTGATGCTTGCTTCACTAAGTTGGATGGTATCTTGAGTTTGTGCAATGTAGGTTTCTTGGTTAGTTATGTTTTGATTTGAATCAAAGATAATTTGAGCATTTTCTGCATTGTTGGCTTCTAACTCTGCTCGGCGTTCTGCACTTATGTCAGGATTGGCTAGTTCAGTATTGTTCTGTGCAATGTAACTTTCTGCATCGACAATATATTGTTGTGCTGTTTGAATATTTTCTTTAGACCTGGCTATGCCTGCAGTACCTACGGCGATATTTGTACCGGCTTTGTCAATTTCAGTTAGGAAAGGATTGGGCGTTTCTGAATATGAATTAAGGCGGGCCGCCTCAGCCACTGTCTGGCGATAGTCTGTGTATGGCAATTTTGTGGCAACTGGTGTGGCAGATATGTTTACAGGATACTTGGGATTTTCTACCCAGTCACCGGCAGCATTTTTAATAAATGTGTCTGGCGGCCCAGCAAGATTGCTTTGACCTGGATTTACTGGGGTAGCAACTGACTTGGCTCCTGCCCCTAACATCTCAAGCCTTACCTGAGCCGCTGAATCAGTTACTGCCAATACATCCGCAGGTATTAGTTGTTTGCCTGAGGCTTTGTCAACTGGATAAGATACTCCTGTCCTTGAATCAAATGCAAGTCCAGTTTGATCAACATATGCAGGTTGTGCGGTAGCAGATTTATTAACTGCATTTGCGACATTTTTTGCTATTGGTGCATTAGGATCAACAAAATTATTAATGAATGCAGGATTGATATTTCTTGTTAGTTGTGCTGTTTGTTCAGCATTGAGAATGTTTAGTCCATACGCATCTTGAGTGGGACTAGCGGCTGTGTCTGTTATTTGTCCTGGATAATTATCATCCCACCATGCAGGATTGCCAGCCTCATCAGCAACCTGTTCACCAGTGTAGGTTTCTGTTACTTCGCCATCAATTTGTATCTCTGCGGGTACATCTTCGGGTGCGGTCCAGATAAAATTTTCTTCATCCATGTTTTGTTCCTTGACCCTGTATTTAACCAAAAAATTAACTGAGCCGTTTATAAAAGGTTGACAACTACTAAGAATGTGTTACAATAAGTAATATTTTAAAGGAATCCCCAGTCAATGACTGCAACTATCCGTGCCACACCCAAAACCAACTATCTCAACAATAGAGATATTCTCAAAGAGATACACCTAAGCAAAAACACCTACTGCTCTTTTCAAGATCCTGCGCTAGATCACCAATTTGATATTATCCTGCCTTCTGTGAGCAAGATCAATCAAAAGACCATAGCCGAAGCCCGTCGCAATCGAGCAGACAGGCTCAAGCGAGAAGGTACTATTGTAGACCCTAAAAAAATACCCAATACAGACATTGTGTTCCGTATCACCTGTTGGGAACACATTCCAATGGCAGCCAAAAAGATCACCAAGGCTGAAGCCAAAAAACGCAAGTTAGAAGACTTGTTGGAACTGGATGATGTTACGGAAGATCCACTGGCGGACCTTGTGGAGGAGCCTATCTTGAATCCCACACACATGAGAGTTAACTTTCCGCCGTTCTGGCATTACCGAATTGACAACAATAAAGTGCCGTTTGTGGTGGGCAAAAGCCACTGGCGGGGTGCCTTAGATAGCGGCGAGTTCTCCAAAGATCATGGCAAAATGACCAGAACTTTGGCCAACATGTTTATGAAATTATGCGAAAGATATGCTACAAGGAGTAACTGGCGTGGATACACCTACAACGAAGAAATGCGAGGACAAGCCTTGCTACAACTCAGTCAAATCGGACTGCAATTTGACGAGTCAAAATCGCAGAACCCTTTTGCGTATTATACTGCCGCTATCACTAATAGTTTCACTCGTATCCTAAACATCGAAAAGAAAAATCAAAACATCCGTGACGACATTTTGGAGATGAACGGACTGAATCCATCCTGGACTCGTCAGAACTCAGGTAAACATTCCATGGCTGCCATGAGCGGACCGGTAGTAAGTAGTCTTGATGAGTAGCATGACAAAGATCTTAAATATACTAGAACCAACATGGAGATAGTTAAAAAATGTCAAAGGTAATATTTCCTATTCAAACAGAGACAGCATGTTTATTAAAATGGAACTGGAGCAGTATTTTTTTTCAGAGTGGCACATCTGCGTCCTGTCATAGAACACAAAAATACAAAATTGACCCAGATAATTTTGATAATTTTCATAACCTTCCTGACAAAGTTGAAGCAAGAAAGACCATGCTCGAAGGTGAGTGGCCCGACGGGGGTTGTGCATACTGTAAAAACATAGAAGAGTCAAATGGACTAAGTGATAGAACACTGCAACTTAAACAATTAGAAAATATAAATCTTATTCCTCCAGAAGTTCTGTCAGACAATCAAGCAGTGAATGTCAGCCCAACTATCTTGGAAGTTTGGTTTTCTAATGTTTGTAACATGGCATGTACATACTGTGGTCCGGCTCACAGCAGTAAATGGGAAGATGAGAATCGTCGACATGGAAAAATTTATACCACCATCGAGGATAAAAACAAATACAGTACTAAACTGAATCAAAAAAATCCACATTATCAAAAGATGGTCAATGACTTATGGGTTTATTTGGCCAAAGACAACAATGCAAAAAAGATTCAGAGATATCATATTTTAGGTGGGGAACCTTTTTTACTGGACGAGATGGATCAAAGCATAAAGTTTTGGGCCAAGCACGGTCACCCTGATTTGATCATCAGTGTCATTACCAATCTAAACATACCACACGAAAGATTCAAAAAATACATGAAAAAATTTGAACTTTTGGCAAGCAAAAATAAAATATGGCAATTACAACTCACAGCCAGTCTAGACGGTTGGGGTGCTGAACAAGAATATGTGCGGTATGGCTTGGATCTATCTTTATGGGAAAAAAACTTTGAGTATCTTCTCAACAAGCCCTGGGCCAGTTTGTCTGTCAACAGTGTTATTTCGGCATTGACCATCAAGTGTTTGCCAAAACTTGTTGAAAAGATCAACGCCTGGAATGTGCATCAACAAGACGTAGTAGATGAGTGGAGGTCTTATTCTAACTTGATACAACATACTTTCATCACACCTTGGGGTGAAGATGATCCGTATAATTTTCCTGGGGATGTGTTTGAATCTGATTTTGAAAAAACCCTGGCATTGATGCCCACAGATACCGAACTACAAAAAAATCACAAAGATCTAATGCAAGGCATTGCAAATAAAAGTAGTTTGTGTTCGGGCAACAAAGAAAGAGTATCCAATTTAAAAAATTATCTTGACCAAATTGATAAAAGACGCAGAACCAATTGGCAACAAGTGTTTCCGTGGCTTGAGCAAATTAAAGATTGACCTGTACACTTAAAGATTGTATACTAGTAGGATGACTAATCTATTTCGTAAAGCCGCGATCTTCACAGACATTCACTTTGGACTCAAATCAAACAGCACTCAACACAACGAGGACTGTTTAAACTTTGTCAAGTGGGCAACTGCCAAAGCCCGAGAGGAAGGTTGCGAAATCTGCATGTTCCTGGGCGACTGGCACAACAACCGTGCCAGTCTAAACATTGTTACCCTAAACTACAGCCTGCGGGCACTGGAGCACATGAATGCAAACTTTGAACATGTTTTTTTCATTCCTGGTAATCACGACTTGTATTATCGCGACAAACGTGATATACAAAGCGTGGAATGGGCCCGCCATCTTCCGAACGTTACTATATGTAACGATTGGTTCAGTGATGGTGATGTCGTTATTGCACCTTGGCTTTGCGGAGATGATCACAAGCGTATTCCCAAACTAAAGGGCCGGTACATGTTTGGGCACTTTGAACTGCCCGGATATCTAATGAACGCCATGGTAGAAATGCCGGATCACGGCGAAGTACGCAGAGAAGACTTTGGTAACTTTGAACATGTGTTCACCGGACACTTCCACAAACGTCAGACCAAGAAAAACATCACATACATTGGCAACTGCTTCCCGCACAACTATGCCGATGCCGGAGATGATAATCGTGGCATGATGATCCTGGAATGGGGGCAGGAACCTGAGTTTCATGCCTGGCCTGACCAACCGAGATATCGTGTGCTGGGGCTGGCCAGTATCATTGACAATGCACCCACCTTGCTTGCACCAGGCATGCATGTTCGGGTGCAGTTGGACATTGAGATTTCATACGAAGAAGCCAACTTCATCAAAGAGAAGTATATCAAAGAATATGGCCTGAGAGAGATGGCCTTGATACCCAACAAGAACAGTTCTGTAGACACTGACATGGCACCGGGTGAAGTTAAATTTGAATCCGTAGATCAAATTGTCACAGACCAAATCACAAACATTGAGTCAGAATTCTACGACAACAAACTACTGTTGAAGATTTATCAGACTCTATGAAAGATTTATTCGCAGAACAAATACTCAAAATACAACAGCAGTACAAAACCGCCGGTCCGTTTTATCTGTCAGAATTTTATGAATCAAGCGGAGATCAAAAATTACATAATTTTTTGAAGTCCGCCTATCGTCCAGAATATCAAGACAATTTCCGCATCGTGATAGTGCAAGATTGTGTAGACATCTATGACTACGATGATCTACCCGGACGTGGCATAAATGCGTTACAAAAACATCTTGCTCAGATTGATATCAGCAACTTTTTTGTATTGGTTGTGACAAATAATAAAAATATCCAACACGAACTTGCACAAGTCAAAAACTTGTATTCCACAGATGATTGTGAAATACAGAGCCATATTGTTGCTGACTCTGATTACAAAATACAATATTTCAAGCAAGATACATTTTGTGCCTTGCCCTGGACGCATCTGTATGTTGGCACAGATGGAAATGTATTGCCATGCTGTTTGTCTGATCATGATTTTGCCATGGGCAACATACAAGAACAATCTGTGGACTCTATTATAAAGTCTACAAGTTTCAATCGTTTGAGATCAAACATGTTGAACGGTCAACGTAGCAAGGAATGTTCAAGATGTTATGCTCAGGAGGACGCAGGAATATCAAGTGCCAGGATGGATCATAATCGGCGTTGGCCCAAAATAACAAAAAACACAGTTGATTCTTCAGGTACCATACAAAACTTTAAACCTAGATATCTAGACATAAGACTGAACAACATATGCAATCTCAAATGTCGCATGTGCAGTGGCTATTTCAGCAGTGCTATTGCACAAGAAGATGTTGAATTGTTTGGTAACCGCAAGTTTGTTGCATCTGGTCTTGACGCAAAACAAAGAAGCCAGAACATAGATGAAATACTTGACTATTTGCCCGACGTTGAAAAAATATATTTTGCCGGTGGTGAACCTTTGTTGACCGCCGAACACTATGTGATCCTAGATGCATTGATTGCATGCGGGAATACCAATCTAGAAATCACGTACAATACTAATTTTACCACACTCTCTTACCGAAATCGAAATGTTTTGGATCTATGGCATAAGTTTTCAAACATAACTGTTGGGGCTAGCCTAGATGCTCACGGTGCGGTTGCTGAATATGTTAGACATGGCACAAACTGGCAAAAGATAGAAAAAAATCTTGAACTGGTCAAGAGCACCTGCCCCCATGTTCGATTGACTGTGACTTCAACGGTGGGATTATTAAATGCAACCAGTTTGATGGAACTGCAAAAAAACTGGCATACAGAAAAAAAGTTAGATATCTCAAAATTTTCACAGACTATAATGATTAGTCCACCACATCTCACCGTGGCCGCATTGTCTTTGGATCATAAAAATTGGTTAGATCAATTGATCAAGAGCCATATGGTCTGGTGTGAATCTGTCGATGCTAGATCTCTTGCAAAACAATGGCATGATGTGTTAACATACATGTGGGCACAGGATGACAGTCATCATTTGCCGGAATTTAAGAGACTGACACAAATTATGGACAATCATCGAAATGAATCATTGGTGCGTGTATTACCAGAAATAAAAAATTTAGTATGACAAAACCTTTGCTTCTGGGATTACCGGGATTGTATCGAAACTGGTTGAGTGCCGCACTTGATCCAGAGTCAACATTTTCTCTAGATCTTGAACACAATTTTTTGTGCAAACAAAGTAGATACCAGTGTCTCGACAAGAATGACATTGATTTCGGTACTGCTGTTTTTCCTGCTGACACTATAAACACCTACGTCAATGACCAAAACTTTGTTTGGTTTTTGTATAACTTTTTGGAAAAGACTGACGGAGTAGGTATATCGGTGGACTCACTGATAGAAGATCTAGAAACCAAAGCATCAGGAACAAAAGCGTTTAATTTTATGCTTGAACATTTGTTTAAAACTTACGACCTTACTGATCACCGAGATTATCAATACCGTAAAAATGCCGCTATTGAATATTTTTATTTTTTACTGCTGGACCAAAACACTTTTTTTAAAACACAATCTATATTCACAGATCCATCTTTTTTGAATGTAGAATATGCGGAATTTGAAAACCGAGATCTGCTTAAAAGTAAATTTTTAAAATTGGAACAATTTGACGTTGATCACTTTGACCATATGTACAGTCTACTAAGTCAACGCAACAAAAGGTATCTCAACCTACGTCAAAATTTTGTGCAAAAAATATTATTGAACAGCAGGGATTTTGATATACTAGAGACTGCCTACATTGGTACTTTGATAACAGGCAATGATCAAATGGATTGGTTCAACCCAAACTTTCGTGATCAAAAAATAAACGAAAAATGGGCAGATATTTGCGTTTTTGCAAATAATTTGCTATAATCAATCAGCATGATACAAATTAAAAATTTAACTGTTAAAAACTTTATGAGTGTGGGTGCGGCCACTCAAGGCATCGACTTTGACCGCAATGACTTGACTCTGGTACTAGGCGAAAACTTGGATCTAGGCGGTGACGGATCACGCAATGGCACAGGCAAGACCACAATCATCAATGCTCTAAGTTATGCCTTGTATGGACAAGCACTGAGTAACATCCGCAAAGACAATCTGGTAAACAAGACCAATGGCAAAAACATGCTGGTCAGTTTGGACTTCAGTGTCAACAGTCAAGATTACAGAATTGAACGTGGACGTAAACCCAATGTGTTGCGATTCTACATCAACAACGAACACAAGGCTGCCGAAGACGAAGCCCAAGGCGACAGTCGTGAAACACAGGACGCTATTGAGCGTGTGATGAACATGAGTCATGACATGTTCAAACATGTACTGGCCTTGAACACTTATACGGAACCATTCCTGAGTTTGAAGGCCAATGATCAGCGAACTATTATTGAACAGTTGCTGGGAATTACCTTGCTATCAGAACGTGCTGATGCAATCAAGGAACTCAACCGGCAGACCAAAGATGCTATTCAGGCAGAAGAGTTCCGCATACGTGCTGTTCAAGAAGCCAACAAGCGTATTGAAGAACAGATCGAAAGTCTGCGTAAACGTCAACGTCTTTGGACAGCCAAGCGTGACGAAGATGTGGGCAAACTGGAACAGGCCATTGCGGATCTTGAACACATAGACATTGATGCTGAAGTACAATCACACAGAGACCTAGAAGCATTTCATGTGAAGAAAAAAGCCTTAGACGATGCTAACCGTTACATTCGTCAAATTGACTCAGATAGTGCCAAACTAAACAAGTTATTAGATAAACTCAAAACAGAAATTACGGCCCTGGATGCGCACCAGTGTCACTCATGTGGACAAGACTTGCATGATGACAAACAGGATGAGTTGAAGCAGGCCAAACAGGCCTTGGTACAAGAAACAGCACTGCAACTCTTGGCCAACGACACACAACGTCAAGGGCATGAAGATACTGTTGCCCAGATTGGTACATTAGGTACTGCACCCACTGTGTTTTATGATTCGCTAGAACACGCACTGAATCATCGTAATACTGTAGAAACCCTGCGCAAAGATTTAACTGCACGTCAAGCAGATGTGGATCCTTACGAAGAACAAATCTCAGACATGCAAGGCCAGGCCTTGCAAGTTGTGTCATATGACACCCTGAATGAACTCACTCGTTTGCAAGATCATCAAGACTTCCTGCTCAAACTGTTGACAAGCAAAGACAGTTTTGTACGCAAGAAGATCATTGATCAAAATTTGAGTTATCTAAACGCACGACTCACACACTACCTGGATCGTATTGGCCTGCCACACACTGTGAAGTTCCAAAACGATCTGACTGTGAGCATCGAAGAACTGGGCCGTGAACTGGACTTTGACAACTTGAGTCGAGGTGAACGTAACAGACTGATTTTATCAATGTCGTGGGCATTCCGTGATGTATGGGAAAGTTTGTATTCACCCATCAACTTGTTGTTCATTGACGAACTGATTGACAACGGCCTAGACACACAAGGTGTGGAGAATGCACTGGCCTTGCTGAAAAAGATGAGCAGAGAGCGTCACAAGAGTATCTGGCTTGTGTCACATCGTGATGAACTGGCCGGACGTGTGGAGAACATTCTCAAAGTGATCAAAGAGAACGGCTTCACTAGTTATAACACGGATGTAGAAATTGCTTGATAGTGTAGTTTTTTGTGGTTGTTCTTATACCAAAGGCTGCGGGCTTGATCTAGAACAGATTGATCCAAACCTATGGGTTAATATCGTACATCGGTCAATACCTGAATTATCAAGCAAGCAGTTGATCAATGCCGGAGTAAATGGTGCAACCAATGAAGATATATTTTTATCTGCCTTGGATACAATTATCAACAAAAAATGCAGTTATCTTTTTGTGGCATTCACTCAACCCAAGCGAATCTGGGTGAACCCCAGTGTCGAAACTTACCCAACAAGAATTTATGTTGAGAACGGAGGACGGGTACAGGATGATTGTAAAGTTCATCCCAACATCATACTATCAAGCAAGTATGTTCAAGACATTGGAGATAGATTTTTTGACCTAAATCATCGTCATTATGATCTATTAAAAGTTTTTCGTTATGCTAGTTTGATAAATCAAACTGCCACAAAATTTGGTGTTGGAGTTTTTTTTATAAATTCACTATTGCGAATTGACAAAAACTATTTCATACCCGAAGTTTCGACGTCTCGTGTGCCCAGTGATACAACGCCAATGTCTCGGCAACTGCTCAGTGCTGATACCAGAGACGACAATGAATATTTTGAATTATATGATAAGATTCATTCAGATTATGCAGATTCTGGTGCATTGGCACTGGAGTGGTTAAATCTGGATCAAGGATTTAGAACTGACTTTTTCCTGGATCAGGGCAATGATAGTGTTCATCCTGGACCAAAAAGTCACAAAGCGTTTGGAAATTTTCTGACGGAAAAAATTAAAATTTATATTTAGAATGATAACTATACAGCAAGGATAAATCGCATACAACACATGACATGGCTATATCAAGATACCCCAATTGAGACGTTGCCCGAAGAGTGTGTTGGATTTGTTTACTTGATCACATGTAATCTCACTGGACGCAAGTACATAGGCAAAAAATTAGCAAAATTTAGTAAGACAACTACAAAAACAGTCAAACTCAAAAATGGCACAAAAAAGCGGAAGAAGATACGCTCCAAGATCGACAGTGATTGGAGAGAGTACTATGGGTCAAGCCCAGAATTAACCGCAGACGTAATCAAACTAGGCACCGAAAACTTCACCAGAGAAATACTTTACTACTGCGGATCAAAATCTGAATGTAGTTATGTCGAAGCAAGAGAACAATTTGCCCGACGAGTATTGGAATCACGAGACTATTACAACGGCCATATACAAGTTAGAGTACATGGCTCACACATCATAAACAAAATTTAATAGGCAGCGATCATGACAACGTGGTGAGTGTATTGGCTCACCCCCATTGAGGATATGTGAGATACCATATTTAGACTTGGGCGTCAAAGGCAATTGCTAACTTAAGGCAACAAATGGTTTGGGCTCTGTGAAGAAGATACACCCCATGCTCATAGGACTTGGATCTATATCGGGTTACTAGGGTTCCGTTGATATGTGAATCTTGAGTAGGGGGTACCGGTCAACCGCCTCCGTTGTGCTTTTAAAAAAGATAATTTCGCAAGAAGTTGTACTTTTAAAAAGTATAAATCTCATTAGTATAGATGACTGCTGTCACTCGGATGATGCGCTCTCATTTTCACCGTGCATACGGTGAATTATGACCACATAATCTGGATGATACTTAATTCAAATAGTTAGAGAAACAATCAGTTGTTGAGCGATAGCGAAAACAACAGACTTACGTAGTAAGTCTTGAAACAGATAGATGTTGTTAGAAGAATGGTAATCCGGACTTCTTGGTAGTTTCTAAATTCTCTTTGATTAGATTGCTAATCACTTCTCGATCATTGAAACTCAATGCCATGGCCTGATCATAGGTTAATCCACCTCTCATGTACCAACTGAATTTTATCGCCTCTTGTTTTATCTGTTGACATTCCTTGTCCATGGTCTCTATCAACTGATTGATTTCTTCAGGGCTAGAGATCAGGAGGCGTCCCCGAAAAAACTTGCCATATCCAGGGTAAATGGTTGTGTGTACTTGTGACTACACTCAGGGCAAGTTAAGTCAACAGGTTTGATTTCACTGGCTTGCTTGAGTGCAATCACATGGTCTCTTAACTGACCAAATAGTTTGCTGTCACAGTTGTTGAGAAACTCAAAGATATATTGAATTTCTGTCACTAGTGCATCTGGAGTTTTGATAGCCGCTATGCTTTGAGCAATAGTTTTTAATGTAAGTTCATTGATGATCTTCATACTACGATTCAATTGCTCTAGTTTGACTGACTCTTCAACTTGATCATTGTCTATGAGTCGTAGTGCTTGTTGTTGTTCAAACTGAGTTTGATTATTTTGATTTACGTCTTGATAACTTATGGGTTTGAAGTAAAATTCAAGATTGCCAATAGTCAAACTCATGTCATAATTGCCTGGGCGAATCTGATCATTGATCACACGCAAATCCAATTTGAGATCTTCCTGGTGATTGCAACTTGGGCAGTTACTGGTAATATCCATGCCGTGTCCAAAACTGGCAATACGTATAGCAACCAACACAGCATCGATGTCTGTACTGGGCATGACCCAGGGGTCTCTAATGCTGGGCACACAACTTTGAATAACTGAAATTATGGCGGAGCCATTGAACAGTGCGTCGGGTGTTCTGTAGGTTATTTCGTCCACTGCTGTCATGGGCAACACAGGCAGTTCTCCATTGGGCGGCATGTTTAAACTGCCTGTAGGATAGAATTTACCCCCTGATGGCAATCGAATGTGAATTGCTGGTTGTCTAAAGAACTGACTGAGTGGATTGGGTTGTTGCATATTTTTCTCCGGTAAATATAGTTATGGCCACACAAATGACCCCTGAAGAAATCCAAGCCGCGTTTGATGCGTATAACGACGAACTGCTGAGAACTGGTCGAGTAACCAGAGAAACAGCCGATGCATTTGCTGACGCCAAGGCTGGCATTCGAAACTACACCTATCAACTGAACCAGAGCCTTAAGCAACTGGGCACTAGTGTATTGAGTTTTGGCGAGGCTCTTAAAGACGGCAAGCAAGGGTCATCAACATACAATGACAGTATCAAAGCCGGAGCAGATGCTGTTGATGCATTTGCGGCCAAATTTGGTATACTGGGCAAGATCATTGGCGCTGTGGTCACAGCCGGTGCCAGATATGTTATAGAAGTCAACAAACAAAGTGACAAACTGTTTGAAAGTTATCAGTCACTCAGCAAAGTTGGCGCAGCCAGTGCATCGGGCATGACAGGTGTGTTCCGGAGTATGCAGGACTTTGGCTACAACATTGAACAACTGGGCGACTTTGGTAATCTAATCAAACAGAATGCAGAGTCGTTGGCCTTGATGAGCGGTACTGTCAATCAAGGCACAATGGCATTTACTAACGTGGCCAAAGGAATTCAGCGTTCTGGGTTGCAGACTGAATTCATGCGGATGGGCATGACTGTTGATCAAATCAATCAAGGCATGGGTGGCTATCTTAGAATACAAACCCTAACTGGCACAGCACAACGTAAAACCACATCAGAACTCACACAAGGTGCCGCGGAATACATCAAGAATCTAGATGTGCTGACCAAACTCACAGGACAGAGCGCAGAAACTCTGCAACAAGAACGTGAAGCCAGAATGCAGGAACAGCGATTTATTGCTGTTCAGATGGAGTTGGAAGACAAGGCAGCACAGGCCAGACTGGCTGGAAACGAAACACAGGCCAAAGCATTTGAAAATCAAATGGATCAGAACCAGAAGTTACTGGATATGGCGCCAAAAGAATTGAGATCAGGTCTAATTGGTGCAATGACTGGATTTGCAGGCTCTAGCAAAGAAGCCGAACAGTTGTTTAGAGTCATGCCCGAGTTGTTCCAGAGAGTAGCCAGTCAGAGTTTTGATGCAGCCGAGACCCTAGATGCAGGAGTAGAACGAGCCGGCAGTGCAATGCGAGGCTTCAGCGGATTGGCCAAAGTAGGAGGCTTTGACGAAGTGTTTGGTTCCATGGCGGGAATTAATAAACTTCGTGTGAAAGGTCTTCAACAATCCTATGCTGAACAGGATCGAATTGCTCGAGATCAACAAGCAGATCAAATTGAAAATCTAGATGGTGCAACAAAAGCACAAGTGGGCATGCGACAAGAGCAGATGGAAATTACTCGTGGCCTGCAGAATATGATCAATCAGGGTGTTAATCCTGTAACCAAGAGCATGTCTAAACTCAGTGGCGCAGTAGAAAGTGTTACCAACAACCTACTTCCTGGAACAGGCTCAGCAGGCACAGCAGGCACAGGTCGCGGCAATGTATCTTCATTGTTGGACATTATTGGTCGAGGCGAAAGCGGAGGCAACTACAATGCTCTAGTAGGAGGTGGCACAGCCAATTTAACTGGTATGACCATTGCTGAGGTGCAACAACTCCAGAGTACCATGATCAAGGGTGGTCGCCCTAGCACAGCAGTTGGCAAGTATCAGATGATTGCTGCCACACTGGCTGAACAAGCAAAAAAAGCCGGCCTGGATCCAAACAAAACCAAATTTGATCAACACACACAAGATTTATTGGCATCGCAATTGATCAATCAAGCCGGATACGGAACAAAAGATTCAGCCTCGGTGATGAAAAATCTTGCTGGTACCTGGGCCAGTTTGCCACAAGACATGTCAGGCCGTGGACGTTATGATGGGTACAACACTAACAAAGCCAACATCAGTGCCAGTGAGTTAATGTCGGCCATACAAAGTGGACCAAAAGACAGTTATTCTTCCAATTTAAAAGGTATCGATCCCAGTGCGGCTAGAGTCAATACCGCCAGTGCTGATACAGCATCGGCTGTTGCTAATGCCAGAACCTCTAATGATTTAACTGTGATACAAATAGCCAAAATGGATGAATTGATTGCACTTATGAAAGCCAACAATTCCCAAAATCAAAAGATGATTCAGGTCGCTCGTAACTAACGATAAATAATACACTATGGCTGGATGGAAAAAATATTTTAAAGTTGCTGATCTCTCAGGTCAGATGAGCCCTATTTCGGGCGGCAGAGATTCAGGCTTGCCTGGATATCCTAAAAATGACGGTCGCGGAACTAATTTGGCTCAAACTGATTTTGCATTCCGTAACTATGCATCACGCTTGCCAGAAGTGTATAGTGGGCATCCCAACAGAATTGAACGCTACAATCAGTATGAGAACATGGATGCTGACTCCGAAGTCAACGCCTGCTTAGACATTATTGCTGAGTTCTCAACTCAACTCAACGAAGACAACAACACACCATTTGAAATCAAATACTCTGATGAGCCCACTGATCACGAAATTGAAATCATCCGCAAGCAAATGCAACAGTGGACCAAACTCAACAAACTAGATCAACGAATCTTTAAACTGTTCCGCAACACCATCAAGTACGGAGATCAAGTGTTTGTGCGTGATCCAGAAACATTTGAAATGTACTGGGTGGACATGAGCAAGGTCAGCCGAGTGATTGTGAACGAATCAGAAGGCAAGCGTCCTGAGCAGTACATCATTCGTGACATCAATCCCAACTTTCAGAATTTGACTGTGGCAGCCAAAACCACAACAGACTTCATGGTCAACCCACCCACAGGTGGTGGCTACAGTCAAGGCGGTGGCTATACTCAGCCAAACACAGCCATGACAGGAACCAGTAGATTTAGCCGTGCTGTGAATGAAACTTGTATTGATGCCAAGCACGTGGTTCACATGAGTCTGAACGAAGGCCTGGACACATTCTGGCCATTTGGTAAATCAATCTTGGAAAACATTTTCAAAGTGTTCAAGCAGAAAGAACTGTTAGAAGATGCGTTGTTGATCTATCGTGTGCAACGTGCTCCCGAGCGCAGAGTGTTCAAAATTGACGTGGGCAACATGCCAAGTCATTTGGCCATGCAGTTTGTGGAACGTGTGAAGAACGAAATGCATCAGCGTAGAATCCCCACATTTGGTGGTGGCGGCGGCAACATCATGGATTCAAGTTACAATCCACTCAGTATCAACGAAGACTTCTTCTTTCCTACAGGTGCAGACGGACGTGGCTCCAGTGTAGATGTACTACCCGGTGGTCAAAACCTAGGCGAAATTGACGATTTAAAGTACTTTAACAACAAGATGGCCCGTGGTTTGCGTGTGCCTTCGAGTTATTTGCCTACCGCTCCTGACGACTCAGAGCGCACAATGCAAGATGGCAAAGTGGGTACAGCATTGATTCAAGAGTACAGATTCAACCAGTATTGCGAGCGTTTGCAAGCACTGATCATGCAGAAACTGGATGATGAATTCAAGATGTTCCTGCGCTGGAGAGGCTTTAACATCGACGCTGGCCTGTTTCAACTGAGGTTTAATCCACCGCAAAATTTTGCAAGTTATCGCCAGGCAGAGATGGATACATCACGTATCAGCAGTTTCACTAGTCTAGAGGCGTTGCCTTACATGTCAAAACGCTTTATGCTGGAACGTTTCTTGGGACTCAGCAAGGACGAAATTGAACAAAACGAAAAAATGTGGCGCGAAGAACGTGACCGACCTGAACTGCAAACCACACAAGGACAGGATCTACGTTCTATCGGTATCACTCCAGCAGGTATGGAAACTGATATTGCCACCGGTGAAGAAATGGCCAATCTACAAGCACCTGGTGCAGAAGGTGGCCTACCAGCAGTACCTGCAGGCACAGTAGGCGGCACTGCTCCTGGTGCAGGAGCACCGGCAGCATCGCCAGCAGGATTATAAATACAGTATGATCCTGAATGAAATTTATGACCGAGCGCCAGCAGGCTACCAAGATGTTGCGGCGGACAACACACAGCCTCACCTGGGACAATTGCGTAAAACCAAACTCACTCTCAAGCAGTTGAACAAACTGCGCAGAATGCAGGACACACGGACCTATGAGTATGCCGAAAAACTCAAACTGATCCGTAAACAGTATGCACCGCCAGCACAGCCTGCACTGTAAAAAAACTGTCAAATCTGACAAAAAATCCACCATAAACCGCTAAGTTTTTGCCTTCTAAGTAAATATAGGTATAGATCTGCCATGAGGGCAGAACTACCCAACATACCTAACAGGAGCCATAAATGAGCAAAAACCGTTTCGAACAACTGATCGAATACGTCATCAATGACGAAGAAGCCAAAGCAAAAGAACTTTTTCACCAAATTGTGGTGGAAAAAAGTCGTGCTATCTATGAAGACCTCATGGATGAAGACAATGCCATGGGTGAAGAACCCACAGAGATTGACACCAATGTAAGCGAAGAAACTGACGCCGAGCGTGATGATCACGCTGAACGTGCAGGTCGTAAAGTTGCTAAAGATATTGAATACGACGAGAAACACGGTCGTTACAATGAAGACCTTGGTGGAAGCCAAGCCCAAGACATGATTGACGATGTTGAAGCAGAAGAGCAAGGCATGGCAGAAGACGACATGGATGCTGAGTTTGATGACAAGGCCGAAGAAGCCGGCAAAGACATGACACAGGACATGGAAGACGAACACGACGACGGCGAACTTGAGAACCGTGTGGTTGATTTGGAAGACAAATTAGACGAACTCATGGCAGAATTTGAAGCCATGATGGACGGTGGCAACGGTGCTGACATGGGCGATACACCTGACATGACAGACATTGAAGTTCAGGACGATGAGTTGGAAACTGAAGGCATGATGCCAATGGAAGAAGCCATCAGTCTCAAGCAAGTACACCCAAAAACAACTACGCAAGAAGCACCAGGTACAGACACAAAGTCAATTGTTGCTGCCAATTCTGGCGCACGTGGCGCAATGGCACAACCAGTCAAAATGACTGGAGACACGGCACAAGGTCGTCCTGCTCCAACTACTAAAGACTTGATTGGCCGAGTGGGCAACTCACCTGCTCAAGGCGTACAAAGTCCCAAGGCAGCACCAAAGCCAGTGACATCACAAGCCGCAGGCGTAAACACACGTACACCTTTTCCAAAGGCTTAACCGGTCATGAGATACTTACAAGAGCATTTGAACTTTAATCAGGCCAAGATTCGCGTCTTGTTCGAGGATGCTCCTGACGGCAAAGGCCCTTTCAACGGCAAAAACTTGTACATGGAGGGTATATGTATCGAAGGCGGAGTAAAGAACGCCAACGAACGTGTGTACCCCGTGAATGAAATTGCCAAGGCTGTGGACACCATCAACAAACAAGTTGTGGAAGGCTACAGCGTGATGGGCGAAGTCGATCACCCAGAAGATCTCAAAATCAACTTGGATCGTGTTAGTCATACCATTGACAAAATGTGGATGGATGGGCATTGCGGTTACGGTAAGTTGAGAATTATTCCAACGCCAATGGGACAACTGGTCAAGACCATGTTGGATTCTGGCGTCAAACTCGGAGTTTCGAGCCGTGGTTCCGGTAACGTGAACGACGGCAACGGACATGTCAGTGACTTTGAAATTGTCACTGTCGATGTTGTTGCTCAACCCAGCGCCCCACATGCTTATCCCAAAGCCATCTACGAAGGACTTCTCAACATGAAGTACGGACATAGAGTTTTGGAAGCGGCAAGAGACGCAGGCAAGGACAACAAGGTACAGAGATATTTGCAGGCCGAGGTAACTCGACTGATCAAAGATCTCAAAATATAAGGAGTAAAGCATGCTAGATGCTATTAAACCATTGCTTGATAGTGAACTGATCAACGAGGAAACTCGCAGTGCTATCAGTGAGGCTTGGGATGCCAAACTTACTGAAGCACGTGAACAGGTTCGCGCAGAACTCCGCGAGGAATTTGCGCAACGCTATGAACACGACAAGTCAGTGATGGTGGAAGCCTTAGACAAAATGGTAACAGAAGGTCTTGCCGCAGAAGTTCAAGCCGTGGCTGCTGAAAAGCAGGCATTGGCAGAAGACCGCGTTAAGTTCCAAGTCAAGATCAAAGAAGATGCAACTAAGTTCAACAACTTCATGGTCACAAAATTGGCAGAGGAAATTAGCGAATTGCGTCGAGATCGTAAAATGCACACAGAGGGACTGGGTAAACTAGAAAACTTTGTGGTACATGCATTGGCCCGTGAAATTCAAGAATTTGCAACAGACAAGCGTGACGTGGTGGAAACCAAGGTTCGTTTAGTCCGTGAAGCACGTGGCCAACTGGAAGGTCTCAAAACACGTTTCGTTAAGGAAAGTGCCGAGAAGATGAGCCAGGCTGTTAGCCGTCACCTAAAGGCTGAACTCACACAATTACATGAAGACATCCAAGTTGCTCGCGAGAACAATTTTGGTCGTCGTATTTTTGAAGCATACGCAGCCGAATTTGGTGCTACTCATCTCAATGAGAAAGCCGAAGTTCGTAAACTGCACAACATGATTGCCAACAAAGATCATCAATTGAGTGAAGCCATCAAACTCACACAGAGAGCAAAAACTCTGGTTGAGTCCAAAGAACGTGAAATACGTATTATCAAAGAATCCAATGTGCGTCAAAACACTCTGGACGATTTGCTCGCACCTCTCAACGAAGAGAAGCGTGAGACCATGCGTAATTTACTCGAAAGCGTACAAACAGCCCGTCTGAATGCCGCATTTGAAAAGTATCTACCAGCCGTATTGGCCGAAGGCAAATCAACAAGTAGCCGCAAAGTGATTGTTGAAAATGTGTCGGAAGTAACTGGTGATAAAACTGCCCGTAGCCAAGTAGAAGATAACGCTGATGACAACAGCAACGTTATTGCTATCAAGCGCCTGGCAGGCCTCTAAACAAAGAAAAAGGAGACAGAAATGTCAGAACAATTATTAGAAAGCCGCTGGGGCGAAACCAAAGAAGCATTGCTTGAAGGGTTGAACGGTTCCAAGCGCAACAGCATGAGTGTTATCCTCGAAAACACTCGCAAGTACTTGAAGGAAAACGCAAGTGCAGGCTCAACAGGCTCTGGTAACATTGCCACATTGAACCGTGTGATTTTGCCAGTTATCCGTCGTGTAATGCCAACAGTTATCGCTAACGAGTTGGTAGGCGTTCAGCCAATGACAGGCCCAGTTGGTCAGATCCACACTTTGCGTGTGCGTTATGCCAACACAATGACTGACAACTCAGCAGCCGCCACAAGCACTGCCGCTGGTCAAGAAGCATTGAGCCCATTCTTGATCGCTCAAGCATATTCTTCAGCATCTAGCGTAACTGCTGGTACTGTTGACCCAACTCAGAACATCTACACTGGTGCTAATACATCTGTGTTAGAAGGTTCTGGTGGTCGTCAAATTTCCGTGCAAATCTTGAAGCAGGCTGTTGAAGCCAAGACTCGCAAGTTGCAAGCACGTTGGACTTTTGAAGCCGCTCAAGACGCACAAGCAATGCATGGTATCGACGTAGAAGCCGAAATCATGGCTGCTTTGGCTCAAGAGATTACTGCTGAAATTGACCAAGAGATTCTTTTGAGTCTCCGTAGTTTGGCCGCAACTGAGTACACATACAACCAAGCAACCGTTTCAGGTACTGCTACATTTGTTGGTGACGAACACGCCGCTTTGGCTGTTTTGATCAACCGTGTTGCTAACTTGATTGCCCAACGTACACGTCGTGGCGCAGGTAACTATGCTGTTGTGAGTTCTGCAAGTTTGACAGTGTTGCAATCTGCAACTACTTCTGCTTTTGCACGTACTACAGAAGGTACTTTCGAAGCACCTACAAATACCAAGTTTGTTGGTACATTGAACGGCGCAATGCGTGTGTTTGTTGACTCTTATGCAAGTGACACAACTCCTGTGTTGGTTGGCTACAAGGGTTCAAGCGAAGCAGACGCTCCAGCATTCTACTGCCCATACATCCCATTGATGTCAAGCGGTGTTGTGTTGGATCCAACAACCTTTGAACCAGTCGTGTCATTCATGACACGTTATGGCTTCATTGAATTGACCAACACTGCCAGTTCATTCGGCAATGCTGGCGATTATGTTGGCGAGATAGCCGTGAGCAATTTATCGTTTAGTTAAGAACTATTCTTATCTACACGATATACAAAAACGCCCTTCGGGGCGTTTTTTATTGACTCTGTTATGTTGGTGAAATCGCACTCTATCATAAATAAAAATATGAAGCCATACACCTATCTAATTAAACATCGTCCTACTGGTAAAGTTTATTACGGATTTAGATCAGCCAACAAGTTAGATCCTCACAAAGACCTTTGGAAACATTATTTTACAAGTAGCCCTCGGGTACAACAACTAATAAAAGAAACCGGAGCAGATAGTTTTGATGTAGAAATACGCAGAGTGTTTGAATCTAAAGAGCAAGCAAGTGCTTGGGAAACTCGTGTTTTAAATCGTTGTAAAGTATTACACGATGACCGTTGGTTAAATCAAAACATAGCAGGATATATTGTTCCTACAGAAGAAAGTAAGAAAAAGATTAGTAATTTTCATAAAGATAAACCTAAGACTGATCAACACAAACAAAATCTTAGCAAATCACAAAAAGGTAAACCTAAATTAAATTCTAAAAATCAAACTCCTGAATACCGTGCATTAATGTCTAAACTTAAATCAGGAGAAAATAATCCAATGTTTGGAAAAGGATGCACTCCTGAAAGGGCCGCAAGAATAGGAGCCGCTAACAAAGGAAAAGTTCCGATCAATAAAGGCAAGCCAATGAGCGAAGAACAAAAAGCAAAGATTAGAGCAACTATTGCCGCCAAGAAAAAATAAATATCTAACAACATCCCCGGGATGGGAAGTTTTGGCACCCCCTGGGGTGCTTTTTTTTAAATCTTAAACCAACCTAAAAACTTTTCAATCTTGGCCATTGGCGCAGACCAGTCGCCGTACTTTTCTTGACGGAATAATCTAGCAGTAGTATACCAAGGTGAATCATCACGATTCTGCATCCAGCGCCAGCAAGGACCGTATGAATTGAGTGGAATCCACACAGGACGACCCATGGCACCTGCCAAGTGAGCGGCTGCTGTGTCTACAGAGATCACAAGATCTAGATGATGCATTAGTGCGGCTGTGTCAGCAAAATCCATGATAGTACCAGGGTAGCACTCTACTCCTGCTGCCTTGACCACTGCCGCATCTTCTTCACTGGCGTCTACTTGTAAACTAACCCATTGGTGTTCGGGAAACTTTCGCACAAGTGCGGCCATGGTTTGTGCTGGCATACTCTTGTGCTGATTGATCCATGAATCTTTACGTCCTGACCAAGCAACGCCAATCCTCATGCGATTTTTTGGAACACCTAATCTCTCGGACCAGACTTTCACACGTTCCGGGTCAGGTTGCACATACTGCAAATAGTGTTGTACATTTTCCAACTTCATGTTTAACAGTCTAGGTAGGCTCATCATGGCAACCCAGTAATCAAAAGGACCGATTACATCTTCTGTATTGCAGGTTACTTCTAAAATTGCCGGCGGAGTATTAATCAGCAAAGGTTTGATTCCTGGACTCACATGCAGTCTAATTTTTGCACCCATGTCTTGAAGATTACCACAAAATCTCAAGAATTGAATTTGATCACCTAGTCCTTGCTCGCCGATGACCAGGATAGTTTTGTCACGCAGGTCCTCACCTGACCACTCAGGACTGGGTAGTCGGGGTTTGGTACCATCTAGGTGTTCATAACGCCAACGGCTTTCATACAACTGCCACCCTTGTTCATAGTTTCCTAACATCAACTGTGCTACCGCTAGATTGAATTCTGCTGTGACACTAGCGGGATCTAAAAGTCTTGCAGTTTCCAAAAAAGGAATGGCACGTTGTGTATGTCCCATTTCTCTTAGCACATTGCCGTAGTTGTTGAATGCGCCTGAATGGTTGGGATCTTGTACAAATGCCTGTGCATAAAATGCAATGGCCTGTTCAGGATTGTGTTGTTCTCTGGCCAGGTTACCACTGGCAATCAAGTCGTTTGTGTTCATGAAGATATTTAAGAAAACAGCCATGCCGGGTAAAATAAAACTGTTTTTCATAAATACTTGTCAACGCAATACTGCGTTTTATGCGGCGATTAACCCCACCGCGTAGTGCCTAGAACGCACATAGGGCTTCTATAAGGAGAAATCAAATGGGAAGAGCACTTAAAATTCAAAAAAACAACGTTGGTTCTGGATCTACTGTCACAGGTAACCCTCCAGTAACAACCTACAACCAAACCATCTTGACTGATGCTGGTTTTCCAAACTTTGGCAGTTTGACCTCACCAGCAACTCCATATAATTCAGCCAACACATTCAATTCAGATCAGTTTGTGGGTGTGGTCGGTGGCATATTTACTACCAGTACTCCAAGTGCAACTTTTCCAGAAATTTTCTGTCTGGTTAACATTGTTTTGGCTGACGGTACAAGTACCTTTGATATTGCCAGCGAGTACGCAGGTCGTATTATCCGTCAAAAAGGTTCGCACAAGTTCCTAGTTGCATACACATACGCAAGCACTGCCGACGAAGCCATGATTATTGGACAGGCCTATCAAGTGGCTTCTGTTGGCACTACTAACTGGGCTGCTTGCGGCGGCAGCGCCGATACTGCTGTGGGTGACATCTTTACTGCTACTGCTGTTGGTTCTGGCACAGGCACAGTATATCCAGTGGGACAATGTGTGTTGTCAAACACAGCCACACCAGCAGCCGGTAACATGAGTATTGAATACTCAGTAGGCGACTCAGCCGCTGTGTATGCCAGTTACATTACCAACAAGTGGATTCGTGACTGGAACGGCATGACTTATGGCACTTACAGCAGTAGCAACCTTGGCGAAAACATCTACTCAAGTGAAAACTTCTATGTAACCAACTTCTTCACCGACGAAGGTACAGTCACATGGTCTGGTGCAGAGATTATCAACGGTGTGGAAGCACCAAACGGTAGTTTGCAGTTGGCTCAAGTGGTCAACGTTACAAGTTAATTTGTGGCACCCCAACATCCTCCTTGCTAACTACAAGGGGGATTTTTTATGACTCGAGCATTTGTATGTGGCAACGGTATCAGTCGACAAGCCGTGGATCTAACGCAATTAAAACTGTTAGGCAAGATCTACGGCTGTAACGGGCTCTACAGAGATTTTGAGCCTGATTGTCTTGTGGCCACAGACAAACCCATTGCTGAAACCATACAGAATTCAGGTTACAGTGCCGCACATAGATTTCACACTCGCAAGCCCATCCCAGGCCTAGGAGCGTTGCCTGTGCCTAAAAAGTATCACAGCAACAGTTCTGGACCCATAGCCACTGCTCTTGCGGCGCTAGATGGGTGTAAAACTATCTATATGTTGGGATTTGATATGGGACCTACTGTGAATCAAAAATTCAACAATGTATACGCAGGTACAGATTTTTACAAACGCCCAGATGCCGCACCAACCTACACTGGCAACTGGGTCAAACAACTGTGTGCAATCTCTCAAGATTTCCCACAAACAAATTTTATACGTGTGTGCGGTTCATCCACAGCAGACATACGAGAATTAAAATACCTTAACAATCTAGTTCATATACCCATGCAAATGTTCTTAGATCGTGTGACAACCGGCCAAGAACTGTAGTATTTTTACAATCTCAGAGTATATTTGATTTCGGTAAATACACTCAGAGACACTAATTTATGACACAGTATATCATTGACACTGGCGCTGCCCCTGATGACGGACAAGGTGATCCGTTACGAACTGCGTTTACCTATACCAATCAAAACTTTGATCAGATTTTTGCGGCCGGTCCAGTACTCAGTAACATTCAAATTGGTAATACTACTATTACCACCACAATACTCAACAGTAATCTAATACTGAGCCCGTCTGGAATTGGACGAATACAACTCAACAACACACTGTTTCCTAGACTGGGCGATGTTTACGATATAGGTACGCCTAGTTTACGTTTCAATTCTATCTATTTGGGAACTGGTGGAATTGATACGACTGGTGGAATAACAACCACAGGCAACGTCACAGCCGGATATTTCATTGGCAATGGCAGCCAACTCACAGGTATTGTGGCCACAACTGGTAGTCAAGTTGTAAACGGTAACAGTAATCTTGATATTCCATCTGCTGGATCCAACATCTTTGTCACTGTCAACGGCACCAGCAATGTTGTGACATTTGCCAGCACCGGTGTGTATGTTGCTGGCACAGTAAGTGCAACTGGCAATATTGCTGGCAACTATATTTTAGGTAACGGTGCGTTACTAACTGGTATCAACATTGGTTACGGCAACAGTAATGTGGCTGCCTTCTTGCCTACCTACACAGGTAACTTGGTTAGTTTAACCGGACCAGTAACAACCACAGCCAATGTTACAGGTGGTAATCTAAGAACTGCCGGCCAAATTTCGGCAACAGGTAACATCACTGGTGGTAACATCAACACTGGTAGATTAAATGCTGGATATATCACTACAGGTACTACCATAAGTGCGATAGGCAACATTACCACCAGCGCATATTTTATTGGTGATGGTAGTCAACTTACAAATCTACCAGCAGGAAATTACAGCAATGCCAATGTGGCTGCCTTTTTGCCCACCTATACAGGTAACCTAGTTAGTCTCACTGGACCGGTAACTACTACTTCTAACATAACTGGTGGCAATTTACGAACAACAGGACAGATATCAGCCACCGGAAATATTATTGGTGGTAATGTTGATACTGGTAGACTAGATGCTGACAGCGTCACAGTTACAGGACCAATCACAGCAACAGGTAATATCACCGGCGGAAATTTAATTGGAACGTCTGTTGTGGCAACTGTGGTCAGTGCCACTGCCAACGTTACTGGTGGAAATATTATTACCTCTGGACTGATATCAGCCACAGGTAATATACAAGCCGGCAATCTCAATGTACCTGTCGGGACAGTCACTGCCGGAACAGTCAGCGCATCAGGAAATGTTCGCGGTGGCAATCTTATTACCTCGGGACAAATATCAGCCACTGGTAATCTTGTGGCCGGTAATGTTGATACAACCAGACTGGATGCCGATTATATCACTGTGGGCGGATATGTATCGGCCATTGGTAATGTTTACGGAAATAACTTTATTGGCTCTTCGCTGTCAGTTACTGGAAACGTTTCAGCAGGAAACGTTGCAATTACAGGCACATTTGGCGCCGCATCTCTCAGTGCCGCTGGTAACATCACTGGCGGCAACTTAATTACATCTGGCAATGTTATTGGCAGTTACTTTGTTGGTAATGGTAGTTTACTAACTGGTATCACAGTCAGTGCTGGTACTTCAATCTTAAACGGCAACAGTAATGTTGCGGTGGCTGCCAACGGCAATGTTACCATAAGTTCAGCAGGTGTAAGCAATGTTGTGACAGTCAGTGATACAGGGGCTTATGTAGTTGGTGTTGTAAGCGCAACAGGAAACGTCACTGGAACGTATTTGTTGGGTAACGGTGCATTTATCACTGGCTTGCCAGCAGGATACAGCAATGCCGACGTGGCCAACTACTTGCCAACATATTCTGGCAACCTACCAAACTTAACCGGGCTCGTATCTACTACAGGTAACATTGCCGGCAACTACTTCATCGGTAATGGTTCGTTGCTAACCGGCATCACTGCGTCTGCTGTAAATGCTGCCGCATTGGTTGGCAACACACTAAGTTCGAATGTTTTATATTCAAGTCTAACTTCAGTTGGCAATTTGTCCAATCTAAGTGTAACAGGCAACGCCGCAGTCGGCAACGTATTAACAGGCGGCATAGTATCGGCCACGGGCAATGTAACAGGTAATTATATCCTGGGTAACGGTGCGTTACTAACTGGCGTTATCACAAGTGTAGCCAATATCAATAATGGCACAAGTAATGTCACTGTAGTAAGTTCGGGCGGTAATATTACGGTTGGAGTAGGTGGTACTGCTAATGTAGCAGTGTTCGCTACTTCAGGTGAATATATCACAGGCATATTGAGTGCCAGCGGTAATATTGTTGGTGGTAACATTTTAACCGGCGGATTGATTAGTTCAACTGCTAATATTGTTGGTGGCAATATCAACACCGCCGGACAAATTTCAGCCGCTGGTAACATATCTGGCAGTTACTTTATTGGTAACGGCAGTCAATTAACCGGCGTTTCAGCATCTAGTGTAAATGCCAATGCCCTGATTGGTAATACACTAAGTTCAAACGTTTTATATTCGAGTCTAACACAAGTTGGTAATTTAGCCAACTTGAGTGTGATTGGAAACACAGTCAGTGGTAATTTGTTAACAGGCGGATTGATCAGTTCTACCGGAACGGTGACTGCATCCAGTTTATTAGGTTCAGTTATCAGTGCTAGTGGCAATGTAACTGGTGGCAACATTAGCACTGCCAATCTAGTATCTACCAAAGATTTTAGTATAACTGGCAACATCACAGGCAATTTGATACCCAGTGCCAATATAACCTACAATATTGGTACTGCTACAAATGCCTTTAAAGATTTGTACCTAAGTGGAAACAGTATCTACTTGGGAGCACAGATTATTAGTTCTAATGCTACTAGCATTAGTACAGGCACAGGAAATCTAGCAGGTAACAATGTAAATGCTGCCAATGCTGTCACTGCTGGAACTACGATTTCTGCAGTTGGCAATGTCATTGGTGGCAATGTTTTAACTGCTGGATTGATATCCGCCACAGGTAATGCCACTGCTGGCAACATCCTAACAGGCGGACTTGTTTCAGCCACAGCCAACATCACAGGTGGCAACTTACAAACAGCAGGGTCAATTACAGCCACTGGTAATGCCACAGTTGGTAACTTGTTGACTGGTGGATTGATTTCGGCCACAGGTAATATTACAGGTGGCAATTTAAGTATTGTTGGTGGCACATTGGCATTTGCTAATGCTAGTATTGTACAAACTAATCCATTAGATTTGGGAATTACTGGTGCTTATCAAATTAGTGTAAAACCTGCAGGCGGATCTTATCAATGGACTTTTGGCAATGATGGTTCTTTAACTGGACCAACCGGAGTAGGTACAACCGGGTACCTATCAGCAGTTGGTAATGTAACTGGTAACAATGTTTTTGCCACAGGATTTGCCAGCGTCACGGGTAATGTAATTGCTGGAAACGTAAACACCAGTGGTATTCGACCCACCAGCGGCGCATTAACAATTACCACTGCCTCGGGTAATTTAAATCTACAACCAGCCGGCAACATTGTATTGGCCAACACATTTATCAATAGTGTAGCATATCCAGCGCAAGATACCGATGCCGCAACAAAGTTGTATGTTGACAACATGGTGTCGTCAGCATTGTCGTTCCACTCACCGGCATATGCGGCCACTACAACTACATTGGCTATTACAACAGGTGGTACTATTACCTATGCTCAACCTAACGGAGTGAGCAACGGTATTGGCGCATATTTAAGTACCACTGGATCATTTAACTTGATTGACACAGCCAACGTTCAAACAGCGGGTACACGTATTCTTGTCAAGAACGAAGGTAATGCAGTCTACAATGGCGTGTATACCTGGAGCAACGCCACTGTTATTGTACGTTCAACTGATGCAGACGAATATGGTCCAGACAGTGTTAACCAACTGAGTTTAAATGACTATTTCTTCACCACAAACGGTAACGTCAATGCTGGTTCTGCATTTGTAGTTAATGCACCTACAGGTACAATCACATTTGGCACAAGCAATATCTCTTTTGCTTTGTTCAGCCAGGCCACAACTTATACTGCCAATGTTGATGCTGGTCTAAGTTTAATAGGTACGCAATTTAATGCCAAAGTTGATCAGAATACCACTGCATTTGATGTTACCGGCAACATCATTGTCAAGGCTGGTGCTAATCTCACAACTCCCAACATTGGTGCCGCAACAGGTACAAGTTTAAGTGTAACAGGTAATGTCAACAGTGGCAATGTCACCACAAGCGGATTGATAAGCGCAACTGGCAATGTCACTGGCGGAAATGTACTCACCGCAGGATTAATTAGTGCTACCGGCAATGCTACACTTGGCAATATTTTAACTGGTGGGTCGATAAGTTCAACCGGTAATATCACAGGTGGTAATCTAATTACCAGTGGTATATTATCGGCAACTGGCAACATCATAAGTGTCGCTAATATCAGTGGCGGCAATATTTTAACTAGCGGGCTTGTTTCAGCAACGTCTAACGTAACTGGTGGTAATCTAACTACAAGTGGATTGATTAGTTCAACTGGCAATATCACCGGTGGTAATCTGCTCACCTCAGGATTGATCAGTTCAACTGGTAATGCTACACTTGGTAATGTATTAACTGGTGGTCTAGTAAGTGCCACAGCCAATATTACAGGTGGTAATGTTTTAACTGCTGGTGTAGTTTCGGCTACTGGCAACGTCTCAGGTAATTATTTCCTTGGTAACGGTAGCCAACTCACCGGAATTATTGCATCTGGTGGTCAAGGTAACACAATCACTTTGGGAACACCCTCAGACGGTAGTTTAACAGCCAACGGTGCCTATCAAGGATGGACCACAGGAACTTTTGTTACAGATGGTCTTGATGATTTGAACCAGGTGGCATTTAATATTGCCAACAGCACATACGTGGGTAACACTTATATCACTGCCAACGTTTATTCTGGACCTAGTCCTCTAACAGTGGCATTCACTGGACGTTACATTGGTAACCCTAACAGTTTCCTGTGGCAATTTGGTGACGGCACAGCCAACGTTACCACAGCCAACGCTACTCACACGTTTAGTAATGCTCTGGGTGGAACTTATACTGTGACCTTCACAGCCTATAACACCAACGGAACATATAACGGTAATGCCGCTCAAGGAGCCAAAGGTTCTACCAGTACTGCCAACATTTCAAACATTGTGGTGTACACGCCAAGTCCTATTCCGTCATTTACTTTAAGCAGTAACAGTTTCAATACTGGCAACACCATAACCATAACCAACACCAGTCAGTATGTGACCTGGTATGATTTGAGTTTTGGCGACGGTACTGCTAACTTTACCGCTGGACCTGGCTTGGGTAACACATCATTTACCAATGTGACTCATCAATACAACTCTGTGTCATCCAATGCAGACAGTTTGTACAGTGTGATATTGAGTGGAACCAGTAACACAGCCGGTGCTAGTAACGTTACTGTTGTTTCATCGGCCAGTAATGTCAAAGTTTATTCACCACAAACAGGCAATGTGTTCCTCACTGCCAACGCGGCCACAGTGATCAACGGTGTTGGCACAATAAGTTTTAGAAACGATTCAAATGGCACACCGGGAAACACCGCGAGTTTTGGCGCACAGCAATTGTACAACTTCAACTACGGTGACGGTAATGTATCTAACGTCAACGTTGGAACAGGCATTGCTGGTAACCCATCTGCTGCCAACCTAACAAACACTTTTGCATTGAGTGCCGCCAACCAAGCAGGCAATGCATACCAACAGTTCACAGCCAACTTGTACTTGTACACTGGCTATAGCACCAGTCCAGCCAAGTCAAGCAACATTACAATCAGTGTAAATCCACAAGTTCGTGCCAACTATATTGGAACCACTGCCAACGTCATAACAGATGCCACTGCCAACACAGGCAACGCCAGAGTTGGATACCTCTATACTGACTATAACAATGCCAATCGTTCTACTTTCACGTTCCAGAACACCAGTCAAAACAGTAACTTGGCCAACTGGTCATGGGGTGACAGCACATTCAGCAACGGCGTGTCAAATGTGGGTAACTCACTTCACACTTATAACAGCACAGGTGCTTTCACTGTGGCGCTCACTGCTAATGGTACACCTAATGGTATTTCCAGCACAGCACAAAGCAACACAATCTCCAATGTTGGCTATATCTTTATTGCCACAAACCCCACAGCACCCACAAACCTCAGCGGCTTCTCCAACTTGGCTATTGCCAACACCAGCGAAGGAACCAGTCCTTTGTTAGCAGCCGGCGCAAGAGATGCCTCAGGTGGTAACATTGTGGCCAACGGCGCAAGTGTCACACGTTTTGCAACCACAACAACTATTGCCACTGCGGCCAACATTATTAATGCCAACACCGGAATAAGTTCAAGTCAGTTGACAGCCAACTTGTTTGCCTATGTCAACAATGCCAATGCCGGTAACGTGACATTTAGCAATGTGAGTAACACTGTTGGAACTTCGGGTGCATTGGTTGTAACGCAAGATCGAGACTTGCACGTGGCCAATGCCGCGGTGCCTAGTTATTTCTACAAGGTATTCAATGCCAATATCGCTTGTGCTTTGAGCAGTTTGGGCACAGGATACAACAACTACAAGTTGGTAGACTCTGTGACAGGCAACACCAACTACGTGGGATTTGTCAAGGACAATTTGAATTCGTCACCTAGTCTGGTCACTGCCAACATCGCAATGGTTGAAGCCACAGCAGGAACTTATAGATATATTTCGGGCATTCCATATTACAATACCGGAAGTCCCACAATTACCATTGCTAACTTGGAAGTAGCAAACTTGTCTGGACAAACATTTAGAAGTGCCGATCCGTTTATATTGGACAGCGGAACAGTGTCAGAAGGCTCTGGTGCGGTGTTGTCAGCAACTCAAACCAAAGCACTCAGCACAATCAACAATGGTGCCAGCAGTTTCTTAACAAGCGCCAACTTGAATGCCAACGTGGGTATAAGTTCAAACTACATCCTGGGCAATTTGACCGGCAACATTACCGGTGCCAACAACAGCGTGGCCACCTTGCAGGCCAATATATTCAACGTGATAGGTACCAGTACCACAGTACAATTGCCAACCAAGATACAGATGTATGCAGGAGCAAACTCTGGCATAAATGAGCAGTCGATCACTTGTACGCCTACTGCCAACACACAAGCGGCCATACGTATTGTGATGAGTACCGCAGGTAACACTCCTGTGTTTGCCAACAGCATAAACTACTATACATCCAATGCTTGGTCCGGAGCACAAACCATTGCTGGTACACCTGAAGCAGTTGTGAGGTATGGTGTACTCCAACGATATGCAGTTGATTTATCAACAGGATATTTGCCGGTGGGGCCAAACTTGTCAATAGGTGGAAATCGTACCACCACACAGTACTTTACTTTTGCGTTTGCAAGACCCAGCCTGGCCAATTTTGACATCAGATTGACCACAACCACAGGTGTTGCAGGTGTTTGGGTGGCTGCACCAGGAACCACAATTGATTCCGGCGGATTCTCATCGCCTACACCAGGATTTCCAGGCCCTACCAGTACCATCAACGGATGGCTGGAAGCATCTACACAGTATGCCGGAGCAGGGGTTCCTGGTGCTGCCAGCGGTACTGGTGGCAACGGTTCAAACGGATGTGCATTGACTGGTGCAGATGTGATACCGTTAAATACAGCAATAGCCAACGTAGGATACACAATGACCTTGGGGGGACAAAACGCTGCCAATAGTACTGGTACCAACATTTTAATTAGAATTGCATTGGCTTCTGGACAGTCCATCACAGCCTTGTCGATAGGAGTAGCAACTTAATGGCCGCCTCGTTTAACGAATCACAAAAGATTGATTATCTTTGGAAAAAGGTCGGCTACGGCGTGACCAAAACAGCCGAGCCTGAATCCAAGCAAGCCTTCAACGAAACCATACCCAGTCCACTGCTGTATCGTGGCGATCTCATTTGGACACAGAGTGGAGACATACCTGCTTCACCGCCGTCCAATACCACATCATTGGTACAGGTATACAAAGATGGTGGCGGCGCTGGATACAGTCCTGCTGTACAATGTACCGAAGACCTAACAGCACCTGACAATCAAACCTGGAAGACAAACTCAATCAACTGGATCCCCACACAGTTTGGCGACAACTACCTGGTACAAGTGTATGCCGGTGCCGCAAACATAAGCAATCCTCAAACAGCAGGTACCAAGTTATTTGGCGCAGGCTCTGGCAGCGATGACACCTGGTTCTTTGATTACCAGTCTGGTGTTCTAAACTTTAATGGCGCAACCATACCAACTGCTATTGGTACAGGAACAGCCAACGTAATTTATATTGTGGGTTACAGATACGTTGGTGAGTTTGGTGTAGACACTACATTTATCAGCAATGGTACAAGTAATGTTAGCATCAACACAGCCAATGCCAATATCACAATGGGTGTGAATGGCACAGGCAATGTGATAGTTGTGGCCAACACAGGTGCATACATTACCGGGGCGATGAGTGCTAGTGGCAATATCACCGGCGGCAACATACTTTCAAACAATTACTATTATGCCAATGGTACACCAGTTCCTCCAGGCATAATATACACAGCCAATACAGCACCTCCTGTCAGTCCAGCACCCAAAGTAACTGACCAGTGGTATGATACCGCCAATGATGTTCTATACGAATACCTTTATGATGGCACAAGTAATTACTGGATTGATACCACCAGTCCTGCTTTTGCTGGCGGCGTGGTTGCCAATGTGGCAATTTCTGGTACATTGTTGCCAATTGCCAATGTCAGTTATGATGTGGGAAATAGCACTGCATATTTCCGCAACACCTACACACAAAATCTTTATACCAACAACAGACTGCCAGCGTATAACATGCCCTTGGGTGCTGTGGTACAAACAGTAATGAGTTCAAGTCTGGGTGGTAGTACAACAAATAGCACTAGTTATGCTGACATCAGTTATGCAAACGTGACAATTACACCATCTAGTTCAACTAGTAAAATTCTTGTTATAGCCACAGGCACCAGTAGTTTTAGTGCATTAGCAGGAGCAAATGTCACTGCTGATACTCAATTGGTTAGAAGTCCTAGCACCAGTTTACAGGTACAAACAAGTGGAACAACAGTGTCAGGAGGGGGTGTTGGCTCAACTGGGGCGGTTAGTTACAGTTATATGGATAGCCCGGGAACCACAAGTCCGGTGACTTATAAACTACAGCAAAAGGTATCTAATGTCAGTAGCACACTTACTAGTACAAATATCTGGTTGATAGTGCAGGAGATAGCCGCATCATGATAACATTATTTCATGCTATCCAAAGTTTGGTGCCCGGCGCAGAAGTCAGTGTGGGCATGTACGATCAAGCCATAACTTGGCATAAACCTGAGTCAGCCCCAGTTACACTAGAGCAAATACAGGTAGAACAACACCGTTTGCAACAGGCCTATGACTGGCAAGAATACCAAAGAAATCGTGCTAAAGAATACCCCAGCATCCAAGAACAACTGGATGCTTTATATCATGCTGGTGTGTTCCCCGCGGAAATGGCAGCCAGAATACGAGCAGTAAAAGCAAAATATCCACGCTATTCGTCGGACCAGACTCAAACCGCAGAGCAAACAGCGCCAAAAATGACAGTTGAACAATGGTTAGCAGAAGAAACAAAAATGCCCGCGGAACAGTGGCTGGCACAACAATCATCAACACCAATGACTCGAGAACAATGGCTAGCATCTCAAGCCCAGGTCAGAACAGCACAAGACACACAACCGGTGCATACTGCCACTCGTACAATGACTGCAGAAGAGTGGTTGCGAGAGCAAGCGTCCGTAGAAAATAATCAAATGATGACCCGCGAACAGTGGCTAGAACAGCAAAAAACCGTTGTAGAACCGCCAAAAATGACCCGTGAGCAATGGTTGGCAGAGCAGGCAAAGATAGAATAAGCAACAAATGTGTCAAACTAAAATTTTTGGTTTGGCATAAGTAACACATAACAGGAGCAATAGTATATGTCATTTCCAGTATCACCCACAAATGGACAAGTAACCGTAGTAAACCAAGTATCGTACCAGTATTCTAGTGCGACCAATTCCTGGACCAGAATTTTATCCACAGCCAACGTTATCACAGCCAACACAATTGCTGTAAACGGTGCGCTCACAGTGGGCACAACAATCAGTGCAATTGGCAACATAACTGGTAGTTATTTCTTTGGTAATGGCTCGCAACTGACCGGACTGGCAGCCGGAACTGCTAACACAGCATTGTCACTGGTCAACGGTAACACAAATCTTACCACAGCAACCAATGGCAACGCTAACTTGACCATTGGTGGAACTTCAAATGTGGTTGTGTGGGCAACTACTGGACAATTTGTAACTGGTGTATTAAGCGCAAACGGCACTGTCACCGGCGGCAACTTGGTCACCGGCGGATTTGTAAGTGCCACTGCCAACGTAACTGGTGGCAACATCTTAACAGGTGGCCTGATAAGTGCCACAAGCACAGTAACTGGATCAACGCTGATTGGTACTGTGGTCACAGCAAGTGGCAACGTAACTGGTGGCAACGTCTTAACAGGCGGCTTAATTTCAGCCACAAGCACTATCACAAGTGCGGCAAACATCACAGGTGGTAATTTATTAACTGGCGGGCTAGTATCTGCCACGGCCAACGTCACAGGTGGTAATGTATTAACAGGTGGACTTGTAAGTGCCACTGCCAACGTAACTGGTGGAAACTTGCTTACAGGTGGCCTGATAAGTGCCACAAGCACAATTACCAGCGCCGCTAATATTACAGGCGGTAATATCTTAACTGCTGGTTTAGTATCAGCCGGAAGCACAATTACTGGTACAACATTGATTGGATCAGTTGTCACTGCAAGTGGTAACATCACAGGTGGCAATGTTTTAACTGGCGGACTAATAAGTGCCACTTCGACAATTACAAGTGCGGCCAATATCACAGGTGGCAACTTGCTTACAGGTGGCTTAGTATCAGCCACTGCCAACATAACCGGTGGTAACATCTTGACAGGTGGACTTGTATCAGCAACAGGTAATGCTATATTTGGCAACATCAGCACCACCGGTGCTAGTGGTAATATTTCGGGTGCCAACGTAATTTCTAGCACCACACTCAGTGCCACAGGCAACGTAATTAGTGGCAACGTAACAACAGGTGGATTGATCACAGCAACTGGTAACATAACCGGTGGTAATGTTTTAACTGCTGGTCTAGTGTCAGCAACTGGTAACGTAACTGGTAACTATATTTTGGGTAATGGTGCTTTCCTGAGCGGCGTTATTACCTCAGTAGCCAATATCAACAATGGCACATCAAACGTTACAGTGGTAAGTTCTGGTGGCAACGTCACAGTTGGCATTGGTGGAACATCAAATATTGCTGTGTTTGCCACCACAGGTGAATATGTAACAGGCATAATCAGTGCCAGTGGCAACATCATATCAGCCGGCAACGTGTCAGGTGGCAACATCTTAACCGGTGGATTAGTAAGTGCCACAGCCAACGTCACAGGCGGCAACTTGCTGACAGGTGGACTAGCAAGCGTTACAGGCAACGTCACAGGTGGTAATGTCTTAACAGGCGGACTGGTATCCGCAACCGCTAACGTAACTGGTGGTAATATTTCTACTGGTGGTGTGGTAACTGCCGCAGGCAATGTGTTTGGTAACAACATTTTTGCCACAACATCAGTAAGCACAGCAGGCAACGTGATTGCCGGCAACGTGAATACCGCTACTATTAGACCAACTAGTGGTGCATTGACAGTTAGTACTGCCTCGGGTGATATAAACTTAAATCCTGCTGGTAACGTTGTGCTGGCAAGTGGCAATACTTTCATCAACAACTTGGCTCAGCCAGTACAAAATCAAGATGCGGCAACCAAACTTTATGTTGATAACCTTGCTTCAACTGGCATCACATATCACGAAGCAGTATATGTAGCCACCACAGCCAACTTGGCCACAACCACAGGCGGTACTATTACGTATGCTCAACCAAATGGTGCGGCAAACGGTGTTGGTGCAACGCTGACAACAACCACGTCGTTCAACTTGATCGACACAGCCAACGTTCAAACAGTTGGTACACGTATTTTGGTCAAAGATCAGGGCAATGCTGTGCAAAACGGTGTGTATACCTGGGCCAACGCCACTGTTATTGTGCGTTCAACTGACACTGATCAATACGGTTCTGACAGCACAGAATCATTCAGTATCAACGACTACTTCTTTACTTCAAACGGTAACGTCAATGCTGGCACAGCCTTTATTGTTAGTGCTCCAGCAGGAACTATTACGTTTGGTACATCGAATATCACATTTGCCATATTCAGCCAAAGCACAACTTATACTGCCAATACTGCGGCTGGTTTGAGCCTGACAGGCACTGTATTTTCAGCCAAAGTAGACAACACTACCACAGCATTTGATGGAGGTGGCAACATTATTGTCAAAGCCAGTGCTAACCTTACTACACCAAACATTGGTGCGGCAACTGGTACAAGTTTAAACACAACCGGCAATGTTGACGCAGGCAACCTACGCACAGGTGGATTGGTAACTGCTACAGGTAACGTCACAGGCGGCAATATCTTGACAGGTGGCCTAGTATCGGCTGCTGCCAACGTTACCGCTAACAATGGTATGTTTACCACAATTGTAAACACAGCCAGTTTCACTGGTAGTGTAGCATCATTGAGTGGCAACGTCACAGGTGGCAATATCCTAACAGGTGGTTTAGTATCGGCCACTGCTAACGTAACTGGTGGCAACTTGCTTACAGGTGGATTAATATCAGCCGCAAGTACCATTACTGGCACAACATTGATTGGCTCAGTTGTCACAGCAAGTGGTAATGTAACTGGTGGCAACATCTTAACAGGTGGATTGATAAGTGCCACATCAACAATTACTAGTGCCGCCAACATCACTGGTGGCAATCTATTAACAGGCGGACTGGTATCAGCCACTGGCAATGTATCAGGTGGTAACTTGTTGACAGGTGGATTGATTTCTGCAACTTCAACAATTACTAGTGCGGCCAATATCACAGGTGGTAACATTTTAACTGGCGGTTTAGTATCGGCTACTGCCAATGTAACAGGCGGTAACTTGTTGACAGGTGGATTGATTTCTGCAACTTCAACTATTACAAGTGCCGCTAATATCACAGGTGGTAACATTTTAACTGCTGGTTTAGTATCGGCAACTGGTAATGTGACTGGTAACTACATTTTGGGTAATGGTGCGTTCTTAAGTGGCGTTATTACCTCGGTGGCCAATATCAACAATGGCACTTCAAATGTCACTGTGGTCAGTTCAGGTGGCAACGTCACTGTTGGCGTTGGTGGCACAGGCAACGTGGCAGTATTTGCAACAACTGGTGAATACATTACTGGATTGTTAAGCGTCAGTGGAAACATTACATCAGCAGCCAATGTGTCAGGTGGCAACTTGCTCACAGGTGGATTGATAAGTGCCACAGCCAACATCACTGGTGGCAATGTCCTAACAGGTGGTTTGATCAGTTCAACTGGCACCATCACAGGTGGCAATCTTATCACTGTGGGGTTGATCAGTACTTCAGGCAATATTGCTGGTGGCAACATACTCACCAACAACTATTTCTATGCCAACGGAACCCCAGTTCCTCCTGGCATAATATACACAGCCAATACAGCACCCCCTACAACTCCAAATCCTAAAGTGACCGACCAGTGGTATAACATTTCAACGGATGTGTTGTACGAGTATCTTTATGATGGCACAAGTAATTACTGGGTTGACATATCAAGTCCTGCATTTGCTGGCGGTGTTGTTGCAAACGTGGCAATTTCAGGTAGCCTGTTGGTCAATGCCAATGCCACCTACGATATTGGTAGTTCAAGCCAATCATTTGCTAACGTGTATGCTGTAAACTACTACGGTAACGGTGCTTCATTAAGCGGCATTATCACAAGTGTAAGCAACATCAACAACGGTACATCAAACGTTACAGTGGTGAGTTCTGGTGGTAATATTGCAGCCTCAGTTGGTGGCACATCAAATGTGATGGTGATCAGTTCAGGTGCTGTGGCAATCACAGGTGACTTGAGTGTATCTGGCAACGCAAGTTTGACTGGTAACATTGTTGGTGATGCTATCTACAATGGTACAACCAGTGTACAAATTCAAGCATCCGGTGGCAATGCCAACATCACAATTGGTGGAACATCAAACGTGGCAGTATTTGCTAGTACTGGTGCATTTATTACTGGTGTAAACAGCGTAAGCGGTAACGTCACCGGTGGCAACGTCTTGACAGGTGGCTTAATTAGTGCTACTGGTGCAATCCAAGTTGGTGGAGACATGAGCCTGGTAGGTAACATTGTTGACACTGGTACATTGTGGGTCAACACCAGCAGTAACGGCAACATTAACTTGAATCCTAACGGTTCAGGACAAACCAATATACCTACAGGTATACTCAATGTCACTGCCAACATTGTTGGTGGTAACTTGACCACAGCAGGTATACTTACTGTGAACTCTGGGGCAGCCGCTACAGCCATTGTGAATGGTGCTGGCAACGCCGTTGGTAACATTGGTAGTTCAAGTGTTTACTTCAACAGATTGTTTGCTCAAGCAACCACAGCACTCTACGCTGACTTGGCAGAAAACTATTTGGGCGACGCTGATTACACCCCAGGTACAGTGGTAGATTTTGGTGGTACTCAGGAAATTACTATAAGTACTGTAGATTCCAGCAAGCGGGTTGCTGGTGTGGTTTCAACTAATCCGGCTCACTTGATGAACGCAGGAGTCGTTGGTGAACATGTGGTTACAGTGGCATTGATTGGTCGTGTACCAGTCAGTGTAACAGGCACAGTACGCAAAGGTGACTTGATGGTCAGTGCTGGAGACGGCACAGCCAAGGCAGTTACAATTGCAAGTCCAAAAGTAGGTACTATAATTGGTAAATCACTTGAAGACTTCGACGGCAACAAAGGCACAATTGAAATCGTGATTGGCAAGCATTAAAGGATAGCGAATGGCCTTTCCAACGTCGCCGACGAATGGGCAGATTACAGTTGTTAATAACGTTTCGTACCAGTACTCAAACGTTAGTAACGCTTGGACTCGTGTCCTTTCAACTGCCAACATCATTACCGCTAACACAATTGTTTCCAATGGTTATATCAGTGCCGCTGGAAACATCTTAACAGGCAACTATTTTATTGGTAACGGTTCGTTACTAACTGGTATTGCCACAGGAACACCCACACAAATAGTCAGCGGCACATCAAACGTAAGTGTTGTGAGTTCTGGTGGCAATGTCACAGTTGGTGTTGGTGGCACATCAAACGTGGCAGTGTTTGCCACCACAGGCGAATACGTAACTGGTATTGTTTCAGCAAGCGGAAACATCATAAGTGCAGCCAACATAACTGGTGGAAATTTATTAACTGCTGGATTAGTCAGTGTTACTGGCACACTCAGTGTAAGTGGAGCGACCACGCTTGCCAACCTCAGCGCCGGCAACATTTCATCAGGTAGCATAAGTTCTGGCGGAGCAATAAGTGCCAGTGGTAACATCACAGGTGGCAATTTATCAGGTACTAACATTGTTGGTACACTGACCACAGCCGCTCAAACTAACATCACAAGCGTTGGCACATTGGGCTCGTTGGCCGTTACTGCCAACGTAACTGGTGGTAACATACTCACAGCAGGACTAGTGTCAGCAACTGGTAATGTCACTGGTAACTTCTTTATTGGTAACGGATCACAGTTAACTGGTATTGCCACAGGAACGCCCACACAAATAGTCAGCGGCACATCAAACGTAAGTGTTGTGAGTTCTGGTGGTAATGTCAGCATTGGTATAGGTGGCACATCAAATGTGGCAGTATTTGCCACAACAGGTGAATATGTAACTGGATTAATATCAGCCAGTGGTAACATCACAGGTGGCAATGTACTAACTGGTGGATTGATATCTGCAACATCAACTATTACTAGTGCCGCTAATATCACAGGTGGAAATGTACTAACTGGTGGATTAGTATCAGCAACTGCCAACATCACCGGTGGAAATGTTTTAACTGGCGGCCTTGCCTCAGCAACTGGCAACATCACCGGCGGTAATTTATTAACTGCTGGATTAGTATCAGCAACTGCCAACATAACTGGTGGCAATGTACTAACTGCCGGTATAATAAGTGCCACTGGTACCATCACCACAGCAGGCAACATAAGTCTAACTGGTAATATTGTTGACATAGGTGAATTGTGGATCAATACCTCAGCCAACGGCAACATCAATCTCAATGCCAATGGAACAGGACAAATCAACATACCTGTGGGTATTTTGAGTGTAACCAGCAACATACAAGGTGGCAATTTAAGAACAGCAGGACTTGTTAGTGCAACTGCCAACATCACAGGCGGTAACTTACTTACTGCGGGCCTAATATCAGCAACCAGTACAGTAACTGGATCAAGTTTCCTAGGCACAGTAGTAAGTGTCACAGCCAACATAACTGGTGGTAATTTATTAACTGGTGGATTGATAAGTGCTACGTCAACTGTTACATCGGCCGCCAACATAACTGGTGGTAACTTACTCACTGGTGGACTTGTTAGTGCTACTGCCAACATAACTGGTGGTAACATATTAACAGGTGGTATTATAAGTGCTGTTGGTAATATTACCGCAGGAACTGGTAATTTCTTTATTGGTAATGGATCACAACTAACAGGTATCAATGCTAGTACCAGTGGATTCCCAATCACTGCTGGCAACTCAAATATTGCGGCCACTGCCAATGGCAATATTGCTATTACTGTAGGTGGCACAGCCAACGTATCGGTATTTGCCACAACAGGTCAATACATAACTGGACTAATTAGTGCCAATGGTAACGTAACAGGTGGCAATATCTTAACAGGTGGCCTGGTCAGTGCCACTGCCAACGTCACCGGTGGTAACTTGTTGTTTGGATCTGGTGTTGTTTCGGGAACTGGTAATGTGTATGCCAACAACGGCATATTCACCACAATTGTAAACACAGCCAGTTTCACTGGTAGTATTGTTTCAGTAACAGCCAATGTCACAGCCGGTAATATCTTAACTGGTGGCCTGGTTAGTGCCACTGCCAATGTTACGGGTGGTAACATATTAACAGGTGGATTAGTATCGGCTACAGCCAACGTTGTAGCCAACAATGGTATGTTCACTACGATTGTGAACGTGGCCAGTTTCACTGGTAGTATTGTTTCAGTAACCGCCAACGTTACAGGTGGTAACATATTAACAGGTGGATTAGTATCTGCCGCGGCCAATGTAACGGCCAACAATGGTATGTTCACTACAATTGTGAACACAGCCAGTTTCACTGGTGGACTGGTATCAGTAACTGGTAACGTCACCGCCAACAATGGTATGTTCACCAACATTGTGAACGTGGCCAGCCATACAGGTGCTGTGGTCAGTGTCAGTGGTAATGTTACTGGTGGCAACATATTAACAGGTGGATTAGTATCAGCCACAGCCAACGTTATAGCCAACAATGGTATGTTCACTAACATTGTGAACGTGGCCAGCCATACAGGTGCTGTGGTCAGTGTCAGTGGTAATGTTACTGGTGGCAACATATTAACAGGTGGATTAGTATCAGCCACAGCCAACGTTATAGCCAACAATGGTATGT